TTGTAGACGGCAAAGAAGCCGGCCGTGGTGATAAGTCTGTTACCGCTGGCATTGAAAAACTGTTAGGCGTAGACGCCAAGTTTATCAGTCGGTTTATCATTGTCTCGCAGACCGAGATCTTCTCGTTTATCGACGACAACCAGACTGACACAGATAAGTTTTTTCAGCGGCTGTTCAATACAGTCAAGGCGGACAAGTGCCAAGATGCGATTGGCAAGACGCTGACAAAGCTATCTATTCCAGAAATTGTGCAGCCGTCTGCCCAGATTCTGAAAGAGCGCGAAGGCGGCGAGGAGCAGGCGGCAAAATTAGCGGAGCAGATATCTAAATTACCTGCAGCCGACGATGTGCTGTCACGAATGAAGGCTGATCAGGCTGTTATCCAGCAATGGGAAGCGCGCGAAAAAGCAGTTGCGTCACTGGCCTTATTGACGGAGCAACTGGGCCGGCAGCAGCTTATGCTTGACGGCGCAGAAGAACTTTGTCAGCAGTACGACGACGATTTAACGGCGTTGACTTCTGCCGCAAATGGGCAGGAGGCTTCTCACGCCGCCGCTCGTGTCGCGTTGGGTCACTGGGAAAACTACAAAAAGCTCACCGCGTACCGGGACAAAATTCAGCAACAGCGCGATGCGATTGCGGCGCAGCGGCAGGCTAATCCGCAACCCCCGGCGCCAACCGGTCAGACCGCTGAGGAGCTGCGGCGCGACGCAGAAACAACGCGGCAGCAGATCAAAGCGGCGGAGCGGTTTATCGCCATGTTTGACGAAAACGGCGAAGCTGAATGCCCGACCTGCCATACGCCGTCGTCGCAGTTGGTCTCTCAAGTCGCTGAGCATAAAAAGCTGGTCGCCAGCCTAACCGCTACTCTGACGAATTTGCAGGAGCAGGCGCAGCAAGCGGCCGCGGTTGAGTTAGCGTATCAAAAATGGTGCGCGCTCGATGAGAAGCTGCGCGCGCAGGAAAAACAGTTAGATACGTCTACGCAAGATTTGAAGCTTGTGACGCCGCCGGCCTCTAGCGAAGAAGAGTTGCAAAAAGCCGTCGTAGATTACGAAGAATTTCAGCGCGTCAAGAAAGAGATTGAACCGCTGGCGCAAAAAGCACGTGAGGACAAAGCAAAATTGTCTGGCGCCCTAACTGCAATGCGCGATAGCGTGCAGCAGCTAGAGGGAGAGATTGCAGATAACAAAACGACGCAAGCAGATGCGCACTTAGCCCAGCTGCAACTCAACGGATTACAAGAGCAATTGCGCGCACGCAGCACACTGGTTGAGCAGCGGTCGCAATTTTTGTTTGAGGCTCGTCGGCTTACCGAGCAGTACGACTTAGTTACGGCGCAGGAGGCGTCGGCTGTTAAACTACGTAGGTGGTCTGCGCTGGCGGAAACGGCGCGGGATGCCCTGAAAAATGCACCGCGGCTTGTGGCGCAGCGCAATTTGCAGCGGCTTGAATCGGCTATCAACGAGTTGCTTCAGATATTCAAAGTCAATTTCGCTGTAAAGGTGGCTACGGATGGCACACCGACATTTATCGCCGAGTTCTACGACGGAAGACGACAAGTCGCACAGCGATTGTCTGTTGGACAAAAAACTGTCTTGGCTCTTGCGTTTCGAGTCGCCGTCAACGCGATGTTTGCCGAAGAAATCGGGCTGCTCGCGCTGGACGAGCCGACTGCGTCTTTGGATGCGCCGCGTATTCAAGCTCTAGCGCCTGTGCTAGAAAAGCTGCGCGATCTATCAACCGCAAAGGGACTGCAGTGTCTTCTTGTAACGCACGCTGTAAACCTATCGCATTTATTTGAATCCGCTATCGAGCTTGAAGCTCCGGAGTTACGCCATGTCGCGCGCAACTGATGAGTCAGTTATAAAACTTCACACCGACGCGAACGGCTACATTTGGCATGCGTCTGGTATAAATCCGCCAACAAATTCCGAGCAAAAAATCGACCTGTTTTTGCTGTCGCCTGTTTTGCGCGGTATCGGGTTGGCTGTGCGCGTATTGGGTATTCCGCAAAATGCGGAACTAATTTCAGCGCTGTATTTGCGGCGTTACAAAAACGAGATTCGGCTTGTTGAGATTGCCGGGCCAAATATTGTTCACACAGCCGAAGAGCTTAATGACCCTCATGTTGTTTTGCAGCGCATGCGGTCGGTCGACATATCGCCGGCTGCCGGCGGGTGGCACGAGCTTTCTATGCACGATTACCCGACGTACGCTATGTTGGGTCGTTTATCGCGTGCAAACTACTCGTTTGATGAGGCAGCGCAGGCGTACTTCAAAATTCATCCCGCGTACAACGCGCTAAAGTTTATACCAACGTTGTCTGAAGAAAACGCGGCGCACTTGCTGTCGTTGATAGTAGATCCGCGCTGGTATGTCGATCGTCGCGCGCCAGATAGGGCAGCAAAATTAGAGCTGTATCTTGGCTTAACGCCACAGGTGCAAAAACGTGTGTCAATGCCAAAGACTATTTTGGCTAAGAAACGTGAAGTGCGATGTGCGCATGTTTTGCAGGCGTGGAAGACAGCTGATGCGGCAAAGGTTGACTTGACAGATCCCGCAAACTTTTTATACCGCATTCACAAAGCTATCGGTGGCGGCGACAAAGGCGATCTGCGCGCGTCGCAGGCATTCATTCGGTATTTGCGGTATAACTGGCTGGCCGGGCTTGAGAAGCGAAAAGGCACGAAAGACGGTTTGTTTGCGCCTGAGTTGTTTTTCAAAACGCCGGCTGAGTGCGCGGCTTATGCTGAGCACATGAAGAAGAGCGTTAAATAGTATGCAAGAAGTTACGATTACATTGCGGTTTAATCGCGTGTGCTTGGGCGGCGCAAAGAAAAGAAAACACGGCCAGATTGTTTTTTGTTTTGACCGTGACCCGAGCCAGCGCGTGATGTTTTTGCCGTCAGCGTGGCTGTCTTGCATGCGGTATGCAGCCAAGATCGCAAACAGGCACCATACCGACGTGAAACGCATAGACTGGTGTCCGATCGTCATGGGAGAGCCGCGCAACGATTGGCGGCGGACGATTATTACACCACAAGAAGACGGGCAGGCCCGCAGCCATTACGCGCTGCACGAGGCGTTTCGTCCCGGTGATATCATTGTTTTGTCTGCCGTGTTGCCGGAAGAAATTTCAATTGGGGATTTTGTGCACTTGTTGACACTTGTTGGCAAATATCGCGGGTTTTCACCGTTTAACAACTCGCAGGAAAAGTATGGGACATTTGAAGTCATTTCAGTCGACCCAGTCGCTGGACCGGGAAACGACAACTGATATGTTGCCGCAAGCAGTTGTTATTAACCGTGTCGGCAATGTACTGACGATTACTGGCGCAAATAATGCGCCATTGCCGGAAGAGCTGATCAAGCGGCTCACGCATGATCTAAAGTATTCGCATGTTGAGCAGATTCATGGGCAGGCGCGCAGAGACCCGATTACGGGGCAGCGTGTATTTTTTCAGACAAAAGAGTACAAGCTTTTTCGCGTTGAAAACGGGCACGTTGTCGTGCTTAGCGGCTACTTGGCGCGAATGGCAGCGCGGCTGAAAAAGCTGGGCTGTCAGGCAATGCTGGTTGACCGGACGCCCGTAAGAAAAAGACCGGACTGCTACGAGCCAAAGTGGGAAAACCTTGAGGGTCGAATTGTCTTTCGCGCGCGGCAAGAAGAGTGCCTGCAGACTATTGCTCGTACGCCGTGCGGCATTATTAAAGCCGTTACCGGGTTCGGCAAAACAACGTTGATCGGCGCTTGTGCGTTGCTGTACCCGAAAGCGAAGATCCATGTCGTGACAAAAAGCGTTGACGTGGCAGAGCGTATTGTGCGCAGCCTGAAACGTCTGCTGCCGAAAGTTGGGCGCGTTGGTGACGGCTGGAAGCAGTGGGAGCGCGTTACCGTGATCACGGCAGGTAGCTTGGCGCACTCAGACGGCGACGCAGACTTTCTGTTCGCCGACGAAGTGCATCAGCTTGCCACAATCAATTTCTCTACGGCTCTTGCCGCTCGATATCGGAACAGCCGCAACTACGGTCTCAGTGCAACGCCATATGCGCGCATGGACAATGCCCACCACGTGCTTGAGCCGCTGTTCGGTCCGATGGTGTTTGAGCTGACGTACCAGAACGCTGTAGAGCTTGGGCTGGTTGTGCCTGTGCGGGTCAACTGGCTGCCAATGCGGCTGCGGGTGAACCCCGCAGAGCGCTACGGCAACCGAGTCGCGAGAAAAAGGCACGGCATCTGGACAAACCGAGAGAGAAATGGCATCATCGCCGACGCCGTTCGGTCGTACCCCGAGTCGCATCAGATTTTGATACTTGTGGAGACGATTGAGCATGCTGTTAACTTGGGGGCGTTGTTGCCGGAATATCAATTGGTATACGGCAACATGTCGCCGTATGATTGCGCTGCGTACAAAAAGCGCGGACTGCTGCCAAAAGATTATCGCCCGCTCAACGATTTCCAAAAACACGACATGCGGGCGCAGTTTGAGTCCGGCGAGTTAAAGCACGTTATCGCGACCGATGTCTGGGCGACCGGCGTCGACTTTGAGCAATTAAACGTGCTGGTTCGCGCCGACGACAGAGATAGCGACATTGTTGACGTACAGGGTCCGGGTCGTGTAAGCCGGATATACACAGCACCTGACGGCACGAAAAAAGAATTTGGCGAAGTTATAGATTGCATGGATACGTTTGATCCGACTTTTTATCGCAAAAGTCTTGGTCGGCGTAACAGCTATAAGCTTCTTGGATGGGAGCAAAACTGGCATGACGCACAGCGTAGTTGGCGAAACAGACAGAACGACGACGACGGAACCGATTGATTCTTCGCTGGCGAGCGGCTGGTATAAAAACCTGACGCAGGAGCAGCTAGCGGCCTATGTGCGTTTTCAGTTCATCTATCTGCACGAGCGCATAGCTGATTGGGACGCTGCGGCGCACACCAAGCGCCGGCCGGCATGGGACGGCGGTAAAGATAGCTTTGGCGTAAAGCACTCGTCGGCTTGGGCTAAAGCTGTTCGCGCTATCACGGCGGCAAATGCGCATCCCGGTATTTGGGTGTATGCACATTTTCGTACTGCCCCGCGGGCGATGGATATGACGACCCGTGTACCGGAGCCGCGACCGGCTATGTTGTATTCAACTGGGTCGGCGGACGTGTACCAGAACTACTGCAACACCGCCCCGGTCACGATCCGTAAACAATACGACCTTGCGGCTGAAACGTTAAAAATGCGTTTCGCCAGCACGGCGGCGTACGGGCTGAACAAAGCCGATCAAACCCTGTACGTGCTAGGTGACGAAAGTTATGTGACGGCGACGCCGTTTTTTCGACACGCGTTCGCAGCATTGTCAAACTGCGATCGCGCAATTGAGCGTTACCTATGGTTTGCGGCGCTCGAATACGAGGCGCTGCAGCCGCTATACGATCGTGCGATAAAGACAGAACCTGAATTGGCGTGGTGGACAGCAAATGACTTGCCGGCGGCAGTCTGCGCTATCCGTCAGCATTGGAGCAATTACGATGGCTAAACTTTCGCAGGCACGCGAAGTAGATGTTGACGCCCCGGTAACGCTTGCAGAAGTCATGGCGATGATGCAATGCCTCATGCGGCATCAAGTCGCACTGCGTGACGCTATGGCGTTGGGGTTGGAAAGCAGCCACTTTTACGGGCCAAACGAAATACCGTTTTCGTTTTTGTACTCCGTGATTGTGCAGCTGTTTAAGCAGCATGGCGCATTTACTGCGCCGATGATTATTACAGAGCTGCGAGCGTTGCGTGAGTTGAACGCAATGTTTATTTCGCAGGAGGCTTTCGACTACCTAGTGAGCGACACTGGGTTTGTCCAGACAGCGTTTTTGCCGACGCCCGGCGGCGCACCTGCCGAGCGTGTAAATCGGCAGCACGCTGAGGCAATTTTGCGGCGCTTTATCCGCGCTCGCGTTATCGCGCCGGCCGTGCAGTCTGTGGTCAATATCGGCGACGGCGCTGTCGATATCGATCTTGAAGCAAAGCTGCAGGATCTGACGAAAAAGACACAGGCTGTATCGTACGTCGGTCGCGAGTTAGTCAACGCGGCCAAGATGCCGAATATCGGAGACGCCATTGCGCTTCCGGAGCCGCGGGTGCCGACAACCATTCGGTGGATTGACGAATACATTGGCGGTTTTCGGCCCGGTGAAATTATTGGCGTACTGGGCGCGTTTAGCGGCGGTAAAACAACGCTGCTTTCTACAATCGCGGTCCGGATGGCACAGCAGTTTTCTCTTACCGCGCCTGACAAGATATCTGTGTTCATCGGATATGAGTCCCCGGCCAGAGAATTGAATCCGCTTTTTCACTCTGCGGCAGCGCAAATTCAACGGTCGATGTTTCAGGCTGGTTATGACATGTGGGCTAACATGTCAGACTCCAATAACCTGAAGCCGTATGACCGCGAGTTGCCGATGAATCGCAATGGCGAGATCGTACTTGGCGAGCGAGAGCGCTGGATTGCTGCGCAGCAGTGGCTGAACGAATATTTTTGGTACTTGGATTTCTCTGTGAATTCAGAGACCGGTGGTCGCGGCAATGGCGGCGTACCAGAGATTGTGTCAGCGCTAGAGCAGCTGTCGGAATCAACAGGCAAGAAGATAGGCTGCGTTTGCGTTGACTACGCTTACATCATGGTCGAGCGCGAACTGGCGACTGGACGGTACGGTCGGTTTATCGACAATCCGCACAGGCAACTAAAGAACGTGCCAGACCAGCTGCGTACGAATGTTGCCGGCCCGATGCAGGCAACTGTGATTCTGGCCCATCAGCTGGCCGGCAATGAAATCAAGAACATGCCGCCGCACAGGTATATTGACCACTTAGCTGCGGCCGGTTCCAAATCGTTTGCTGAGAATTTGCACGCCTGTTTGTGCGTGAACAAATACGACCCCAAGACGTTTGTGTCGACTATTAACTGGTCGAAGATCCGCGCCAGTCGTCCTGAAAAAGCGACAGGCCTTATCAAGATGCACGATACCTACGTCGATGTCGCGTTGGTGAACGACGAGTACATGGTTTCAGAGAGCGGTCGGTGTATTCTTCGGCGTGGTGATGTGGCGCCGGTTACGCCAGACGAGGTCGAGAGCGTGCGCCCACGTCAACCGCAACGCCGGATTATGCCGGTAGACACGTTTGCGAACGACATGATGACTGATTAGTTTGGAGCAGCTATGACAATGGCGACGCAAAAACCGCCACGGACTGAACCGCTGAATCCGCTGCTATATGGTTTGCTGGAGCACAGATTCGGCACGGTAAATATCGCGAATGAAGGCGCCCGTGCACATGTTCAGCGATTTGCTGATCCGCTGCGAAACGGGCGCAGTATTATGCGCGGCAGTTGGGGCGAGTACTATTGTGTTTGCTGCCCGTTCTGCCGCGACGAACGCCACCGGTTGTGGATTAACCACAACTATGGCGCTGACCATCATGACGGTCGGCGTACGGATACACATCTGGCCGTTTGCTACAACGAGAACTGCCTAGATAAGGCCGGTAGGTTGGAGCAACTAGAAGATATGATATTCGGCGCTGGTCGTCGGCTTATGATAAAAGCGCCGATTCGGCCAGCTGCTGCCGAAGTAATTCGGACAGTTGTTGAGCCGCCGGGAGAGATTCTGCCGCTGGACACACTGCCTGACTACCACCCAGCCGTTGAGTATCTCACGCGGCGCGGATTTCCCGACACCGCGGCGCTAGCCCGCGACTTTGGGATTGGTGTTTGCGGCAAGGCACATGACGAAAAATTTCGTATCATGCGCGGCCGTATTTACATTCCTGTGTATTTTAATCGGCAGTTGGTTGGCTGGCAGGGTCGAGTGGTCGGCGATCCGAAGACAACGGTGAAGTACTATAACGGGTTGCGCAAAAGTCAGGCGCTCTACAACTACGACGCGGCAAGCCAGCAACCATGCGTCGTTATTGTCGAGGGTGTTCCTAGCGTCTGGCGTTTGGGCGCTGCCGGTGTTTGCATTTTTGGCAAAACGTTGTCGGCGTGGCAATTAAATACCGTTGTGACAACATGGGTCGGCAAGCCGGTGTTCGTGATGCTCGACTACGACGCACAGGCAGAGCTAGAGTCTGCGGTGCATTTGCTGTGTCGGCACAACGTTCAAGTGGTGCCGGTAATCCTGCCGGATTCTAAAGACCCGGCTGACTATACAAAGGCAGAACTGTTTCAAATTCTATCTGAATCAGCCGCAGCTGTTGACGTTGCCGCTGATTTATCCTTTTTAGCTTGAGGGTTTATGACTGCGGGTATTTCGTTAACGCATCGGTTAACACAAACGCTGTACGATCCCAACAGCGAAGAGTTTACGGCCGCCGCGTTTCCGCTTATTCCGCTAACGGAACCGGGAATGCCGCCGGCCGGTCCGGATTTCATTGCGCATGCTATAGCGCTTGGCGATGACATCGACGAGGCGCAAACAAAGAAAAAGAAAGCGGTACCAGTTGGTACGCATCTGACAACGCTGTATCGCAACGCGCTGTACAAAGCAGATTTTCATCTGCCAATTTCGCACAAGTCTTCGAAAGAGCCGATTACTGTTCGGTTTCTACCGGGGCACGTCTGGGGTGAACGCGGCGCGCAGCTGTCTGAAGACTCTTTCGGTCCTCGGGCGCGCGCTCGTGTAATGGTGGTCGGCAAGATTCCCGGCTACTACGAGATGGAGCGCCTTAGCGCAACTGCTGGTCCCGGCATGGTCGCGCTAGCTGGCATTCTTGAAGAATGCGGCATATCTGAAGCTGAATATCAGCGCTGGTATGTCACGTTCGCCTGCAAGTTTGCGCCGCCGACAGATGACATCACAGCGGTGCCGGCTTCGTGGCTGAAAAATTGCGCAATCCTGCTCGAACAGGAATTGCGGATTGTTCAGCCTGACTACATTTTGTGCCTTGGCAATGAGGCCACGAAAGCTGTCATGCGCACAAACAGTGCTGTGACTGGTTTATCCGGTCGTGTGCTGGAAATCCCGGCGTACGACATTCAGGGCGAAAAGCGAGAAATTAAAGCGCTATCTGTGATGCACCCGGCGTTTGTGCTGCGCAAACCTGAAGTCACTGAAGATTTTATTGGGCAGATTCGACGGTTTAAAGCGCTGATTAACAATGAGATGCAGGACGAAGAAGTTGTTGATCACGCTGATATTTATACCGAAGCCGCTTTGACAGAAGTGGTCAACGAGATGCTCGCAGATCCAGACCCGAATGCCAATATCATCGCAATCGACTGCGAGTGGCACGGCGAGTATCCGACAGAAGACGGTGCCTATCTGCGGACGGTTCAAATATCTAACAAAGACAAGTGGGCGCGCACTATTGTTTTGCGCCATCAAGGGGGCGCAGATGCGTTTAAGCCGGATTTGGAAGCAGCGCGTGTTCAACTCACTAGACTGCTCAAAAGCACGCCAACACGACATGTACGTGTGGGTGGTCACTTTTTCCGTGCTGACTTGCCATGGCTTATTAATTTTGGTGTTGATGTACGTCCGGAGTACGCACCCGCGCAAGACCCCGACGATCGCACCCACGGCGGATGGGACACGAGTCTCATGTATCACGCCGTAAACGAGTGTGCGCGATATGGCTTAGACGAGTGCTCAATGCGGTTTACAACGGCGCCTACATACTGGACGCCGTTGGATAACTGGAAGAAAAAGTACCGCACCGAACACAAGCTCAAAGCCGGCGAGATGGGCGGCTACGGTAACTGCCCGGCGCACGTGCTGCATCCGTACGCCTCATACGACGTTGACGTAACTCGTCGCATTGCCATGCGGTTCTACGGAACAAATGGCAAAGACGGGCTTTTGGCTCGGTCTTCTACCGGGCACGATTGCTGGTTGCCGTATTGGACGGCGCACAATTCTTCTCTGGCGTTTCTGGAGATGGAAATGACCGGCATGGTTGTGGATCGCAACCGCGCCGACGAGCTAACGACGCTGTTTATGAACACGCAGGATCGTTTGCTGGCAGAGATCCGCGATGCGCTTAACTGGCCAAATTTCAATCCAAAATCTCAGCCGCAGTTAGCGATTGCGTTGTTCGGGCGGAAGTTTGCTGACAGGTATACAAACACGCCGGAAATACCAGAAGACGCCCGGCTGCTGAATATGCGGCCGATTAAAACGACTGGTAAGCGGCCGGTGTTGTGGGCCGAAATGAGCTGGCGCGGGATTAATCCGGACACGGCAACGCCCAGCACAGACAAAGAAAGCCTTGGCATTCTTGGGCACGGCAACTCGACCGCGGCCAAAATTCGTGACTACAAGTTCATCAGTCAGGTGCTGCAGTCTGTGCTGCGCAAGCCAGCGTCAAACGAAGAAGGAGAGTTGGAGCTAGATGACAACGGTAATTACACGTATGAAAAAGGTCTTGTCGGCTGCGTTCACGCCGACGGTAAAGTACGTACTCACCTCTTTCAAACCAAGGAAACTGGGCGCGCCAGCAGCTCACGGCCTCCGCTACAAAATCTCAGCTCGCGACGCGAAGACGACTACAAGCGCATCCTCGGAAAGGACCGATATCAACATCCCGTCCGCTCGATCCTTTGTGTACCCAAGGGCTGCGTTGGTATCGAAACGGACCTCACTGGTGCGGAACTGGCGGTCCTCGCGTGGTTGTCGCAAGACAAAAATATGATTGAACATGTTCGGCGTAATCTTCTGCCAGAGGATCACCCCGACCATTACGACATCCATAGTCAGCAGGCCGTTAAGACATTCCATTTGGACGGCGTTGTGCCGACAAAGCAGGGTATGGCTGACGCAGGCGTAAAGGGACTCCGTGTTGCGGCAAAAAACGTAAACTTTGGAATCCCGTACGGCCGCGGGCCAGAAGCGTTGGCGCGGCAATGCAAAGAGGAAGGTCACGAAGTCACGCCTGAGCAGTGTCAGGCGATGATCGACGCGTATTTCAGTTCCTATCCGGGGACGAAAACGTTTCTAGCGGAGTGCCGGCAGCGGTCGCAAAATCCCGGTTGGCTCATGGGACCATATGGGCGTTTTCGCAGATTTGTAGCGACTCGCGATAAAGCGGTCCGTGGAGAGCAGGAGCGGCAAGCACAGAACTTCCCTATTCAGGGCGGTGTAGCTGACGCGGTGTCTATTGCGCTCAACAATTTCTATCGCTACCGCGAAGAGCACACGGATATTGATTACAAAATCGCGTTACAGATCCACGACGCGATTGTATTGATCGCGCCACTAGAGCATGCTGAACGGTTGTACAAAGAAGTTATTCCGTATTGCATGGTTGACGGCGTGCCGTTCTGGCCACGGCGGCTGGACGGCACACTGATCGAAGGCGCGGGTCCGTACCATTTCGGTATGAGCCGTGACGTATTTTTCCACTGGGGAGAAAACCTCAAACCCTCAAATGCCCGGGGTTTGGGGGTCGATTGGTTTTGTGAGGAGAAGGGCTAGACAAGCCGATTTTGTCTGCTATGATGCAGGCAGTTCACACGGGCAATTGGGCCCTCAATTATAGAAAGGTTTTTATGCCACGTTACAGCGCGCAAAATTTAGCCGCTATTGATCCCGAGTACCGCAAAGCCCATAACATCGGCTCTGGCGGGACCGGAGGTAAGAAGAGCCGTTACGCTTACGGCAAGCAGAACAACGTTCTCGTTGCTGCTGGTCGAGAGCTTCTTGATAACGGCATGTGTTTACGCCTACTACCCATCTACGAAGAGGGTGGTTCCGGCGGTTCCCGCGAGTTTGTTAACTTGCGCGAAGGCCGTGACGGCGTCGCGTTTGGCGACTGGAGCCGGCTGATGACTTGCGCCCACTGGGTTGGAAATCCCGGTGTGTGCTTCATCATTCATGACGGCAATCCTGAAGTCAATTTGTACGAGAGCCCGCTGCACGTTCTGCGCAAGGCCGCGTGGGACAACAAGGATACGCCGGGTATTGGCCGGCTTTTCAGCGATCTTTTGTCAAAGAACTTTGTGCGTGATTCGCACATCGGGTCTTTGAAGAAGCCTGAGAAGACGCTGTTCATTTCCGCCAGCGTCGTTTACGTTGACGAGAACGGGCAGGTTGTTCTTGGCGCTTTTTCTGACGATGAAAAAGAAAAGCGTCGCGCTCGTGTTATCGGCCTGAAGACCAGCGCCACACAGGCGTTGTATTCAGCGCTCAGCGTTCGTGACGAAAGCACTGGCGAGTACATGAGCGGCGATATGCTGTCTTTTGGCCCTGCCAAGCTTATCACCTTCCTGCCTGATAACTTTGTCAGCGGCTCCAAGAACGTCATCGCGACGTCTGCGGCCGGACCGGCAACGTTCCAGTGCCCGAAGTTTGCGCTGAGTAACAAGAAGGACGCGCAGTTTGTTGTCGGTTATCCGCAGTCGCGCAGTGATTTCACGCACTTCGCCGTGCTGCACGACACGTATCAGGGTCAAGAGGTTTCTCTTGAGCCGTACGCCGACAAGATCGTTGCCGAGACGCAGTCTTGGGACGATTATCTGTGGGTTCCGACCTACGAAGAGCAGGCTGAGTTGTTAGCCACAGCTTTCCCGCGTGAGGCGCTGGATTTCGCGTGGCGCGAGTTCCCCGAGTACCTGCGTACGGTGCCGAAGAGCACGGCAACGTTTACTGGTGCCGGCGTTGATGTCGAAGAGCTTGAGGAAGAGCATATGGAGCGCACGCAGCCCGCGGCAAAGCCGAAGGCGGCGGCTAAGGCTCCTCCAGCTGATCCTCCTGCGCCGTGGGACCCGCAACCCGAAGTAGCTGGTGAGATCTCGCCGGAAGCGGCGGATAGTGTTGCGGATATGTTTTCTGCTTCCGCTCCTGCTCCTGCGGCTCCGGCCCCAGCGGCGCAGAAGCGCGATTCTGCGGATATTCTGGCTCGTGCCCGCGCGCGTGCCTCTGCTAAGTAGCTTTCGCTAAGTAGCTTTTGCACTGGCTCCGGCACCGCGTATTTCTCTGGGCGCGTGTGCCGGAGCCGGGGCTTTCACATCAGAAGGGAATTTATGGGTCGCAAACGTAAAGAAGAATCCGACGTCATTGATGTTCACGCCCGCAACGGCGAGCATCCAGTTATCACTGAAGTCCTGAAGGCCACGGCGGAAGATCAAGATCCGCTCATTGGTCTGCCGTTGCCGACGCTAGCCGCGCGGTATCTGCTGCAGGCGAACATCTTTCCGCTGTCTCGCTTTACGCAGCTTCGCGGTGAGTTTAGCGCTGGCAAGTCTGCGTTTCTTATCGAGATCATGCGGTGGTTTCACATGTACGGCGGCGGCGCCATCATGATCGACACGGAGAACAAGGGTTCGCCGACCATGATGGCCGGCTTGTTCAGCCACAACCAGCAGTACATCGGGCGCACGCGCGTCGAGACTGCGGCTAGTGTGGAAGAGTGGCAGAAGAAGTATATGGGCTTCTGTCAGGCAATTCACAAGCAAATCGACGCGGCTAACGCGCCGGAACGTGTTATTCCTATTTGTATCGGCGTCGACTCTATTTCTGCTGTCGAGGTTGATCGTCGCGTTGAAAAAGTGGCGGATGAGGGTCACGCTGCTGCTGGTCACCCGTATCTGGCCCGCAATCTTTCTGACTTCATGCGTACGGCGCTGGTGCCTACTTTGCGGCACTACCCGATTGCACTGGTGGCCACGAACCACTTGAAGGAAGAAATTAATTCGATGGGCTTTGGCCCACCGAAGAAATATGCGCCGGGTGGTGCTAGTCTCGATTATTACCCGACGTTAATTCTCGACATGTCCAAGGCGTCGCAAAAGAATATCCCGGCGCGGTATGAAGGGTCATCTATCCGCATTACCGCTACGAAAAATAATCTTGGCGCGCCCGGGCGCAAAATTGTCGTTAATTTGCTTTGGTACAACGAAATTGTGCCGTCGCACGACAAGAACGGTAATGAGACGTTCAAGAACCAGCAGTTTCATTTCTGGGACTGGCACACGGCGTCGATTCGGTTGCTGATGGAGTTACAGGCCGGCGACGGCAAACCTGTTCCCGGCATGGACCCCAAGCTGCCCGGTCTGCTCAAGCAGGTCTGCGATCTTGAATACAAGCACGGCACCAAGAACGCCGAGACGCCGTTGGTGTTTTCAAAGGCGCTCGGCATCTCGAAACAGGAAGCGGTATCTGAGGTCGAAGCGTCCATCATTCTTGAGGACAACCCCAAGGTGCTCGGCATGCTTCACGGTCTTCTCGGCGTAAACGAGTACACCGTCTGCGACCCGGCCCGCAAGTATCGCGAGCAGGTGATGGAAGAGCTGAAGAAGAACGAGATGACTGACGTGCCGGAGCTTATGGCCGCGTCGAGCACAGTCGGCGAAGTTGTGGCGTCCGATTTTGACCCGCTTGGACAGGTGGACTAATGGCGGCAGCAGCGTCTGGGATAACTATTTCGTTTAGCAAAGAAGAAGTAGAGTGGCTGGCGTGGGTGGTGCGTGACATACTGCAAACGCATCACTGCGTTCCACCCGGTGAATCAGCCTGCGACAAAATCTTGCAGGCTGAACAACTTTTGACTGCTGTGGAAAAGGTCACCAATGGCTGATTCGCGTGATCAGTTTTTTGGTGAGCTGTTCAATCAGGGCGGCGAAGGCGCAGAGGCTATTCGGTTTCAGCGGCAGCTGGCTTTTGAAGAACGTATTATCAAGCGTGTGTTTAAAGAGTGCGGCGTAAAAATATCAGGCTGGGGTCGTTACGTAAACCAGTGCCGCGACATGACCGGGCACGACAAGTTAAATTTTGAGTGGTTTAACTCTGAATTTCGTAATTTTCCGGCCATGCTGTACGGTAAACGCATTCCGCGCCTACACGAGCTGACAATTACTGATCTGTTCAAACTCCACAAAACTGGTAAAAACAGATTATGTGCGGCGCTTGCAAAAAACCTGCACAGGCTAGAAGTGAATCTAGACCGGCGATTTGTCATGTGCTTCCCGATTGTGCGCACCATGCTTTGCGCGCACAACTGCGACGCTGATGACGGTATTGTCGGTCCTCGTATTCAATGGCGGTGCAGCATACCGCCAACTAACAAGTCGAACTTGACGGTTGAGCACACTTCTACGCTGTTCGCGGCGATCGGGGCTGACTGGTATTACGGCTAAAAACAGCTGAGCGCAAGGATGTCGTCGGCCGCTACTCTCCGCAGTATCTTCGCACCTGTGCCAGCGTTCGCCTTCTCGGCGGGGCAGTTTGAAGACTGCCGCAGCTTTCTGGCAAATCGCTCATCTACGACAGAATCCGTCCCCGTTGTAGACGAGTCGCAGCTGCTAATGAGCGCTGACGGCCGCATCGCAGAGAGCGGCTATCGGTTTAACGCCGTCGGTTTTCGTGCGTTGGCGTCTTCGCTATCTGTTGGCTTAGCGCAGTTGTTCAACGAGTTGTCCGGCGAGAACGTGCGTAATATCAAAATGCTCGCCCGCGAAACCGACGTCGCGGCGGCCGTGAGCATTTACAACACGACGCTGCGCGTACGATTTGAAGCTATCCGAGAGCGTAATCTGCTGGTGAGTCATCGCGAGCAGACGATTGACGGCTTTCTGGGGCTAGACCACAGGCTGCTCGACAACAGCGTATTTTTGGAAACAGTCGTAAACGAGTTAACAGCAAAACAGCCGTCGGCCGAGTTTTTTCGCGCCGAGTTGTTAGGCCGTGAATTGCGGCTGTATTTTATCGATCCAGCCACCCGGCGGTCAGATATTTATACAGACCCACGGCATAATTTTGCGGCTGGTTGGTACTTTGCAAACCGCGAAGACACGGGCAACGCTATTCGGGCTAACACGTGCCTGTATACGAAGTTTGGCGTCGCGGTCGAACCGGCGAGTGTCGGCGCGCGGTTAAACCACATTGGCGCCGATCTCGTCGGACGCACGGCCATACTGGTCTCGCGTGCGGCGGACAGAGTAATTGATATGAATGTCGTCGCAAAGCGTATTGCTGAGCTGATGCGCGTGTCATTAGAGTTTTCAGACGACAAGGACACGCTTGAAGCTGCCTATGACAAGTGGGCGGCGTACTTGGCGAAATTCAAAGTTTCGCGCGAAGATGCAAAACAGATTCTTAAAAACGCCGCCATGGTTGGATCTGATTTGGAGGCTAGAGATGTTTTGAGTGTTTATACAAAGGAAGTTTTAAGAACACGTACGGCATATGACTTGTTTTGTTCAATCTTGCGGTGCTCGCGGTCGCAATACTGCGTACTGCGCGATCACCTGCAATCAACAGCGTTACGAATCTTGTTGCCTGACATTAAAGTCAGGAAGAAAAAGTAGTTTGATACCTTTAACCAAGGAGAGCAGAAATGGGTAGGAAATCAAAGGCCGCGCTGGCGATCCAAGCGGAAATCATTGATGCTCGTAACTCGCCATACCTCACCGCGGCCGACAATCTCACGCCGGCGTTACAAGACGTCGTATCCGAGATTGAAAACCTGTTCAGCGATATTCAGGTGGCAAATCTGACGTCGTTTTGGCGGGTCGGCAGGCTTATCACCGAAGTGCGCGATGATCCAGAGCGGTACTTAACGCCGCAGCAGCAGGCGGCGCACGTCGACGGGGCGTCGTTGATCATCTCCATCTTCGCGCCGATCTATACGGCAGAGCAGCTTCGCGGCGCCGTGAACTTCTTCGAGAAGTATCCCAGCGAGGGTGAGATCACTAGGCTGCTGGCCATGCGCTGCCCCGATCGGCCGCGGTGGCGCATCACGACCTCGCACGTGCAGCTGCTGTCGCAGATCCCCGACGACACGCAGCGGCAGGCCATTGAGAGCAAGTGCGCCGAGGAGGCGTACACCGCCCGGACGTTGGCCACGGAGCTGCAGGAGATTCGCGGCAAGCAGAAGAATAGTGGACGCACGCATCAGGCGCCCAAGGGCATCAAGCAGCAGATCTACGACTTGCTGCAGCATCAGCGGCGGTTTATTGCGCGCTCGGAGGCCTTGTGGCTTTGCGAGAAGAGCGACAATATCTACGACGACATCGCAAATGCGTCTCCGACAAAACTCGATGAAACCACGATGGGGTATTTCAACGAGGTCGTCGAAAATTTCAGTAAGTTGTCGGACATTATTTCTGATCATGTGGCCATGTGCACAAAGGTACAAGAAGAGCTAAACAGCAGGGAAGACGAGACCGAAGAAGAAGATGAGGATTCCGTACCGCAACGTCGCCGGTCGGACATTACACGATGAGAGGCTGTTATGTTTTCTGTACGCAATGTGCCGGTCGTAATCGAACCGGGTGTCGGTGCTTTGGAGGCTGAGTTTTTTGTTTCTGACAACAAGCTAGGCAACCGAACTTTTCCGTTACAGCTTCAGCGTATCGACTTATCCAGCGATATGGCTGAAAAGCTACCGTTTATTCCGTCGACTCGATTTCCTCACGCGTTTACGCTCGTAACAGATATCGACAAATCGGCGGTTATTGTTATCTATGACATGGTTGGTCGGCTGTCTGTCGTGTATACCCGCGGCGCAAAAGATGCGGCGTGGGAGCGTTGCGATGTGGCAGACGAGCACGCGGGTAAGACTGTCACGCAATTTTCTGTGCGGTTTAATTTTGGTTCGCTCAAAGAGCGCACGTCGTTTCTAGATGCGATTGAAAGCATGATTAAAGACGCAAAGGGTGGTCGCGTACCGGACTCGAAAACAGTCATGCGGGCTATGACCTCCCTTGGCCGATCTCGCGCGGCGCCGGTTGTCTTACCGGTTGCCGTGGCGCGTGCACACATGAAACCCGTGAAGTTGTAGGTTGGTGTTTGGATGGAGCCTTTGGCGCGGATGGAGCCGCCAGTCGTAATAGGAAAAACATGAAAAAGGCAATTGCAGAAAAGTGGGTCGTGGCACTTCGATCTAAAAAGTACAAACAAGGTCGCCGCGCGCTCAAAGTTAAAACCAAAAGCGGCACGACCCGGCACTGTTGTCTCGGGGTGCTTTGCGAGCTTTACCAGAAGGCTGTTCCGGCGAATAAAAAGTTTGTGACCAATCGTCGCAAATCTGGCAAGAAAGATATTCGCGCGCTGCCCGCCGGAACGACGATCTTTTGTTTCGGGAAAGAGCCGGTTAACGGTGAGGCTGTTTTGCCGGCGCGCGTACGGCGGTGGGCTGGTATGTACGACGATCATGGCACTATTCGCCCGCCGAGTGTGCATGACGCTTTGGCTGAGCTGAATGACGACGGCTTTTCTTTTGCGCAAATCGCGGACATTATTGAGACCGGCTATAAGCGGCTATAAGACGCGATAAAGAACGGAGTCGATATGGCGGATGGAGCCGCTATTGTCTGCGTGTGCGTGTTGTTTTATGGCAGCGATGCGGCTTGCCATAAACTGGCGCAGCGTGTCTTAAACAAACCGATGCAGCAGTTAGCTGCGTATCCGGTTGAGTTTCGTTTCGGCTGCAATGCCGTGAGCGACGAAACTCGTTTGTTTATACAGCAGCAGATTTCTGCGCACTTTAAAAACGCGCAAGTTATCGACTCGCCGCACAACATACACAAATACCCGATGATGCGCCGGCTGTTTTACTCGACGCCGATTACGGCGCCTATAACCGTCTGGTTTGATGACGACTCGTGTTTTGCGCCGGACACTGATATCGACAGTTGGCTGCCGCGGCTGCAACAGCAGCTGCAATCTAACGCAGTAGTTGGTTCTGTTTACAAAACCCGGCTTGTAGGAAATCAGGCAAATTGGATAAAAGCTCAGCCGTGGTATAACGACAAAGAACCGCAGCCGTATATTACGCATGCTGCGGGCAGCTGGTGGGCGGCGCAGACAGCTGTTTTACAGCAATGTAACTGGCCGCCAGATACAAAAATTCATGCGGGCTTAGACGTCATGTTTGGGGAGTTGTGCAGACAGCAAAATCTGGTAGTCTGCCATTTTCGCGACGGCATATGGATCAACGCCAATGCCGATGGCGTCGAGGCTGCGGGGTCCAGACGGGCAGCTAAAGAACAACCGATTGGCCACGACTACCAATGAAACTAAGAACAGCGCGCGTAGACTTAAATAAAACAAAAGCCAATTGGCCGGACGGACTGCCGTTTGCGCCAGCTCTTTTAGTTCCTGCCGATGACGCAGGAAACAAAGATTGGATTGTGTTGGACGCGCCGTTTAACCCAAATGAAAATCCGGTTTGGGCGTTTACGAAAAACGACGAGTATTTACGTATTCCGCTGTTCTCGTATGATTTACATCCGACGTCCGATTTAGCGCTGGCGTTTATGCTGCAGCTCGGATTATCTTGCGCGGGTAAGTTGCCCGGCAAAGTAGACCAACTATTTATTGTCACCGGCAACCCAGTAGAGTTGCTGTACGCAAACGATAGCGATAAGCATACCGGTATCCGATTTTGGGTCGGTTTTGCAGTTACACTTTTTTAGGAGAACAGATATATGGCAGATGTTGTGGACGCCGTAAAGTGCGTGAGTGCTGGAAACACTACAGTTAGCGGCACGACAAACGTCAACGTGCCGATCAAAATGGATGCGTCTGGTTTAGTTAAGGCGCTCCAATCGGCCGCGCAAACGCAGGCGCAGCCGTCGGTGACGCGGATCAATCCGGCAGATATCATTAAATCTGCTGGCGCGCGTATGGAAGAGCTTTATTCGCGGTTCAACGCGCTGAAACAAATCGGCGCTGAGTTGCACGGCAAATCTCTTTCAGATCCAATACCGGACACCCTGAAGATTGAAGAAATTGTCTTCAAGTTCAAAACGGTAAAAGACGGCAAAGAATCTGAGTCGACCACGGCGGTCATAAAGAACGTCATTTGCGTAGGCGACATCGCTAACCTTTTGTCGACAGAGCTTGGTACAATCATTTTGACGTTGCAGCAGGAAGCTGCGGCGGTCAAGGATACTGCGCAGCAGACAGAAGACACGTGCACTAAAGCGCGTGAAAGCTGGGAAGCCAACAACCCGGATCGTCGGGTTTCGTCGAGTACGCCGGCGAACAGTGTCTCTGATGCGCCGATTACGCTGCAGCCACAGGGACAAAATGAAAGCAACCCCGTTTAGTTATAAAAGGCTGCGCGACCGGCGCGATCGCCTAGCTAACGTGGCATTGCGCCCGTACATCGACGCAAATATTGTCAGCGACACTCTTCGCGACATGTGCCGCGATGTACTTCAAGAAATGCCAGAGTCAGTGTCACAGCTGGCTGTGTTCGACTCTATACGCGCGTTAGCCGGAACAAAACTTACGCGGCAAGGGGCGGCAAACTTAGCGTGGCGGCTCGCCGGTAACATAGACCGCTTAAACGCGGGGCAGGCTGTTCTACCGTGGACGCGCCAAGTTGAGGACGAGATTGTTCCGATTATTGTTGAAAGCGTGCGGCCATTTAAGCGGAAGAACACACCGGGTTTTATTTTCAGCTGTCGCGCGTTGGCCGGGTCTCCGTGTCCAATGTTATTCACGCAGTTTTTATCGCGGGCTAGCTGCGGAGCAATTTCACAGAGCATTGGCTTTTCAAAGCAGTGGGGGCCATATCCGTATCACACGGCGCTGCACTTTGTAAATCTGCTTTTTTACGCGCATGTCGAGGCCGCAAAAAGCCGCGAGGCGCCGTTCTTCTCGAAAGTAAGCGCCAGTAGTAGCATGCTGCGCGCGAACCGAGAGCGGATTGAGGTTCGGGTGCGTGCAAAGCCTTGTCCCGATCAGTACGAGCATGCGTGCGTGCACTGCTGGCTAGGCTATGATCAATGCGCTTTTGCTACCCATCCGCGAACATACGTAAGCCGGCACTGCGCAAACTGTAATGCTGATGGGTTTTTTGATCCGGCTGATTCCGGCGTAATGTGCGTACGGTGTCGGTATGTTTCTTCACAACACGCAGAGCCAACGCACTAGGAGGCGATAATGGCGAGTATTGGGTATCGGCAAAAGGGTGATTCGGGCCCGCTTTATAATCCTGAGCGCGACTACGCGTACATTACGCCAACGCTCATGGTACGCGCGATTGAAAACCTTGATGAGGCTGCGCGCACAGAAGAGGCCAAACAGTGGTATGCCGACGAGAACGTGTCGCAAGACGAGATCGTTGCTGTTGCGTCAGCCTTAGCAAAAGCGCAAAAAGACTTTGTCAACGGCGGTGATCCCGTTCAAAGTTTTGAGCAGGCATTGAACCGGCATGGTTTTTTTAACTTTCGGTACGCCGTGCGGCAGGCGCTGTTTTCGTCAATTGGCGAGGTCTTTTGCGCTGCGTGGTTTTCTGCCGTACGCGAAGTGTCGGTCATGGGCGAAGACTCTCCGGTAGCCGCAGGTATGGCGCGGTTTACTGCTATTGTGAATGAGTTCGCTAAACGCGCTAATGCGCCAACGTACAACGCCGATATAACCGCGGCGCTGATGCAGTTGCGCAATGATGTGTTGCAAACACGTTTGAATTTGGTGTATAAGGAGTTGCAAGCCGCTCAAGAAAAACTTGATGAGGCTGTTGCAAAAGAGAAGTTAGCTACTGCGGCGCTAGCAGCAAAGAAGAGCTGGTGGCAGCGGTTTGTTGACTGGTCGTCTGAAAAGACCGACTACACAGGACCGAAATAGTTAGGAGCCCGGCGTGCCCAAGTACAGGATGTACAAAGACCCCAAGCAGTTTGGGGCAAAATTAGATAAAAAACCGGCAGACGCTATTCGGTTCCTTGGGCTGGATTTGGGCAGTAATTGTGGCGTCGCCGTTTACGACTTAGTTCCGGGCAAAAAAATACTGCAGGAGAAGCTGCAGCTTTTTCAGTGGGACCTGTCGACTCAAGGGCTGGAATCCGGCGCGGCGCGGTTTGTTCGATTGCGCGCGTTTTTAAACACTGTGTCGCCGGACGTCGTCGGCTACGAGGACGTCAAATACACGCCGCCCCGCGAGTTTTTTGTAAACAAGAAGTTTGGGATTCCGGCGGTTCTTTCTCGCGTAGCTACAGCGTCTGAAGTGCTTGGCGGGATGAAAGTCACGGTGGCGACTTGGGTTGAAGAGGCAAGCCTGTTATCAAACGGCTTCGCTATCAGCACAATTAAAAAGTATGCCACGGGCAACGGCAAAGCGAGCAAAGACGACATGATCGCCGCGGCAAACAAACTGCTGGGCGCGGCTTTTGACGCGAGCAAGTATAAGTCCACCGGCATAGATAATGTGGTAGACGCCGCTTTCGTTCTTCTGCTGCTTATTCAGACCGTGCACGCCGGCATCACGAACGCCAAGAAATGAGTCATGGACCGTCCTGACACGTTTCGCGAGGCAGAGGTAATCGTCGGCGCCGACGCGGTGCAGACGTTGTCCTTTTTTGACGCGCTGCAGAGTCGTGATGAGCCGGTTGTGCTGTTCACGCCCGCGTTGTTGTTTACGTACGGCGGCTTTGACCGAGATCCCGTTGTCGAGTTTGACGCGCGGTTCCCCGCCGAGTCAGCTGACGCGCGACCTTTTTGCGTCGACCTGACGCGCGAGCATGAGTTCTTTTTTAGCGGTTTTGGTATTATGCCTTCGCCCGGCCGGCAGCGATCAGTGAACTGGGACAAGCGCGTTTACGGTATCGTAGCGTCGCGTAAAGAAGAGTGTTTCGAGTTTCTTGGCGGCATCGCGTTTTCTAATCCCAAAATCGCAATGTTCGCGAATTCTTTGCAGCACGACGTTGTTGTGCCAGATCCCACATCGCGCTCGGGACAGGTGATTACGGTAACCGTCTTTGGCGTGATGTCGAACAAAGATGTTGTATACGCTGTTACGCGCCCCGGATTTCCCGCACGCGTACAGCGGGTAAAAATGTCGGCCCAAGAGCAAATACCGACTGCAATCCGAGAGGCTGGGTTATTAGGCGGGTTTACCGGTGAAGACCCACTGTCCATGCGAGACTGACATGACTGAAGAACAAAATGAACCAATCCCGCCGCCGACTAAGTATTACGTAGTCATATTGCATTCTGACGGCGCGTTGGCGACAGAAGAGTTCGAGGCGCTGCCCGATCTTGTTGCACGGCTAAAGGCCCTTATAAATACAGATGTGTCTGTGTTCGCGTTCTCCGGTACACGGTTGCACATATCAAAACCGCCGTACAGATATCTTTTGACGCCGGAAGCAAACATTGCTTTGTACGACGTGCCCGAAGATTTGGAACCCGATGACACTGGTTATCTGGGAGTTGATCCGACGTATTTAGAAACGCCGCCTGAAATAAAGGCGCCAAACGTTCGCACTTCTTCTGCGCCTGCGAACGAGTTCTTTTCTGATGAGGATGAAAACACGATAAACGTGTTTGATAACATCCTGCCAGACCCAGATAGCTGATCTAAATTTTTGCGCATACGCGGGCATATTTATTGTATGTCCTGCGTTCTTCTGTTTGCCGCAGGCGTCGTTTTCATCATCGCGGCGTTAGTGCCGCATTGGAGGTGCTATGTTTGCGCGAAGTAGTCTGCTTTAACGGTCAGCCTGTTAGACGACAGGAAACGATTGATATAAGCAGGATACGCGTTCAATTCTTTGACAAAGACGTCTACGGTAATCGGCGCGAAATCGTCGTGACACCGCGGGAATGGACTTTGTTTAGTTCGAAGCACTTTGACCGGGGTTCAGGTAGGAACGCCGGTGTAACTTTGTATGAGGGAGCAGAAAATGAACGAAGTAGATATCGTAAGGATGCAGGCCGTAGGCGTGCAAGCTTTCGATCGGGTTGCTAATCGCTGCGAAGGACTCGTGGCTGTTAGTTGGCTCGCCGGCGAGGGTCGGACGTTCGACAAGCCCTTTCGTAGATTCGGCGACATAGTTCGTCCGACTGCTCTGGTGCTTGAAGTTACGCAGAATGATGGATTGTCGCTCTCAGTAGCGGTGTGTTATCCGAGGAATGGAGTCCCGACGTTCGAAACGATCGGTTGCTGGGATTTTCGTGCGCCAATTACCCCGCGGGGTCGGAACGCACAGATGAATCTCAACAAGCCCAAGCATCGTTTGAATGCGCGGCGTGCGTGTGACATGTTGCACGCGATCTGCGATTTTGGCTACGCCGATAGGCGGGGCGAAGATCCGCAGCTGGAACCAGCCCGCTGGCCGCGGGTGATGATTCCGTTTCCTGCCGGGGCTGAGCGTATTGACGAGGATCGCTTAAGCGGGCTTGCTCTGCGTATTGCGCCAGAGCACCTGTTTGATATTACGCGATCTGCGTTACGCAAAGAACTGGTTACGTCGCGCGGTAAGACTGTTTTCGTAGACGCGAAGATCGCGTTAGACGAAGACGTGTCTTTCGCCGTACTCCGTGACCGTGCGCGGGAGGACTTTACTCCCGTGCTCGGGGCTCTCGACCGTAATCCGTTTATTAACGGGGTCGATAGTCTTGTCGTTTCGCTACCCAATCCGGCGGCTAAAATTCTGCGCCGGCGTGGAATTGTAGCGATCGACAATCACACGTCTCAGATGGTTGTGGATGATATTGCGATGGAAATTCGCATGACAATGCCCGAAATGACGCTGTCCGAAGAAGAAGTGGCTGAGGCCATTTTGGCTCCGGACGAGCCCATGCGGGTTTCGGTCGATGTTAAAACGGCACTGGAAACAATGCCGGAAGCAGCAGCCGAGTCTTTACGGTTTCAGGCTTCTAAGCGTGCGCAAAAAGAAGCTACGGATCAGGAGCTATTTACAGCTTTGGCGAATCCGAGTAAACCATTGGTATTGAATCGGCTTAGCGCGGTGCAGGTTAACGACATTGCGACGTGGCAGAATCCGCCCCGTCCGTATGCCGGCGACCTGCTCGCCCCGATCGACTTGCAGCACGCGGATACATTCCACGTGCAGCCTGTCGAAACTTCCGACGCTGAATTAGTCTGATGCGTTATTTCATCAAACCGCAGTCTGATAGTGTCATGTCTTGGTTGTTAGGCATAGACCCTACTCCGACAACGCTGCCGTCGTTTGACGGCGACAGCAATTGCGGTTTGGTGGTGGCGCAGCTATTTTCGGGCAGGGTACTCGCCGAGGTACTCCCGACAGTAGCGCAGGTTAAGTTATCGTGCGGAGGCGGCGTGCCTCTGGGTAGGCTCTACTTTCGTGTGCCGAAAGCAGAGCTGTATACAGTGTGTGCAGATTTAAAACCAGAAACCTTCGGGGGGTAGTAGCCTAGCTACTCCCCCCTTTTTTTTAGCTATTGGAGCTTTTATGCAGAGCGGCTACGGCGACCCGGCCACCACACGGCTAGAAAATGGGCGCTCTATGGTCGAGCTGATGCGCGGCGGCCCAAAAGGTTTGCGCGGCGTTATTGTGGCGCCGTCTACGGCTGGGGGTGTTCCTGTGAATTTTGATCCGCATGACCGCAGCAAAATCACTATCAATGTAATCGATCCAAATGGCGCTAACGTCGGCGGTTTGCGGCTTGACCAGATTAGTCCAGATGCCGTAGAAGCAGCGTCGGCGTTAGCCAAAGAAAAGTTCCCGGGTAATGATATCAACTCTGTGAGGGAGCGAGCGGCAATGGTATTTGAAGAGTTAGCGCGTATGGAAAAGTCGATCGCAGCAGGTATGCGGCCACCGGTAAAAAAAGCCGCGGTGCGCCAGTCGCCTCCGCCGCCGGTAGACAACGATGAGGAAGCGTTACTGGCTAACTTGGAAGAAGAAGTGGCCCCGCAACCGCAGCTGCCGCCAATTGAAAAAATTGATAGAAACTACAGCCCGATGGCGGCATTCGGACTTAAAAAACAAAAGCTTCAGCCCACGGCCCCCACGACGGTAGTCGCGCACAGATCAGGCCCGCCACAAAAACTTGTGTATTTTGAAAAAGAGGGTATCGGCACCGTGCCCGCTTTTTTTCATGACGTCATTGTGGCTGTTTCGCGCACTGACACGGACAGCATGGAAGAAAGCGGTTTTATCGTTCTAGTTTACGATTTGCGTTTTGAGCAAAATGCCGCCCGGTGGTTTCCTCCGTCAAATGATCCATATCAGCGTCCGTGGGCGGCGCAAATTAACGATGACTCGCGTTTATACCTTGTCCATACGACCGGTTTCCAGTATGTTTATGATAGCCGTGAATACTGCGTTTTACGCGTCGAGCGGGCTATCCAGTCCCATTTTGATGAGGCTTAACAATGGAAAAGCAGGGCGTAATTAAACCCGGCACCACACCGCCCGAGCAGCCCAGCGATAAATTGCCGACGGAAAAGCGCGCGCAAATAGAAGAACTGGATAACGATTTTCGTAAGCGCGCAGCTGACGCGGCCAGTAAATAAACGAGGTTACTGTGACGCAACAACCAAATACGTCTTTTGGCTATAACGCGCTTGGCCGCGGCGCCCAGAATGACGAGCGCTTTCCCGACCCGTTTTGCGACGTAGCAAGTCTGTCGATGCCCGAGAGCATCCAGTCTGCTCTACGCTGGGTCGAGTACATCATGAACGCCAACGGCCCCTACAGGCAGGCCATTGACCGCGTTGTCAGCTATTTTATTACTGACGTAGAAATTCGCGATGTTGGCGATAACAAAACTGGCAGCGAAGAAAAAGAAAAGTATCAGACTTTTCTCGAAGAAACGCTGAGTATTAAAAATGTGCTGCACTCGGTTGCCATGGACTACATGACCTATGGCAATTCATTTACCAGTTTGATCGTGCCGTTTCGTCGGTATTTGTCTTGCAAGAAGTGCGGCCTCGAAATGCCGCTCGACCGTGTCTTCAATTCGAAAGCCTGCAACTTCTCTTGGCAGGATTTTGAGTTTCATGCGACCTGCCCGCACTGCAAATACTCTGGTCCGTGGAAACACATTGACAGGCGCAGCGGTGACACCGGGCACATCACGGTCAAACGATGGAGTCCGCACGAAATTGATATTTTGTGGGACCCCTACACGAACGAGTGCTCGTATGTGTGGAAGATTCCAGAAGACTATCGCACGCTAATCCGCGCTGGGCATCTACATCATCTTGAGCGCGCAAGCTGGGAAATTATTCAAGCGGTCAAGAACGGCCAGAATCTGATGTTTGATAAGGGTGTTGTCTTTCACTTGAAAGAAGACGCGCTCTCTGGCATGCGTAACCGCGGCTGGGGTATCTCTCGCGTGCTGTCTAACTTTAGGCAGGCATGGTACTACCAGATCATGCAGCGCTACAACGAGGCGATTGCGCTGGACTACATCATTCCTTTCCGTGTTGTAACTCCCATGCCGCGCGGCGGTGACGGCCAGTCGTCAGACCCGGTACACACGATCAACCTGTCTAGCTTTACGTCTCGCGTCAATGCGATGATTCGTGCGCGCCGCACAGATCCGGCGCGCTGGAACGTCTTGCCGTTTCCGGTTAACTATCAGGCACTAGGCGGCGACGCGTCGCAGTTGGCCCCGCGCGATCTCATCGAGCAAGGGCTAGATACGCTGCTGAAATGTATTGGCATGCCTGTAGAACTGTTCAGCGGCACATTGTCGTTCCAAGCGGCGCCTGCGGCTTTGCGCTTATTTGAAGCAAACTGGAGTCATTTGCCGCACAACCTAAACATATTTTTAAACGAGCTGGTTGGGCAGCTTTCTCGTGTGATGTCGTGGCAGCCTGTGAGCGCGAAGCTTATCCGGGTCACGCACGCGGACGACCTTAACCGGCAGATGGCTAAGCTTCAGCTCATGCAGGGGCAGCAGATCAGCAAGCGTACGGGTCTCAAGAGCGTCGGCCTCGACTACCAAGACGAAGTCAAGCAGATGCTCGAAGAGGAAAAGATTTACGCGGAAGAGCAAGAGCGCATGCAGCTTGAAATGCAGCAGGCGCAGACGATGAAGTCGTTGAGCCAGTCGCCGGACATGATGATGGGTGCCGGCGATCCCGGTGCAAGCGCTACAGGTCAGCCGCCGGCGCAAGGCGGCGCTGCGCCTGCCGCGCCACCGGCTGGCGGTATGCCGGGTCAGCAGCCAAGCCCAGTCGATCAGTTCCTGTCCCAGCGGCAAAACTCACCAAACGTACCGCGCACGCCGGAAGATCTGCAGCAGCAAGCACAGCTTATCGCGAACCAGCTGCTCAGCATGCCGGAGTCGATCAAGGACGGCGAGCTAATCAAACTGAAGCGCGCTGACTCGACGATGCACGCGCTCGTTACAAGCATTATTGATGATATTCGACAACAGGCCCGGTCGCAGGGCGGCGCTATGGTTATGGCGCAGCAGTATGGACAGGGGCAGCCGCCGGCTTAATAGTCAATGCGAATTGGCATATACACACATTACGCCCACTGCGATGAGGCGTATTTTACTATTAGGCTAGCCGATTTTTTACGCGCGTCAGGCGTAGAGTATGGCATCTATTCCGATACCGATCCGGCAAAGCTACGCGTGGCGCATGATGGTGTAGTGTGCCACAAGAAAAAGCGGCGATACTCATCGTGGGCCAAAGACTACACGACGATTATCTGGACGCATCCGCCCAAAATGGACACGCTGAATTACACGAAGCGCCTCGGCATTCGCACGATCATCGTGCCTATGTGGCAAGATCTTGTACGACCTTTTCGCAAGGTTATGCAGCGTGTTGATCACGTGATTGCCATGACAGCCGAAGCCCGCGAGCTGTTTGGCAAGATTTACAAGATCAAACACGTTACGATGATTCCGTTCGATACCGGATTGCCGGTTGTAAAAAAAACAAAATCAGTAAACCACAAGCAGATCAAAGTTTTTTTGCCGTGGTTTGACCGTAATGCGCGCTGCGCTAATAGTCAGTTTCTAGCGTTCGTTAGTTACATATTTGAACGTATGCCGGAAGCGCAGCTCACTGTTGCGATTACGTCTAGCCGATTCGCGCCGTCCGTCGCCAAATTTTTCCAACGGCTCAGCCGCAGAACGAACGGCCGCGTGAAGCTGATCCGTAATACGCCGTTAAGCAAGCGGCCTGCGATGTACACAGCGCACGATATCACGCTGCTCCCGGCCGAGTGCGACAACTACGGTTTGTGCGGGTTGACGTCAATTACTTGCGGCACGCCTGTTCTGTCGTTTGCGCTGTCGCCGCAAGTTGACTTTATTTATCAGGACGCCAATGGCGTACTTGTTAAAACGCGGGTAGATTACGACGAAAACGGCGTGCCCCACGCGGCGCCGGACTACGAACGTTTAATGACTGTATTGCAGACAATGATTGCTGAACCCATTCACATTGACAACCTAAATAAACGAGTGAACTACAACTTGGCCGCGCGTCGAAAGTCTTTCGATCTTGGCTGGCAAACGTTGTTGAAGCTTGTTTGATGGGCATATGGAGATGCCATGAAAAAAGCAGACGAGCTTTCATATCAAAAAACACTAGAGTTTGCCACGCAACATTACGCAGATCAGGTTACAAACTTTGGCGTAAATTTGTTGACTCACGCAAAACTAGTTTCAGCGCAGGCTGAGCTGATCGCGCAAAAGCTTTATCAGGACATGCGCGTTGATATTTTGCCGGATGACGCAAAAGAGCATATTGACGCCATTGCACAGGGCGCCCTGCTCCACGACGTATTAAATGTGCGCGCGTGTGCTTTTGAAAATATCGCCGAGATAGCAACCGTACAGATTGCCGCTATGGTCGCAGACATTAGTCGCGACTTCAGGCTTGTAGAGACTAAACGTGATATGGAGTTCCGCGGGCGGTTAAGTCAAAGTCCGGTTGGCGCTCAAATCATCGTGGTTGCGGATATTATCTGCACAGCGCAAGACACGCTCAAGGCGATAGCCAAATACGGCATGCCAGCCATTCCGCGCGCGAAGAAATTACTAACGCAGCTTGATGGTGATTTGCTTGCTATTCATGCAGCCAGCCGCTACTACATGTTGCGGCTGTATGTGCACGCCGCACGCAACAAATTAACGGACATAAGTCAGGCGATAAAAGCGTGTCGACAAAAGGCGAAACTTGACAAAATCGTGGCGCAGAATACAACCGGTATACGCGCAAAAGCCGCGGAAGAAGAAAAGGTTCAACCCAAAAAGAAGAAAGAAGTGCGTTATGCCCGCAAGCGAAGTGTTGACCAAAATTCTTGAAGACTTTACCGCCGGCAACCCTGACATGGAAACCGGCTCGGTAAAAACGTTTTGCGATTACGCTACGACGTGGTTATCATCCCGCGGGCTGGTGGGCATCGGGCACACCACAAACGGCATCGCGCTTCGATTTGCTGACGGGCAGGAGCTGTTACTGCTAACGCCTGATGCGGGCGCTGTGTCGGTTGCAGGAGAAATGCCGATCACAGGTACGGCTAATAAAATCAGTAAGCCCATCGTCGGTGATTCTCCAAGCGTTGCTATTACTGGCCGGGTATAGGAGCTTTTCGTGTTTGTTTGTTTCGAGGGCATTGACGGCGCCGGCAAAACAACGCAGGCTCGTATGCTCGCGCAACGTCTTCAAAAAGAAAACGTTGCCGTAGAACTAGTAGCCGATCCCGGGACGACAAAAATCGGGACGGCTATTCGTCAAATCTTGCTGCATAACGACGCGCCTATCTCTGTTATGGCGCAGATGCTTCTTTTTTCTGCTGCTAGAGCCGAGTTGGCAGCGTACATTTTGGAGCAGCAGGCTGCCGGTAAAGTCATTATTTGCGATCGCTGGCTGCTGTCGACGCTGGTTTATCAGGGCGAGATCAATGGCGTTGATCCAGACCTGATTCTTCAGATATTTAAAGGTACGTCCAATGTTTCGCCGGATCTGTGCGTGCTGTTGGATTTAGATCCTGAAACCGCTGCCACGCGGGTCGGCCAGCCGCGAGACCGATATGAGCGCCGCAGCCTAGAAGACCGTAAACGGATGCGCGCGGCCTATATGCGCTTCTCCGGGCACGAGCTAGCCGCCGCCCGTCTGCACGTGATCAACGCGCTACAACCCGTGGAAATGACACACAGCGAGGTGTACGAGTTGTTCTCTAGTCTTCGGTCCCAACAGGAAAGGATTCCTCAGTGATATCGCTATCGCCCGAAATGCTTGCACGGCAAAAGAATCGTCAAGGTTTTGTTCAGGCCGTAAAACATCGCGCCGAGAGAAAAGAAGCTGAGCTTTCGGGGGACGCGGGCATTAAAGAAGAGTTGCGTGAATTATGTATACTTTTACATGAGTTAGCGCAGCGGTACGTGCCAAATACGCCGCAGACTTTTGTAGACTTCAACTCGCTGACGTGTATTACAAAATCACTTAAACGTTTATGCGCGGCTGCACCCTTAGCGTCAAACATCGTAGCGCCAACAAACAGCATAGAGCGCGGCGCTATAGTAAATTCTGCGGAATATCGAAAATTGCGTAACAAGTTTATTGCGGCGCTCGCGACTATTGCCGACCTGCCGACGAAAAGTGCGCCGGCCGGGGAGCTGCAATTTCAGAGCGGCGTGCGTGAAGGTTACCGTAGAGCCAGCGAGATTGCTGTGCTGTTTTTAAATGATATCCAAAACGGAGTTCTGCAATGACACCACAACACTTCATTAACGAGCTGTCGGACTTAAATCCGGAGGCTGTATTTTTTGACAACATGAACGAGGCCATTGTTGGTCTTGGCTATGTTGGCGGCGCAGATCCAGTGCCCGTGTACAGTCGGGCCAAAATATATGAAAAACTGTTAGCCGACGGTTTTTCGACCGAAGACGCTAACGAGTACTACGCGTGCAAATTTTTTGCTCTACGTGCCGGCGAAAACACGCCGGTTATTTTTGACGATATGCGGCAGGAGTAAATTACGTGGCCACAGTTGTTGTTAACAAACCCGATCACATAGAATTTAAGAACGCGACCCCAGCCAGCATACCGGCAGACGATACGCCGACGGTCAGTTTTCAGGCCGGTGACTGGGACGCGGGTGGCTATACAGAATCGGGTATCGTCGTAGACGCTTATGGGGCCCAGCTTCCGTTACTATCGCCGAACGACGCCCGGAAGCTCGCTAAATGGCTTACGCGAGCAGCCGATGAACTCGACGGCAATAAAACCGCAAAAAAGCGCAAGCCGCATTATGAGCGCGACGACGAGGATAACAACATTTATTAACAGGTCGCGCCATGTCTAACAAAAAAATCTCTGCACTGCCGATTAAAACCATTCCGGCGTCGTCCGATATATTGCCAATTGTAGACGCCGATAACCCTAATAATTTAGCTACAAAACGTACAACTGTTGCGGCAATGTTGTCTACCCTAAACGCTGTAACTCAAGCCGAAAAAGGTATAGCTGGCGGCGTTGCCACACTTGAAGCGGGCACAGGTAAGATCCCCGCCGTGCAAATTCCCGCAATTGCGATTAATGATACTTTTGTGGTAAACTCGCAGGCTGAAATGGTAGCTTTAACCGCAGAAGTAGGCGACGTGGCGGTGCGCGCAGATCTAAGTAAAAGCTTTATACTTGCAGCTGCGCCAGCTACGATAGTCGGTAACTGGGTTGAGCTTTTGGCGTCAGGAATCCCCTCTACAAATGCCTTAGACGGCGGCAGTTTTTAACGGAGTGACTCATGCCCAATACGATTCAAATCAAGCGCCGGACAAACGCTGGTGGTAATCTATCCGGCGCGCCGTCTGGTCTCGTTATGTCGGAGCTGGCCTTTAACGAGGTCAATAACGTTCTCTATATCGGCGAGTCGACCGCGGGAACCTCGCCGATCAACGCCATTGCTATCGGTGGTGACGGTGCCTTCCTCGCGATTGCGAGCGGCGCCACGCAGACTGCCGCCGGCGCGTATACGTTTAGCAATACCGTCTCGGTAAGCGGCACACTCAGCGTTACCGGTACTGGCACGCATTCGATTGCGGGCAAGCTTGATCTGACGGCGTCTGGCACCGGTTTGGCCGTTACCAATAACGCCACGATTGGCGGCACACTTGGTGTCACCGGCGCAACAACGCTCTCGGGTGGCGCGCTGCTGAACAATCAGCGGATTCAAAATGTAGCCGATCCGACAAGCGCGCAAGACGCTGCCACAAAAGCATATGTCGATGCGGCGCGGTCTGGGTTAGACGTCAAAGCGAGTGTTCGCGTTGCGACTACTGCAGCCGGAACGCTCGGAACTTTTACTGCCGGCCAGACGGTAGATGGTATAACGCTGGCAACCGGCGACCGTATTTTAATCAAAAATCAAACTAATGGGGCTGAGAACGGTATTTATGTGGTCAACGCCGCTGCTGCCCCGACGAGGGCCACCGACGCTGACAGCAACACTGAAGTCACGCCGGGCATGTTCACGTTCGTCGAAGAAGGCACTACGAACGCGGCGAGCGGCTGGGTGCTGTCAAATAGCGGAGCGATCACGCTAGGTTCGACGGCGCTTACGTTTGCGCTGTTTTCTTTTGCCGGCAATATCATGGCCGGCGCTGGTTTAGCCCAGTCTGGCAACGTGCTGAATGTTGGCACAGCCAGCGCGACTCGCATCGTCGTCAATGCCAACGACATTGACCTCGCAACATCTGGCGTGACTGCCGGCACTGCTTATACGCGCGTAAACGTCGACACGTATGGTCGCGTTACGTCGGCCGATAGCCCGCTCGTAGTGGCGGCGTCCAAGGTTATCACGGTCAATAACACACTGACCTTCGCCGGCACCGACTCAACAACGATGACGTTTCCGGCGAGCAGCACGACTGTTGCCGGTCTGAGCATTAACAATGCGTTCACTGGCGCTAATACGTTCACGAACGCAAGTGGTCAGACTTTTCGGCAGGCGGCTACTAATGACGCTATTATTGTTCGTGGCCGTGCCGGCGGAACCGGCAGCTTTAGCGCAACACTAGATACAGCTGTTTTAACCGCTAGCCGCACTTACTCGCTGCCGGATCACGGTTCAGGTATTTCTTCTTGCACGCTCCTTAGCAGTGAGTCTACGCTTGATGGCGGCTCTTACTGATAGCTTTTCGTTATTGGGGGCCGTATGCCGAACACTATCACGCATAAGCGGAGCGCTGTTTCTGGCGCTATTCCAACGGCTGCGCAATTAGCCGCTGGCGAGCTTGCTGTCAACACAGCTGACGGCAAGTTGTTTGCAAAAAAAGATAGCGGCGTTGTAACTGACCTTACAACGCCTGAAATTGTAGACGGCGGCGTAGTTCCGCGTTTTTCTTTCACGCTTACGCCGGTTGAGCGTACGTTTGCGCCAAGCAGCACGAGCAATAAAGTTGACCGCGATCTTAACTTGCTGGAGTCCGTAGGCCCCACGTTAATATACGACTACGCGATTGCTATGCGGCAGCACGTGCCCAACGTGTTTGTTCCAACAACGTTGTCCACGACAAATCCAGCCACGACAATTGTAAACAATGTTTTGGCGAGCAGCGCAGGCGCACTAACAACAGTGCTGCGCGCGGACGCGACCGACGGCTCTGGCGAGTTTTACGAAGAGACTGTTGTTGTGTCTCTTTTAAATGGTACGGCGGCGCAAACCTTTGTCAGCTGGGTTACAGGCTCAACAGCTGAAAACGCGACTACGGCAGTAGACAGTCGCATCGCTGTTGCAAATAAAGTTAAACCAATTTTTACTGTACAAGATCACACTGCTGGTACGTACACGCGGAATACAAATTGTTGGGCCGCAGATCTGGATTTAACCTGTGTGTCGCCTTGGAATAGTACGGGCGCGAATACGCGTGCCGGCACACTTATAAGTCCTCGGCACATTTTGTTTGCCGCGCACTATCAGATTTCGGCCGGCGCTACTATCCGCTTCGTGCAGAGCGACAACACCGTTGTTACGAGAACTGTTACTGCTGTTAGGCAGCACCCATTATACGTCGGCGCGTCTGACGGCTACGCAAACGACATCGCAATCGGCGTGCTCGATTCTGATGTACCTGTCGGTATTTCTTTCGCGCGAATTTTACCGGATGATTGGGCGACCAAGTTGCCAAATATTTCGTTGTCGGCCCGAATCCCGGCGCTATGTTTTGATCAAGAAGAAAACGCTTTGGTATCAGAGTTAAGTGCTATAACAGCTAATCGCGCATCATTTTCCGCGCCAAACACGACATCGTCTCGTTTCGCTTTTTTTGAAAACATCGTTGTCGGCGATTCCGGTAACCCCGCTTTTTTAATTCTTAGCGGGCAGTTGGTGCTGTTGTGTGTTTGGACCTTTGGTGGCGCGGGAAGCGGCACGAGCATTGTCCAGCAAAAAATCGCTATAAACGATATGATGACGCAGCTTGGCGGCGGATACCAGTTAACACAAATTAGTCTCAGCAGCTTCCCGTCATACTAAATATGGCTACTACAACAATAAAAACGCGGCGCGGCTACTCCACGAGTTTGGAAACGTTAAATCCTGTTTTAGCCGCCGGCGAATTTTGCTACGAGACAGACACCAATCTATTAAAGATTGGAGACGGCGTTACGCCTTATCAGAATTTGCCGCACATAAAGATTCCGGGCGACTCTATTGTCGGCAGCATTGACGGCGGCGTAGTGCAAACTACAAACAACTTGTTTTACGCCGGGTCTAATAATAGCGGTATTTCAGCGGATGGTCGTGTCACGCAAGTTACGCAACTTTCAAAAACTACGACGTTTGCTGACAGCATTACTTTTACGGCTATTGCGGCTGGTAACACGTGGTCGTGCGTTATTCTTAATGGCGCGCTCTATACGTGGGGCACTGGCTCTGACGGGCGCCACGGGCAAGGCACTACAACTGCAATAAACAGCCCGACGCGACTGGGCACCGACAGTGACTGGACAGCTGTTAGTGCGGGTTTAAACCATACGCTGGCGATTAAAAACGGCGCGCTTTTTGCGTGGGGCGATAACGTCAGCGGGACAATCGGCAACGGTGTTGCCAACTCGACTGACGTTCTGTCGCCTGTGCAGATTGGGTCTTTTACAGACTGGACTCACGTGGCCGCCGGCGGTTCAAACTCTGCGGCTATTCGCGGCGGCAGGCTTTATGTGTGGGGTGCCGGCACTAACGGGCAGAAAGGTGACGGCACGACGACCACCACAATCACTACGCCAACACAGGTTGGCACAGACACAGATTGGTCGGCTGTGTCGGTTGGCGATCGCTATATTTTGGCAATTAAAAACGGCCAACTTTATTCTTGGGGGTTAGCCACGTCCGGCCGGCTTGGAAATGGCAGCGCGTCCGGTCAAGTAAACTCGCCCACACGCGTGGGTCTGCTATCTAATTGGACGAGCGTCGCCGCCGGCTATGCGACCGGTTACGGCATTGCGGGTGGATCGTTGTACGGCTGGGGCTCTAACACTAACTATCAGCTCAGCAACGGCACAAACATCGTCTCGACTACGCCTATTCAAATAGGTCTGATGACGACGTGGACGCACATTGCTGCCGGTAACGCGTACGCTGTCGGAATAGCCGCGGGCCGTCTTTACGGTATAGGCTCAAACCGGCAGGGGCAACTCGGTCTTGGTGACGTAGTTGACCGCCGCGTTATGACTCAAATTGGCGCAGACGCAGATTGGACTGCCATATCTGCTAGCGGGGCCACCTCGACGACTGGTGCCGCGCATTTACTAGCTTTGCGCGCGGGCAAACTTTACGGCACAGGAGAAAATACAAACGGTCAAGCCGGGCAAAATTTTGTAACTGAATACGCAACGTTTACGCTCATGCCAGTTTCTTATAACTGGTCAATGCTCGCAATTCCGCAAACAAACACTATCGCCGATACTTATGTTATCGGCGTAGCTGGCGGCAAATTGTATGCGTGGGGGCAGCCCACATGGAACAACTTAGGCGACGGGCAAAATCAGCGGCGATTTGCGCCGACACAAATCGGCTATTTAGACGACTGGACGTACGTCGGCCTTACCTCAGACGGCACGTACGCCGCAAAGTTTGCTATTCGTTCTGGGTACTTGTACAGCTGGGGTGATAACGGGTTTGCGCAACTCGGCCTCGGCGAAAGCGCACTTAATGCGGCGACGCCGACGCAGGTAGGAAATCTAACCGGTTGGACGGCGGTAACGGGGCACATATACATGGTCGCCGGCATTCGAAACGGCGACTTGTATTTGTGGGGCCTTAGCTTTGCGACAGTTCGTTGGACGCCCGTTCAATCTGGCGATAGCGGCGGCTGGACGCATCTTGCGGTAGACATTATTAATCCGGCTACTATCTACGGCATTCGCAACGGGCTGCTGTATTCAATTTCTTATGACGCCGTAATCACGCAGGTAGCCGGTAGTGGTTCTGGCTGGACTAGTATCAGCGGTGGTCGCGGGCTGGTAGTTGGTATTCGTAACGGCGGGCTGTACGCGTTTGGCGCAAGTGCGGGCACGCTGGGCGCGTTGCCCTCTAACACCAGCACGCCAACGCAAGTAGGCACAGACACTGATTGGACTTTTGCTTCGGCGGGCTATTCGAGCGCTTGCGCTATTCGCGCGGGTCGGTTATACGTGGTCGGTACAAATACAAATAAAAATTTAGGCACAGGCGACAACGTAAATCTGACGACATGGACGCAAATCGGATCTGACACGACATGGACTGCAGTGTATCCTACGGTCGTTGGTACGTTTGCGCTAAAGAAGCTTAGTAATTAATAACGCTATGGACATTCAATTAAAACGCGGTACGGCAGCAGATCTGGCGTTGGTAAATCCAACGCTCGCGGCTGGAGAACTGTGCCTTGAAAGCGATACCCGCAAATTCAAATTTGGCGACGGGGTAACTGCGTGGAATGCGCTAGCGTACGCGTCGGCGGCATCTAATCAACTTTTTTCTACCGGCGGAATTGCGGCTTTAACGGTCGGCCAACAGGCGGATATCGAAAAAGGTTCGCTTGTCACAACTACTGACGGGCGGAGATGGGTGTACACAGGCGCAGGCGACAAAACGTTAGCGGCGAGTTATGTCGAAATAGCAGATGTCACGCCAGAGTGGGACGCAATTGCAAACAAGCCGACAGAGTTTACACCGGCAGCGCACACGCATACTTCGGTAAACAATTCGTTCGACGTAAATGGCGCATTTTCAGTTATTGATGCCACTGTCTCGGCTTTGACTGTTAACTCTGGCTCGGCAGCTTTTTACAACAATTTGCTGACTGTTTACGGTTATTTAAATGGTATCGGAATCGGAGGAACACCGAGTTCCCGGTTGCACATTTTCGGCAGTGGCGCAACTTCCGCGTCGACGGCTCTTACTGTTGTCAATTCGTCTTTAGCGCCTTTGCTCACTGTGCGAGATGACGGTTATGTGGGTGTCGGCACGGCTGCGCCCACAGCGCCTCTAGACGTAGTGGGCGATTTAAAGGTAAGCGGCACGATAACGCCCGGCACAAGCTATGACCTCGTCGGCGGCACGAACATTTCTGTGGTGGCTGACGGCACGACGGGCACGATTACAGTCAGCGCGTTTCCAGCCGGCTCTAGCGGGCAAGTGCAGTACAACTCTTCTGGCGTGCTAGCTGGTAGTAGCAATTTTACGTTTGACGGGTCAGCGCTGAACGTCACCGGTCAAATCAACATCGACAATCTGCGGTTTGACGGCAACACGATAAACCCGACAAACTCTAATGGCAGTGTTTTTGTTAACTGGGCGGGCACTGGAAACATCGAAATTGGCGACGCTGCGATGGCCGTTTCGGGGCAGCGTAGCATTGGCGTCAGCCTTGACGCCACTGCCCGCACGCTGGCGCAAAACAACGTTATGGCCGTAATGGGCGGGCGGCTTGGTGTAAACACACTTACGCCAGTCGACGTGCTTGACGTAAACGGTTACGCGTATTTTCGCAATACGACCTCGACGTTTGGTCGCGCGTATTTTGCGTCCCCGCAAGGAGACACATACGCGTACATTACAACAGACACTTCCGGCCATTTAACTTTTCAAAGCGGCAGCGCGACAATTCAATGTCGCGGACAAAACGGCGACATAGTACTGCGCAGCTCGTCGCAAAGCGTTGATATTGGTTCGGTGTGGAGCAACACGGTCGCGAGCAATTTTGTCCGCTTTACGCTTGGCTCCTCCGGCACTGAACGGGCTCGTGTTACGATGCAGGGTCTGCACGTAACCGGCGCCGGCCAGTTTGCCAACCGCGGCGATGCCCGCGCCGTGATTTACAACTATCGCGGCGCCACGGCCTCAAGCACGCCCGCCGAGATTTTTCTAGGCCCAACAGTCGCAAACGAACGGCTAACGCTGGTCGCTCAAACAGTATTGCAGTTTGAAGCTAAAGTAGTAGCATACGACTCTACAAATAACAAAGCGGCTGCGTGGACACTGCGCGGCGCTATCAGGCGCGACAACTCAAACAATACTGCGCTTATGGGGACAGTCACGTCTGAGCGCTGGTATGACACGGGTATGGATAATGCTGCGGTAGCGCTGACCGCTGATGACACGAACGAGGCTTTAATTATCACAGTTACGGGTTTAAGTAACGCCACGCTTCGTTGGCATGCGGCTGTCGTGACGAGTGAAGTGTCGTTCGGTACGCCAGCATAACGAGGCGGCACACACATGTCTTTTCTTTCGGCGCCGTTTGACCCGCGGAACATCTCTAATCTGGCGCTGTGGCTCGACGCCGCCGATTTGAGCACGCTCAGTCAAGATCCTGCCGGGCGTGTGACAGCAGTCGCCGCGCCGACAGATATATCTGGTTGTTTAGCGTGGTACGACGCCAACGATTTAAGCACGCTAAAGCAGAATACCGGCGGCACTGGTAACGTTTTCGTTACCGGCAACAAGATCGGCTACTGGGCTGATAAGTCTGGCAACGGCTATCACATGGTGGCGACAAATACGGCAAGCCGACCAGAGTTAGCGGTCAAGACAGACAACAATCAGCCCGTGCGCAGTGTGTACAGCGATTATTTCATTACGCAAAGCGCACAAGCTAAGTGGTTGCACAACGCCAGCGTGCCGGCTACTACGGCGCAATCTTGGTTTATCGTGCATAGCGAGTTTGGCGAGGTTACCAACGGCAGGGTTTGCGGGCGTACAACAAATGCAGCAGTTTATGTAGCCGGGCAAAACGTTAATCCGACTACGCAATACTTCGCGACGCAGGCTGGTACTGTAAACAATGTCAATACGGCAGCTAACGCAAAGACCGGGCGCTTTTTAAGCTCGCTTATTTTTGCGAGCACGAGTTCTGTTAGCACGTACGGCAACGGGCTATTATCGGCGACGTTTGACCCTGACGACCTGTATTCGACCACAGCGGGTTTTGGCGTGCTGGTCACGGGGGGCACGCACGGCAGCGGCAAAATCCATGAGGTCATTTTGTATAACCGCGCGGTCACAGATGCGGAGCGACGCCGGATTGAAAAGTACCTGAGTGCCAAGTGGAACGTCCCAAGTGCCGACAGCGCGTACCCCGGGACGGCAGTGGGCTACTGGGGCGATAAATCTGGTAATTCTAGGCACGCTACACAAGCAACCGCGGCGTCTAAACCTCTGCTGTCTAACTATCAGCCCGGCGGCGCGACCATATCGCTCAACGGCACAAATCAGTGGTTGTCTGGTACGGGCGCGCAAGTGTTTAAAAACGGTATGACGTTGTGCGCAGCATATTTCTCGGGGGGCGTAAATTTTTCTTCGTTATTCGCTGTCGGTGACAGTGCGGCTGGAAAACGTTGGGTAATGGGTTCTGGCAGCACTCAAATTGGTTTAGACGTTTATACTGCCGCTGTCTCCACTGGTGTTTCCGCGCAAAACAGAACAGGCATCACGACATGGGCAATCAATCCCAGCACAAATAACGTAACAATACGTTTAAATGGCGCGCAGTCTGTATCTACGACGCCAACACCGGCACTGGTGGCCTATACTTCTGACACGTTTGCAGTCGGGACTGTACCGCTGGCAAACGAACAGTTTTTGGTTGGCCGTCCATTTGAGTTGTTGGCTTTTAGCCGCGTACTCAGCAGTAACGAGTGCCGTATAGTTGAGCGTTATCTGGCCAACAAATGGAAGATTACGTTGGTGTAATATGGGCATCATAAAAATCAACAACGTTATTTCGGGCGGGCAAACGACTGCTTTAAGCGGCGCCCGCTCAAAGATATCTAAAACGTTCAGCCCCGCTGAGATTCCGGGTTTGGCCGGCTGGTGGGACTTTTCGAATAGCGATTACTTAAAACAAAACAACGACGGCACCGGGGCTGTTGTAAACGGGTCTGCTGTTGGTTTTGTGCAAGATCGTAGCGGTAACAGCAAACATTTGACGCAAACAGACAACGCGCGCAAACCAACTTATAACACCGCGGCTGCAGCTGGCACCGCAACTGTTTTTTCGTCAGATTTTTTAGTTGCGCCGCAAATTACGCTGAATAGTTCCGGCGCGTCTTTATTCATCGTCGCGCGCCGAACAGACGCGACCCCTTTCGGTGCGCTCCACAGTTTTGTCGGCGACACCGGCGCTTTTCCTAATCATCATCCGTGGACGACTAACACGTACTTCACGTCATTTGCGCGGAGCGGGCGGCTGTCTATAGTCGGCGTTCAACATAGAACAGACTTAACTTTGCACGAAGCGCACAATCAACGCACGATAAACAACGTAGAGTCGTATTTTTTAAACGGCGCGCCTACATATTCTGCGACTGCGTCTAGTATCGCGCAGCAAAACGCTACTGTTGTACCGGGAATTGGCGGCCATCTAACAACAGCGGGCATCTACAACTATCCCGGCGACGGTGAGTATAAAGAAGTGCTGTTGTTTTCTTCCGCGTTAACAACTGCGCAAATCACTGCTGTTCGGAATTACTTAACCAGCAAACATAATGTACAAATGGCGCCGCAGGTCACTAATGCAGAAGCGCAAAACTGGATCAATCGCGCATACGTTAACGGTAGTACGGTTTCTCCGCAAACCGCCACAGCTGTTTCTACGTTCTGTTCCGCGATTGAGGCCGCGAGTTTGCGAACAAAGTTTTATCGCCTGAATCTTATGTGCGGCGATAGTTTGAACGCCGCGCTTGTGCCCTTGTATCGCGGACAATCATTAGCGGAAACACAGTACGGCAGTGAAATTGACGCGGCAACAAATTTCCCGACGACAAATTATCAAAGCTCGGGCGTGGCTGGCGGTTTGTTAGGCGTATTGAACAGCGCTTATATCAATACCGGATTACCGCAAAACACAGCCGCGACAAATGACCGGCACTTGGCTGTTTATGAAGCGCCGCCGCTACCGACAAACTCTTACGCTACGCTCATCTCATCTGTCACGTCCGGCGTCACCACTGACTGGTTTATAGCCTACGGCAGTCCTCCAACCACTGTTCGGTATTCTGGGTTGGGTGCGTCCGTGTCGTATGTAACAGATCCGGTAAATAATACCAGTGAGGCGTTTTGGATCGGCTCAAACAACGCTACGCAAGCAGCGCTGTACAAAAATGGCGCAGTTGCCGCGAGCGCCACTAATAACTTGTCGCCGCAGGCTACAAATGCGTCAAACATTATTGTGTATGCCGTAAACGCCGCGGCATCGGCGCAAAACCCCAGCAGCTGTTTACGTGCGTATTCTGTTGGGACAAATTTTACAGCGGCTGAAGCCGCAACCTACAGCACGATTATGCAAACTTTTCAGCGGGCGCTTGGACGGTCGTTTGATAGCCGCCTTGACTTACACGCTGACGCGCAAAGTTGGTATCAGCGCGTGGTTGCAAATGGTGGCGCGGCGGACGAAACCACGCTTAGCGCTGTAGCTAATTTTTGTAGAGAAATCGACGCCGCCGATCTGCGCGACAAGATTTACAGATTGAATTTATGCGCGGGTGCTAATATCAATGCCGCCGTTGTGCCGCTGTATGCCGGCCCTGTAAACGGTTGGGCGACAAAAAACATTCTCGGTTTGAATGAAAACTTCTCGCGTTGGTTAATCGTCAACGGCACGGTTACGCAAAATGCGATCGCGGCTCCGAACGGCACGCTGACGGCCGACCTGTTTATTGAAAACAACACGGTGACGAACAACTATGGCGTGCGGCAAAACGTCGATCTTGCCGCGAGTACAACGTATACGCTGAGCTGCTACATCAAGAAAAAAGATCTGCGTTACGCGCAGCTCAATCTTTATGTGGGGCAAAACACCGGCGCGTACTTCGATTTGGACACGGGAGCCGTCTCAGGCACATTCGGGCCCGCCCCTTCCCCGACGATTACTGCTGCGGGCAACGGCTGGTGGCGGTGCTCGATTACAGCAACGAACACTACAGCCACAAACGACCGGCCGATGTACATTGTCGGCACGACGCTGCCGACCGAATCGTCTCATCCCGGCGTTGTTGGCGCGGGTACGTATTTTTGGGGCGCGCAGCTGGAAGTTGGTTCTTTAACTGCGTACGCGCCGCATGCCCACGGCGGCTTGCTTGATGTCAATACTGGCTACACAACCGCTGACTACACGCTAAATGGCGGCTTCAACGCCAACACGACTTCCGGCACAAAGCATCTAGTGCTGTCAAACAAGCCGATTAAAAACGTCTTGTCTGATCTGACAAACGTTCACATGGCAACGACGATTGCGGCGAACGCTACGTGGACGGGCAATCGGCGCACGCTAGCCACGTTTCAAAACGTTAACGGCACTGGTGGCACGTACGGTTTTTCTGTTGCCGCTAGCGGGCAGGTGACAGGCACCGTCAGCAGCGGCGTAAGTTTTACCACTATGGCGTTTGATAACGTGTTCCGTAATTACGTCATTTCGCGCACAAGCAACACGAGTGTTCGCGGATATGTAAACGGTGTATATGGCGCGCAGTCGCTAATTAATACGACGACGTATTTAAATACCAAAACGCGGTTAGCTTCTGGCACGAGCTTTTACGACACAACCGACGGCACCGGTGTTGAATCTAGCCCGTACGAATCGTGGCCCGGCCGGATTGCAGATTATTCTGTCGGGCTGGGGCTAGACGACACACAAGCGGCGGCTCTCGCGACGGCTTTTCAAAATTTCAGAATGGCTATCGGACGCGTCTAGTGCCTCTCGCAAAATTGTGTAAGATATACCTACCTGTAGGAGTTTAATATGTCTATTCCCGTTCTTGTCGCCGCGCAGCCCACAGAAGTGCCCGCTAAAGTGTTTGATAAATGGTGGGTGCAGACGATTCTCATTCAGGCACCCAGTCCGAACGGCGACGCAAATGCGCACGTAGTGCTTGGCAAATTTCGCACAGATGAAAATGGCAATGCGGAGTTGTCGGGTGAAACCCAAACACTCGACGTTCCCGGACTCCTTAGCGCAGCGCAAACAGATCCTGAACTAGGTGCTGTCGTCGTTGGTTTGTTGTCTTATGTTATGAAAGTCGGGCAGCAGCAAGGCGTCGTGTACGCGCCGCCGCCGGAACCCGAAACGCCCGCGGAGTGATTAAATAATGTCTAGCGTATACGGCACCGTTGATTTTGGCGGCAAAGCTTTAGTCAACACGCGGGCAGCAATTAGTTCTCCGGCACAAATTGTGGCGGACCAGAACAATTACGCCTTACCGGCGAGCACAGACGTCGTCCGGCTCTCGTCAGATTCGACGCGCACTATTACGGGTTTTGTTGCGGGTATTGATGGCGCTGTGGCAACTATCTGCAACGTAGGCGTTTTTGATATCCGCATCGCCCACGAGTCTCTAAGCAGCACCACAGCGAATCGTGTAACGAGCGCCACTGGTTCTGACGTTACTCTTGCGCCGAATGACAGCCTTTCGCTGATTTATGACGGCACAAGTTCCCGTTGGCGTACTGGCGGTGTCGTTAAAATTGCGGGCTCGCAAGCCGTGATATATGACTTTACGCGTACAAGTGCTCCGGCTGACGCATCGGGAAGTAACGGCGCGTACACGTGGTCTATCCCGTCGGCCGCCCGCTATGTAACTTTTCTTGCGCATGGCGGCGGTAGTGGCGGCGGTTCTGGCCGTCGTGGCGCGGCTGGAACTGCGCGTTGTGGCGGCGGAGCTGGTCACGCTGGTGGTTGGACAGAATTGACTTATCGCGCGAGTGACTTGCCTACGCTTGTGTGCAGTGTGACTGTTGGCGCCGGCGGTGCTGGCGGAGCCTCTGTAACGACAGACGATACAAACGGCAACGCCGGGGGCAGCTCTGGCGGCTCTTTTGTAAGTATTAACGGCGTATATGTAGCACTTGGTTGGCACTGCACCGGCGGTACCGGCGGTACGACCGCTGCAACAGTAAGCGGGGGAGACAATGCGTGGGCGTCCCAGTTTCAAAATTTGGTAGCGGGTTCGTCTTTAACGGGCGCTTCTAATGCCGCCGGAGCATTTGGGTCATACGCCACAGCCGGCAACGGTAATGGCGGCGGCGGTGGGGGCGCAGACGCGTCTAATAATCACTACGCTGGCGGCAATGCCGGCACTATCCCGATTATGCTGGGCGCTAACGCCGGCCCTACCGGCGGATCAGCCGGCGGCGGCAACGGCTCCGCGGGCGTTACCTATTTCGGTCGTTGGTGCTCTGGCGGCTCCGGCGGCGGCGGCAATAATGCCGGCCCGGGCGGATTCGGCGGTACTGGCGGTTTTCCGGGTGGCGGCGGTGGCGGTGGCGGCGGCTGTTTAAACGGCAATGCCAGTGGCGCCGGCGGCAATGGCGGAAACGGTTTCGTGCGTATTACAGTTTGGTATTGAAAGGGCAACAATGAGCGAAGAAGCAAACGAAGTTGTGCCAGAGCCGGCTCCGCAGCCGACTTCTTACGCTGTAGTGCGTGCAAGTGACGGCAAAGTTGTAACGTTCGTGCGCGGAGACTATCCCGACGGCTGGGAGCCGGGCGAAGGGCTTACGCTTGTGGCCGATACAGACCTGCCCGCCGGGTGGGAGTGGGCGCCGCCAGAACTCGGCCCTGTTCCGCAGCAGATTAGCGCGCGGCAAATTCGCATGTGGCTTGTTACACACGGCATTTCTTTGGCCGCGGTTGAAACAGTTATTGATAACATTGCCGACCCGCTGGAGCGCGATGTCGTTCGTGTCGAGTGGGAATATGCGCCATACGTAGAGCGCAAACACCCGATGATTGCTACATTGGGTGCGGCGTTAGGTTTTACCGCGGAGCAAATTGATCAGGCTTTCCGCGACGCTGTACAACTTTGAGGTGGCGTTGTGGCGAATAATGCTTTGCCAGCTATTACGCGCGGCACGTTTGACCCGCGTATGTTCTCTAGCCTTGCTCTTTGGCTGGACGCTGATGACCCCAGCACGATTACTACGTCGTCGGGGCAGGTTACGCAGTGGCTCGACAAGAGCAGCAATGCACTTGCGTTTACACGCGGTACCGGCTCATTCGACGGCCCGCGTAACGGACCCGCGCTGGCGACGTACAACGGGCGCACCGTGTTGTCGTTCAACGGCACAAATACAGTGCTGCGCAACGCCACGATACCGGGACTTGGTAAGCGGACGATGTTCTTTGTGATTGTGCCGACAGCTACGCCCGGATCGACATCCATCTTCTTTGATTACTACCCGATGGCGACTGGTAGCATATCGTGGGTGCCGACTGTCGAGTTTGGCTATACGCCAGCAGGTAATTTTTCTTATTTCAAACGCGCAACCAGTTCAGGCGCGGTTAACAATTCTGTGCCGGGCGCTGGTTTAAACAACGCGGCTATTATGCGCGTGACATACGACGACACGACGTTTACCGTTACGAATTTTTTCACGTTTAACTTAAAAGCCGCGGCGAATCGCGCAACTGTATTGTCTGGCGCCGGTGGCCTGCTGGACGGTTCTCAGCAGGGGCAGTGTGTCGGCGCGCGAAACGGCGTAATCTCTGGCGGGTATTACTCAAATTTTTTCACCGGGCACGTCGCTGAGATCTTGGTTTTCAATGACACGTTGCCGGCTAAAACCGTCACAGATATCGAAGACTACTTGGCGCGCAAGTGGGGCATCCCGCTGCCCACGACCGTAGCGCCTATTACAGCGCCTACTGATATCAGTAACTGTTCGTTTTGGGTAGATGCGAGTGATATTTCTTCGTTAAAGCAAGACAGCGCTGGAACAACTGCCGTAACAGCTAGCGGGCAAACAGTCGCGTACTGGGCGGATAAAAGCGGCGCGAATCAGCACGTAATTAACGCCGGCGGTAGTTCCGTCTGCCCGACCTATGTGTTAAATCGCCAAAACGGCAAGCCGGTTCTTTCATTTGACGGCGGTGACTCTTTATTGTCAGCAGCCGACAGAACAACCACGGCGCCCGCCACAGTTATTGTTGCGTGCCGCGATCGCGGGACTATCTCAACAGTGGCCGGCGTGCTCACGACCGGTAACTCGACCGGCGGCGAAGGCGGTCCGGGTATTTACTCTAACGCCGCGCAATATATCGCTGACGGCCCGGGTGGGAATACCACGACCTCTTCAAATACCGCGACCACAAATCACGTCGCTGTATTCACGACTGTAGCGGCGGTTTATACGCAAGCAAACACGAAAAACTCGTATATTTATCGCGACGGTGGGCTCGAAGAATATTTTACTGGCACAGGCGTGGCGTTAGGTTCGCACACACGCGTGCAGGTTGGCGGGCGTACTGGTTCGGGTGTGCCGTCTCGCGTGTTCACTGGCGATATCGCCGAGTGCATTATCTATGATCGCGCGCTGACGACAACTGAGTTAATGCGTGTCTTCAAATATCTAAACGATAAATGGGGCGTGGGAGCGACACGACCAACGTCTTCGCATCCAGAAGTCCAAGATTGGATTGATCGCGCGTACTATAACTCCGGCGCGATCTCCCAGTACACGGCAGATTGCGTTACAGAATTTTGCCGCCGCGTCAACGCCGCGGGTTTGCGCAGCAAGTTTTATCGGCTGAATTTGTTCTGCGGTAATAACCTTGCCGCGTGCTTAACGCCGCTGTATTGCGGGCCTGTTCCTCTAGATCGCAATTTCGGCGGCGCGTACGACAGAACAGCTAGTTACTCCAGCGGCGCATCACTTGTTGGTAGTGGGTTTTACAATAGCCCAAACGAGTACGTCGAGTCTGGCGCGCTGACCACAACTGGACTAACAGGTTCTAGCGCGAGCAACACACGTACGGTTTACACAGGCTTTTTTTACAATGAGTTGCCTACGCTGTTAAATGCGCACTTTGCATCTTTCTTTCGCGTAAATACAACGCCGTCTAGTGCCGCATACGCAATTGGCGGCTTAATTGCGGGCACGGAACAAACGGTAAACTCCCAGCAAGTTCGTATGTCAGTCGAAGCACCTACGACATCTGGATTTAATTTAAACGTCGCAATCAGTGGTACAAATCTAGCTTCTGTCACAAACGTGCCGCTCGGGGCGCACTTTGTGGTTGCTTCCAGAACTTCTGCTACAAGTCTAACAGCGTATGTTGACGGGGCATCTTCTGGCACAAACGCTACGACCACAGCCAACTATGTTTCGCCGTATTTGATGGCTGTTGTCGGCGGGTCTAACGGCGCTAATACCGGCGGCGCGTTCCCGTATCCGATGGGCGCATACTCTGCGGGTCTGGGTTTAACAGCAGCAGAAGTGGCGGCATATAACCGGCTCATGCAAAACTTTCAATTGCAATTAGGCCGCAATGATAGCAACTCAGCTTACGCGTCCGCGCATCCAGAAGCGCAAAATTGGTATGCACGCGTCGTGCACGCAGGCGGCGACGCGAGTGCCGCGACGCTGACCGCCGTATCTAATTTTTGCAAGGCAATAGACAGCGCCGGCATTCGAAATAAGTTTTATCGGCTTAATTTGTTTTGCGGCGGTGGTCTAATTGCATGCCGAACGCCGCTTTACACGCACCCCGGCGACGGCGTACTGTACGGCAACTCTATTGACATCAATTTAAATTACGGCGGTTCCGCTTTTGTGGCCGCAAACTACACTGAAAGCACGGGCTTACGTGGAACCAGCGGTACAAATACGGGGCCGTATTTAGATACTGGTTTACGCGGCAACATGATTACGCCGGCGAACAGTCTTCACGGTATGGCTGTCGTGCTGGAAGAAAGCACACAACAGGGCTCGTACTTTGGCTTGTCCGCGCAAAACAGTGTAAATATTGAAGCTATAGGTCGCGCTGGGTATTTAAACAGCACTTTTAGTACTACTGCAAATGCGCCAGCCGGGTCCGCGCCAGAAATGCTAACATTTGTGCGTTCCTCGCGCAGCAATATCGTGGCCTATCGCAACACGACCGCCGGCACGCCGAATACCTCTACTATCGAAGCTAATCCATTTTCGCCAGAACCTATCGCCATTTTTGCGCGGCTTATTTACGGCGGCAACGGTGTGACGCTTTTTCACAATGGCCGACTCGGCGGCTATTCTTTCGGCACGGCTTTGACGGCTGCAGAAGTCTCGGCGTATTACACAGCAATGCAAACGTTTCAAGCAGCTATAGGTAGAACAATATGAGCGGCAGCTTGTTGCTTCTCGTCTCAGGAATCTACCTGTACATTTCCGCAGAGCAGTGCTATAAGTGCAATTACGGTGTGAGCGTAGCGTTTTTTGGATACGCGCTAAGTAACGTAGGTATGTACTGGGTATCAAAATGATTGCTGTTTTTCTGGCATTATGTACCGGCGTAGTTTTGGGCTGGTTTGTGCAGCGCTGGTACGCGGCGCTAGCTTTCCGAAAGCGCTGGGGCCTCACACAACCCATGCGACTTTATTCTCGCCGCCCGATTCGTTATCGTAGGCGCAATTTGGGTGGGCGTGCGAATAGAACGGTCATTCGGAGCTGGCGCCATTCTCGGTTATTTCGTCTTTTCGACCGTCTAAATGAAGATGAGCTGTTTAGCCGCTGATATGCTATTTTATAGGGCAGAGTAGCCCGCTCGCAGGAATAGCATAATGGCTAAAAAGCGCATATCAGACCTACCGGCAAAGGTAGTTCCAGACCCAAATGACTTGCTGGCTATTGTTGACCAGCAGGAAGCGCTGCCGACGACTAAAAAGACCACCGTCGGCAACCTACTCGCGACGCTCAATGTTCTCACGACGGGCGCTACTGGGCCCACAGGTCCGACCGGCGTTGCTGGTCCGACGGGTGTTACAGGGCCTACGGGCGTTAGCGGCCCGACAGGCCCGACTGGTTTAACTGGGCAGCGCGGGCCTACAGGGCCAACCGGCGCTACCGGACCTACCGGCCCAACTGGCTTGATTGGTTTAACAGGCACAACGGGCGCTACGGGTTTAACCGGCCCGACAGGCGCAAGCGGCCCAACCGGCCCGACAGGCGCCAGCGGTTTACAAGGCACTGCCGGTGTAACAGGCCCGACAGGCGTAACAGGGCCCTCTGGCGCGTCAGGCGCTGCCGGAGCTACTGGTGCCACTGGCCCAACTGGCCCAACCGGCGGGCAGGGCGAACGCGGTTTTGCCGGTGCGAGTGGATTACAAGGGCCGGCTGGTGTTCAGGGCGTATCTGGGCCCACTGGCCCTACCGGTCCAGCCGGCGCAACCGGCCCAACCGGCCCGACCGGTGGTGCGGGACCAGAAGGACCTAGCGGCCCGGCCGGTACAACAGGCCCAAGCGGCGCAATAGGACCAACCGGTCCGCAAGGTTTACAGGGACCGCAAGGTTTACAAGGCGCTTCTGGTGCGCAAGGCGTTGTGGGACCACAAGGCCCGCAGGGAGCCTCCGGAGCATCCGGTCCGACAGGCCCGACAGGTCCGTCTGGTGTGCCGGGCGACACTGGGCCGACTGGGCCGGCAGGAGCTACAGGACAAACTGGCCCAACGGGACCTACTGGCGTCGTTGGTCCGACTGGACCGACAGGCTCAGTAGGCGATACAGGCGCCACCGGCCCAACCGGCCCGACCGGCATTGCAGGCGAAAGCTTTAACTGGCGCGGCGCATGGAGTGCAAGCGGCAGTAATTATCTTGTTGACGATGTGGTGCAGTACAACGGCTATCTCTACATCTGCATACAAGACACCGACGGCCCCAACCTGCAACCTGACTTAATACAAGAAGGGTTCTGGGAGTTCTTTTTAGATCGCGGAGCCACCGGCCCAACCGGCCCGACCGGACTGACTGGTAGCGCTGGCCCTAGCGGCGCAACAGGCCCGACAGGTGCAAGTGGCGCTGCAGGTGCAGCCGGTATAGCTGGTCCTACGGGCGCGACAGGCCCGACGGGTTCAACTGGCGCAAGCGTTGTAATGCGCGGGACGACGCAAACATGGCCGCCGGCTGGAGATCCTGAAGTCGGCGACGTGTGGATTATCGGTGTCGGCGCGCTGACAGACGAAGACTTACCGCTGAACGCGTCGCTTGGTACTGGCTTTTATTGGACCGGTACAACATGGCGCAACATTGGTGTGCTGCTAGGGCCTAGTGGGCCATCTGGGCCAATCGGTATTGATGGGCCATCCGGTCCGGCTGGCGCTACTGGCCCGACTGGGCCGACCGGAGTTACAGGGCCGACAGGTCCGACGGGCTCAATAGGCGTAACAGGTCCAAGCGGCCCCACAGGGCCAACTGGCGTGTCAGGTCCAAGCGGCCCGACAGGACCAACTGGACCGTCTGGCGCGCAAGGTCCCGTCGGTCCGACTGGCTTAACAGGGCAAGCTGGCCCAGCTGGTGCGCCGGGAGCTGCCGGCGGTGCGGGCGCCAGTGGGCCGACAGGGCCGACTGGTCCTACTGGCCCGGCGCCGACGGTCACAGCCGGCACTACACCCGGCACCATTGTTATCGGCGGCGTGACGGTAGCCGCCGCGACTGGTCAAACCGGGCCCACAGGGCCAACCGGCCCAGCAGGTCCCGGGCTTAATTGGCGTGGCTTTTGGAATTCTGGCGCCGCTTATTATTTAAACGATGCCGTGTACTACAACGGCAGCGCGTATGTGCAAATTGACTCGGCATATAATGGCGGCACAAATTACGAGCCAAGCACGACTACAGCTGTCTGGTCTTTACTGGCGTCTGGATCGATAGGTCCGACTGGGCCTACCGGTCCAGCGCCGACTGTAACTGCCGGCCCAACATCCAATACGGTTTACATTAACGGCGTGTTGGTGGAAGCGGCTCAGGGGCAAACCGGGCCAACAGGTCCGGGCATCAATTGGCGTGGCGCGTGGGACTCAATAACGCCGTACTATATTAACGACGCCATCTACTATAACGGCAGCGCTTACGTGCACGTCGATGTAATGTCCGGCGGCATGACCGGTTATCAGCCTGATTTACACACGTCCGTTTGGTCACTGCTGGCTAGCGTCGGCGCTGAAGGTCCGACAGGCCCAACAGGGCCAGCGCCAGACGTAACTGCAGGTCCGACCTCTGATACTGTTATTATTGGCGGTGTGACGGTGCAGGCCGCGCAGGGCGTAACCGGACCCTCTGGCCCCACTGGTGTCACCGGACCGACAGGGCCGACGGGCCCAACAGGCGTTACGGGCCCAACAGGCCCAACAGGCCCAACCGGACCCACTGGCCCAACCGGCCCCCAAGGCACGTTTGCGCTAGCACAGGCAATTACCAGCGTTTCAAATAACTATACGCTTGTTGTGGATGATGCCGGCAAACTAATTGTCTGCAACAGCGCTTCAAACATTACGATCACAGTGCCAAATAGCGTATTTTCAGCCGGCGCAAACATCGACGTGGTCAACATAAATACTGGCACGGTAACAATCGCTGGAGCTGGTGGTGTTACTGTGAATGCTACGCCGGGTCTTAAACTCCGCACGCAATACAGCGGCGCGAGCCTTGTGCTGTACGGAACAAATACGTGGCTGCTCCTCGGTGACTTGGCGGCGTAATCATGCGCGGACATATCGGGCACAGAATACCCAGACGCATCTACGAATTGCTTTTAACGCAACTAACAGTTGACGTGCTTACACACGCGCCAGAGGCTCCAGAAATCAACCTTACGCAACTAACAGTTGCCGTGCTTACACACGCGCCAGAGGCTCCAGAAATCAACCTTACGCAACTAACAGTTGACGTGCTTACATACTAGGACAAGCTATGGCTGTTATCTTTTTTGATGGTTTTGAAAACCCGCTTGCGTCCGCATACTGGTCAGGCACGAACGCTGAGATTGATTCCAATTTTTACATCGGCGCGCGAACCGGCGAAAAATCTTTGCGCATTGATGCAGCGACGCCACCCGGTGTGATTTCGTTGCGCAATTTTGGTACTCACAGCGCCAAAAAGGTATACATTGGCTTTGCGGCGTACAATCCGTACACAGACGCCGCTGCGGGTGCAACTGGGTTACCATTTTTAAGCGTTTTTAACAGCTCGCTGACGAACAATTTAACCATCAACATGGCAAGCGTGGCAGCTAATCAGTTGCGTTTTGTCGTGCGGCAGTCTAATACGACGGTGACAAACTATACGTTTACTGACAGCGCATATTCTTACAACGCAAATAGTTGTTCGTATTATGGTGGCGGCTGGCTCTTTTTAGAGTTTGAATTTAATCTTGGAACTTCCCCAAATACAGTTGCCATGCGCGTGAACGGGTCAGCGCTGTCTAATAGCTCAAGCAGCCAAATAACAAATTTGCCGACAACATTGGGGTCTATAGCCGGCTTTGATATCACCGGTAGTAGCTGCAACTTAATGGGCTTCGACGATTTGTACGTTAGTGATAACATCGCGCCTGCGCCCACGAGCTATTTAGGTACGAACACGCAAGTGCACAAAGTTCAATTGCAGTCTGGGGCAAGCTATTCTGATGGCTGGCGTGAATTTTATTACGGTGGTTATAACACGCCGCCAACTTACGACGGCAACACGCTGTTGGGCGACAACAACGGCGACCTAACTAGCGTAACGACTGCGCAATTCAACAAAAGCATTACGTACAACACGCAAAATGTAACGCCTGTTAATCCTGCCACGGCCGTCATCGCGGCGATCCGGCTCGACTCATTTGCGCGAAAAGTCAGCCTTGACTCTGCCTACAAATGTCTTTACTACAACGGTACAACAACGTATGAGCTGGGCTCAAAAATAACGCTGACAGATACGAACTACGCCGGACCCAATTCTCAAATCATAAAAGTCAACCCAGCAACAGGGGCTAATTGGACCATCACTGATTTCAACGCGGCTAGTTTTGGCGTGAAATCCGTCGACCCGGCGTCTTGATGCTATGGCAAAGTTGACTTTGATTAACGGCAAGCTGCGCGTAGTATGGGGCAGCAGCGAGTCTGGCTCCATTGTGGAAGCGGACTGGCTTTCGCCGTCAAATGAGTACGAGGGATGCTGCTGTAATGATTGCACCGTGCTAAAAATAACTTACGACTGGTCAGAAAGCTCATCGCGCGACTTGGATACCGGCACTACTTTTTTGGGCACAAAAGTTGGTTGGTCATGCGGTGACGGCAGTACTGTGGCGTATATCTTGTGGAGTGGCGACAACACATCGGCATCGGCGAGCGAATACGTACTTATTTATTTTAAAGCAGCACTTGACGCAGAAAGATGGAGCGGCAGTGTTGAGATCGATCTGGCTGCCGGGTGGTACATACCGGCCGGCGGCAGCGGCCCAGCAAAAGTTATCGTTGAGTGTTATGACGTGCCAAATGAAGACACAAAAAAAACAAAAACTATTAATCCCGGCGCGCAAAGTAATTGCGCGTCAACAAACGTTGGTAAAGTCACTATTAACGAAGATGGAACGTTTGAACTTGAATAACGCACATGGCTAAGCTTTACTTTCGGCATGGCACGGTCGGTAGCGCCAAGACTCTGAATCTCTTGGCCGTCGCGCACAACTACCGGCAACAAGGCAAAGAAGTTTTACTTGTCAAGCCGGAGTTTGACACGCGGTTCGGGCGCGATGTTATCAAAACCCGGGCTGGTCTAGAAATGCAGGCCGACGTGCTGGCCCCGCCAGCCGGCCGCATGGTGATACCGGCGCTTGACGCCATAGCCTGCGTCCTCGTCGACGAGGCGCAGTTCTTAACGCCTGAAGCCGTAGAACAGCTGCACCATATTGCCCATTCTGCCGTCGCGCCAAATAGCCCTACTGGCATCCCCGTTATTTGTTACGGGCTACGAACTGATTTTCGCACTAGGTTATTTCCGGCGGCCCAGCGGTTACTTGAGCTAGCCGACACGATTGAAGAGATAAAAACAATTTGCACGTTTTGCTTGCGCAAAGCTGTGTTCAATCTTAAACTTCTCAACGGCCGGGCCACGCTAGAAGGTCCGTCAGCCGAACTGGGTTGTGAAGAAAAGTATCTCCCAACATGCGCTGCTTGTTATGCAGAACAGCACGCCAATCGAAACAACAGCGCAGCCGGCTAAGGGCGAAAGCTCAGCTGATTACCGCGCAGAGATTGCCGGCACGCTGGCGATTATTATCCCTGCCGCGCTGTTGCTCGTTCTCGTCATGTGGTCTATAGCGGACACAATTCGTATGGAACGCAATCTCAAAGAGTCCCGGGCTCGCCGCGAGCAAGAACGTGAAGCAGCGCGACGACGAACAGAAGCGCTAATTGAGCAGGCACGGCAAATCGAGATGGCGCGCGGGCAGGCCGCTGCAACATCCGGGGCAATATCGTTTACGGTAAAAAAGCCGCCGTTTGTGCAGCAAGATCTTGTGCCAAAACAACGCCGGTTATTCAAACTTTACTGAGGAGACGTTTTGTGGCTGCTCGTGTGCCGGCGCCAACGCCAAAAGAGATAGAAGAGCGCGCGCGTGAAATCCGCAAAGGCTGGAGTCAGCGCGAAAAGAAAAAACGCTGCGCCTACGAAACTGAATTTCGCTGTCCGCAAGTCTCTCCCGCCGTGTTCGCCGAAGCTGCTGGCCCACAGGGTCGGCGTCTACAAAGACTTTACTAGGAGCTGTTATGGCTTGCGCCAACAAGTGCCACAAAAAAGCTGAGCAAATTCAAATGCCATCTGCCGTATATGGGCTCGCGTCAAAGCTTATCGGCACCTGCTATGACTTGGTCGCGGCGGGTGTAAGCGCGCTGCCAACTAACTTTAGTTCCGCGGACCTGCTCATCGTGTTGCAGTCGCTTATTCGCGAAAATCAAGATCTGCAAGAAAAGGTAAATAAAAAAACAGGTCCACGGGCGACCGCTGATGGCCCCGCGGTGCAACTGACATTCGGTCCGGACAACGCGTACACGTTTAATATTCCGGTGCCATGCGGCGAGTGCGACGCGTTTGCAGACCAACTCGCCGACGTTGCGCAGAAGTTACGCCGCCGGGCAACAGCTAAAAAAATGGTTTGTGCTGCACAACAAATGCTGCCCTTCTCTGATTGCGCTTGACTATCTCGCTAAAGGACTGGCCGTGACTAAGCCCACGTTGCATCTTGTCGGTATTTTTCACACGGTACACTCGCAGGAGTATTCGCACTGCGCGTTCACTGGAAAAGCTTTGCGCTTCTCTAAGATGCTGCAGATGTACGGCTACGACGTCGTCGAGTACGCTAACGGGGGCAGCGAAAGCGAAGCCGCTGAGAAGGTCGTCATGCTCACGCGGGAAGAGCTTGATTCGATGACCGGCAAGCGCGACAAGAAAGATTTTTACAGCAATTTGGCTACCGTCGCGACACCACACCACACAGAGTTTGAGCGGCGGCTAGTCGCGGCGATGAAGGCGCGCGTAAAAACCCGCGACATTATCTGCCACCCGTTTGGGCACGCCCACGCCCGACTGCTGCAAGACTTCCCCTCAAATATCCACGTGGAAACTGGTATCGGCTATAACACGCTGGTTGAAGGCACGATTCGGATATTTGAAAGTTACGCGTGGCGCCACTATCACTCGGGCAAAGCAAACGCAGACGGCAACCACTACGAGTGGGTCATTCCGAATTATTTTGATATCAACGACTGGCGCCCGCGTTTCCAGCAAGGGCAGTATTACGCGTTTCTCGGGCGCATCAGTCCGTGCAAAGGGCTCGACGCGCTGCTGTCTATCGCGCAAAACCTTCCGGAAGATAGCCCAAAGATTGTGCTGTGCGGACAAGGCGACCATACGCCATGGGCGCACCCAAAGATCGAATACCGCGGGCCGATATCGGGCGCACAGCGCAGCGAGTTTATGCGCAACGCTATTTGTTCGCTCATGCCGACTAAGTTCATAGAGCCATTTGGCGGGTCTGGCGTCGAGGGCTTGCTGTGCGGCACGCCTCTCGTAGCGACAGATTACGGCGCCTTCACCGAAACAGTGCAGCACGGTTTTAACGGCTTTCGCTGCAAGACCTTGGCCGACTGGCTCGACGCGCTGGAGCAAGTCACGACGCTGGATCGGGCCGCTATCGCCAATGACGCCCGCGCCAAGTACAGCCTAGAAGCCTGCGGTAAACTGTACGACGAGGCGTTTCAAAAAATAGCCCAGCTTTACGAACGCGGGTGGTATACGCTGCCCGAAAAACGGCGAAAAAAAGCTGAAAAAATTGCGGTGTAATTAGCCGGCAAAAACGGCTAAATTACGCGCAATATCGTGGCATATTCTTTGCGCACTGCGAATATGTGTTCGCAGATTTTGACGCATTCGGGTTTTCACGGAGGGTATCATGCCTTACCCGATTGTTCGAGAAATACTGATTGTCTTCTGCACCGTCGGCGGAACAGCCATCGGCTATCTTGCCGGCAGAAGCATCGGTAACCCAACCGCAGAATCAATTTTTGCGTTCGCTGGCATGGCTGCTGGCGGCGCATTTGCTGATCTCTGCTTACGGAGGTAGAGCACCATGAAGCGTCTGGTGTTTGGTCTTGTCGGTCTGTGCTTGTGTGTCGCCGCGTACGGCCGTGATGGCTTCCCGCGCCATCATGACGTTCGCGACCCGGCGTTCGAGGAGTGGGCGATGTCTGAAATTCGGGCCGTCGTGGAAGCCAACTTCCAAGCGGTCAATACGGAAGACATCGAAAAACTCATGGACACCCACACGAGCTACTGCCCTGATCGCGAAGAATTTCGTCGCGAGACGGCGCAGGCGTTCGAGGACTTCGACGTGTATGTGCGTTTGGTGGATTTGCGCTGGGGCGGCGATAGCAACGCCTCCAGCACATATCCGGGCGGGCATCGCTGTTCTGTTGTCGTAACGCAACAGACCATGCCGGCCAACGCAGACGACGAGGACTACACGGCGTATCGCGGTAACTCCGCGCTATTGCCTGAGTCCGATCTGGTCTACTACACGCTCATTTGCCATGTCGAGAAAGGCAAATGGAAGATCCACATGATCAACGGCAATGTGAATCCGACGACGTGGGATTTCTTCAAGACAGAGCAGGCTGAACGCGAAAAAGCGGAACAGCGCTCTGGCCAGAGATCCTCGTCAGGCGGCCGATCACCGTTTGATTGCGCGAACGGGCAATGCCGCCCGGCAGCGCTGCGGGTAAAGCAGTAGTCTACAGCGGCGCGGTGACGCGTCGCTGGCCCGCCCCCTTAGCTCAGCTGGTTAGAGCATCGGACTTTTAATCCGTTGGTCCTAGGTTCGAATCCTAGAGGGGGCACTGGTCGATTGAATGATTTTCATTTCTAAACAAGGAGGTTTGAAATGAAGGGGATTGAGATCAAAGGGAATATCATCGGGTTGCTCACTGCGGTGTTCATGTTGGTTGCTCTGCTGTGGCAGAGCTACACGGAGTATCGACATGCGCACCCGACACCTACAGCGTTGCAGCCGCCGTCCGCGGCAACAACGCCTATCTACTGGCATGACGGCCAACGCTGGTGGTGCCAAGTGGGTGAGCAGCGTTACATCTGGACCCCTAACGCCCAACAAGAAAGGTTAGCGTATGTCGAGCAACAGCCCGTCGTCCGCTGAGGTCGAAAAGGATGAACTGGAAAAGTTGGCCGAATTCTACGACGGCGCAATTGACCGGTACATCGAGGATTTGCGTGGCGCGCTGGACCGGTTTGCGGAGCGCAAGTCCTACCCGCGGTTTTTGCGGTTGGAAACGTGTTTCCGCTACATCGACCGCGCTGTCGATGCGCGCGGGCTTCTGAAAGCGCACAGCGGTTCCGCCGAAAAAGCTGGTCGTCGGCTGGCAGACTACAACGACGACGCCTGAGTTAATTCTGTAAGAAATTCGCATCGTTTTTCTTACAGATGTGGGAGTGTAGCCCAAAGGCAGAGGCAAAGGACTTAAAATCCTTCAAGTGTGGGTTCGAGTCCCACCGCTCCTATTGTGTTTTTTTTTTCACGGGAGGTGCTCAATGGCTTTGATAACAAAGTACGTCTTCCGCGGGAACTGCACCACGGAAGAGGTAACCGATGGTGGCGAGCAGCAGATCCTCATTGAGGGTCCATGCTATTCCTGCGGTACGGTGGTCTCTGTGACCGTCAAGCCGCAGGACTACGCGCGGTTCGAAGCGGGCAATTACGTGCAGGATTGTTTCCCGTACTTGCCCGCTAGCGAGCGTGAGTTTCTTCTGTCCGGCATCTGCAACACCTGCTGGAACGCCATGTTCCCGCCCGACGAGGAAGAAGACGAATGAGTGCGGACAACGACGGATGGATTCGGTGTATCGATCGGCTGCCAGAAGAAAACCAAATGGTTTATTACTTCGGTCCGAATATCGGAATCCACATCGGTAAATTCGACAGCACGGTGCAAACGCAGTGCTGCTACGAGGGCCCAGACGGGCAACTCGTGTACGAAGATATGCCGCAACGGCTTGTCGACGCCATCAACCACAACAAGTTTGTTAACAACGATTGGGGTGTGGTGGACGCTGACGATGCGCCATATTGGCGACCGTACGACCCAGAACGCGCAAAAAGCTGGGTACCGCTTCCGCCGCGTGGGTACATGCGGCAGATCGTTGACATGCTCGACGCCATCAAACCCGACGCTGAATAGCGTACGGTAGCCGCGTAGCTCAGTTGGTAGAGCGCCTGCTTTACACGCAGGAGGGCGGGGGTTCGAGTCCCCCCGCGGCCATTGCAGCTAGCGTTTGGCTGCAAGCAGGTTACACGGTGTAACTTGCTGTTCAGTGGACACAGTCGCTGTGCGGCTGTACATCAGGGATGATAAGGAGACCATCGTGGCAAAGAACGATCCGTGGCTCTGCAGCTGCTCGATCTCAATGCGTGAGATTCGGGCTCGTATTAACTTCGGTCGTGAGTTGTTGGGTTTGCGCCCCTTGACCATGAACCGTTTTTACGGGCTTCGCGCAGCGGCGGCCGAAAAGTTCTTGGAGGCGCATGAGTCGCGTCGCCATGGGAACAAGGGACTGGACCGTAACCCGTTCCTCCCCAACAGGATGATCGGTAACAACTACATCTTCACCGCCGCCCGGGCCAACCGGTTGATTCGGATGGGCGTTGCGCATAAGGTGCGTAACACCGGCCGGAAACCGGGCAGCCGCGTCATCAAAGGCCGCGTGCTGCAGCCGGCTGGCTGCTGAAGTGTCAGAAAGCCCGGTGCGGGGCTGATCTTTTTGGGCTGCGCGCACCTGCAGCTCTTCACGGAGGATCTATGATTCGCGTCTGTGTTTTTTCTGTGCTGTCAGTGCTTGCTGGGATTGCCTGCGCTGACGGACCTGTCATCATCGAGAGCTACACGTCGCATCAACCGATGCGATACTATCAGCCTACCAACGCGACTGCGCAGGGCGTTGCGGAGATGCAGGCTCGATGCGGGCAGTGCCGCCACTTCGGCGGCAACAGCGGTTACGAAGGCGTCGGCAGCGGGAGCACTCCCGAAGCCGCGTTGGGTAACTGTTGCTTTTCTCGGTCTGGTATGCGGGTAGTTGACCAAGGCGTAGCACGCGGCTCAAATGGCCGCTGGTTCGCCTGCAAGCGCTACCGATAGCACACTGGCCGCGAAACGCTAAAGCGCGTCGCGTCTGGTAGGGCGGGTGCCGGGAGAAGCCCAAGCTTCCGGCACCCGCTCGTTCCGGCCCGCGGAAACCGGTTGGCAAGCGAGTCTTATTAACTCGCAACGCGGGGTTCGACTCCTCGGCGGGCTACTGTGATTTGTGTTCTGATAACAATGGAGTGTACCAATGCTTTACAGAACAGTGCAGAGCGACGATGCGGTGACGAGTATCATTGCGTGGGCAAATTCGAACAATGCCCCGCTGGATACACGCGTCCGCGACGGGCATATGCAAATCGGCATGCCAATGTACTTCTGGCGCAAAGCAGAGTATGTTGGACTTGCCTGACCGCGGCCCCATCGTCTAATGGTTAGGACACCGCCCTTTCACGGCGATAATCGGGGTTCGAATCCCCGTGGGGTCATGTGTGGTGCCAACGCATTCGCAAGGTGTTGGGCTTGGTTAAATGGTTGCCTTCTCAACCAGCCACATTTAATGACTCGGTAGCCCAATTGGCAGAGGCGGTAGACTTAGGATCTACTTGTTGTGGGTTCGACTCCCACCCGGGTTATTCATATTGGAAACTCAACGTTTTGCGGTGAGTTTCTAATACAATTGTGGCCGTGCTGGTTTCATTTTTCACAAAAGGGAAACGAAATGACACCGCTTGTGTATGCGGAAACTCTCGGCAACAACTGCCGCGTGTTGAAACTAAACAAGGAAGAGGCTGCAACAGTTGCGGATCAGAATGCGCTGTTGCAAGACAAACACGTTGACGACTTTTGGCACGGCTATTTTTATGGCCGCGCCTACGAAGTAACGCCACTGCCCAGCGCAGTTGCGTGAAATTTAGGGGCCGTACTGGTTTCGACAGGATGAGGAAGATCTAGACTGCATGCCGTGGTTGGACGAAGGGCCACGTTAAAAATCGCCCACATTGTTAGTTGGCGCCCTCAACAGCGCTCCCGCTCTCGCTGCTTGACGCAGTGATCGGGTGAGGCGACCTGAGCCTCATCGCCCAATCAGGTTGGCCGCTGGGAAGACAGCAGGCGGCGTGGAAAGACACGCAAAGATGGTGGTAACCCACCTGACGCCGATAATCGGCTGGCTTTGGTTGTAGCGCAAGTAGCAACAACCTACGCATGTAGACGTCTTTATTGGAGACATCTCTGGACGCGGGTTCGATTCCCGCCGGCTCCACTCGCCCGGAGCTATCCTTCATCGGGTAGCGGCGCGAATTAACGCTACGACATGGCGGTCGTATCTTATCCCTCATCGGGTAAGAGCGCTGAATTAACAGCCGGGTCTAAGCCAACAACGGGGGTGCAGGAAACTAGGGTGGAATGGTATGCGCGATCCCAAAGTCCTGTATCCAGCGCCAGCTAGCATACCTGAGCGCGCCGTTGTAAACCGGGTACTCCTTACCTTCCGGAACCGTTGCGGTGAATATCGTGGCGGCGACTCCGGCGTGGAGGGGTTCCAAGAAGAGCTGCAGCTCGTCTTGGGTTATAGGGTTGGGAACGCGTAAATCGACCCGCCCGGTTTTTCTTTGCTATTGGCGCTGTGCCATTAGCGTTCTTAACCACGAAGGAGCATCTGATGGTTGCCCCTTTGCCGCTGTACCCCGGCGCTGTGCCGTGTGTGCATTCTGGTTTTTGCTGCAAGCGGCGGCCTTGCAGCTTTGGTGAGAGCGTCAGCGCGGCTGATGCAGCGTGTAAACATCTTGTGGAGGTTCAACAAGACGATGGAAAACAGCCCCGATACTTCTGCGGGATCTATGATCACATTACATCCCAAAAAGGCTGGGAAATTGAACCAGCTTTCGGCGCGGGTTGCTGCAGTCCGCTCTTCAACCGGGATCGAGCACGCATCCTACGTGAGCAATGATGTGGTTGAAACGCTGATGTGCATGCTCGTCGGCCTCGCTAGCCTGACGGCGAGCGAGGATGTCGTCTGGATGGGGATGGGTTGGGCCGAAGACCTCTGCGCGCAGCACGGGCTGTGCGAGTCGGTCTACAAGCCCATGATCGCTGCGTTTCGGCAGAACGCAGGAAGTGTTCGTGTCTTTCCGGAGGGTTTCTAATGGCGTCGCTTGCGCCTGCGGTTGGTTTGCGGATTCGGTTGCTGTCTCAGATGGTCAATCCCGGCTCCACATGGATGCCCGTGGAGAAAGATATGCCGGCCGGGCTTGAAGGCACGATTGTGCACGTTAACTTCGAGGGTCCACCGGAGTGGCATCAGATAAGCGTGCGATGGGATAACGGGAGGTCACTCGGCGTGTTCCCGTACAAGGATCGGTACTGCTTACTCCCAGCGAAAGAAGAGTTGCCCGTATGAAAGTTTCTAAGGACGACAAGCCGATAGAGCTGGATCATCACGGTCGCTGCCCTAGCTGCAATGCCAGCTGGGATGGCGGCGCGATCTTCGACGTGTTACGGACGCAGGATTGGTGCGCCGACAAGTCCGACGAGGAACTGCAGAAGTACATCGAAGATCATTACAGCCCGCCATACCGGTTCAGCCGGATCGTGGGTGTTGAGCTGCCGCATGATCATCCAGAGCATTACGACGGCGTAAGCTACTGGCAGTGCCCATATTGTCGGCACCAATGGCCCCGGTTTCTTTCACGGAGGAAGCGATGAAGGTTTACATCGGCCCGTACGATCACTGGTTTCGGCCGTACACGTGGCTCAAGCGGGCCGTCCAGCGCTGGTACGGCGTGTATAACGCCCGCAACGAAGAAGAGTACGACAAGCAGGAGCAGATCGATTCGTGGGTGTTCAAGCGGTTTTATTATTTAAACCGGTTGGAGAACTGGATCAATCACCGCTGGCCACGCAAGGTCAAGATTCGCATTGACGCGTACGACACGTGGGGCATGGACGATACGCTCGCGCTTATTGTCCTGCCCATGCTCAAGCAGCTGAAAGAGACCAAGCACGGCTCGCCGCACGTGGAAGACGAAGACGTACCAGACGAGCTGAAGAGTGTTAATGCGCCGCCCCTGACTGCCGAACAGCAGAACATGGGGTACTCGGATGATAACACCCACAAGCGGTGGGACTGGGTGATGAATGAAATGATCTGGGCGTTTGAGCAGATGGTCGACCCGAACGCCGAAGACAAGTTTCATTACGATCTGGACCCGGCGAAACCGCGGACTGAACCGGGGCTTTCGTTTCAGGACGCGATGCGCCGCGGTGGGTACGACAGGGACGGCCACATGGAGTGGCAGAGCAGGAAGTCTCGTGGACTCTTGCTCTTTGGTAAGTACTTTGAGGGCCTCTGGGATTAATATCATGAACCTGATGATCTATGGCATCGGCGGAACGTACAACAACGAGGCGGTGGGCCGGGCTTTTGATAGCACAACGGCCCGCAGCCTGATCCGATTTCTGCAGCAGAACGGGTCGTACGCCTGCAGCCTGCACGGTGTGGTTTCGCCTGATAAGGCGGCGGTGTCGGGCGAGTTTTCGATCGAGGCGGCGCTGATCCTTTTGGACGATCAGCTGGGAAAGCCGCCCGAGGCGTATCCGGCGGTGTATCTCGTGGAGGCGTTGACGCGCGCGTATCAGATCCCGGCGAGCATCGCGCGCAGGGAGATCGTGATGGGCCGTGTGGCGGTGGATGGCGCTGTGGTCGAGGATTTGTCGGCTGTGATCACGCCCTTCGCGGAGATCTCGTACGCCGGTAAGTCCGTGGTGGTCGAATAACCAAAGGAGTAGCAAGTGGACAACAACATGCGCTGGTTCATTGAGGCGCTGCGCGATACATGCAATCGCGCACTGGAAGATGGCATCGTGGGCGACCAAATGTGTCACATCGAAAAGGTCGAGGTGACCGACCGCGGCTCGCCCATACTGCTGAAAGTCACGTGCTTTGGTGCGTACTCGCCGACGGAGGCCCGGCGGGTATACAAAAACCAAGGCATCATCGACGTGATGGATCGCGTGGCTCGGTTTCTGGCCGACCGCGCGGTAGGCCTGCAAGAATCGTTCGATGCTCTGCGCTAGAAAGAAGTGCACATGACAAGGCGAGTTTTAGTTGACACGCTGAAGACGATGATTAAAACAAAACGTGAACTATGCGTCGCTGAGACCAAGATTCGACAAGCGGTCAGTGCTGTCGATGGCGCGATCAGCGACATTCTTTATTTCCTCGAAGAGACGCAACATGGCAACGCATCAGGCGGCGACGAACTGGAACAACCAATGGTGGACGACCTGTGTGAGAAAGAAGGAGAGCGATTTGGAACCGCAAGTGACGACGAAGGCGGGGTTGCGGTACAAGACAGCGCCGGAAATCCAGCTCAAGGACATGCGCCGGACGCTGGCTGAGACGAGGGCCGCCGTACTCAAGATGCAGGAAGAACTGCAGCAGGCGTACGGCGAGGGCAGTGAGGCCGAAGATATCGGGTTGCGGTATTCGGCCGCAATTGTGGCAGCAATTGACCGGTTGGTTTGATAACTAAATAACCGGTCAAATGCTGGCATATATTGTGTGCACGGTTGGGACGTTAGTTAAACAACCACAAGGAGTTTCAAATGGCCAAAGAACAAACACTCGTAGACTATCTGGTCGAGGTAGGTCCTTTTTCCAAAACGCCTGTCGACGAGCACATTGCTCGGCGGCTAATCGTCGAGGAAAGAGTCGAGGTCAATGGCAAGATTATTGCAGACCCTGCTTTTCGTCTACCGTTCGGCGAGGGGTTTATCATTCACGTCAATCGTAACTAAGGAGTTTTACACGAACTGGGTGAGCATCAGTCCGCTGGGGTCGAAGCCCGGCCCCATGTACGTCCGACGCGTAACGTGGAAATATGGCAATGCGTCGGATTTATTAGCGTTGTTAACACAAGCAGCGCCTACGGAAGCGTGTGAGATGAACTAATCTCTGGGTGCACGCACACTGAGGCCCATTCCGCAAGGGATGGGGAGCAACCTTGGTGGTTGAATTTCGTGGGGGTAGGCGTTAAGGCAATGGAGTTTGCACGGGGGTAGCGCCCTGTTAAGCCATACAAGCGAGTGCTATGGTGTGCAAACGAGCGTTCCTTCCTCGACTGTGCTCATAAAAAAGTACTTAGGAGAGCGGGGGGTGCAGGTGAAAGTCCTGCGGTATATCAATAGCCCGACAAACTAACGCCTGATCAGCGTTAATAAGTTGAGCCCAATGGTATACGTAGCCTAATAAACGGATCACGGGGTCAAGGCGGGTAGTAGTACCTGCTCCGTGGGCGTTGCTTGTGTTAACAACCTAGACGCGTTCGCTTCGGCAATGCGAAGGTTCTGGTCAGCGGCCTCAAAGGCTCCACCCATAGAAGACCCTATGGGTGTGAGTGGCTGACCCAACAGCATAGGCGGTGCGGTATGCGCATCGTTGCTGCCGACAAGTAACTGCGCACTTACTTGCTGTTGCCCTTAAGCGCATATAACACCACCGGGCGGGCTAGCGCATTAGTCTGTCCCAGTGGCGTGGAATCCGACCATGTGATGAAACCGGACACGAGCGGGCTTCGGCGCCGCTTTTTTTAGCTATTAGCGCTAAGTCCTTGTGCCGCAACATGTTACGTCAAACCGGAATACCTTTTTGACGTAAGTCTTTGTGTTGCAAACACTTACGTCAAATTGCGTATATCGCCGGTGCCTGTAGCCGATTTAGATAACAATCTGGAGCAGGCTGGTTTGTAAAATAGCCCTTCGGTCCAAATATCTAAATCCGGAGGCTAGACCATGCCAGCGACAACGAGCCAGCCCTGCGCCATTCCGCCCCGTTCCGCTCGTGGGAGCGAAGATTGGGACTACGAGGACGAAGACGACCTCGACCTGATCATCTTTTTGACGCTCTAAATTTGCGCCAGAACGCGGGCATATTAGGTGAACGATGGGCGTAAGCCATAAATATTACGCCCCAGTAACCTGTATGAAGGACACCCCATGAGAAAGGTGCAAATATGTCAGCGTTCGTCTGGATCGTGGTTGCCTGCGCGGTTCTTTATTGGATTGGTGCTGCGTCTCAGCAGTATTCCGAGTATGTGGATCTAGCGCAGCGCTGGTCTGAGCCGCCGCCACCACCGGCGTCCAAGCCAGCCCCCAAGCCTTCGCGCAAACCGCGGAAGGTTCGTCCGGCAGCCAATCCGCTCGAAGCTACCTTCGAGTGGGACGGCCGGAACTGAGCGATGTCGATATGCTGTAGGCTTGCCCTGCGGCGCTCTCACGGTAACCCGGTTGGAGTTCACATGCGCGTTGCATGCTGAAGCTGTGGTTACTCCTGCTTTCACGGAGAAATGACGATGGAAACTGCGACGTCGGTTGATCGGCTTCTGGCGGTGATCAGTGCCGGTGACATGTTCGACACGATGGTGAAGAACATGATCGAAAACATGGGCAATGGCTTGTTGCCAGCCCAGATGGTCGAGTCAATGAAGGCCGCCTTTCTGGAGGTCTTCACGATCGACACGTTCGCGCCCGTAATGGCGCGCCACCTGCGTGAAAACTTCACCGACGAAGAGATGGCCGCGCTGGCCGACTTCTTCGCCGCCGGTGTCGGGCAGAAGTGGGTTGAGAACGCCGGTCCGATTCAAGTCGCGGTGAATGACGAAATCAAGGAAATCGTCAACACCAAGATGCCGGAGGTCCTCGCGATCTTCGAGCGGCTCACGGCGAGCTAAAGCATGTCGGCAGCGGAGGCGACGGCTCCGCAAAGCGCAAGCTTTCTTTAGCTATCAGGGCCCAGCTAAATATCGGGCAAAAACCGGGTATATCTAGTGATGGGGAATACCTATCAATCGTGCAATGCCTGTCCACGGTAAAGCAAGCCGGAGTGCTTGGCCGAGTATGCGGTCCTCGTATATCCCCGAGGAAATCATACAGACAGCGCTGTTCAGTGCAGCAGTAAAGTTGGTCGCAGTACCAAGCCGTGTTGTAGCGGTCTCCGTAATGCCGGAGAAATCTACATCGCACTTATTTTCACTCTGCAACTACGCACAGTGACGCGTGATTGGCGCGCTGCTCCAATCGGGAGAAACGCCATGTGATAGCTTTCGCAAGAAAGTCTAAAGCAGGTGGTTTCTAATTTTTCTTGTTCCGTTTCTTACGGTGTAGAGCCATGCGGTTTTGCGTTGGCCAATCGAATCTAGCACAGGGTGTGGCACGAGTGTTATGCACGTCGTGTTGTGCCGCTAGAACTGGTGAGGTTTGGGTATGGGCAACCTCACTGGTAGAAGCGCGCGGATGTAATGTCCAAGCGGTAGCTAGAGGTGCAGAACCTCTAGAGAAAACGCATGGGTGGTCCCAACTGACGATGAGTCAGAGATAGGCCCGTGGAACGCGTACGTTAACGCGGAGAGGGTATACACCGTACCCTCTTTTTTTAGATATCAGCGCTCCAAGACAGCACTGCCTAATTGGCACAAAGCTTTGCGGCCTGCCATTTTAGCGGGTGTGATTTTCTAGCCAGCGTTTAAACTTTCGCAGGCCGTGATATCCGGTCTGGCGGGCAATTTCTTTCCCCTCGTCATCGCGCAGGATAAACGTGGGCAGGGTTTTGATATTGTTATCTTTGGCGAGTTCCTTGGCCCGGTCCACGTCGATGATTTCCAGCCGGTATTTATCCACCAGCGCATCTTCAGGCAGTAAATCTGCTTTCGCCTGCTGACAGTATTTACACCAGTCAGCCGAAAACATCTCTAAGGTTTCTGCGTAGGCTTCCCCAGCCCACAGAATCAACGCCAGCGAAATAAAACTCGTCTTGAGCGCGTGCATGGCGGCCTCCTTTTGTAACTCCCCAGCGCGCCAGTATAGCATGCCCTTTTCTTCCCACGTTTCATATGCCACAATAAGCGTATTCAGCTTGGGAAACAGCAGCGCCTGACATACGAGCTTCGCCATGCCCTTTCGCTCAGAAAAACAGCGACGGTTTCTCTGGGCTGCGCACCCAGATATTGCCAAACGCTGGGCGCATGAGTATCCGAAGCCTAAAAAGCTCCCTCTGTACGTCTCTGACAAGGCTCAAGAAGACAAAAAGCCAGAGTCCAGCGACGACGATACAAATAAGAAAACAGCCATGGTGCCAAACAACTGGGATTTTTCTGCAAAGTCATTAGCGGTAAGTATTTACAGCCAAATTTGCAAGAAAGCCGAGTCTACAACGGTTAAAGTTACGCTCCCCCAGAGTGATAAACCCATGGCGGCAGGTGAAAAACCCGTCCAGCCGGCAGAAACCGTGGGGGAAAACCATATCTGCGAAAAAATGCCGGAAAAAGCGGAAAATAGCTTGTTTAAAAAGCTTTCGGTCGTCTTGTCCCAGCCGATTATGCAGGCGATCGAGAATGAAAAGGCTGAACAGGAGGCCCGAAACGCCCAGTTACAGCCGATGAACAGTGGAATTAAACGATACGCCATGCCAGCTGCCGCGACGCCGCCCCCAATGGGTATGGCACAGGCTCCTGCAGCCCCGGCGGCCCCTGCTGGCGGCCAAGCGAGCGCCCAAGGGCAATCCGGGCAGCTTCCTCCAGTAGGCGGCGGTAGCTCTCCCAACGCCAATCCCATTAATTCTTATGGGGCTATCTCGTCCAGCGGCGATATTAACGGCAATGCGTCTTTTGGGACCGCCAATAGCAGCGAAAAGATATCGTCAACTCCGGCATGGCAGCGCAGCGAGGGCAAAAACGAAGCTGGCGGCCTCAACGAGAAGGGGCGCAAGAGCTACGAACGGGAGCACGGCGGGAACTTAAAAGCCCCTGTGACCGAAAGTAACCCCAAGGGCGACCGGGCCAAGCGCCAGAATTCTTTCTGCTCCCGTATGTGCGGCATGCGTCGAGTTAACACTGGCGCCAGCACGGCCAAAGATCCTGACTCGCGCATTAACAAATCTCTGCGCAAGTGGAACTGCAAATGCTCCAGCGCCTATGAGTTCGGCAAGCAGTCTGCCGTGTACAGCTTTGAGGGCAATGTGCAGGGCGTGAACCTGCGCAAGTCTTTACACCAGATTCTTGATGAGCTGCAGCACCCCGGACTGGCCTACAACAATGCCCGGACAGGGGAAGCGCGCGCCATCATTCCCGGGAACAAGAAGAAACAGCAGGAAGTTCTCGACCGGCTGCGTAAACATCTGGCGGAGCGGACACACAAGCGCCAGTTAGAAGAAGGCACACACTACAAGATTACGCCCCTGAGCGTGCCGCCCGAGAGATTACATAATGTTTCCCTTGCGCCCAAAGATATCGAAAACTTTGTGCAGACACAGGGGTTCATGCGGCTGGCCAAAACAGATCCGGAATACAAAAAACAATGGCTGCAGGAACGCTATCGCCTGCAACCCGATCCGTCCGGCGCTATGGTCGGCAAAGTTCCAGCCCTCGCCAAGAAACAACTGCTGCATGGCGAGCCCGTGTACGAATACCAGTTGCAACCCGGCTGGCCCGACGAAAAAGAAAAGTCGGCGAATCTCATGGAGTTCGGCCGGCGCATTGGTCTCAAGGGTATCTCGAAGGCTGTGGGCGCAGCTCGAAGCGCATTTCGTGGCCCCATGACAACGCTGGGCGACAATGTGCCCCAAGGCGTTTTCCAGAAAGAACGTGAGCAGGCGTTACAGGCCGGCAATGAGTTCTTGAAGTCATTTCAGCCCAAAGGGTTCCAAGTGTATGCCGGCCGGGTAAAGACACCGCAAAGTATTGCTGGCCACGGCGACACAATAACCAATGACCTGCTGGGCTTTCGGCTCACATCGCAGGGCGGTTATGACCAACCTGTCATTGATAGCTTAACGAAGCAGCTGACAGAGGCCGGCGTAAACATAAGTAAATCGCAAATGCTCCAGCGCCCGGGCTATCACGGCTGGAACATCAAGGGCACGCTGGGCCAGACACCCGTGGAGTTCCAGCTTTCACCGCGCCGGCTGCAAGGGCTGTCGGCCGCGGATCACAGCATGGTGTACAAGCCGCATGAATCCGGCGTTATGCCCGCGGTTGGCAAGTATGTGTACAAGCCCATGCTCCAGTATGGCATGACGGTCGCGTCGCCGATGGTGCCGGCCGGGAAACGCTTGGCCTATGGGGCTGGCGGAGCGGCTGCTGTGGGTGGCGCAGGGGCTGGAGTTGCGGCCGCCTCCTGATAGCTAAATAAAAGACCAAAAGCGGGCATATACGGTGATGCTGACGTGTAATCAGCATCCCCGTAGGGCTGCCCGGGTTTTGGCGGCTCTTCTGCTGCATTCTCGCAGCGCTTGAAGGAGAGTCTGTATGTTCGCAGATGTTAACATCGTGGTCACCGGTCTGGTCGCGGCTGTCGTGGCGATGTTGGTCGTCATGGGGTATCACTTCGCCAAGATCGCGCAGCTCGAAAACGCGCTGGCGCTGGTGAACGGGTACCTCAACGACATGAACAACGTCCGGTACTGGAAGCCCGAGTCCGGGTTGTACCAGCGCCGGCCCATGCTCTGCCGAGACGGCTTCAGCATGTCGGTGCAGGCCAGCCAGAGTCACTACTGCTCCCCGCGCCGGGACACCGGCCCGTGGAACGCAGTGGAGATCGGTTTCCCCACGCAGCCTGAGCCGCTGCTGGCGCCGTACTCCGACATGGGCACTGAAGACGGCACTGGCGACGTCTTCGGCTGGGTGCCCGTGGAGGTGGTGGTGCTGGTGCTCAACAAGCATGGTGGCCTCGTCGGCCCCGTGCTGCCCGAAACCCCGGCTGACAGAGTGCGAGATGCACAGGCCAAGGTTCGGGACACCAAGCTGCAGGCCCTGCTCGATGGGCTGGATGCCTGCCGTTCTTTGTCACCATCGAGGAATTAAACATCATGTTTACAAGTCCTCGGCGGGTTCATGACATCGACCTCGACGAGCCGGCCGACACACGCTGGGCGACATTCGCGCAGCGTGAAGCCGGAGCCATCGCTGAGCTTCTGGACGACGTGGAAACCGCCGTCTCAGAAGAACTGGAGCCATATCTGGGCAGCACGCTCTGTACCGCGCTGCATGCTTTGGCTTCCGGCACCGGCTGGTTACTTCGCCAAGTTGTCAATCAATTTGGTGAAGAGTACACACAGGAACTGGCGTGCATTGCCCAGCACGCTGATGTCCCTGTGGGTAAGTTGATGCTGGGGAACCTCATCTACGACTTTACATCTCTTGCCGAGATGTACGGTTGTGGGTGCTCCAGTATCAGCTTCGAGGTTGATAACACGCCATTGCTGGTCCGGAACATGGACTGGGTGGTGCCGCGCAGTACAGGCCGGCACACCAAGATCTTGCGCTTTCACCGTGGCAACAAGTCCTACACATCTGTGGGCGTTGCTGGCATGGTGGGCGTGATATCTGCAATGGCTGACAACTGGGCAGTCACGGTCAATCAGGCGCCAATTGTTAACAAGCTTAACACTTGGTCTGGTTGGCTGGCAGCTCCCACACTGCTCTTCAAATGGCCTGCCTTACAGCGGGTCAGAGCCGTGTGTGATCAGCTGCCAAGTTACAACGGGTTAGTTCTCGGCTTGCGTAACTACGAAACCATGGTGCCGTTTTTTGCGCACGTGGTCGGTACCAAGTCCAAAGAACACACTGTTGTAACTCATGTCGGGGATACGTCGACCATTCGCACCAAGCGACATGCGATGGCGCAAACCAACCATTACGTGTCTGGGAAGTACGCTGAGTACAACCCGGTCAACGAGGACGGCTGGGAATGGAACACGTATCCGCGGTATGACGCGCTGAAGCTCGTCCTGCGCGACAAGCTCAATGACAAGCGCAAGGAAGAGATCGCGCAGCGTCCAGTAACAGCTCTGCAGTTACTGAAAGATGTAACTGACGAGGACACAATGCAACAGATGGTATTGTGGCCTGCGAAGGGGCAGATGGTGGTGAAAGCCCGGAATGACGGCTGATATCTAAATAAAAGCCAAAAGCCGGGTATATCTAGTGATGCGAATGTGTTATTCGTGTCCCCATATGAGTTACATGGGTTTCTGCGTAACTAGGTTTCTTTCCACGTTCTAGGAGTTGCTCAGATGACAACGAAGGTCAAGATGTCGATGCGTGAGAAGATCGGTGCCCGTCGGGTCAAGGCCACGAAGAAGGCCTCGGCCACTCGCACGCGCACCAAGTCCAAGCCCCTCACCCGGGAGGACATCGAGCAGATCGTCGAGGAGACGGTCCACTCGAACAGCCCGCTCGTGCGCGTCTATGACGGCACGGCGGCGGTGCTGGGTGGGATCGGCGAGGGCATCTACACGATCACCGAGAAGGCGTTCAGCGCCCTCAAGGCGATCGCGTCCGGTGTCTGGACGTTCCTCGGCCGCATCTACGCCAGCGCGGCTGATGCGGTCCGGGCGGTCGTCAACTGGCTCGGCCAGATGGCGACGGCTGCGGTCGGCAAGGTCCGCGAGGCCCTGTCCTACGTGAAGGAGCTGATCAGCTCCATGAACGTGGACTGGGTGGCCGTGAACAACGTCGCCATCAACCTCATGGTGGCCGCCGCTACGATCGGTATCTCGGTCGTGGCCGGTGTGCTCTCCGGTGGTGCGATGGCCGGTGTCGCGGCCAGCCTCGGCGGCAGCACGCTCGTCCAGCAGATCACCGCCGTGTTCTTCGGCGCCGTGACCGCTGGCTGCGTGGCCGAAGTGGCGTACGCGTTCTTTCAGGCTGGCGTGCGGCGTGAGCTGCTCGCCACCTGCCTGACGGAGGCGGAAGCGCAGGTCGAGGCCGAGACCCAGCAGTCGAAGCCGGTCACCGTGGTCAACGCGGTCGCCGTCTCGTGATCCTGACGCCGCCATTTCTGGCGGCGTAAAAACATCACTTGTTGTGAGGTTTTGGGGCGTGCATCCGAAAGGGTGCACGCCTTTTTTTAGCTATTCCTTTCGAGACGGCATTCATGGAGGACCACATGGTCAGCTTCGATTTCGAGTTCGACAGTGATTTCTTCGCTCCCACGCCTGCGGCTGCTCCCGCTGCGTCCACGGCCGAGTATGACTCGATCGTAGACCGGCTGGACAGCATTCATATGCAGATCTTCGGTGAGAACTTTAACTCCGTGTCCAACAAGGAGTTAATCGCGTTCACCGAGAATCAGCTGCAGGCCGTGGAAGATCTGCGAAAGTTCGTGCCCGCTGACGAACTGCCCCGGATCGAGAAGATGATCGAAGTGTTGCGCGCGCTGATTAAAAATCTGGCAGCGCTCGTCGATCTTGAGTAAAAAAGGCGCACGGCTCGGGGGTAACCCCAAGCACGGCGCTTTTTTTTAGCTATTGGCGCTTTTGGGGTAGAATAAACTTCTCTACAATGGGCGCTTTAGATATTTACAAGCAGGCCGCGCATGCCCCCAGACGATAATAATGGCGTAGATCTACGTCCTGTTGGCGCGGTTGCCGGTGCTGCGCTTCCGTCGGCGAGCCTGCTGGAATATCTGTTCCGTACGCTGCCGCGCTACAAAAAGATGATCCAAGACGCGCCGGACTGGACGCTGGCGAACGGCGACGTCGATATTGCCACCGCGCTCAAGACATTACGGCCCGGCGACGTAGGCGTGGCTGGTTTGCAGCGCAGTGCGGAGCGTAATCCTCTTGTAGATTTTCTCATCGAGGGCTCGGCTAGCTCGTCTGGCGGTCCCGGTGCGCACGGCCAGATTGTCGGGCCCAATATTCGCACGCCGCATGACATTGCCCGTATGGCGCCCGGAGCTACAACGCCCGATCTGCCATTGTTATTTAATAGCCGCGGCGAAGCCTTCGGGCCGCAGTTCGCGGCTGAGTATTCTGGCCAGCAAGACTTACGGGCGCGCCAGAAAGCGTGGGCTGACTACGAGGCAGCCAAGTCCAAAGGCCAAGCGGCTGTCAAACCAACAGTTAAGAAACCCACGAAGGCTGAACTAAAGGGCTACAAAGATTTCGTGGCGGGTTATGGAGAATTCTCGCCGGGCACCACGGGCGAGATCTATGACTACGGCCTGATGAAGGAACACATTCGCGGTCGCTCGCGTGAGTTCCGAGAGCTAAGCGCGCGCCGCAAAGCGTGGGAAACATATGATGCCGCACGCCAAGCCGGCAAAGATGTGCCCAAGCCAGAAGGCAAGCGGCCCAGTCTGCGTGAGTTAAAGAGTGTGCGCCGCGCCAAGACCGACGGCGTCACCAACCTGAAGCAGCTACTGGGCGCAGAAGGCATCAGCGAATTCTTTGGTGGCACGCCGCAGGCTCAAACTGCTAGTAACTTAGATGAGATTCGTAAGTTACAAGGCGGCAATCAGGCTGGATTAGCCGCGCAAAAAAGACTACAGGCGCTCTCAGAACAGTTTGCGCAGCGCAGCGGGCCGAAGTCTAGGGCGCTGGCGGAAGAGATCAAGCGCATTGCTCGGGAAGCGCCGTCCCGCACAGGCGCCATGCCGCGGTCAAACATATTTAAACCGCGAGCGTTCGAGCGCTTTGTGCCGTCGTTGCATCACGGCGGCGCGATGGGCTCGGCCAGTGATCCCTTGCTGGCCATGGCAACCAAGCTTCCTGAGTCGCTGCAAGAAGCGTATCGCAGTGGCGTCGGCAGCAGTGTGAGCACGCTGCGCAAGTATCTGCGTGAGAACGCCAAGCAAATGGCGGCGGATCGGCGTTCGCTGAGCAAAGCGCCCAACTCGTTCTTGTATCCCACGTTCAATGGCGGCATGACCGACACGGTGTACCACGATCTGGTCAACGAAGGTTCGCGTGTCCGGCCGGCTGATATGCCCGGCAGCGCCTATGGCGGCGAACGCGGCACGACATGGTTCCGGCCTGATGACCGTGGAATTGCTGCCACGCCAGAAAAGTTAACAAATAATCTCCGCGCGCAAGTCGGCAAGTCATACGCCACGACAGACGCGGTAGGCGCCGGCGGGAAAGAAGTCACTGGTATTAACATGCTGCGGCGGTGGTTTCCGTGGACGCAAAAGCTGCCCTACATCGGCGGTCGTGGACCCGGCGGTTCGACGTGCTGGGGCAATCACTGTGGCTCGATGCCATCTGCGGTGATGGAGGGCATGGGCCTCCGCAAAGCTCCGATTCCGCACACGGACACGCTGCCCAGCACAACGTTGCTGGATGACGGCGTAAAGATTCTCGGCGTGACGCACAAACCAAAGGTCCTGAAAGACCTGATGCGCAGCGCCAACAAACGTACGGTCCTCGGTCTGGGTGCGGCCGGACTGATGGGCGCGGCTGGTTATGGTCTCGGCGCTGTCGGCAATGCGCTCAAAGCGTCGCCGGCCAAGCCCATGCCGCCACAGTTAGATCCGCACATGTTTGCACAGGCTCAGAAACTTTTACGACCCACTGCGTGAAATGAGATGCTAACTATTTAACATACGATCGGGGGCGCGCCATGAACGTGCGAGAAACCTTTGCCCACCTGCTTCGCTACATAGTTCTAATCCTAGCCGGCTCGTCTGTAGCTTTGGCCGGCACTCGTGATCCGAACACGCCAGACGAGAAATACGTCGAATTCGGCAAGCAGTTTCCCAATGTCGTGCGCATTCGTGCGCTGACGACGATTAAAGATAAGAAAAGCGGCGTCGAGATTACGCTGCATCAGTACGGCTCGGCTGTCTTAATCCGGCCGAACTGGGCGCTTACGGCGGCGCATGTGCTCCATGACACGCGCGAGCCGGAGATCATGCTGGCCGACGACAAGAAACATGCGGTGCCGTATTTTGTCATTCACCACGACTTCAAAGATGAGAGTTTTGGGCACGGGGATCTGGCGCTGTGCTATTCGGACAAAGATTTCGAAGCAGAGTTTTATCCGGAGCTGTATCGCGACACCGATGAGCTGGGCAAAGCTGTGACCATTGCGGGCTACGGCTTTGCGGGCACATTTCACACCGGCGCCCAAACAGCCGATAACAAACGTCGGGGCGGGCACAATGCGGTCGAAGGCACGGAGCGGGGCGTGTTGATTTGCCGGGCGGACGTAAAAAATCGTTATCCGCTCGAATTTTTGATTACGCCGGGCGATTCTGGTGGCGGAATGTTTATTGGCAACAAATTGGCGGGAATTAATTCATTTCTCATGGCGGCGGATAAGCAACCCAACGGCTCGTATGGCGACGAAGCAGCGCACACCCGTATCAGTTTGTACGCGGATTGGATAGAATCACAGATCACAGCGCACGAATTGCGCATTGCCGGCAAGGGCACCACCGCATCGGATCTGAATCTGGTGTTTCCGGCTGACAAATAAACAGAAAGTTATGTCTATGACGCCGTTTGAATTTGGGCAACGTATTAAATTAGCCATGGGCGACTTTGACGCGGAGTGGGCGCGCATGGAGCGCGAAGACGCGGCACTGGAGGGCAAAGCGCAGCAGCTACAGGCAGCCGGCCGTCAAGCTGGTATTCCTGCCGGGCAGCCGCTGCAGGGCACGCTGTCCCGCGGACAAGTGACGAGCGTTGGTGCCGGAACGCGCGTTCCGCCAGTGGCCGCGAAGCCTGCTGCGCCCGCGCCGGTGACAAGGCCCGCCGCACCTGCCGCACCCAAGCCGACGATGCCGGCTGTGACCAAACGTGTCAGCCGTAGCGCGTTTTGAGGTGTGGCATGGAAAGTTTGGCCTTCATGGTATTCCTGATTGTGTGCGCGGTCTTGCTGTGCGGGCCGATCGCCGCCCTATGCGCAATCAATCGCTGGCATGTGCTGGCGGTGGTGATCGGCGCACTTTCATGCTGGCTGGGGATTTACTTCTTTGTCACGGTCTACACGTCGTTTAAATATCTGGGCTTGGTGTCAGCTGGTTTGGGCCTCTGGGCAATGTATAAAACAGCTCGCAACATTACGGTGAGCTGATGAGCAAAATTAACAGCATTCTCGACGATACATTACCGAAGCCGGCAGCGAGTTTTATGCGCGATGCCGAGCTTATGGGTTCGCGGGGCCGCGCAAAAATGTACGGCCGTCCGGCGCCGCAGGGGCGCGACTATGATTACATTGCGTTTACGGATGATGTCGCGCAGCAAGAACGTTTTCGGAAACTTTTGCACACCCTTGCGCAAAAACACGGCTATAAACTCAAGCAACGACCGGGCGGGTTTTTAACCGCTTCTGGCAACAACACAGATTTAAGCTTTTATCCAACAGCAAAACGTGATCAAATCCATAAAGCGTGGATGCTGCAAGAAAACGGCATGAGCAAAGACGATGCGTGGGCAAAGATAGAAGCAGACAAAACCGCGGAACTCATCCCCGACCTGCAGCTGCAAGAGCACCAGCAGCGCATTGCCGATCGCATTACCGGCGAAGATCCCAGACTACTGGTGTATCACGGACTGGGTTCTGGGAAATCGCTGTCGTCACTCGCGGCTGCTGAAGAAGCCAAGAAGCAGACCGGCGAAGACTATGGCGTGGTTGTGCCGGCGAGCTTGCGTGGGAACTTTGACAAAGAAGTCAAGAAGTTCACGCGCAACTCCAATCCGGAGATCATGAGCTACACCGGCTTGGCGTTGGGCAAGAAGTTCCAGCAGCAGCCCAGCACGCTCATCATGGACGAGGCGCATAGATTACGTAATCCCGGGAGCGCTAGTTCTGTCGGCGCTGCTGAAGCCGCGGCCAAAGCGCAGCGCCTGTTGTTATTAACAGGCTCGCCGATTACCAACTCGCCCAGCGACATGGCGAATCTCTTGGCCATGCTGCACAACAAGCAGCTGTCGCCCGAAGAGTTTGAGAAGCGCTACGTGGGCTACAAGACCGTGCGGCCGGGTTTATTTGGCTGGCTGCGTGGGGTGAAGCCCGGCGTGAAGCCGATTGTTAAGAACGAGAAAGAACTGCGCCAGCTGCTGAAGGGCAAAGTCGATTATCAGCCCAGCAAGACACCCGAAGGCGTGAACGTTCAAGAAGAGCAGGTCAAAGTCCCGCTCAGTGCTGAACAAAAGAAGATTCAGAACGCCATCCGCACGAAGATTCCGCCGGGCTTTCTCTGGAAGCTGGACCAAGAGTTTCCATTGTCCCGCGATGAGCTGGCCAAATTAAATAGCTTTATGACGGGCCTGCGCCAAGTGAGCCTGTCGACGCAGCCGTTTCGCGCCGATAAAGATCCGTCTAAGGCGTTTTCGCAAAGCGCTAAGTTACAAAAGGCGTTTCAAGACTTGCAGAAGACGCTGGCGGAAGACAAGCGCAAGAAGGCGATTATCTACTCGAACTTTATTGACTCTGGCTTGGCGCCGTATGCGTCCGCGCTGGAGAAAGCCAAAGTTCCGCATGCGTTCTTCCACGGCGGCGTAACACCCAAGGCGCGCCAAGCGGCCGTCGATGCGTACAACCAAGGCAAGCTGCGGGCGCTGCTCATTGGCCCGGCTGGCGCTGAAGGCTTGTCCACCCGCGGCACGAGCTTGATTCAGCTGCTCGACCCGCACTGGCATGAATCGCGCAGCCAGCAAGCCAAAGGCCGTGGCCTGCGTTTTGACTCGCACCGGGATTTGCCAGAGGAACTCAAAAACGTCGCCGTCAAAAGATATCTAAGCGCCAGCGAAGAGCCCAGCATTGTTGGCAAGCTCATGGGCTACAAGCGCGAACGCACGGGCGACGAAGTGCTGGAACGCCTCACGGCTGAGAAAGAGCAGCTCAACGAAGCCTTCCGGCAGCTCCTGAAAGAAGAGGGCTCGCGCTATCAACAAGAAAAGCTCGGCGCGGAACTTCCTGACTTTCAGCCTGACTATACGCCCGGGCAGTTGCATGCCATGGGTGTGTACAAGTCGCTGTACGAGAAAGACGGGCCGCGGTTAGCCAGTCTGGGCGAATGGAAGCCAGAGTGGGTGACAGAGCATGACCCCAAGGGCTGGCTGGAGTGGTATCAGAACTATAACTCTGGGCGGAGAATCCCCGACGAAGACACGCGACAGATCAAGCGCTGGGCGAGCTTCAAAGCGCGGCATGGCGGACCGTTTGTCAGCAATCCTACACCTCGTCGTGGCTGGGCGCTTAGACACTGGGCGATTAACCCCGAAAAGCTGGTCTCTAAAGTTCAGGCCGGCGATGTTAAGACCATGCTGCAGGAATACCAAGAGCAAGAGCTGCAAAAATATCTAAAGCGCCGCCGCAAAGAGCAGGCCGGTGACAAACAAGCTGGAATTACGGGTGCCGGCGATGATCTGCTGCGTGTGCTCCAGCAGCACATTACGCGCACAGCCAAACGCCCGCTTTCACGGAAGCGCCGCAAGCTTGTAAAATACCAGCTCCCCGACAAGGCTGTGTTAAACGCGACCAAGCCGGTAATTAGAAGTATTTTGGGGCCCAGCGATGCCGACGTTTCCGATATCGAGTTTACTGTCGACGCAACCGGGAGCCCGGGCGGCTGAGTTATTACTATCTCGCCGCAAGTTGTTCGAGCGCATTGCACAGCACGTTACAAAAAAGAAGATCCAAAACTCTATTCAAGCCACAGGTGACCGTATGGCCGTTACGCCCCAGCAATTTGGTATGCAAGTTGGTCAGCAGACAAAGCAAGCGTTTCTGGGTCGCGCAGTCAACGCCGCTGGAAAAGGTATTGCTAACTTTGCCGCGAAGAATCTGGGTAACAATATGGTCGGCAATGCTGTCTCTGGTCTCGGCAACAGCATGCGCGGCGTTGGTGCCGGTATCCGTTCTGGCGAGCGTGCGCTAGGTGCCGCCGTCAATGAAGTCGGCAGTGAACTCGGCAACGCGGCCAATCAAGTCGCGAACACCGCGACCACACAGATGCGCGGACTCGGAATTCAAGCGCAGCGGGCCACGAATCGGCTGCAGAATGCGGCGCAACCGCTTGTGAAAGAGGTAAATCAAATGGGCTCTGACATTGCTGGTCGCATGGGCAAGACAATGTTTGGTACGCCGACTCGGGCTGCGGTGACCGGTGGTGTTGCTGGTGCTGGCTTGATGGCAGGCCAGCAGATGAAGCAATCAGCGCTGGTTGGCGGCATGCTTGGCGACGCAATGTTAAAAGCTAAGGGGCAGAAAACGATGAATCCGTTGGAGCGTGCCGTTATCAATCCCATGCTCGCCGCGCAGGGTCACGGCAGCAATCTTATTGGCTCTGATGGCGTGTTCCGCAATCCGCAGACGCCCGCGACACCTGCGCCAGAGGAAGCCGCAGCCGCTGCAGGCGACAAGATGGCGGCGCTGATGCTGCCGTCGGCCGGTATTGGCGCTGGTCTTGGCGCGGCGACAGCGCCGTCTGGCCACCGCATGGAAGGTGTCGGCCGCGGCGCGGTCAAGGGCACAGCAACTGGCGCCGGCATGATGGTAGGTGCGCCCATTGGCGCGCTCGGCACGCTGCTTTTAGCGTCGACCAATCCGCGACTGGCGAAAAAGTTCTTTGCGCCGTCAGCTCGCCAGCTCGGGGATTACCTCAAATCACTAGCGCGTAGAGGGCAGTTAGTTCGTCGTGCCGGCGGTCCCGGTTCGTCTCCGGCGTCGCATTTACAGGCTATGAACACGCTGTTTACAGGCGGCGTCGGCGGTGCAGCGCTGGGTGGTGGCGCCGGCTATTCGATGGCTGATGCTGCGATGGGCGCTCCGTCGTGGGAAGGCAAGAAGGCGTCGCTGCTCGGCGGCGTGCTGGGCTCTGGCGTCGGTGGTTTGGCCGGCGGCGTGGGTGGCGGCCTGATGGGTGCGCTGACGGGTGGTGCGCTCGGCGGCGCTCCGGGTGCCGGACTGGGTTTGTTAAGTGGCGGCGCGCTGGGGCTCGGGGCAGGCGCTCATCTGGGGGGTAATATTGGTTCCAGCATCGGCAAGAAGAAAAAGCCGGACGACGAAAAGAGCGAGAAAAAAGACGACGAAAAAGACGACAAAAAGGAAGAAGAAGAAATTAAAGAGAGCGCTGCCCGCGTGTTAGCGCAGCTACAGAAAAACGCTTAAAAAGCGTGCAGGCAAACGTTGCGCCGCCCGGTATAATCGGCCTGATGTGGCAAGGACGCCCTTCAGGAGGATGGAGCATGGCGGCTCAGTTTAAATATTATCAGGCCCTCCTCCGGACGCTGAAAAAGCTCAGTCCGGCTGCTTTTCCGGTGACAGTTCGCCGGGTCAAGCTTTCTAAGTTAGAGGGTCGCTGCTGGAAACACGGCAAGCGCTTTCACATTCAGATTGACAAGAGTCTGGATGAGTCCCGGGCCATGGATGTGCTGCTCCATGAGTGGGCACACGCGAGGGCGTGGAACCATCGCCTCGATGCCGCGGTCACCGACGAGGATTTTAATAAGTTAGCGCACGACGCTGCGTGGGGTGTAGCGTATGCTGAAATCTACGTCGTGTACGAGAAGTTATTTACGCAGCACGCTACTGTGCTATGACGCCGGAACCACTGTCGCGGGAGTTTTTGTTATCGAGAAAACAATGTTGCGGCCGGCGATGTATTAATTGCCCCTATCTGCCGCGACACACAGCCGGCAGTACGCAGGTGGCCTCATGCAAAACTTCTTGTCGCGATTCTGGCAGTTTTGCATCACGTGGCTTCCTCTATGGTTACGCCCGCGACATATTCTGGCGTATCGCGAACGTGCTTTGGCGTGGAAGAAAGTTCGCGCCGCGCATTTAAAAGCGCATCCCGCCTGTGAAGTCTGCGGGCGCACGGCCAATGTTATCGTGCACCATATTTTTCCAGTGAGCATTGCGCCGGAGCTGGAATTAACGGAAAATAACCTGATTACACTCTGCGATACGCCCTGCCACTTCATGTTTGGGCACTTTTTTAGTTATCATTGTTACAATAAGGACGTTCGCAAGATGGCCAGAAGCTTCCGCGCAAAGATGCTGGTGCGTAAATGCCAGCAGTACAAAAAGTGAGCTTACTATGCAGCCGTACGAGTTTGGTTACGCCGTCGGTACGTACACAAAGCGCGCCAGCTGGGGTGACGTCGGACAAGTTGCGGGCGAAATCGCGCTAGGCAGCGGGCCGGCGCTCGGCCTGAATCAGCTCGACCCCACACAGCGCGGCTTAGCACAAGACATCGCGCTGTACTCGAATCCGTTTACGGGCGTCGCAACCGGTGTGAACGACATGGCGCGACATCTGTACAACGGTCGTTTTGGAAGCGCGCTTGGCGCTGCGGGCATGACCGCGCTGAGCTTCTTGCCCGGTGTGGGTGGCGCGGTTGGCAAAACAATCGGCAAGGGCTTGAGCGCCACTGGCAAAGCTGTCGGCAACCAAGCGTTGCGACAAGGCGGTGTGGCCGCGCAGAAGTTCGTGCAGGCTGGCGGTCGGGCAGCCACGCAGGGCCAGCAGGCTGTCACCAAGGGTCTGCAGAAGATCGTGCCGCAGCAATATGGCGCAATCACCAAGGCTGCTCCGGTCCGTTCAACAATCGACGCTGCTATTCGCAATCCGGCCACGACGGCCACGATCGCTGGCCCGATGGTATTAAACGGCTCGGGTGGTGCGCCCCATAACGCCGCTGCTGCTACGGCAGAGGCGCTTCCGGCGACGCCAGCCCCGCAAGTGCCAAACTTAAACAGGCCGATGGCGCCGACAGCGTTCCGGCCGCAACCGATCGCAAACTTTTGAGGAGTGATACATGAATCCGTATGAATTTGGCTTAGCCGTCGGTGAAATGGAAAAGGCCGCGATTAATCCTACCAGTGTGGGTGGGCGCATCATGAATGCGTTGCGCGGCGTTGCTTCCGGCGCGAAGACGCTCGATCGCGGCTCGCAGCACATCGTGAAAGGTTTTGGCGGCCTGACCGAAGGTATCGGCAAGATGGTCGGCACGAAAGCCCGCACATCGTTTTCGCCCACAACCGGTACAAGCCTTGGCAACTCAACAGGTCTTGGCGGATTGTTCTTGGGTCTGGGCCGCGGCATGCAGACGGGCGGCAAGAAGATGATTGATTCTGTGCCGGGAACAAATCCCCGTTGGCTGCGAGATCTGTATGGCATGGTTGGCCACGGCTCGCGTCTCAGCGGCAGCGCTGTCCGTGGCGTCGGTCACGCTACCAACATGGCCGGCGAAGGTTTACAAGCTGCTGGCCGCGGGCTTAATGCGCTGTCGCAAACATCGTACGGTGTGCCGACGCTGGCAGCAGCTGGTTTGCTGGGCGGAACTGCGGCCGTGGCGCCGAAGCTGCCGCTACCTAACGTTAAACTCCGCTCACCCGTCGATCTGGACTTCAGCTACAAGACGCGTAATCCCATTGAGGTCAATTGGTGATGAGTGTCTGCCCGGTGTGCGAAAGCCCGTCGGTGGAGATACGCGGGAAAGCTGTCTGCCCCTTTTGCCACATCATCATCGAGACGTGCTGTGAAGGCGGCCGCTGCGATTACTCAAAACCACAACCCAAACCACTAGATAACAAAACGGAAGACAAACCATGAACGACGTACAAGCATTCGGCGCTGCTGCCCGCGAAGCAATGGAAAAAGACGCGTATCTGGGCAAGTTTGTTAATTACGCCACGACGCGCGCCATCCCGGCGATCCGTGGCGCCGCGACGAAAGCTGTCGAAAAAGCCGCGCCCATGGTTGATAACGTCGTGCAGAAAGCCACGCCGTACGCGACGCAGGCGAAAGGCGTGATGGACGATGTGGCGTCGCGCGTCGGCGGCAACAAGTTTGTGCAGGGCGCGAAAGACCGCGTAGTAGGCGCCGCGCGATCGGTCGGCGAGGGTGTAGGTAGCGTTGGGCAGTTTACGACCAACACCGCGCGTAATCTACTGAACACAGCCGATGACGCCGGCCGATGGGCCATGAGCGGGCCGGGCAAAGCAGCGCCGGCCGGCAACAAGCTCGGCGACAAGGTAGTGCGCCCCATTCAAACAGAAGCTGGCCGCGCCTTCGGTACAAGCCCCGTCGGCGACAAGCTCAACCCGCTGAACTTAGCCGTTGGCGGCGGTACGCTGTACGGCGGAGCCCGGGCGACTGGGCTTATCGGCAGTGGCGACGAACCCTCGGCGGCTGGTATTAATCAGCAGACGCAGATGGCGTCGGGTATGCAGCACAGCATGGACACCCAAAGCGGCCAACCGGCTGGCGGTGGTGGTCTGATGGGCGCGTGGAACAGCCTGCCGATTGAAGCTCGGTACGCAATTGGCGCTGGTGTTCCGCTGGCGCTTGCTGGCGCGTTTATGGGTGGTCGCGGTCAAGGTGCACTGGGCGGCACGCTCGGCGCGCTTGGTCTCGGCGCGGCTGGCTTAGGTGCTGCTGGAGCCGGCATGTTTGGCGATGGCCCGCGTCGGCTGGTTGGTCAGGGTGCGAATGCGCTCTACGGGCTGGCCGGTGGCGGTGGTGGCGATATTCGCTCGCAGATGAATACATTGCGCGGCCTGAGCCCGGAGTTCGGTACTACGGCGCTGATGGGTCGTGATCCTAACATGAGTTCACAACAGGCACGCGGCATGTACGACTTTCTAACAAACAACCAAGACGCGATCGAACGACTGATGCCACAACTACAGGCGAACAGCACATCGGCTGTAAAAGCTGGCGCGGCGTTTGCCTACAAGATGGCGCGCTGCTGGGAAGGCTATGAGCCGGTTCCGGGCAAGAAGCCCTACAGCAACGACTCGTGCCGGCCTGTGGGCAAGAAGAAAAAGAAAGAAGTCAAGAAAGCTGGTGTGGCGGGACAGGGCAAGACCACGATGAACGACACGCCGTCTAGCCGCGGAAGTCAGCGCCTCGTGGACGACAAGCAGCGTGAAACATGCTGCCCCGTGCCGACTGATGCGACTAACGCGCAACAGAGCAGCGCCGAAAAAGCTGCGTTTCTGGGCAAGCTTGTCGGTCGTGTCGCGCAAGGCGCTGGTCGTGCTGTCGCGGGTGCCGCTGATAACGTTGCGCAGAAAGCTACGGGTGCCGTCGCCGGCGCTGCTGATAACGCGGCGCAGATGGCGCAGAAAGCGGCGCCGATGACACAGGGCCGCACAGTGCTGCCGTCGAACATTCAGGCTGGGAAGACGTTGCAGCACAATCGTTACGGCTCGGGCACGGTGCAAAACGTTGCTGACGGTATGGCCACTGTGCAGTATCCGGGCATGACGCGGCAGTATCGTGTCGCTCCGGCTGCTGCTCCGGCTGGTGGTGCGCAGGCTGGCGCTGGTGCTGCTCGCCCGGCCGCGGCTGCTGCGCCTCGTCCCGCTGCGACTGCTGGTGCGGCTGGTCGTCCGCCGCTGCCTGATCCGCCGGGTTGGAACGCGCCGTATAACCCCGCCATGGCTGGTCGCGGCGGCGCAGATATTCCGCAGTCGTTGGGTCAGCGCGTTGTTGGCGGCGTGTCGGAAGGCGCTTCGCGTGCCTATAGCGCAGGGCAGAACATTGCCCGCGGATTACAAAGCGCTGGCCAAGCTGGTATGAACATTGCCCGTGGCGTGGCTCCGCTGGCGCAAGGTATGGTCGGCGGCGCAGGTGCCGTGGCGCAAGGACTCGGCAGTGGCGTCAACATGGCTGGCAAAGCGCTCTCCATGGCCGCCAAGAGCCCGTACACCGCAGTTCCGACGGCGGCAGCTGGTATCTACGGCGCGTCGCAGCTGGGCGGCATGATGCCGAAGGGTATGCCCCAACTTCAGTCTCCGATTAAGTGGGGGAATTGATCGCGTCTAAATAACAAAACATCGGCCGCTAGATCCACACCAAGGAAGGTAGGATTGTATGGCTACATCGCGCTCGTCTAACAGAGCGGAGAAAAAGGCAAAGAAAAAACAAGATCAACAGGAGCGGGCAAAAGTCGCATTAGCGCCGTGTGAAATCGAATGGCGCACCGACAGTCAAAAACGCGCGTGGCAAACGTTACTGGATAACCACGTCACATTTCTGCTTGGGTCAGCGGGGTCTGGCAAGACTTTTTTGGCGATGGCGTATGCGATCAATGAGATCCTCGCCAAGCGCAAAAGCCAGATCATTCTTACGCGGCCGATCGTTGATGCCGGTGAAAAACTCGGCTATCTTCCCGGCTCATTTGGCGAAAAAGTCAATCCGTACATGCAACCGCTGTACGACACGATGGACACGCTGCTGGGCAAATTTAATCCCAAGCGCGAATTTGTAAATAAAGCCATCGTGTTGGCGCCGCTGTGTTATATGCGCGGCCGTACGTTTAACGATTCAGTCGTTGTATTTGACGAAGCCCAGAATGCGACGTATATGCAGCTCAAACTGTTGTTGTCGCGTTTTGGGCAGAACACGCAGATGGTTATTACCGGCGACCCGCATCAGAGTGATTTACCGTTTTCACCTCCGCCAATAAACGAAGTTGTGCAGAAGTTAAAAGGTGTGGCGGGTATTGATACTGTGCATTTTGCCCATAGTGACGTTGTACGCCATCCCATCGTAAGCGCGGTGCTCAAAAAACTGTAAAAGTGTATTGCCAGCGATAATAAGCGCGGTTACACTTTGCGGCATGACGCTGTCGGCTTTCATGCAATGTTATGCCCGGCCGCGCGCGGTATACGAGGCGCTCAGCTCGTTTCGCGCGCATTACCCCGAGGCTGACATTTCTTTTGTGTCAGACAATGGGCAGGACTTCTCGGCTTTTGCCCGGAAGTTCAACCTGCGCTATACGCATGCTGCTGAGCAGGTGGCTCCCGGCGGCTATTTCACGGGCAAAGCTGCGGCGGACACATATCTAAATCGCATGCGGACCCACTGCGAGACAGTCACAAGCGACTGGGTGGTGCTGCTCGAAGAAGACGTGATGACTAAACGTCGCGCGCTGCAATTTCCGCCGACCGCATGCGCTGGCGCCCGGTCAAATCCCGTATCCGCGCAGTTGAACAAGTATTTCAATTTGATTCACGGCACGACAAAACAGTACTGCTACGGTCTGTGTGGTGGCGGCTGCTTTAGTCGTGAGTTGTTTCTGGATTGTTGTCGTCGCGGCACGGACATGCGCCTGCTGAACATTCTCGACGACAACGTGTACTACGCGCCGGACGTGTTTCTTACGTGCTTGTTTCTCATGCACGGCTATCAGTACAGCGAATGGGCAGAAGTATCAGAGCTGACATGGCCCCGGCTGGAGTGGTGTGTTATGCGCGACGCGGCCTTTGATCACCACGACAAACGGTATTACGACGCGGAGTTCGACCCGGCTGTCCTAGAACCGTATGTGGCTTAATTACAGGAGTGCGACATGGACGTTTGCGGCGTCGAGCCCAATACCGGGCTGATCGAGGTGGCTGTTACCTCCGATCAGCTGGAGCGCGCACTGGCTCGCGACGATGAGTTCAAGCACATGCTGCAGCGGCGTGGGCGGTCACACCTAAAAAACTCGATTCGGAGCGGCTCCGGTGACTTTATCGGCATGCTCGGCGAAGAGGTGCTGTACGACTACTATCCGGGGCAGTTTGAGCGCACGCCGGCCGACAATCCCTATCACTGGGATCTGCGGCTGATTAATACAGCGCACGGCCGCATTGACGTAAAAACAAAGTCGCAGACATATCCCAAGCCGCCGCAGGCACACTATTTCGTAACCGTGTGCGACAAAAACATTCACCAAGATTGCGACTGGTATTGTTTCGTGCGCGTGCATCACCTGTGCGAAAAAGCGTGGATTCTTGGCTTTATGCCCAAGCCACTGTTTTTTAGCTCGGCGCAAAAATATCTAAAGGGCGAGCTTGATCCGACAAGTCACAACGGCTGGTGTTTCAAAGAGGATTGCTGGAATTTAGCAGTCAAGGACATAATAGCTCCGCCGGCGAGTGCGGCTGAGCTACACGCGTTGCAGTTAACCCATTTCCCAGAAGGTAGGAGCAGTTGATATGACAAACGAACACATCGACGATCCGGGGCTGCCCGGTCCTGAAGGCGAACCCGGCCGTTTTACGCTGCCGCAGTTCTTAACCCTGATGAACGCGGACCTGCAGAACGAGTGGACCCATCTCGCGTTTTACTTGTATCACTCCAGCGCTGTCACAGGCCTGCACGCCGAGGAATACAAGGAGTTCCTGACCGACGCGGCCAAGGGAGAGCTGGAGCACGTGCAGCAGTTTCTCGACTGCCTGCATGGCTTTAACTTTGTCTTGCCGGCAGCGGGCGGGCACACGTTTGCGACTTATACGCGCGTGGAAGACATTCTGATTGAGGCGCATACGCTGGAGCGCCAAGTAGTTGTTAATTACGCCAAGCGGATTGAGCAGGCCGGATCGCTAGACGATCAAGTGGCCGCCAAGTACCTCGAAGTGTTTTACGAAAATCAACTGCAAGACAGTTATGAAGACGCGCAACACATTCAAAGAATTCTGGCTGATGTTGACAAACGTCAGCTGCGTAAACTAAACATTATGGATAGGTGAACGTCTTGTGCGGGAAAGTTGCGGCATGGTGGTTTGATATTGGCCGCGTGTAAGGCACTCCCACTTACACAGCGCCGGTCAGGCAGTGACGCCGCAGAACGTTGTCTGTCCCAACAGCGTTCGCACCACACTTGGATAGCCGTGGTGCCGGATACTGGTGGCTGGGTTTTAAACGTGTCCAAGCGCCTCCTTCGCCCCTACGTCATACGAGCACAAACAGAGCACGAGCGGCTTTGTTGCCAGTATCCAGCCCGCACTTTATGGAACATCCGATGCTACATCCCCTCAGTCAGGCGCTCCGCGACGCGACAGGATTAGTCGATGCGCGGCTCAACACCGCTGCCGCCGACGAGTTAGACCGGCTCGTGCTCCACGTGGCTGATTTAACGCAAATGCTGGCAAACGCAGCGCCGCGGTTTACGCCGCCTCCTGCGGTGCAGCCAGTCTCAACGCCCGGACTAGATGCACAAATTACAGAGCTGCAAGCCACGCTCGCGAATTTAACTGTGACGTCGGCTGCAAACGTGCAGGCGTTACGGACAGAGAACGACAAGTTAAAAGACCGCATTGCCGCGCTGGAGTCGAGCCGTGGCGATTGACGAAGAAACACGACAGCGGCTCGATCGTGAGTGGGCGCGAGAGCGTTTTTTGGAACGTTTATTCCTGCGCACGCTAATGTTTTGGTTTATCGGTGTTGTAATCTGGCACGCTTTGCCGTTTGCGGCTAACGAGCAGAACTGGCAAGCAATTCTGACGGTCGCGATACTTTGCGGCAAAATCGCTGGCGCCGTCGCGGCGGGGCTCGGTTTTCTTGTCACGCTGGCGTGGATTGGTTCTGGCGGAAAAATCTTGTCCGATGACTTTTTTGACGAGTGAACAAAAGGAGTTGTTTGCCCGTGCGAATACAAGAAGAAACATGGCCAAACGCGATTGCCATCGGCGCCGAAGGCGTTTCGCTGGCGATTGCAAAGTTGTTACGGCATAAGATCGTGCCGTGCGTGCCGCTGATCGACATCGGGTACGATCTCGTATCTGGCTATGACGATGTGGTGAAACGCATTCAAGTTAAAGCGACCACGACGATTAATACCGCGCGACCGGATTCCACACGGTTTTCGCTATGCAAAAGCAAGGCGTGCAAGACGCGGCGTGGTTCAGCGGCTATGACCAAACGGCGGGCGTATCGGCCCACTGACGTAGACGTGTTTATTTTTGTACACGTGCGGCTCAAGCGGTTTTTTATTGTGCCCGCGGCTGAGTTGGATTTCCGCCGGCACTGGATCACGTTTGATCGCGCCAGCAAATGGGCCAACGCGTGGCACGTGCTCAAGACAGCATGAACCCATACCGCACGACCACAATCGCCATCGACTTCGATCGCACGTTCACCAGCGACGTCGATATGTGGCGCATGGCGATTAAGTTATTTACAGCCCGTGGGCATCGTGTGTTGTGCGTGACTGGCCGCACGGACTCGACGGCTAATCGTCTGCAGTTGGCGCAGGTCTTTGGCGAGGAGACGTACAAACTGCTCAGCGCGTGTATCTTCTGCAACCACTCTCCAAAGCGCGAAAAAACGCAGCAGCTGGGCTACAAGATAGACATCTGGATTGACGATTTGCCAGAGGGCGTCGGCGCGACTGATCCAAAAGTGTTTAAAAAACTCGAAGACCAGTTCGATGTGTGCGAGACGCTGCCGATCTTCACGCCCAAGGCCGTAAACCCGTATACTGTGTGGCAGCCCAAAACATTTGCAGATCAGGACGCACAGTGAGCAAAGTCATGGAATTGTATTCGCTGTATACCAACGCATTGGTGCTGCTCTTTACCGGGTTTGCGCTGGGCTATCTGACCGGGCGGCTGAATTTACTGTACGTTACGCTAGTTCAGCGCGCTGAGAACGTGGCGCCCGCGGCCAATACGTTACGGGCGGCGCTCCGCGACAATCCTGCGGCTGAAAAAGCTAAAATAGAAATCAACGCCGGCAAGTACGTGGGCGAGATTAACACGTCCAGCATGCAAAAAACACAGGATGTCACGCTTGGCAAAACCACGCAGACGCAAGATGATATTAATTCGTCAGTGTCAAAGCTGGCGCAGTTGAAAGGTAAGTGATGTCGTTTTGGGACAAGTGGACGAAAAAAAAGATTAAAAAACAGTGCGATAAGCTGCAGAAGCAAAACAAGTACATTAAGCAGCTGGAAAAGAAACTCAAGAAGAAAGGTAAGTAGTTATGGCTAAGGGTTTAGACGTCGGAACATCGTTTATCGTGCTGGCGCAAGACGCGCTGGACTCTGCCGTCGCGGCCAGCGTTCAATACAAAGATTTCCGCGATGCGTTTTACGTCATCAAGCCGACGACCCCCGTGGCCACCAAGATGATCGAAAAAGGTCTACAGGGTAAGGTATTTGTGCGCGACGCCGACGGCACGTTTATTATTCTCGGCCAAGACGCCATCGAAAAGGCCGTTGAGCGCAATGACTCGGCCAAGCGCCCCATGTATCGCGGCGTGGTTAGCCCCAAGGAAAAAGAAGCCAAGCGCGTGCTGGCGTTTATCCTCAAGGAAGTTGTCGGCACCGCCAGCGAGCCGCACGAAAAGCTGATCTTTTGCGTGCCGGCCCAGCCCGTCGATCAGGAAGACGATGATTTTGACGTCGCGTATCACGAAGACGTTGTGCGCACGGTGCTGGCGGAGCAGGGTTACACGGCCCGGGCGATTAACGAAGCCGAAGCGCTGTGCTACTCGGAGCTGGAAAACGATGATTACACCGGCATTGGCTTGTCGTGGGGCGCGGGCATGGTGAATTGCTGTGTCATGCTCAACGGCGAACCCACCGTGCTGTTTTCGACAACGAAGTCCGGCGACTGGATTGACCGCATGACGGCCGTTGCCACAAATGAGCCGGATTCAGTTGTGCAGGCAGAGAAAGAGCACGGCACGTTTGTGATTGGCGAGCAGAGTGACAGCGCAATTTTGTCTGCTGTTAGCGTGTACTACGAGCGTCTGATCGATTACACCGTGAAGATGCTTGCGCACGCGTTACAGGGCCACAAAGCTCTGCCCAAGTTCAAAGAGCCGATTCTGATAACATTGGCCGGCGGCACGACACGCGCTAAAGGCTTCGTTGAAATGTTTCAAAAGAAACTTGACGAGCATGGTTTTCCGCTGCCGGTCAAAGAAGTACGTCACGCCAATGATCCGCTGCATGCGGTCGCGCGCGGTTGTCTCATTGCGGCCAAGATTTTGTGACACAGGTTCGTGGACATAGGTCACGAACGTCGGTACGATACGTCACATGCAATTGTGGCGGCTGTTAACAAAAAAAAGGCCAGTGTATGGGACGCAGGGCGCGCTTCGACGGGATTATCATTTCGCACTTGGGCAACATCGACGGCCGGCAACCAGAGCTGGAAAATACGCTGAAATATGTGCAGGCGAGTTTGAAAGCTGGCTGGCATGTTTGCGTCGATGTGCAGCTTTTAAATGGCGGATTTGTGCTGCCCAACGAAAATGGTTTCAGTGTCGCGCCGCCCAGTTTCTTTTCCCAGCAGCGGGTCTGGTCGCGCTGTTACAACGCCGAAACGCTCGACGCGCTGTGCACAATTGGCGCGCACGCGTTTATGGGCGGCGAAATTCCGCTGTCGCTGACCACGGCGCAATTTATCTGGACGATGCCGCCGCGCGAACTTTCGCCGCGCTCAATCGCGGCGTTTCCCGAGCTGGCCGAGCCCAGCTGGCTGGATAATTACGAGCCAGCCGGGCTATGCAGTAACGAACCGGCGCGTTATATCTAAATTGCGCCGGTATTTTTGTTCTTTGAAAATCTGTTTAGCGGTCTGTAGTTACTGCATACCGCGAGTGTTAAAATTACTGTATGTGCGTCAAAAGTTAGTCGTGGTGGCCGGCTGGTTAGGCGTTTCTTCGGCGGCATGGATGCCAACGGGGTTACAGGTTCCGCGGTCAGATTCTGTCGGGCACGCGGGCGGAGGAGCAGCAAATGCCACACAGGATAAATTTTGTCCTTGAAAGTTGCTGCGGAGTCCTGACTTCGGTCGGGACACGGACCTGCGGACAGGGGATCGCAGGGGCTTTTGGCGTACATTCACATTTCACAAATCGTTACACAGTCGGCAGTTATTAAACATGGGCGACGAAACACTACATTCGTTGTCGGTGCTTTTTAGCGCATTTGGCGCTGCTGCTTTTGCAGGCTTGGCGACCTTTTTGCGGTTTGCCAAGAAGTTATCTAAACTAGCTGTTGTCAGCGCCATGCTCAACGCCGGTTTTCTGGGTTTGGCCATTGCGCTGATTTGGTACCAAAACTACCGAAAAGCAGAGAACGTTTACGGTTTGATCGGAATCTGTGTGCTCGCCGGTATGGGCGGCTCCACAATGACCGATCTTGTGATATCTTTGCTAGCCGGAGCTGGTATCAAAGTCACTATTGTGCACGAGCGCGATCGTCAAGGAGATCACGAGCATGACAATGACAATTCGTAAACAATTGAGCGTAGCGGCGTGGGGCGCGTCCGCTATGTTTTGTCTGCTTCTGTTCGTGTCTGCGCTAGCCGCAGTAGCGCACAGTCACGGGCATACTGACATGCCAACGATGACTACGCACCCGTGACAAAATTGCCTGATAGCTCAGTTGGTAGAGCAGGCGGCTGTTAACCGCCGGGTCGTAGGTTCGAGTCCTACTCAGGCAGCCATAAGGACGAGTCCCGCATGGATACGCTATCCGCTTTAGATCCGCTCGCGTGGGACTCGGAATACTTCCGCGAGCACCCCGCCTACGCTGCTGGCAACGCGCTAGGCTGGCTGTATATGAGCGGCGACAAGAACGCCGCCACGAGCTACCCGCTTTCGGGTCGGCTATATCTCGCAAAAAGCGGCTGGTTGCTGCTGGCGGTGCCCAACGCGCTCGTCCGCGGTGTATTTGACGCCCTTACCGAGCCCGGCACTGAGCTGCCGACTGCCGGCGTGATGAATGTACCAAACGTCGATGGCGAGTTGGTCAATGCGCACATCTCGGTGATGACGGCGGCTGAAGTAGAAGCAATCGGCGGCGACAAGATTAACGAACGCGGTCACATGTTCGGCTATACGCTGGGCGGCCTAAAAGAAATTGACGTCAAAAACGTGCGCGGCGTCAGCAAAGTATGGGCGCTACATGTGCTCAGTCCGGCGCTGTCTGCCTTGCGCAAGAGTTACGGCCTTTCGGCGCTGCCCAAGGACGATCAACCGTTTCACATCACATTCGCTGTCCGGCGCAAAGGCGTTTTACGCGACAACGGCACGGCCAAGGGTTCCGAAACCTCGGCCGAAAGCGCCGACGAGCATAGGTTTAGTAACCCCATCAGCAGGGGAGAACTCAAAGCCGCCGCGGATGATAAGACCACGTACGACTGTGGCTGCTCCGGTCCGTGCATGTGCCCTGAAACGTGCGTGTGTAAAAAATCCGGCCGCTGCGCCGCCGAGAAGGTATCTGCCGCAGAAAAACAGCAGCCAAACGCACTTTCCCGTTCGGGACAAAAAGACCTGTTACCGGGCGGTGAAGCCGATAATTTACCCGATCGGGATTTTTCTGAACCTGCTTTAGCTGAAGGAGCTAAACATGAGCGCGAACACACAGACAATGGTCAAGTTGCCAAAGAAATTGCCAAGGATCACTTGTCCGAAGACCCCGACTACTACAAAAAAGTCCAAAAAATAGAGAAAGCTGGCGCTAGCGTGTACGGGCAACAGTTTCGCAACCTATTGAACTTCCGCGAGCCGCTTATCTACGACCACAGTAAGCCCGTTTTTCAAAACGTGACCGATCATTTGCTCAAGGCCAAACAGCGCGGCGACTTTATTATGGCGGCGCGGCATAAATCACACTTGTACCGGTCGCAGCTTGACCCAAACTATCGTTATCAAGTGGCGCAGATGGCGATTAACGGCACGCTGCCGCAAATGAACCCCACGGACAAGATTGTGCAGCTTTACGGCAATGATATTTTTGACACTATCTCTCGTTGGGGGAAGAAATAATGGCCACACCGCTGCTCGACATGATCAAAAAAGCTCTAGGGATCGATACCAAAAAACCCGAGCCTGTACCTGCGCCCGCACCGCCGCCTAAACCCCCAAACGCGATTGATTACCTGCGCGCGTGGAACCTGTTTAAAAAAATTCCGTTCGAAAAACTGGGTAGCGTGGCGCTGCTGACTGCGATTATTGTTTTTTTAGCTATCAGCGGACTTCTTGCGTGGATTTCGCTGGCACTTCGCTTCGTTTTTTCAGTTGCGCACTAATATGACAACCAGTATCTACACCGTCGAGGACTGGCAGCGTGTGCCGGCGCGAGTAGCAGAGCTGTTGCCGTGTGCGCATGCGGTCAAAGTTGCGCACGAGCAGGCAGGCGCAGCTACGCACGTGCTGTCGCATACCGTAGCGGCTTGGAATCCCACCACAAACGCCGTTACGCTATACAGCCCGATTGAGATCGCCGCCGATGCCCGCGAAAAGTACGCCGCGGTTATGGCGGAACGCGGATATAGCTGCGCGGCGCATTTGTTGTCTTCTGCAACACCCGATTTTGCGCAGCAGGTCGTCGTCAAACGTGGTTCCTTGGTTCCCGGCTTGCCAGCGGTGTGGAACACGGGCAACACCCTGCTGGCGGGACCATCGCCGCTGTCGAACGGCATTATGACCGGCTTACTTGCCGGCGGAACTGGATACGGCGCCGGTATGCTCGCGGAGCAGCTGTTTCCAGAGCGCTATATCGAGCGCGGAAAACTGCGCCGCACGCTGGGTTTACTCGGCGCGCTGAGCGGCGCTGCCGTGGCGGGGCTTGGCGGCTATGCCAATGCCCGCGCGCTGCGTACAAGCTTTCCGCGTGGCCTGATCACAAATAACAATACGGCGGTTGTGTACCCGTATGAAAAAAAGATGCAAGAGCGCGAAAAAAGCAGCATGTTTCCGGGGCAGCCGCCAGCGCTCTACAGCCCCATTGTAAGCGTGCCGCAGTTTAATCAGGCCGCGTGGCAAGACGTAAATCGCGGCATGCGGGCGGGTAACTTCAGCAATTACACGCCGCCAGCTTACGCCGCGGCCACGACCGGTTTAATGAGTGGCATCAGCACTAGTATGCAATCCCCGATTATCCGGCCCATTGACGTTATTCACGGTATTGCCTCGGCGGGCGTCGGGCTTGCCACGGCGACGCTGGCGGGTAAAGCGCTGTCAGCCATGGCCGGATTAACACCAGCTGGGCAAGCAAAGTTACAAGATCTGGGGTTATGGGGCGGTATGATGCACGCCGTCGTACCCAGTCTGTTTGGGCGATAAAAACGTATTGCAGCCGGAACATATCCGGGGCATAATGTGCTTTCCTCGTTACTTAAGGAGCGTGTTATGGCGATCAAAAAAAGCGTTGAAACTGTCCGCGAAGAGCTGCGCGTTTTAAATAGCGCCGCTGACGATGTGAACGTAGATACCGGAAACTGGCTGACGCCGGAATTCTGGACCATGGCTGTGGGCGCTGTCAGCAATCTGATCGCGGTGGGCGTTCTGGTTGGATGGGTTGACACCTCGCAGGCCGAGACGCTGACCAAGGCTGTGACGGCGATTGTCGGCGCAACGCAGATTGTTGTGCTCAATAGCGCGCTGATTTGGAAGTATCTGGCTGGTCGCACTGAGCTGCGTGCCCAGATGATTGATGCGCGGTATCGCTACATGGAAGCCGTGGCTGTCGAGAAGATGCGCGCTGAAAGGACTGCGAACTGATGACCACCGAAGAACTGCAGCAGCGGATCGCTGCGTCTCCGGCTTTGCAAGACCTGCAACGCAAGCTCACGGATGAGCTTGTGCTGCAGGCAGATAACGAGAACTGCCAGTTTGATCCGATTCTCGTAATCATGATTATCTCGGTGTTGGTGCAGGTAATCATTCACTGCCGCGAGCAAAACTCGGACGAATCTATTGCGCAAAACATGCGTGAGCTTCGCACGTTGCCGCCGCGGAAGTTAATGCGCTTGCGCCGTCGGTTAAATAATTTATGGCGAGAACATTGCGCAAAGACTGGCACGACCTATACGCGTGATAATCCAGTTGTGGGTGCTGTGTACAGCCTAAGTGATACAATTGATGATGCCGCGGCTGCTGGGCTAATGGAACTGGCTCCCGCGCGCTAACATCAAGCACGGAGGCGCACGATGGCACGGAAGCCAACCGCTCACGAAACCCACGTTTTACCGATCAGCGAGATTCTCACGCGGCTGCATGCGCTGGGGTATTTCGGCGATAAAACGCTGGCGCAGGTCAAGAAGATTAAAGGCGCGGAGTTGCAAAAAGCGATCCGCGCCTTCCAGTCGTTTAACGGCTTAAACCCCACAGGTACTGTGGGCCCCAAGACAGCGCATCGCATCAACAAGCGGCGCTGCGGTCTGCCGGACTTCAATATCACCGCTCCGGGCGGCGATCCGTGCAAGTGGCCGATGCCGAATGTGACGTACTATCACAAAATCCATTTGCCGGGGCTGACAGAACAGCAGGTGGCCGAAGCCTACGACATTGCGTTTTCGCAGTGGGCAGAGGTGTGTGCGCTGGAGCCGCAGCGCGTCGATACGCACACCAAGGCGAACATTTATGCGCGCTCCGGTGTCGGAAAGAAAAACGGTTTAGATAACAAGGGCGGCACACTGGCGTGGAGCGAGTTGCCGTGCGGTGTAGCCGAAAACGTCCAGCTTGATCAGATGTTCGACGAAGCGGAAGACTGGTCGTTCAACATGGCTGTTGCTGTTATTTGTCACGAGCTGGGGCACGCGTTGGGGCTACCGCATTTAAACGCGGGTAACCTGATGGCGCCCTACTACGATCCGAACGTAACAAAACCGCAAGAAGGCGATATCGCCGAAATCATAAAACTTTACGGAAAGCGCACCGCGGTTTATCCGATTACAAAAGATGCTGGACTGCAAATTAACGGCACTATTGTGATTAACGGTCGGCCGTATGTACTGGTGCCGCAAACTTGATAAACTAGGGTGTTACTTTCAATTGGAGGTTCTATGAATACGGTTCAACTGGTACTGGCTGGTCTGTTCGTAGTTGCGCTGGCGGTAACATACCGCGACAAACTGCTTAGCCTCATCCGCCGCGCCGACAAAACGGTAACGGGCGGCGTGACAGCGTCGATCGCTGTGCCGCTTGTGGACGATATCATTGCCGTCACCAAGCTGCGCGACAAGCTTGCCGCGGAGGGCTGCGGGGCCGGTGTCGAAGCCTGCACGTCGCTACTGCGTGTGATCGTAGAGTATGAGCAACCGTCAAAGGGTGTTGTATGAAAAAGCTTGTTTGGGTCTTTGGTTTGCTGCTCGCTTTGTCGTTCGTGTTTCCGAACGGCGTGCCGTCGTTAATTCCGCAGGTAAAGCCTGTCGCGCCAGTCACGCCCGCGGGGCCAACAGACACCAAGATTGTCGAGCTGCTTGTTGACGCAGACACCGTCGATACCGACCGAATTAACGGCGTGTACAACGGCCTTGCGGAAGTACTGCGGCGCGACGGTGGTCAGCCGGTCAAGCGTATTGTTACGACAGAGCAATGGGCTGAGTTACAGGCGCGTACGCTCAACATGGCTATCGACACTCCGGGCAAATACCCCGACCTCGACAAGGCAATTGAGGCGGTATTTTTGCGGGCTGTTGGTACGGACGACGTTGTGCCTGCAAACGACGCCACTCGCGCAAAACTTATTGAAGCATGTGTCACGGTAGCCAATTCCGCTAATGGTAAGAAATAACATGGCGCTCAGCGTTGCCGTACTGCTCGTATGTCTCGTCTTTTGGTTGTTGGTAGTGTTACACGAATGGCTTGCCCTGCACGGGCCATCGGAGCCGGTTGGCTTAACAGTAGTGCAGATCAGGAGCAATGTAAATATGGCTGATGTGCTTACGTATCGTGTTTCCGCCGGTGCGCCCGTCGACAGCGATGTCGTGTCGCGTATTCTGTCGGTGACCGTGAATGGTGAAGAAAAAGGTTCGACGTCTTACCCGGTGAGCGAAGATCTCGGCGTTGTGGTTGTACCGCAAGACGCCGTGGTCAAGCTCTCGCTGGTTGACGTCGACGATGCCGGCAACGTTTCGCCGGCCGCTGAGTATGAGTTTACAGCGGTCGACACGCTTCCGCCGGCGCAGCCCGGGTTCCTCGGTGTCACGCTTGTTAGCGAGTCGCCGGCCCCTGAAGCTCCGGTTACGCCCGAAGAGCCGACGGCTTGAGTTAAGTTTGGAGGCACGTCATGGCTGATAATGAACAGTTCTTCTCGAACGTTTACGACGTTGTGGCAGCTTATGAAGGCGGCTTCGTTGGCGCCTACAGCAACCCGGAAGCTGCCGCAGCACTTCGAGATCAGATTAAAAACGCCGGCGGTATCCCCGACGGCGCCATGGCGTGCGCGGAGTACAGCCTTGAGGAAACCGGCAAAGGCAAGTTAAGCCTGCCCGTGCTGGAAGTACTCAAGCTGTACCCCGACTCCTTACCGGGTGGCGCGCAGGGACGCGGCGACTGCGTAAGTTGGTCGACGCGCAACGCGTGCCTCGGCACGATGTGCTGCGAGATCACAAGCGGTGTGCCGGACCCGAACAGTGGTCGTCTAGAGGGCGCGCCCGACGTCAGTGATACGGCGCGACTGAACGGCGTGCTCAGCACTGAAGCGTTTTACAATTGGCGGCGGCACGGCGGGGACGGCTGGAGCTGCGCAGAGGCGGCGCAGGTCGCGTTAAACGATTCCGGCTTGTGGCTGCGAAAGAAGTACGACGAAATTGATGTTGATTTTACACAATACAGCGCGCGCAATGCCGGACTATACGGCTCTCGAACGCCGCCTGAGTCGTGGCGCAAGATTGGTGAAAACCATCGCGTGCAAACAATTACGGAAGTCGAAGAGTACGAGGCGCTTCGCGACCTGCTAGCAAACGGTTACTGCGTTAGCTCGTGCGGCAGCGAGGGCTTCTCCGATCAACGCGATGCAAACGGCGTAAGTAAACGCAAAGGCAGTTGGGCGCATGCGCTCGCCTATCTTGGTGTTGACGATCGCGCAGAAATAGTAAAGCTATACGGCGAGCCGCTGGTGTTGGTCCAAAACAGCTGGGGCGCGTGGAATGAAGGAAGTCGCCGCATCTTCGGCACGAACATTGACATTCCAGTTGGTGCGTTCTGGGCTCGCTGGTCTGATATCAAAAATCGTTACATGGTGGCGATTTCGGGTGTAAACGGTTGGCCGCCGAAGAAGCTGCGTAGTTTCGGCGCGCTTGGTAATATCTAAATCAGTGGGGTTAACATGCTCGATTGGCTTTTATTAATGGCTCCGTCGTCTCATGCAGCTCCGCCCAAAAAAGACTATATCGGTGTGGTCGCTGCAGAGGCTGCTTACGCTTCTATGCTTCCTGCTGCGCCGGTAGTCAAACCGCTTGTAGACACAAAAGACTGCACGCGGTGTAATGGCGTCGGCAAGGTTCGCACGGGCGACGGTCAGGGCTGGACGGACTGCCCCGAGTGCGAGCCGAAAGAGGGCGGCATGAAAGAGGCTGGCCCGATGCCGTCGATGAAGTTGCAGGTCAAACCGCTCCCGCCCGTACCGCCGGCGAAGTCCAGCAAGTGCGACGAGAACGGCTGTGAGATTCCCCACGCGTAAGGTGTTGAATGTCGGCTTACCAAAAAACCGGTAAATGTTACAGCTATCGCGGTCTCAAATTTTACGCCAAAAATGGATTCGTCTGTCTGCACGACGAACAGACCGGCGAGTTTTTTGTTTTAACGCGTAAAGAATTTTTGCAGCGCGCGCAGGCTATCAGCGAAGAAGCGCGGCGTTTACGGACCATGGCGGCTGAAAATCCGATGCAGGCGCCGTGGATGGCCGCGGACCGCATGGACTTACAGCGGGCGATCGAGAATATGATCGAGGTAACAAAAGAAGCCCAAGAGCAGGGCGACCGGGACGATCCGGCTGTTGACGCGTGGTTTAGGCGACACAGGCCGGGTCGAAAGAGTAAGATATCCATGGCGAGCGGCGCGAATTTTGCAACTTCGCTGCCCGGTGCGCTGCCTATCGGAAAGGATACCGGTAAGCACGTAACGCCCGACTTTAGCGTCGGGTCGCAGCCAAAGAAACTTATTCTGCCCGGAGACTTTTGACATGGATGTCACGGAAAAGGAAGCCTTTAGGCTGGGCTTTTTACACAGGTGCGCCGAAGAAGCCCTGACGGGCGACGCGTTAAACGGGCGCATTAAGGCCGCAGAAGATTTCGCAAAAAGCGGCTTTGACATGAATTCGCTGTCCAATGTGGGCAGCTGGGCGGGCAATATTGCCTACGCCCCGCTGCTTTTAGCGACGGCTGGTGGCGGGTTGGCGGGGCATCTGGCCGGGAAATTAACCGAGCCCGATGTCGATGAAGATGACCTTAAGGCGCGAGAACTAGCCGCGGCGTACAAAGCCTACGCCGCCCGGGCCAAGACAAATCGGAAGTTACGGCTGTATCGACCAGAAAGGTAATTTGTGAGCCTGCGCAAATATCACGCTGAGTTAGGCGGCCCGCAGCACGGCGGCGATCAGTTAAACTGGCCGGGCACGATGGAGGGTTTTCCCGTCGTCGGCAATGGGTTTCGCGCTGATTTAAAGCAGGACGAACTGGAAAATATAGATCTGCGGTTTGATTACAAGTCGCGTATGTTCGACCTGTGGGACGAGCAGCAAAAGCAAGAATTTGACGACATAAATGATAAGATAGTGAACGGCTGGTATCGGCTGTTGAAGCGCAGCGACAACTGGGACGACGAAAAAAAACATTTTCGCGTTTGGTTGGAGTGGGCGCAGGTATACGGCATGCTTCCGCCGAAACTGTAATGAGGGGCTAAAATGACGACTACCGCAAAGCTCGCAAATGACGTTCAACCCGCCGTTGCTGGCAAACCTACGCCCCAAGACTTCCAGCGTTTTTGGGGTGATCGCATTTTGCGCACTGGTGTTGGTGGTCTCGGTCTCGGCGCTGGCGCTGCAGGGCTTTATTATCTTGCCCGCGGCTTGTCGCAAGCGATTCGCGACCGCAAGCCCGAAGTCGAAGAAGACGAAAACCCAGCGGAAGCTGTAGTGCCGGGCAACAAAATGGCCGGTGCCTACGACGACGTCGCTGGCGGTATTGGCCGCGCACTGCCCGACTCCGTTGTTGATTTTCTAAAGCCGTTTACGCCGGCGGTTACACCCAAAGCGCCGAACTCGTACGATCCAAACGTTATTCGTTCGTCGTTTGGTACGGCTGCTACGCTGGGCGCCGGTGCACTAGGCACATACGGCGGCTATAAACTTATTCAAGCGCTGCACAACCGTAAGAAGAAACGCGATCGGCAGGCCGAGATTGATGCGGCCGAAAAAGAGTACTATGCCGCGCTGGTCGGCCCGTCGGCGAACAAACTAGACGGTGTGTATGACCTCGCCGGGCAAAAGGCCGCTGCGGAGAAGCAGGCGAACCCGCTAGAGATGCTGACGAGCATGTGGGACACCGCCAAACGTGTTCCGTCGGCCGTGGGTGGCGCCTATGTGGCCACTGGTTTAGGACTGGGCGGACTTGCGGCCAAGTTAATGTACGACCGGGCCCGCGAGCGTTCTCGTGCCAAGGCTGTAGAAGAGGCGGCGCAATCCAAGGCGCGTATCGCCGGTATTCTGCCGACGTACGTAGATCCCGACGAGATTGTCGCCCTGAAGCAGCGAGCCGAACAAGCGCAGGCGGGGTAGTTATATGCCAGCGCCTGAATTGCCGCCGCTGAAGCAGTTCAGCAGCCAGCCGCCCGCGGTGCCGACAGCGCCGCCGACAACGCCGCCACCAATGCGGACGTTTGGCGACATCGGCTCGATGCGCGACAACATCTTCAATCAGGCGCTGACAAGCGCGCAGGGTTTGCGCCCGCTGCAAAACGATTTGTATACGCTGCAGCTGCAAGACGTCGGCTACACGGGGCCCGAACGATTTACGCGGGCCGACCAAAAAAAGGCAGTGCTCTCGCGCGGCTCGCTGTCGCGTCGTTTACAGGGTACGTGGGCGCTAGTTGATAACAAAACCGGACAGCCGCTTGGGCAGAAGCGTGCAACTATCGCGCATGTGCCTTATCTGACAGATGCTGGCACGTTCGTCAACGGCGGTGTCGAGTACACGCTGGCGCATCAGATGCGGCTTAAGTCCGGCGTCTTCACCCGCGAAAAAGACAACGGCGAAATCGAAGCGCACGTAAACACACTGCCGGGCAAAGGCCGCTCGCACCGTTACTTTTTAGATCCGAAAACGGGCGTGTTTAAAATCAGCGTCGGACAGGCGCAGATTCCGCTAATGCCGCTGCTGAAAACCATGGGCGTTACGGACAGCCAGATCCGCGAGGCGTGGGGCAACGAGATAACGGCCGTCAATATGGAAAAAGGCGACGCCGGTACGCTCGACAAGCTGTACAGTCGCTTTGTGAATAAACCAGTCGCCGGAGCAGACGCCACGATCAAAGCCAAGGCGTTGCTTGAAGAGTTTGCCAAAACAGAGCTTGATCCTGAAGTCACACGCCGCACGCTAGGTAGCGAATACAAAAACATGACGCCAGACACCATTCTGGCAATTACAAAAAAGCTGCTAGCTGTTAACCGACGCGAAGCCGAGAGTGACGACCGCGACAACATGGTGTTTCAATCTGTCGTCGGGCCAGAGGATCTCATCTCTGAGCGCTTCACCAAAGATCGGCAGGGTTTAAACAAGTTGCTGTGGAAAGCCACGGCGAAGAAGTCGATTGATCACATTCCGAGCGGCGTCTTCGATAAAGCGATTTCTGCTGCGCTGATCGGGTCTGGTCTTGGATCGAGTCTTGAAGAGATCAACCCCGCCGAAATTTTTGACCACCAAACACGCGTTACGCGAATGGGCGAAGGCGGCATCGCGTCACTCGACGCCGTGCCGGCAGAGTCGCGCAGTGTGCAGCCCAGCCATCTGGGCTTTATCGACTATCTGCGCACGCCTGAGTCCGGCAAAGTTGGCGTTGATATGCGGTTTGCGCGGGGCGCTATGAAGGGCGCCGATGGGAAGGTGTACACGCCTGTGATCAACATGAAAACAGGTGAGACGGAATACAAGACGCCGCAGGAACTAGCGGATACGCCGCTCGTGTTCCCGGGCGAGACAAATAACAAAATGCCGGTAGTGGCTGCGCTTGTAAACGGCAAGATGAAGTACGTCGACCGCAAAGATGCGCAGTACAGCCTGTCAAACATGGATTCGACGTTTTCTGCGCTCACAAACATGGTGCCGATGAAAGCCATGGTTAAAGGGCAGCGCGTGATCATGGGTAGTCGCATGTTTACGCAGGCGCTTCCGCTCGTTGGCGCCCAAACGCCGCTTGTGCAGTCGGCCAAGTTTGACGATGAAAACGTATCGCACGAAGACGAGATGGGCGAAAAGCTTGGCGCGGCGAGAGCGGCTGAAGCCGGGCAGGTTGTCGACGTTACGCCAGATGCGATCGTGCTGCGCGACAAGAACGGCGAAAAGAAAACGATCGAGCTGTACAACGAGATGCCGTACAACCGAAAAACGTTTTTACATCAAACGCCGCTGGTTAAACCGGGCGATTACGTAAAGCCGGGACAGCTGCTTGCCAAGTCGAACTTTACGGACGATCAAGGGAGCGCCGCGCTGGGTCTGAACATGCGCGTAGCTTATCTGCCCTTTCGCGGCAAAAACTACGAAGACGCCGTAGTGATCTCCGAGTCTGCGGCCAAGCGGCTTACGTCAGAGCACATGTACCAGCACGAAGCGGAATGGGACGATAACACTCACGTTGGCAAAAAGGCGTTCGTGAGTCTTTTCCCCCGCGAATACGAGCGCAAGATGCTGGACAACTTTGACGATCAGGGCGCAATTAAAAAGGGCACCACAGTTAACTTTGGCGATCCGCTGGTGCTGGTAGCTAAGAAAAAAGACACGGTTTACGGCAAAGTGCATCGCGGCCGCGCGGGCAGCTTCACCAACGAGACGGTGACGTGGGAACACCATGCGCCCGGAGTCGTTACGGACGTTGTGCACACAAAAAAGGGCGTGAGCGTCGTTGTTAAAAACCAAGCCGCGATGGACGTTGGCGACAAGCTTACAGGCCGCTTTGGCGATAAAGGCGTTGTGGCAGACATCATCCCCGATGACCAGATGCCGCAAGACAAAGACGGCAATCCGTTCGAGGTGCTGGTTAGCCCGCTAGGTTTAATTTCGCGTGTTAATCCGGCGCAGGTTATTGAGGCGGCGTTGGGCAAAGTTGCCGCAAAGACTGGCAAGCCGTTTAAGATCAAAGACTTCGATGACCAGAAAGATCTTGTCGAGTTTGCGCAGAAAGAATTAGACAGGAACGGGTTATCTGATACAGAAGACTTAACCGACCCGGAGACAGGTCGAAAGATTCCGGGTGTGCTTACCGGCTCGCGCTTTTTTATGAAACTGCATCACACCAGCGAGTCCAAAGCGCAGGGGCGTGCAACGGGCGCATACACCGCGGAAGGCACTCCGGCGAAGGGTGGATCAGAAGGCGCTAAGCGGGTTGGCATGTTGGATCTTGGCGCCTTGCTGTCGCACGGCGCTGGCAAAGTAATTCGTGACGCCAAGATGGTGCGCGGCCAAGCTAATCCAGAGTACTGGTCGCAGTTCATGGCCGGTTACACGCCGCCGCTTCCGCGCGTCCCACACGTATACGAAAAGTTTGTCGGGCAGCTGAAGGCGTCTGGCATTAACGTTGTGCGCAGCGGTACACGCACAAACGTTATGGCGCTTACAGACAAAGACGTCGACGGATTAGCCGGCGCACGTGAAATCGAAAACGCCGAGACGGTTGACTGGAAGGGCAGGCTTAAGCCGATCAAGGGCGGCCTGTTCGACGAGTCACTTACTGGCGGCCACGGCGGTAACCGATGGTCAAAAATAACATTACACGAGCCCATGCCGAATCCGGTGATGGAAGATCCGATCCGCCGCGTGCTGGGCTTGACGGAGAAAAAATTTCGCGGCGTGTTAGCGGGTACGGACCAGCTTGGCGACCAAACCGGCCCAAAAGCGATTGCAGACGCGCTAGCCAAAATCAATTTGCCAAAGGCCATTGAACAGGCGCGCGAAGATATCAAATCCGGCCGAAAAACGTTACGCGACGCAGCGGTACGACGGCTTGGCTTTTTAAAGAGTGCGGAGTCTACCGGCGTGCATCCAAAAGACTGGATGCTAACACGCGTGCCGGTGCTGCCGCCTCTGTTTCGGCCCGTTAGTACGATGGGCAGCAAAAAGCTGCCGCTCGTAGCTGACGCAAATTACTTATACAAGGAGTTGCTGGACGCCAACAACACGCTGAAAGATACGTCCGGCGCACTAGCTGAGTACGGCGACGAGCGACTCAGTGTGTACGACGCAATGAAGGGCGTGACTGGCCTAGGCGAACCGCAGCAGCCCAAAAACGCTGAACGAAACGTAAAAGGGTTTTTACGCCACATTTTTGGGGCGTCACCAAAGTACGGCACTGTGCAGCGCAAATTATTAAGCTCGACGGTCGACCTCGTCGGCCGCGCGGTAATTACGCCAAACCCCGATCTAGACATGGATCAGGTGGCCTTGCCCGAAGAAAAGGCGTGGGATATCTACAAGCCGTTTGTGGTGCGCGGGCTAGTGCGCCGTGGGTTACCGCGCATGCAAGCATTGGAAGCGGTTGAGAAAAAGAACAAAGAAGCAGCGGCCGAGCTAGACAAGCAAATGAATTCCCGGCCAATTATCATCAATCGCGCGCCGGTTCTGCATCGCTATGGAATGATGGCGTTCTACCCGCGGCTAACAAAGAACAAGGTCATGGAAGTAAACCCCGTTATCACAAAGGGATTCGGCGCCGACTTTGACGGCGACGCTATGCAGTATCACGTGCCGTCGACTGAAGATGCAGCAAAAGAAGCTGTCGACAAGATGCTGCCGAGTAAAAATCTGTTCGCGGCGTCGAGCTTCCGGGCGCACTACGTGCCCAATAAAGACTATCAAACTGGCTTATACGTGGCGTCTAGCCGCATCAATAACAAAGCCAAGCCGCGCGTGTTTAGAAACCGGCAAGACGCCGTGCTGGCGTATCGGCGCGGCGAAATAGAGGTAGACACCCCGGTTCATATTGTGGAAGATAATAAGTAACTTTGGCGCACACGGAGGTCACATGTTTACAGTCAATCCAGAATTAATTGCGCTTGCAAAAGCGCGATTTGAAAAAGCCGCTTTCGTCCCCGGTGCCGCCGTTGATCCGGCCGCCGCAGGTGGTGCACCGCCGGTAGATCCGGCGGCTGATCCCGCGGCAGCCGCAGCTGCGCCCCCTGCCGATCCGGCCATGATGGCTGGTGGTGCCGCGCCGGTAGATCCGGCTGCGATGGGTGCCGCTCCTCCCGCGATGCCAGCTGCGCCTGCCGCCCCGGCGGCACCGGGGATGGCTCCAGCCACTCAGCAGAAACTCAAGCCCGAGCAAATGATGCAGATGCTCGACTACCGGCTTTACAACATGCAGCAGCAGCTCACCGCGATTATGAACGCGATGGGTGTTCAAGTTCCGCCGGAGTCACTTGTGCTGCCCCCGGGAACGACAGGTGCCCCGCCGGCTGAGACAGCGCTGCCCGGCGGACCGATGGCACCGCCGCCGCAAGACCCGAACGCACAAGGCGGCGGTATGCAGCCGCCCGGTGGTCCGCTTCCTCCCGGCGGTCCGCTTCCGCCCAATGCGCCACAACCCGATCCCAACGCGAAGGCTGCGTGGTGGCAGCAGACTGAAACAAAGTCGGCGTCGTATATCGGGCATCCCGTTGACCGGCAAAATCCCGATGAGCCGACCGACATGCAGATTAAAGCAAACGCTATAGCTGCAATGGTTCGGAGTCTCAACGGCAATGCTCGTTAAAACGCAGCACAAATTACAACCTACTGAGCAGAAAGCGCACAGTGTTGTAGTTGAAGACGATCTGGGCAATCCGATCTTCGTCGCTATTCAAGTAGACGAAGCGATCGTGTATTCCACGCCGGGTGAGCCAGATTTCCATTCGATGTTGCGGGCGCTTGGCATCGAAAAAACGGTTGTCGTATCTGATTTCAAGCCAAAGCCAATGCAGCAAATTATCTGGCCAAAGTAACATGCTTAAAACAACGCTTGGTCAAATCCTGATTAACGACGCGCTCCCGCCAGAAATGCGGGATTACGATCGGGTATTAACCAAGAAAAGCATGGGCGCGCTAGCCACTGAGCTAGCACAAAAGCATCCCGACAAGTACCGGGATGTAATGAAGCGGCTGCACGACGTCGGCAAGGACGCGGGATATTCTAGCGCAGGGCTGTCGTTTAGCCTGAAGCACATTCGGCCGACATTGGCCGTTAAAGCGGCGCAGATCCGCACGCAGCACGCAATGCAAGAAATCTTGTCGAACAAGAAATTGGGCGACAAAGAAAAGCAAGTAAAACTGCTGGAATTAGCCGCTAACACGCAGTCGGAACTACTCGACAAGGTGTACAAAGAAGCCGAGTCGCAAGACAATCCGCTTGTGCATCAAATCACTGGCTCTGGCGTTGGCAATAAATATCAATTGAATTCGCTGATCGGCGCAGACATGCAGTATCTGGATCACCGCGGCGATCCAATTCCAATTCCCGTTCTTCGCGGCTACGGGCAGGGGCTACGACCTGTCGAGTATTTTGCCGGCGCTTTCGGCACGCGCAAAGGTGTTATCGATCTTAAGACGGCGACTGCGGACGCTGGTTTCTACGGTAAACAGCTCGCGCAGATGACGCATCGTTTGCTGGTCACGGCCGACGACGATGACGACGATGATGAAGACCGAAAAGCTGATGCGCTAGAGCGTGGTTATCCGACCGATGTTGACGACCCGGACAACGAAGGCGCGTTACTTGCGCGTCCTGTCGGGCCGTACAAGCGCAACACCGTATTAACGCCCAAGATCCTGCGCGACATCAAAGAGATGGGCACAAAAGATATTCTTGTGCGTAGCCCAATCGTAGGAGGCCCGGCTGATGGCGGCGTATACGCGCGCGATGTCGGTTTTAGAGAAAAAGGCCGTTTACCGCCGGCTGGAGATTATGTGGGTATCGCTGCGGCCCAAGCGCTGTCTGAACCTGTCACACAGAGCCAGATTAGCTCGAAACACTCTGGCGGCGTCGGAGGCGCTGGCGCAATCTCGGGTTTTAAAGCGCTCAACGCCCTTGTACAGGTCCCGAAGAAATACCCGGACGGCGCCGCACACGCCCAAACTGATGGCCGCGTGCAAGAAATCAGGCCGGCTCCGCAGGGCGGATACTACGTGCAAATTAACGGCCAAGATCATTATGTGCCGACGGAAAGATCGTTGGCGATCAAAAAGGGTGATGATCTGGAGGCTGGCGACGTTCTATCTGACGGAATGCCGAATCCGTCGGAAATCGTAAAGCACAAGGGTATCGGCGAAGGGCGGCGCTATTTTGTGCAAGCTATGCGCCAAGTTATGGGTAATAGCGGCATCGGAGCGCATCGCCGCAATATTGAGCTGCTATCCCGCGGACTTGTAAATCACGTGCGCCTCACAGACGAGTACGGGAATTATGCGCCGGACGACATTGTGCCGTACGCGATGTTGGAGAGAAACTGGACGCCGCGTGAAGGTAGTGTGGCTGGCGCCCCGCAAACGCTAACAGGCCATTACCTCGAAAAACCGGTGCTGCACTACTCGATCGGCACAAAAATCGGGCGCGGGGTATTGAACAACCTGAATAAGTACGGAATTAAAAACATACAAGCCCACAAAGAGCCGCCGCCGTTCCAACCCGAAATGGTGCGCGGCATGGCAAACATTTCGAACGACCCTGACTGGATGACCCGAATGCTGGGCTCATATCAGGAAAAGGGGCTTATGAATAGCGTTCACCGGGGGTTAAGTAGCGATACAGCCGGCAGCAGTTATGTGCCGTCTTTAGCCCAAGGCGAGCAGTTTGGCGTGACGGGTACAACTAGCGGGTGGAAGCCCTGAGCTAGTTTTTGTACGATATAGGGACCGCAAGTCGGTAAATTACAGCGGTTTGTTAATTGTGTGCCGCATGGAGGCTGGCCGTGTACAACAAAAAAGCTAAAGAGTCGTCTGTAAAGCATTGGTTAAACGTAATGCGGTCGTACGATCGCACGCAAACCAAATATGCTGATCTCGGCGGAAAAGGCGACGACACGTCCTTTGAGCAGTCGTTTAGCAACTTGGCGCACGCCTATCTGCGCGACTCAGCGCCCAAACTGCTCGACCACGAAATCGGTTTCCAGCTTCTCGACCGCAACAAAGAAAACACAAAGGCCGTTGGCGTCTTTGCGTTTAAGGTCGGCTCTAACTGGCTGTATGCGCCGGTATTCTTCCTCAATGGCGACCTCAAGGGCCACGAACTCCTGTACATCAAGAATCAGGACATGTTCGTGCCGCTCAAGGAAAACTGGATTAATTATCTAATCAACCGCAAGCCGAACATTCTCGGTAGCGGCGTCGACCGGTCGTTGTCGCGGCTTGGTCAGCGCCAGCCAGACTTTACGCAGCTGTCGCGGAGCCCGGCAAAGTTTGGATCGGCGCAGCCGACGCTCAAAGAGATGATGGCCGCCGCCATCGGTGCGTTTGCGAAGTCGGCAACCCTGAACACCGAACAGACGTTTAAAGAAATTGGCGACGCGCTGAATCTAAAAACGTTTTTGCTCAAAGAAGCTGGTCTGCAAATGATCAGCACGCTTGTTAACACCTGCAAGCATGCGCCGCAAATTGCCGCGGCTATCGACGAGTTCCACGGGCTAGATGTTATTAAGCAAGCTATCGCGTCGGCCAAGGCGCGCGAAAATCAGCCGAAAGTAGCGAGCGTACTTTCAGAAGCACCCGAAAAGCCCGAATCGGCAACGGGACTGAAAGTTATCACGTATGACGCCACAGTGCAGACCAAGCTGCCGGCTGGCCATACGGAAGAAGATCAAGAAAAGCTGCTGCGCGACGGCGTACTGATTCTCGACCAGCGTGATCGTGATAACGTATCGGTACCGTATCATATCCAAGTCGAAAAGAAACTGTTTAACCCGACCGAGAGCGGGCTGTACGAGATTCTGGTCAAGCCGGGTGGAGTTGAGCGCTGCTATGTCGCCGTTCATCCGCAGGGTGCCGCAAAGCGCGAAAACTTTGTGACCGTTATTCGCGTCGAGGGCGCGCGTAACTGGCTTAACACCCGTGCCGATCAGGTCTTTGCGCTATCGCGGATCGAAGGCGAAGAGTTCGACAAGTGGTTTGATGGCCTGCCCGACGCCAACAGTGTTCCGAACAAGTCGAGCCGTTATGTAGCGCTGAGCCGACGCGGTGACACAACCGCGCCGTTTCGTGTTATCAAAGAATACGGCAAAGGCGACGGCGATACATGCTACGAAGTGCATCTAGAAGATCACTCCAAGTATCCGCCGAAAGGCACGATTTCGCCCTGCTGCTACAACGACCCGTTAAACTACGACAAGTGGCGCGACGGTGTCCGTCTGCATTTAAACGGCAAGAAGGGCTCCAGCCTGCGGGCGAGCATGGGCGACATCTTTGTCCCCGAAGGCTTTAAGCTGTTGAACGTCAGCCGCGGAGAAGACGACAAGGAAACAGCCGAAGATCAAAGCGCCTGCGGTTGCGGCGAGAGTGATCCGCCGGCTCTGCAGCCCGGCAATCTTGTTGACGCGCAACTGGCGTTGTTCCAGAAGACAGCGTCGCTGACGGTGTACCACACCGGCACCGAAGTCACGATTAACAAAGCCGCGGCGGTCAGCCCGATCAAAGCGCTCGTTACGCTTGTTGAGCATCACGGTCTGCGTGAAGAAGCTGCCCGCGAGATCTTAAAGCAGGCTTCCGCGAAACGTAAGTTTGAGTGCCGCGTGAAGTACGCTGATCCGTATGGCGGGCCGATGCTTGTGAACAGCGCGCCGAACGCGCCGTCTGATCCGGGTGCCGTTATGGGCGGCGAAAGCATCATGGGTACAAGCGTGCCGACGCAGCTTGGCATCGACGTTGGCTTGCCGGTATCTGGCATGAGCGCCAGCAACACGGATCGGCAGATTTACAACCCCAACCCGATGTTTGACCAAAAGGATGTGCGGTCCGTCATCGACGCCGCGCAGAGCGGGCAGCGTGAAGTGTTTGACACGGCCATGGTCGGTTCGATGCTGCGCGCCGTCCGCGATGACTCGTTGGTCGATCGGTATATGGGCGAACTGACAAAGGGGCTCGACAAGCTGGGCCGTATCCTGTTTATGTTTTACTGGCACGGCGATCGGTTTGCTGAGCGTTACGGCAAAGCCGACATGCCCGAGCTTGAGGATTCGCTGCGCAACGCGTTTGAAATGCTGGGCGACGTGATCCTGTTCCTTAAGCAAAAAACCGTTGAACCGTATCCCGAAGAAGCGGCGCAAAACGTTGATCTTAGCGCTGTTGCAAACGTCTAAAGGTGAAATATGCCAAGTACAGTTTGGTCTGGCAGCGTTACATTTGAAGCCACTGGCGGGCAAGCTAACACAATTGCCGTGCCGATGCCGCATCGCGCCGTATTGCGCGGGTATAGCCTTGTTGAGGCTGCCGGCGGGGCTACTGGCAACTTCTCTGCGACGCTGTATTCGAGCAAGCAAGATAAGGCGCCAAATAGCACATTACCCGCAGACACTTTTAAAGTGCTGTCGTTTGATCAGTCGACGCCGTTCAAAAACGACTTAGACGTATCGTATTTAAACCGAGACGGCACGCCGACAAATCCGCAGCGTTATTTGTATTTGAAAATTACTCCGGCCGCCACGAAGACGCTCGTGTTTTCGGTCACGGTCGACACCCCGACGCTGCGCTAAATGAACAACTCGTTACGCGACAGTCCGCGCCGCGCGCCAAACTGGAGGTGGCTGCGCGCGATTGAAATTGATAGCGGTGGTTTTCGCGCGTCACGGACAATCGACGGGCCGGACGGTTTTAAATGGATTCGCCGTGCCGTGACGCTTAAACGGCACTTTGAGCGCGCAAACAATCGCCCGCAGTCTCTTTACGCCATCCTTCACCGAGACCCCGACCTGTACTGGGCGCACACAATTTGGAGTGAAGATAAAACGCCAACACGCTGGGGAATCGAGGCGCGTGTTTTGGCGGGGCAGACGGACGAAGAAATCGCTCAACGCGTTGGCACAAAAACAGAGGTAATCGCCGCTTATATCAACACGTTTTTCGACGTGCGCGAAAAGCTCGACAACATGGATTACGTGCAAAATGTAATCATGGCTGAGGCGGTGACGCGCGGGCTTCAGGAGCGGCACTACGACTTACTGTGGAAATTGCTGGGGTTTCGTGGCGGCACGCATGTCATTGATGCGGTGATAAATAAATTTGGCGCAATTCCGCGGCCAGAAGGGCCGGACGGCGTTTCTAGTTACTTTCAGGACATGGCGGTTAGCTGCATGAAGTACAAAGCCGCCCTTGCCAGCCTCAGCGTGCCAGTTAATACTCATACCCAGTTACCGCTAATCGATTCTTTTGTAAAATATGTCGAGATCGAGCGGAACACGGACAACGCGAGCAAAGCCCACACCACAATTGTTGAAAATATAGGCGCAATGCTCTCGTCGCTGCCGTTTGGCGTCGGTACAAAGCTAGATTCCGAAGCCAGAAAAATGTTACCTTATGATAATAACGCCGCTGAATTAAGAAACGATGAACTAATGGTTGTGGCTGTCGGCGGGAAGTTGGATAACCAAACAACCATCGAAGCTTTGCATTATCCGGAGATTAACAATGCGGGCATTAAGTAAAGAAGCTGAGCAGAAACTGATCAGCGCAATTGAGCGCGCGGCGTCACTTGTAAACGATGGCGCGTCGCCGAATGACGCCATCATCAAAAGCGCCAGCGACGCTAATGTTCCCGCCGGGCACATTAATCTTATGGTGCACGCGTACAACACAGGCCGCACAAACAAACAGCGCGAACAGGGCGAAGACGCAGTAGAGAAGGCGGCTGATTTTCAGTTAGCCGACGCGAATAAGGTAATGGCTGCTCTGTATCCGGCGCAAGTTAAAACGTCAGCAGAGCTGCGCCAAGACACGACAGTTTCAACAGAATACGCTGTGTCGCCGGCCGGCTTTATTGGTCGTCGCGCTGCCGCGCAGCAAAAAGCGGCTGCGGCTAAGTATGAGTTGCCCGCCAGCACGTGGACGCCCGCGCCGCGTGATGAGCTGTCCGCAGCTCGCCGCGAGTACAGCCAGCGCGTCGCGGAAAAGCGCGCCGCTGAAGAACTGCGGCGACAGGCCACCGCCGCGCACTCGAAAGCTGCTGCGAGCATGGAAAAGCTCTGCGAGTATTTCCGTGTGCCCGGCAACATGTCGTTTAACGATGCGCTGCGCGAAGTCGGCTTGCGTCTTGGCGAGACCGGCGTATCGGTGTTGCAGAAAGTTGCGGCTGTTTATCCGCACCTAGCAAAACAGGCTACGACGAAAAACGACTACTTCGGTACGTTGCCTGTTGTGACGTTAGTCGAGCAGGTAGTGCGCGACGTTACAGCGTACAACGACGCCCAGCGCAACGTTTCGCAAAAAACGGCTTCTGCGCAAACCCCGAAGGCTGCGCCGGAAGTAGTAACTGGCTCAATTCTATACGACGCTAAAACTGCGCCGTTGGCCCTAAAAGTGGCCGCCGTCGCCGCTAAAGGTAAAAAAAAACCTGAGCAACCCGAACCGGCCCCGCTAGGCTCGTATAGCGGTGTAATTTCGCACATGGGCAAAATCATGGGCCCTCAAGCTGCCCTCGCGAAAGCGGATGCGGCAGGCGACCCGAAAGCGCAAAAAGAAAAAGCATACATGCGCATTTCGGACTCTGATCATGAGAACAGGTTGCAGCAGATAAAGTCGCGCGGCGTGTTAAATGATCTGATTTTAAACGACCCAGTTATCTCGGGTTACGATCCGCACGAAGTGGCCAGCGCGTATAACCAAATTGCCGAGATGGCGCCAAATTTCACAGGATCTAGCGCGGCTATGCAGGCTCTTTTGCGCAAGCGGTTAGAAGCTGGTCAGCTCGCCGATTTCGACGTTAAGCAGATGATTGAGATGGAAAAGCTGCGCGCTGAAAGTCTAAAGGCCAACCTCGAAGCGCAAACCAAGGCGCGCGAACTGATCTAGGATTTAGCCATGCACACAGATGACGCAAAACAACTTGCTCGTGGCCTGTCCGGCATTGCGCTGGGCGAACCGGTGCCCGAACGCAGTAAACTTGCTGCCGCTGTAGTTGATCTGCACTTTGAAAAAGAGGCGCTTGAGCTGAAAGACGTGCTCAGCAGCCCGTACACCCAAAACGCCTTGATCGGCGCCGGTGCTGGTGGGCTTATTGGCATGCTGCAGGGTAAGAAGAAGCGCCGCGCCACGCTGGACTACGCACTCATGGGCGGCCTCGGCGGACTCGGGGCTACGGCGGCAAAGAACATGCTGCTAACGCCGGCAACACCGCCTGCAGCTGTAGCGGAAGCTAAGTACGACAATAACCCGGCTAACGCAGTCGCCGGCCTTGCGGCATCCGGTGCTGGCGCTTACGGCGGCCGGCAAGTGGCCAATGCAATCGACGCGCACGGCAAGTTAGACCGTCTGCTCGCAGCTGATCCAGCCATTGCCAAACAACTGCAGCCAACCGTTGACAGCCTGCGTTCAACCAGCGGCGCTACAAAAATCACAGAAAATTTAACAGATCGGCTCCGCGCCGCTCCGCCAGTAAACAACCCAACGTTAATGGGCCGGTTGCAGGCATTGGCGCGCGGACAAGATCATCTTGCCCGCGACGTCGGCATGCACCTAGAAGATGCCGGTATTACGTCGCCGTCTGCCGTAGCGGGGCGCGTACAGTCCGCGAGAAATACTGCTCGCGGTAACTTCTTTGGCGGCCTTTTTGGACGCAACGCAGATGACGCGGCAAACGTTTTAACTGCCATCGCCGCCGAACCGGCTGCTGGCGTCGGCACTGCCGGCCGCAAGCTAACGGGCGCGCAGCTGCGACAGGCGCTGCGCCGGTTACCCCGTCGCGGCGGCGGTCTTGTGGGTTTAGGTCTGCCGCTGCTAGGCGCGCTGGCCGGGCCGGCGGCATTGAACAGCTTTAGCAGCGGCGCAGCCGCAGGTGAATAACTATGAGCATGATTAAAGTCATTCAACCGCATGCGCAGGATTTTAGCGAGCCCGTAGCCGCTTTGATAAAAGTATCAAGCCGCGGCATTATCGGCACTGATCGCCAAGAGCTTGTTAAGCGCGCCGGCGCTGAATTTGCGCATAAACTTGAGAACATCAAGTTTGCCAAAGACGAAGTGCCGGTGCATATGATCGCCATCGGCGCTACTGAGGACTACGGACCGAACCGAAACGGTGACGGATTTACGCGCGATTGTTGCCGTAACTACCACCAAACGTTTGAGAAGTTTGCGCGGTTTTATCGCGACCACGCCAATAAGAACCCGGCGAAGTCTTTCGGCTTAGTAAAAGCGTCGGCGTACCACGAGCCGATGAAGCGAATTGAGTTAGTCGTCGCTCTAAACGGAAGTAAAGAAGCGGCGGATCGAAACGGCGGACTTATTGCCGACAAGGAACTAGAAAAGCTGGCTAAGGGCGACGACATCGCTGTGTCCATGGCCTGCAAGATTCCATTCGATAAGTGCTCGTCGTGCGGAAACAAAGCCAAGACGCGCGCAGAGTACTGCGACTCTGTTGAGCGCGGCGGCCACTGTAAAGCCGGCGGCTTGCGGCACAACATGGGGCGCGTGCTTGAAGACGGGCACGTCCTGCACGCCGACAACCCAAACCCCACGTTTTTTGATATTTCTCACGTTTTCCGGCCGGCTGACAGGATCGCTTATGTCTCTGGGCAGCTCAAGGCTGCCGCAGCAGGTTGTCTATCCGGGTCCGAACTCGCCGAGCAGCTGGGTGTAACCGCGCCTATTAACTTCAGCGGCGAGCCGCTTTTACCGCGGGTACAGCAGCAGTTAGAGGCGTTAACACAACTGGCGGCGGCTGAGAAAACAGCGACTGCCGGGCATAGCTGGGCGCAGGTGGCGCTGGCGTCATCGCCGGCTGTGCAAACACCTATTGATGTAAATGCCTGCTATTCTGTTAAAATATCCGAAGTGTTGCGCGGCCTTGCCGACGCCGGAGTAGTTCTGCCTGTGCGGGACTTTTTAGCGTTGACAGTAAAGACCGCCGATGCGAGACTTGTTAGTGCAGTGGTTAATGCGCTGCCTAACATATTTTCGAAGTTAGCCAACGACGCGGATGTCGTTAAGCTACTAGAAAACAACGCCTACTATCCTGCTCCTGCTGCGTCGCCAAGTGCACGTGTATGGGCAGAAAAACTAGCACACACCCATAGCGTATTACTGACCAACGTAGAGAAACGTGCTTATTTAGCGGTTCTTCGCGGTGTTCAGTCTGATGAGTTTCCGTCGTATAAACAAGCCAGTGGAGCAGCTGAAACAGCTCTTGCACAACACTACGCGCTGTATAAGATTGCTGCTTATGCTGCCATTTGTGAAAAACACGGGAATCATTGGTTGACAGCAAACCACTGTGTATTGCAAAATTATGTCACATGAACGGAAGCTAATCGGAAACGGTTAGGCCCTAAAGGAGAAAGTCATGGCACGGATGCAACGTTCACTGTTCGCTCAACTTAACGCTCTCGCCGAAGAGATCTCGCAGAGCCCCGTGAAGACGGCGGCCGAAAAATCTGCTGGCCCCGTGCCTGCCGATCCGGGCGGTTATCAAGGCGCCTCCTCGCACCCGACTACTAGCGCCGACAACGGCGTTCAAAACGCTAACACCGGTGCGCGCGCTTCTGAGTACGAGTCCGACATCAAGAAGCAGCAAGGTGCTCTCTCTGTCGACAACACACCGGAGATGTCGCAAGAAGGTCGTCAAGACGATGTGCAGACAAACATCGGCGTGACTGCTAAGGCGACCGGCGAAGACCCGTCCAATGAAAAAGACTTTAAGGGCACGAAAGACGATCCCGGCACTTCTTCGCCGGTGAAGGCGGATGACGGCGAGAAGTACTCGTCTGTCTCGTTCAAGGAAGCTCGTGACCGCGCTGCTTCGCTTGGTAACGATATTCTTGCCAACCTGATCAATTTCGGTACCGGCAAGCTTGTAAACGAGAAGGCGGCTGAGATGCCGGCTTTCCTGAAAGAAAAGGCCGAAGAAAAAAAAGAGTCTCCCGCTGAGGAGAAAGCCGAGCACTCCGGCAGCGGTTTAAAGGGTGATCAGCACAAGCTCGACACGGACAACGACGGTAAGATCGAGGGTTCTGATCTCGCTGCGCTGCGGTCGGGCAAAGAAGCTGCTTTCAAAGCCGGCTATGAACTTGCCGCTGCTCTTGGCATGGACAAGGCTGCTGCTGAAGCCTCGGTTCGCGAGGTGTGCGCTAACACGCTCCGCGACGCCGATGAAATGGCTGACCTGTTCATCGGTTTTTTAAACGCTAAGACAGCCGGTGCTGATCCGACTGAAGAAGCCGCTGAGGGCGAAGATCATTCTGCCCCGGGCGATGCTGCGTCTGGTATGAGTGACGCCCCGGCTGCCGAAGCTGGTGGCGCTCCGGCTGGTCTTGAAGCCATGATGGGCGGCGAAGGCGGCGAGATGGCGCCCGAAGCTGCTGGTGAAGGTGGCGAGCCGTCGGAAGACGAGGCTGTGCAAGAGCTAGCGATGGCTCTTGAAGAGCTTGGCATCCCGCCCGAAGCCTTGCTGCAAGCTGTGCAAGAAGGCGGCATGGGTGGCGGTATGGGCGGCGAAGCCGGCCCCGCTCCCGAAGCTGCCCCGATGCCCGAAGCCCCGAAGACTGCCGCTGCTAAAGACTTAGACGCGATTGGTCGTGCTGTTGTCAACTTCAAGCGCGCTGGTCGGTTTCAAGTTAAAGAGGCCCGCACAAAGCGTTCGCGCGAACTGCGGGACATGATGAAGCAGCATGTGCTTGAACTTGTGAATCGCTGATTACACGGAGGTTTTTTACTATGGCCGAAACTAACGCGCTCGTACAGAAAATCATCGACTACATCGGTTACTCCGATGCCGCGATGACCAAAGCCGCCGCCGCCCAAAAGGCGCAGGATGAGGCTGCTGAAAAGCTCGCTCACCTGATCCCCGAAGCCGTAAAGGCGTGCGTGGATAACGAGCGGATTGAAGCTCACCAGAAGGAAGCGCTCGCTGCGGCGCTTCAAGATCCGGTGCGCACTATGGAACTTGTCGTCAAATTAGCGTCGCATCGTAACGCCGCTGAAATGGCGCGTCTCGGTACGCCGGTGGCCACAAAGACCGCTGGTTATGATCCGACGAACAGTCTGACGAGCGGGTATGTGGGTGCCCGCGATGGTCGCCTCAAGGCTTCCGATGTGAAGTTGTTCACTGGCCTTGGTCTCAATCCGCCCACTGCCTGATTTCGTCCCCTTCACGGAACACGTTTCCAATTGATTAAAGACACGGAGGTCTAACAATGCCTGCTCCCGATCTTATGTTTGAACACGGCCTTGACGTCAAAAAGGGCTGGTTCGATATGGCGTCGCTCGACTACTCAGCCAAGCTGCTGAGCACAGTCACTTATGATGTCCCGCGCGGCCGCGTCGTGCATCTCTCGAAAGAGGGCGGCAAGGACGTTTTCGTTCCGGGCCTTTCTAACACGGGCGTCGCGATTTTCTTGCTGAACGGCTCGTCGGATGCTGACGTCAGCAATCCCGGCACCACAGCGGCTGGTAACTTCATGCACCAAGCGGTTTCGCCCTCGGGCAAGCTGTCGGGTCTTGTTGCTACCGGTGGTTATGAAATTGCCACCACCGAGTACGTGAAGACGTCCGGCAGTCCTGCTGTGGCCGTGGTTTATAACCCGGGCGACCTGCTTACGGCTCCCACTTCCGGCGGCGCTGCCGTCGAGGGTGTGCTGACCAAGAGCAACGCTGTCCAGTACGTGAATCCGGTTTGCGGTGTCGTTTCCAGCGGCGCAGCGAAGAATCACAACGGTGTGGCCACGCTATCGTTCTGGTGCGTGTACCTGCCGGCTGGCACTGCAGCCACCATTGATCCGTGATCTAATCCCTAACTAATTCAGGAACATGGAGGTTCCCAAAATGCCCACTCAGCAAGAAATCCAGCTGCTTAACGAGACGCTTTTTGAGCAGCTTGATACCCCCGGCATGCAGAAGCAGGCCATCGATGCGGTTAACGACTTCACGCGCACCAAGATGCGTGAAGACGGGTTCTACCGGCGGATCATGCCGCCGCTGACCATCACCAACGACGAGCTTGACCGTCAGGTTGATACTGACAAGCCCGTTAAGGTTGTGGACAAAGAACCCGATTCCCCGGCGGCTGTGTCGCTTCCGTTCGCGACGCTCCCGATTAACTTCTACATCCGTGGCCCGCGCTACCGCGTCATGTTTGACCGGATCGTGTCGCCCCGCGCTGTGAAGGACGTCGACGAGCTGCGTACGTACGTGATCGACATCCGTCAGGTTCTCAGCGACAACATGATCAAGGACATGCTTGCCGAAGAGGACTCGAAGTTTATCGCGGCGTTCAATGCGGTTCTTACGGCTCCCGGCCAGATAGTGACCCTGTCGGACACGGTGCAGTACGAAGAGATCTCGGGTGGCATCACCCGTGAGACGCTCGTCGACGCGCTGAAGGTCATGCCGCGGACACCGAGTCACTTTGAGGTTGAAACCTGCCTCGTGAATAACATCACGATCAAGGAACTCCTCAAGTTTGGTCGCGACGAAATGGGTGGTGACTTCTCGCAAGACATCATCAAGAACGGCTGGGCGGAAACTAACTTCCTCAACTGCCGTTGGATCGTCACGATCAAGCGCAACCTGATCCCCGACGATTCGCTCTTCATGTTCGCCAGCCCGAAGTTCATCGGTAAGAACTACGAGCTGGAGCCCACCACGATGTACATCCGTCGTGAGGCTTACATGCTTGAGTACTTTGCGTATCAGACGTCCGGCGGCTCGTTCGGCCATACGAACGGTCTCGCCCGCGTCGACTTCAAGTGATGCCGTGTAAGGTTTAAACCAAAAGGAGCACGTTATGGACAACGTTAAAGAGGCGGCAGAGCAAGCGTATGCCACCATCGTGGCGGAACTTGCCGCGCCGTATTTCTTCGAGAAGCTTGCCGCGCACGGAATTGCTCCGCGCTCGGAGAGCGAGGCCACAGAGATGTGGACTGCTGCTTCCAAGCTTCATGTGCTCTACACGGCGGAGCAAGAAAAGGCCGCGGCCGCGCAAGTGTCGGGTCTCTCGGCTGCTAACAAGCAGCTGGACGCGATGCTTGCGGCCGCGGGCCTTGGCGGCACAGTTGAAAAAGCGGCTGCCTACAGCGACGTAGCTGGCATTGCGGCTGAGCAACCTGCGATCGCGCAGGCTGTTCTGACTCTGCAAGCGGCTGCCGCTGCGGCTCTGCAAAGCGCATCTTGAAGAATGGAGTAAATAACAATGGCAGTACCCGGTCTATACACGACAGTTAAGAACACGTCGGGCGCCGCCCGCGTGTTCGGTTTTCTCGGTGCCCACGGCAAGCGACTCGCCAACAACGGAACGTACACCGTTCCCGGCGATCTCGTGGCCGCGGTAGGCGCTGGTGGTCGCGGTGGTCAGCGGCAGTTCAAGGCGCTTGAGCGCGCTCTTGAAGACGGCACGCTGGTTATCACGAAGTCGCCGGCCGTTTACCTCACCGACGAAGACGATGGCAGCATCGATCAGGTGAACCTCGACGCCGACACTCTGGGCACAAAAACCCCGGAAGGTTGGGACTGAGCGTTAAACCTCGTCAAACTCTCCTAAACGGCTGGCTGCGTAAGCGGCCAGCCGTTTTTATTTGTATACTTACGCTGTAATACGGAGGTTTACATGGTCGTCATCGCTTCACCTGCCGCGCATCCAATTGTCCCGTGTTGCAACGGTAATACTACCGCGCAACAAGTTATGCCCGTACCGTGCGCAACGCAAAACGTTATCAGCGCGCCAGTTTCGGCAGTAAATGGCCAGCCCATTCTTACACGTATGCGGGCCGTCACGGTGACGCAGGGGCAGTGCGCCACAATTGCGTGGCAAATGCACGACCGCGAAGGTCGCCCTGTAAATCTTGCGCCTTGCGTTGACGACAACGACTTTAAAATCGTTTTACGGCTAAAAGAGCAGCTATCGCTAGGTAATCAAAACGCGCCGGTACAGGTTGATGCGACAATTGTAAACGCGGAAACCGGGCAGGTGTCTGCGGCGCTTACGCCTGCGATGACGGGCGTTCCGGGCGTTTACTACGCTGAGATGGCCATGGTTAGTGTGCCGGCGCTAACGAGCCAGCAGCCGTGCGTCATCTTTTCTAATACGTTTTCGCTCGTTATTGCGCGCAGCACATTTGGCGACGTAAACCAATACGGTGGTCCGCCCAGCATCGCCGAGATTCGGCTACACCTGCGCGACTCAGCGCCGAACGAAAGCTTTTTGCTTGATAACTTAATGTTTGATGACGCCGAGATCGCGTTGGCTATTTCTCGGCCGGTTATGTACTGGAATGAGATCCCGCCGCCGCTAGACGCGATGTACAACACGCAGACGTTCCCATTCCGCTATCACTGGTTAGAGGGCATTTGCGCCAACCTGTTTTTAATGGTTGCGGAACAGTTCCGCCGCAATCAGCTCGACTACAACGCGGCCGGAATAGCGATTAACGATCAAAACAAAGAGTCCAGCTACGAGCGCGCCGGACAGGCTCGCTGGCAAGCGTATCGAGAATGGGTGCGCGCGACAAAAGCCAGCATCAACCTTGAAAACTGCTACGGCGAGGTTTCTTCGACCTACAAGTACTCGGCGTATACAGACGCGCTCAGAATTCGTTATTGACGTTTCGTGTGGATCAGCACGATTTTGTTATGTTCAACCCATCTGAACGTCAAAAATAACCATGCCGCAATCTTCTGTTTTCCCGTTCCGCCGTGTTTCCGTGGATCATATGGTCCGCGGCTCAACGCGCGTCTGGTGGCAGCTAGATCGAAAATTTAACGCGCCGGGTCCGTATGTGTTTCAGTTGCAGCTCGGCAAAACCGGGTTACGCGACGCTGCTGATTGGGTGAATATCGGCCCGCCTGTTGTAAACGGTTACGCAGCGTATGACCCGGCGTGGCGAGAAGCGGGCTACGACCTGCTAGATCATTACCGCGTCGTGCTGACCACGCCGACAGACGTATATGTTTCGCAGGCCGCCAACTGCTACGGCGACCTCCCAGAACGGGACTGGGTGATAGCGCGAGAAATCATTCGCAAGGAGCAGCTGCGGTTTAAATATGTTGCCGTGCCGGGCTATCTAATAAAGCCTTTTAGGTTTGGAAAGCCATGCCGCCGCTGCCGCGACGAGTTAACGCAAGAAGTACTCGACGCCGACTGCCCTATCTGCAGCGGCACCGGGTTTGAAATTGGCTATCATCCGCCGTTAGCGCTGCAGTGCTGGGATATTTCGCCGCAAACGATACAGGAAGACGTAGATACGCAGGTCAAAGGTGTAACGCGTGAAAACCCGTATATCACCGCGCGCGTAATTGGTTTTCCCGCGATTAATAAAGACGATATATGGGTGAACGGGTCTAGCGACGAGCGCTGGCTTGTAGAAACAATTCAGGTTGCAGCCGCAATCCGAAATGTCCCAATCGTTTACCAGATTAAGATGGGTTTAATACCGTTCAGCAATACGGCGTACGCGCTAGAAGTTGGCGGCGAGCCTGCGGAGCGCGTAGGGCCGACGTTGCCGATAGAGGGTTGCGGCGCCGTACCCGTTGATCAGAATTACGGCGGGCTAGATCGTTACGCGTACAAAGACGAAAGCGGTTGCCCAATAACCGGCGCGAGCGTCTACATATTTTCAAAAGCCGTTTTCGATCAGACCGGCACAACTACGTCTAAAAGCTTAGCGCTCGGTAAAACGACTACGACGGCTAACGGGCGGTGGACAACGTCTATTAACTTAGATCCGGGCGATTACGCTATTGTTTACGAAAAGCTTGGCGATTACGGCCCGGACTACGATTTTGTAAATGTCGTCGCTCCGGGCGCGCCGTTAGACTGTGTGTGGGCGCCGTCACTCCCGCTTGGTGACACCGACGAAACCGGCGATCCGCTCGTACTTACAACGGAAGACGGCAAAGTATTAAATACGGTAGACGAGTTTAAAGTCTGCAATAACGACAGCCCCGATGATTTCTGGGAGATTTGAGGTGGCTAAAAAAAAGAATGCAGCTGAGCCCGTATTAGATAAAGTAAAGGTTACGCTCGATAAGATACGGCTGCGGACAGTGCATAAACTGTTCCCAGATAACAAAAAGGATCATTTACGTGAGTACCTGCGAAGAGCCAAACCCGCCGGAAGTTGAAGCGCAATTTCCCGCTGGGAGTGCACCAGAAAATCGTGTCGATAAAGTTAGCGCACTGTGCTCGTACGGTATGCGGCCGCACGTAATGACCGGGTTGTTACGGCAACTTTTAATCGGCCACTTTTCAGACCCAAACAATATTGAAGAGCCGCGCATCCGCCGCCATGTAGAGACGCTTGGCGCATGGAAACCCACTGACACAGGCGATAATCGCGGCGGAATTCTTATCGAAAGCATTACCCGCTGGTCACCAAACACAGCCGATAAGCGCCCATCAGTGTTAATAAAAAGAAACGGGTGGAAATGGCAACGGCAGGGTATTGGTGACAAGATAAGTCAGAATGACTATACTGGAGCTGTAACTTATGCCGGAATGTGGGAGGGCAGCCACACACTGTTCTGTCTCGCACAAAACGGCGCCGAAACCGAATTCATGGCGACGGAAGTCATCAAGTTTTTGATGCAGTTCTCGCCCCTAATTCGGGAACAGATGGATTTGTTTCGATTTTACGTCGCCGAAGTAGGCGGCATAGGAGAAATTCAAGAGGTCGTTCAGGGATATGCCGTCCCTGTGACTGTTGCATACGTTGCCGAGGAAGCTTGGTCGCTCCAGCCGTATGCGCCGCGCCTAAAGCGGATTGTCTTCAAGGCATCGGATTTACTGTCTTGTTAACAAATTTACGGTAGGTGTTTTTTTGTTGACTGCGGAGTTGTGTATACTACGCTCTGAACGCCATACCGCACACAAATTTTAGGCACGGAGGCCTGACGCATGTCGAGCTACGTAAAACCCCAAGTTCTTGTTTTTCAAGAGTTCCGGATCGTCCCGACGGAGATCACGGAACCGCTGCGCGCCCACATTGCTGGCCCGCACGCTGTTCTTCATCGTTATGGCGACGCGAATGAGAAGCCCGATTGCTTACTCGGCGTCTACGATCGTTTAAACGACACATGCTATCCGTGGCCGCAGCGTCTTGCTGGCTCGCGCGTCGATCCGTCGTATGTAAAGGTCTACATCGACGACGCCATGCTGCAGTACTACTCGCACACGGTCGGCGACAACGCGACAACTGTTACGGCTGTGCCCGGCAAATCGAATTGGATTCAATCGTCGAACCTGTCGTTCAAAGCGAACGGCGGTTCGTACCCGCGTAGCGGCGTGTTTTATGACCGCGACGTTCAGCTCGGTGACGTTGTCAAGCTGCGCGTTGTGAGCGCCGACAACGACTGCGAAGAGACTGTGCTTGAGACATACGTTACTGGCTTTGCCAGCGACCTCGTCCCGTCGCGCATTCTTCCGGCCGTAGCCGACGTTAATAATGAAGACGCTTACACCGCAACAGATCTTAGCGGCGTAGACGTCACTGCAGCGGCAGGCGCGTCGAATTTTCAGATTGCCGGTACGGACAACGCTGTTGCCGTTACTGTTCTGGACGGCGGAGACGCCGGCGCCAACACCTACAGCGGTCTTGTTGACGGCTACGTCAACGAAACCTATACCGTTGAAGTTATCAAAAGCACAATCTCTGGCTGCAACGCTGCGCGGCTGCGCGTAACGTCGGCCAGCGGAACGGACGATCAAGCGGAAATCACGCCGAATGAAATTGATGCCGCTTCGGGCGTTACGTTCATCGGCACCCGCGGCCTGTCGGTCCGCTTCTCGAACGGCTCGACGAGCGACAACTTTGTTGTTGGTCAGAAATGGCAGTTCATTGTAAAGCAGACGTTCGAGCCGGCGATCGCCGTTTCGGATGCCGACGGCGTTTACGCGACTGAAGACTCTGTCAACGGCGTCGCTGGTCAGCTTGACATTCTCGGCAAGTATGCCGGCGCTAAGAACGACGTTTACATCATCGAGTGCACAAAGGGCGGCACCTTCGCGCAGCTTCCGGAAATCACCGTGAAGACGGCCAAGGGCCTCGACTTCTCTGGTCCGACCGAGGTTGTCGGCGACGGTGAAGGTTCCAACGCCATCTCGGTGGCGATTGGCACGAACGGCGTAAAGGTTAAGTTTCTCGGCGCGACTGGCGGCAGCTCGGACGCTGTTGCTGGCCTCCGCAAGGGCGACAAGTGGTACATCACGGTTAACTCCAGCCAAGCTGGCCCGGTGCGCAAGCTCATCCTTCGCGATGACCTGCCGACCAGCCTGCTGTCTGAAGACGGCCTGCCCGTTGATAAGGTTGGCTTCGTGAACATTCCGGCCGGCGGTATCGGCTCCGGTTACGTCACAGCCCCGACCGTCACGTTCTCGGCCCCGACAAGCGGTAATATTGGCGCCACAACGGCGACCGGTACCGCGGTGCTCGGCACGGGTTCGACAGCCGGCAAGGTTGTAGCCGTAACGGTGACGAACCGCGGCTCGGGTTACGTCACAGCGCCGACGGTAACGTTTGCTGCCGCACCTGTGGGCGGTACAACAGCCACCGGCGCGACTGTCAGCCTGATCAGCGGCGAGGACATGGACCTCATGCTGTACATCAAGGACGACATTCAGGTCTCGCGTAATCGTATCGGTTACGCGCCGGAGACCAACTACTGGCTTGAAGATACGCAAGTCTGCGTGCAGGAAGGCATCATCGCTTACCACCCTGAGTGGACAAGCGCTGGTGCTGAACAGCCGCTGCCCGTCATGGGCGGCAAGGTTTACGTCGAGTACCGCGAGTGGCTCAGCGAGCTGGCCGATCAGGTCAACTCGATCAGCGACGTTGCTGATCTCGACGTGATCAAGGGCCAGCTGCACCCGGATAACCCGCTGAAGTGGGGCGTCTATAAGGCGCTCTCTAACAGCAACGGTACAGTTGTGAAGTACACGGCCGTCGGCGAGCCGGATCGTTTTGATTCGGAAAATCGCTACATCGGCCCGAACCTCGACAGCTGGGTGCAGGTGCTTGAGCGCATCAAGGGTCGTGACGACATGTACAACCTCGTTCCGCTGACGTTCGAGCGGCAGATTCAAAATCTGTGGGCTGCGCACATCGGCGCCGAATCGAATGAGTACGCCAATAACTGGAAGGCCGGTTTCTTCAGCCTCAAGGCGCACCCGGTCGTCAAGGTGGCTGGCGAAGGCGTGCCGGTTAACGGCGTGCTCGGTACAGAAATCGACTCGCCCGTTCTCGCGACACTGGCCGACGATCCGAATGCGACCAACACGCAGTACACAAAGCTGACGGTCACATCGGGCAACGGTTACTTCATCACGAACGACGTTCGCCCCGGCGACATCGTCCGTTACAACTTCTCGGTCGACGGTTTCGGCGACGAGCAGTATGAAGAGTACGTTGTCGATCAGGTACTGTCTGAGTCGACGCTGCTGCTGTACTCCGGCGCTGATGCCGCGGTAACGCAGCCGCAACGCGTAGAGATCTATCACAACCGTAACCGCAACGAGGTCGCGGAAGACATTGCGCAGCAGGGTGGCTCGCTGTCGAATCGCCGGGTTTGCGCCGTGTGGCCGGATCAGGTTGGCGAAGCTGGCACACTGCAGCCCGGTTTCTATCTGGCTTCAGCGCTGGCTGGTCTGGTGAGCGGCGTTGTCCCCCACCAGCCGCTGACCAACGTCGAGGTTGCCGGTTTTGATGATTACACGCGGTCGTATAAGTACTTCAACGAAACTCAGCTCAACCGTATGGCTGAGGCCGGAGTGTGGATCGTGACAGAAGACAAGGACGGCACGCCGCACACGCGGCACGCGCTGACGACGGACAACCTCGACCTGAATCGTCGGGAAGAGATGATCCGCCGCAACGTGGACTCGATGTCCTACCTGTTCCTGCGCCGCCTGCGTCCGTTCATCGGCCGCACCAACGCGCAAGAAGGTATGGTGCGACGTCTGCGGTTCGAAGTCACGGCGATCATCGACTTCCTCAAGGCCAACGGCTTCACCGAAGAGCTGGGTTCGCAGCTGGTTGACGGCACGATTCGCAGACTGCAAATCCACCCGCTGTTAAAGGACCGAATCGAAATTGTTCTCGATCTCGTTGTCCCGGCGCCGCTCAATAACATTGAGCTGCACTTAGTGGTCTAATTGCTCAAACTGTAACTGGGTCAACTTAACAATCATAGGGTGAACTATGGCAAGTCCTTTCGGCAAAGAACAGCAGCACAAGGGCACGTTCCGGGCAGAGGATCTGAAAATGACCTTTGCCGGCGGGTCCGGTGACGGGGCGCTAGTGCAGCAGGCGAATTTCACGGTCAACCGGACTGTGAACTTCCTGTATGAGATCGGCTCCAATAACATTTACTATGTCGGTAATCGTCGGCAAGGTCAGGCGCAGCTTGTCCGCGTTGTGGGCGGCTCGGCGACGTTTAAGACGATGGTGACGAAGTACGGCGACATGTGTAACCCCGCTGACCTCACGCTTGAGGGTAGCGGTGGTTGCGGTGGCGTGACTGTAAACGTGACCTACACGCTCAAGAAGGCCACGCTAACCTCGATTGGGGCGAGCGTGACCGCGCAGGAAATCGTGATTAACGAGAATCTGGGCTTTATCTGCTCGGATATCGATTACGCCTGATTTTCACGCGTTATTGGTATTTAAGTAAGCGGCGGTTGCTGAAAACGCAACCGCCGCTTATGGTATTAGGCTATACGCCTTGGGCTTTTCGCCCGTAACCTCACCGTTTGGTGGATAAATGTCGCAACAGCCCCCGAAGCCGGTGGGCATTACTCCGTCTTCCGGCCATCAGCACGCATACGACCCGACTCAGGCAACAAGGCGACTTCAAAATAATACGCAGTTTTCTAGCCGGACAGGCACGGCTGCGTATGGCGCCCAGTTGCAGGCCGTAGCCGACCCTAACACAAAGTTAGCCGGCTTCAAGCAGGGTTTTCAAGACACCGGGCGACTTTGCACCGGGTGGATCGTCGACGGTACGGCGATTGCCAACTGCTATAAAGTATTCGTAGAAAAATCGCGCGCTCCTATTATCGCGGCGACGCTATCGCAGTCGAGCCACGTCTGCTTTGGCGCCAGTACTGTTAACACGTACGCGCCCGGAACATCAGTTATTCTGATGATCCACGACAAAGTTGGGCAGGCGTATATTCTCGGCGCCGTACCTAACGTTCTCGACGTTGGCAAGCGCGCCTATCACGACTACATCTCTCAGGCGTCCAGAAAGCGCGTAGACGACTGCCATAAGAAGTACATCAAAGAGCCGATGAACGGCCAAATGGTGGACTGGAGCAGCTGGCGGCCGTGGGATGCGACACTAGCCAGCGAATGGGGCGCCGTCTCGACTACCGGCATTGGCATCAGCATCGACGACTTCATGATGCGCATGTCGGTAAACGAGTTCTGCGGTATTTACGGGTTCTATCACGATTCGTTACTGCGTGTTGCCGGCTACAACATGCAGGTCTGGACCGCCGGCAGCGAACGCGACGCCTACATGGATCAAGCGGAATGCAACGATCTCCAAGGCTACTCGCCGTATCCGTGGGAAGCCGTCGGGTTAATCGAGCCGGGCCTGCCGATGATTAACGAATACGAGCCGAAAGACTATCAGTGCGCGCGCGCTAAACCGTACTACTCGCATTGGGAAAACAAGCACGAGTTTCAGCAGCCCTACCATCGCACACAAAAGTTCTTTGGCTATCTCGGCCAAGGTCAGCGATCGGTGTTACACGCGCCACCTGACGGGCTGCAGCGGTTCACGTATAAGCCGGGCAGCAGCGGTTCGCCTTCGCCGCCGTTCGAGTCGTCTGTAAAGGGTAAGGACGGCTTGTCGCCTGATTGCGGCGGCGGTCCAAGCAAAGACCGCGACTATCAAGAAAAGCCAGTCAAGGGCCTACACGAAGATAACGTCGCAATGGACGGGCGGCGGTTTATCGCGTCGGCTAAAGGCATCGTGCTGTCAAAGCGCATGCTGCTGCCAATGCCCCAGCGCACTAAGCGCCCAGAAGCTGGCGACGGCGACGACGCGGATATCAACTATAAAGCCGCCAGTAAATACGGCTCGGGGCCGGACCACAAAATCACTGGCGATATCAAAACAACCGATACGCAGTTTCCGAATATGCAGCGCGCGGCCGCTGTACTCGACCTGCACGGCTACCTGTTTAACTACGCCGGTATTCACCCGTTCTACTGGCACGAAAAAGATTTCAAAACATGGGAGCAGTCTGAACTGCAGTACGCGCAATTCAATCACCGCATACCGAACTTCAGCCAGCTTAAAGGCTCCATGTATATCAAAGAGCAATCGCCGCGAATGCTCAAAATTGACCACCGGTATAACACGCAAAAGTTTTATGAGACGGAATGCTCGATCTCGCTGTTGGAAGACGGCGGCGTGGTAATCGGCGACGGGTATGGCGCTGAAATTCGCATGTCTGGCGGCTGTCTTATTCTCTCGGCGCCGGGCGACGTGTGGATGAAGTCGGGGCGGCACACGCAGGCTTGGAGCGGCGGCGACTGCATCATCCGCGCCAAAGAAGGCGTCGATATTTCAACGACTGACAAGAACATCCGCCTAAAGAGCGAACAAAACGTTCTAATCCTCGCCGGCAACGACAGCTCGAAGCGCGAGGGCGGCGTACTTATTGAAAGCCGTGCAAACAACCCGATCTACGAGTTTGAGCAATGCGGCGACGATGTAATCTTTGGCGGCATCGTATTGCGCGCGCCTAAATCTGAAGTCGTTAGCATTGGCCATCGCATTTACATGCGCACTGGCGGCGGCGGTAGCTCTATTAAGCCGGGCAACATCACTATCGACGCCGGTAAGGGCGAAGCCGAACTAGTTACAAAGTCCAACAACATCTACAACTACGTCGGCAAAGAGGGCAAAATTCTGCACTTCTTCCGCGCCGGTGCCGACGACGAAACGAAAAAAGCCAATATGTTTAGCAGCCAAAATACGCTGCTAATCGGGCCAATAATGACTGACGCGGACATCATCGCTGACGGCAACGCGATATTTCACGGCAGCGTCCTGTGCGCAAAAGAAAATGCGCACATATTTACAGGCCAAGCCGCCAAGGGCAACATCTTCGTGGCGCCGTGCGATGCCGACTGCGCCGACCAAGCATTGCCTGCGCTGGAAACTGTGCGCCAGCTAATTGAAGAAGAGCTGCCAAGAATCGGCGACCAGATCGACGACGAAATGCTGGAGCAGCTGTGGTACGCCGATAAGCGCCCGGGGCATCCGCGCCTCATGGACATCATGGAGTTTACATTTCGCACAGATCCGCAATATCAAATACCCGACTTCTTGCTGTACGAAGACCGGTGGCAACAAATGGCGCGGCTCATGAACGACGTGCCAGAGCGATGGACAGAAAAGCCTGTTAAATCCAAGGTATGCGACGAGACATGGCCGTTCCCGGGCAAAAAGTGGCTTAACGACGAACCCGCGTACGTGGAGCAAGATTTCAATATCGTGCAGCTGTCTGGTGGCGGTTTGCGCGATAAAGACCGCGGCGACGCACCCGGCCTTGCCGGCGAATACGCTGAACCAGAGTTCAAAAGTAACGACAAGAAAATTATCAACGGCTACTACCCGATTGTTGGTCGATAACCGAAGGAGCTATTTATGGATCTGGTTGAGAACCCGTACGTCTCTGACTTTACAAAGAAAACGCTTGAGCAGTTTGGCTGGAAGGCGAACGATCCGATTCCAGCAGACCTTGGCGATCTAATGATAAAGATCAAAGATCGTATGCCGGCGACGGTGCGGACAGACGTGCTTATCGACAAGGAATCGATGACAGAAGCGGACGTTGAGGCCGTCGCGCAGTTACTTAAAAAAGCCAAGGATGTTTTAAACAAGAAAGAGAAGGCCGCGGAGATCGACAAAGCGACGGAAAACATGTCGCCAAGTGTGCGAGAAGCTTACGAAAAAATGATGGCCGAAGACGCGCCGCAAATCGTCGACGACCGTGAGCAGGCCGCAAAAGAGGAAGTAAAAGAAGAGCCGAAAGAAGACGTGCCGCTAGACCCGACAATTGAAAACAGAATGGACACTGGCGTCAGCTCGGCTATGCCGGTACTGCCGTTTTGCCCGCGATGTGGCTGGGACATGCGGCAGCAATACGACGTCGAAACTACGGATCGCGACAAAGAAGATTTTTTGGCCACGCTGCTCGGCGGCGAGCGTTTCCGGCGAGATTACGAAATCGCAGGCGGACGAATGCGCATTCGGTTACGCAGCATGCTTGCCGACGAAAACTTTCTCGTGCAGCGGCAGCTTTTACTTGACCAGAACGCGGGGGAGATTTTATCGGAGGCAGAGTGGTTTTTGCGCATGGCGGAATATCGTATGGCGTGCTCGCTAGAGGCCATCTTTGACGCCAGCGGAAAAGTTATTTTTGCCAACCCAGAAATCCAAGATGTGCCGTTTACGCCGCCGGAAGACAAGCCGACGCAGACGGTGCTGGCCGCCGTGCGTCACACAATCAACACAAAGCCCCTGTCGGCCGAAGTAACGCGGCGACTGGTGTCGATGCACCTCAGAAAGTTTCAGCGTCTTGTAGAGGCGCTGGAGGCCATGGCGCTTGAACCAAGTTTTTGGGAAGGGATCGAATAGCGGCCTTAATGGTGCGGGCTGCTGTGTCCGGCGCAATTAACTACGCCGGAGCCGATCCCCGAGACAGACACTGGCGATTAAAGCACCGGTTACTTCTAGACGAGGTAGAACGACGCGAAGATTACGAACTCCTGACAATTGCTCACCGGCACTGGCTCGCGCTGTTGTCGCACGGCAATTTAACGGAAGAGAGCTTCAAAGCAGTTAAAAAGCACGCCAACGAGGTCATGGGCGTAATCCAAAAAACAACATTTCCATGGCTTGAGGCGAAAAAGGCCGAAGAAGGCCCGCAAAAAGATACAATAGTTGATAGCGAAACACAATCATTAATTGAGCGCTATAAACAAACGATGCAGAATAAAACCGGTTGAGGCGGCGCATGAACGGCATAGATTTTAACAATACCGGATATGCGCAAAACCAAACCGATCGGGCATACCGATACGCGCCGCCGGTTTACTCGCCGTTCCAAAACGCCAATAACGTAGACGACGCGTTTGGCTATCTGGCCAATATGTACGGCCCGATGCTTGTAAAGGGCGCAGCCGGCCCAGACGCGTTTTTAGCGCACCAGATGCCCGGACAGGCGCTGGCAGACCAGTACGCTGCTTCTCGCTACCAGCAGCAGGGCGCGCGAGCCATACAGGCCGCGAACATGGCCGGCAACGAACAGGTAGCCACGAAGCTGCTGGGCGCGCAGGCTATCGCAACAGGCGGAAAACCCCCGACACAGCTTGACCGAGAGCAGGCACAAATCGGAGCGCAGGTACTTAACAATCCGATCTTTAAGTCTTTTGCCGCCAGTCAAATCGGCGCAGAAAACTTAGAGGGGATAATGTTCGGCCGCCGTGGTGATCCGACGGCTATTGCCGCCGCATCTAACCGTATCGGCTTTTTCCGCCCGGACTCGGCTGGCGGCGGGCGACAGATGTCGGAGCGGTCTCTGGAGAGTTTTTCGCAAAACGTCTATCAGAACCTGTACGGCCCGGACGCCAACATAAACGAGATGCACGGTTTCGGCGCCGTGGCTGCGGGCGAGATGATGGAGGATCTGTTCCAGAAAGGCAAGTTACCGCAAAGCCTTGGCGCCATGTCGGCGGCAGATCGGGTGCGCACTATTAGCAAAGCGCAACGAGACGACAAGTCGATGGACCGGTTGACGGAGCAGTTCGCGCATTCTGATCTTATGGAGCGCGACTACGACTACGCGAACGCCACCGCTGAAGAACAAAAAATAATGCGGTCGGACAAGCACAAAGAATACCGCGGCAAGCTTGACGCGACGTTCTCTGAAATTGACAAGTTCTCGACCGGAGCTGCTGGCGCAAAGTCAGCGGAAGAGATTGAGCAACTTACTGGTTTCGGCGGTGCCGCCGGCGCGGTAGACGCGCAGCGTACGTCTAAAGCTATCAAAGAGTACAACGGCGCCATTGCGGCTATTCGTGAAATCTTCGGCGACAACGGACAGTCAAACGCGCCAATTCAAGCGTTAATGGGCAGCCTGCAGCAGTTAACTAACGGCTCGCAGGGCAGCTTTTCGCAGGGCAAGGTCGAGGGCATGGTGCGGCAGATGCGCCTAGCAGCCCGGGACACAAACACTGATCTCAGTGCTCTGACGACGATGATGTACGAGGACAAAGCCACTGGTAGGCAACTGGGCTTACAAGAAGCCACTGTCGAACAAGGCATGGCCGGTCGGCTTATCCATGGGCAGGCAATGTCCGACGCCGGCGTTTTTGAAAAGTCTGGTTTCGGCAAGCTGCAGCGCGGAGAAGCTGAGCAGCGGCAACGTCAAATGAGCTTGCGCGGTGACGCGTCGTCGGTCGGTCGATCGCTCGCCGTGTTGAACCGCCTCGTTTCGGAAGATCCGGAAAAGTATAAAGGCACAAAGCTTGAGGCCGCTGTAAAAGCTTACCGGGCAGGGCAGACGACGTTTTCGCACGATGGTCAGACGACCAACTTGGCGGAGCTAGCAGGCCGACAAGGTGTAGCTGGCGTCTACAGCCTTGCGCGCGAGTCTGGCGCGGATAATCGTACGCTGTATGCGTACACCCGCGACAAAATCGGAACAGAAGAATATTTAAACGAAGGTTACGCGTACAAATCGCAACGTTACGAGCTGCAGCGTAATTTCTCGCGCGCAAACGAAGGCGCAATCCGAGACAAGATGTCGTCGGCAGAATTTGAGAAGCTGCGCCCGTCTGGCATGTCGGACAAAGACTTCCAGCAGCGAAAAGACGATCTATCTAAGGGCTTCAGCTATGCGATGACCGGCATCATCATGGACGAAACCGCGGACATGACGTCTGAGCAGCGGCTAGCCCACATGGAAAAGCGCGGCAAAGAAGAGTTAACAAAATACTTCCGCAGTGCCCGTGGCGGCGGCATGAGCGCGAAAGCCGCATCGGCCGAAGCCGAGAAGTATTTCGAGGCCATGTACGGCGGCGACGCCAAAGAACGGAAGTCCAACCTTGCTGCCACATACGCCGAAGTAAGCGCAGTCTCTGCTGATCGTACAAACGTCAGCATTGAGGCGAATAAGCAGATGTACAATCAGCGCGCGATCGACAACGCCGATACGCAACGCACAGTAAACGAGCGCCGGGCAGAACGCCTAAAAGACTCAACCATGGGGCACGAGTCGACTATTTTGCAGCGCGTGGGCGATGAGCTAGAAAATCTCGGCTCTGGTAACGCGGGGCAGACTAGTGACGCGTTAAAGCGCGTATTTAATGTGGTATCCGAAGACAGCATTCTGCAGAAGTATGCGCCGGACATGCAAGAAGGTTTAGTTGCTGTCGCCAAGATGGACCGCGGCGCTACAACCACGCCCGAAGAAATTAATAAATTAACAGAACAAGCCGCGCAAGATCCTAACGGCGCCGCGGCTAAGACATTGAAGCAACTGGCGGGCTTCAAACCTGATCAGCAGCTAACTGAAGAAGAAACAGCCAGCCTAGGTCAGCGCGCCATGATGCGGTCGGGCGAAACAGCTAAGGGCAACACAGAAGCCGAAAAAGCCAAAAGCGAAGCGACAAAGAAGCGCGCTGCGATCATGTTCAAAGCGTTTAACACCGGCAAAAAAGAAGACGTTATGGCGGGTGCGCGCGCTATGGCGCAAGAAATACTTGGCGCTGATGCAGACCCAAAGCAGGTGGAGGCGTTTGCAAAATCCGCGATCAACGATGACACCACGACATTTGAAAAAAGTATGCAGCGTGGTTTATTTGGCAGCGGCCTGAGCGATGAAGATCAGGATCGCGCCCGCGGCATTGCGCGTGCGTTACGCGCATCTAGTGCCATGGGCGGTTTAGACGCCGCGGGGTTAGGCCAGTCACCGGCGGCAGTAGAGTCGGCGCAAGACCGGTCTACCGCCAAAGCAAACGAACTTACACGCGAGATACGTGATCGTCTCGCGCCGCAAATTGAAAAAGGACTAGACAGTAAAGCGTTTGATCGGCTGCAGCCGTCTGGTTTAGATCCGCAACAAAAAGAAGTGCAGCGCAAAGAGTTTGTGCGCCGCGCCAGTGAGACTGTTGCCGGCATCACCGTTAACGAAATGGGCGGCACGACAAATATGTCGCCTGAAGAGCGCGCGGACTACATGAAGCGCCGCACAACCGAAGAATTTACAAAACACTTTGAGCGCAAAGGAATGGTACCGGCCCGCGCCAAAGAAATGGCTGAGTCGCACTTTGGCGCCGCGTTCGGTACCGATAAAGAAACTGTTACACGCCGCATGAACGCGGTGTACGACGCGACAAAGCAAGCGGCTGAGGCTCGTGGTGCAGATACAGAAGGTGCGGCGTTCAACGCTGTGGCCGTAGATGCTGCGTCAGGAAAAGCCGCCTACGACTACGAAAAACTTGGCGTAACAAAGTCGCTGACGGCAGAACAGAAAAAACTGGTTGATGAGATCGGCAAGGATCAAAGCGGCGCCGCTATGAAGCGCGCGATGCAGGACGAAAAGCAACGCAAAGTATTACTTACAATTCCAGACAGCGCTGCGGTTGACCTGTTCGGCAAATTTACGCCAGAAGCGCAACAGCAGGGAATCGAAGCTATCGACGGCGTGCTCGCGAGCGGTATTACGCAGTCGTATCTCGGCATGGACAAAAAGGACGTACAAAACCTGTCGCGTCTCCGCGACGCCGTCGGCACTAAGACGCCGGGCGGTGTTTCGTCGCAGAACGTCGGCGGGCGGCCGTCTATGCCAGCCGCTGCGGGAGAGCTAGACGCTATCACGCAGGAAATGACCAAGCTTTACGATACAAAAGCAAAGTCTGGCTGGTTTACTAACGAACGGACATTTTCAGAAGAATCCGACAAGATTCGCTATCGCGATCTAAGCCAGCGCAGAATGGAGTTGGAGTCTGGCAACCCGCTGGGCCTAGTAGATAGCCAAATTGCGGATGTGCAGTCGCGCGGAAAGTCAGGCTGGTTCACCAGCGAGAAAACGTTATCCAGCGAAGACAAAGAACAACTAGATTTTCTCACCAAGCGTCGCGACGACATTTTAGGCAAAGATCGGCGTGAGGGCATGGACGCGGTACAGGCAAGTCGGGAGTCTATTACAGACGGGCAAAGATCTACGTTGATGCGTAGCGATCAGGTCGTACGTCAGCTTGACTATCACCGCGACCGCGGCGATCCGCAAATGGGCGGCGGGCAAAGCGGCGGGAAAGAAATGACAATTAACGGTACGTTAACGCTGAGCGGCTTGTCTGAAGCTGTGCTGGCGGCGGCTGGCCGGCGAATGGAAGAATCGCCAGACGGTGGCGCGCCGATCGACATGGCGCCCGGTAACACCGCATATCACGGTAGGTGATCACATGCCAACAATATTTAGTCCGTGCTTGGGCGCAATCGCCAAAGTCCCCGGCTGCGAGGGCGAAGCTGCGTTTTCAATCAGTTTCGGCGGAGCCACGCTCACAGCCCCGATGACCGGTTTTGTGTTGGAGCAAAACGGCAACTATCAGTTTCTGCACACGGTAAATGATTTCATTTACGTATACGCCTTCGGCGATCGCGTCGGAGAACTGCTGATCTCTGGGCTTGGTTTCGTGAAAGCCTGTCCCGGCGCAGATTCCGCAAAGCTGTGCACAGTATTTTCGTTCTATCAAGAAAACAAGATATCAAAACGAGGCGACCTCACAGTTACGATCGGCGACTGCCAAGACGCCACGTTTTTTGCGTTTTTAACCGGCATGCGACTTGAAATGCAAGACCCCACAACATTAGTTGGTCAATGGTCGTTGCGCTTCAGCATAGTGCCAAAAAATTAACATGATTAATCACGCGCGCACACTACTACTGAATATCTTTGCCCAGAGCGCCAACAAACAGGACGCTGGCTACGAGTACATACCAGACTCGTTTCGACCGCTAACGCTGCCGAATACTCTGCGCGTTATTCGTGGCGTGTTGTTCGGCTCTCGTCCCGATCAGCGGTTTTTAAATCTGCGTGTGCGAGAACTGCTGAGCTATGTGCATCAAACAGAGCTAGTTAGTTATGTGCACGCATTAGATCCGCGCGTGACGTACTGGCCAGAAGAAACATCGACTGAGTTCAAATATCAGCCTAGCGTTACGGTTCAGCAAGTCTACGGTACGCCGTGCACCCTATCTTTTAGCGGCGAGTTTGTAGTTAGCAACTCTGGTGGAAAAGCACTACGTGAATATGACGTAATATTATCGCTTAGTACGGTAAATAGTTTAGTGCTGACAGTAACAGACACAAAAGACAGCGTACCCGTGTTTCGCGCAGACGGCTTTGTATACGACTTTACAGGAGATCCGCCTACCGCCACGGTCTATTTCAAAGATCTTCCGGTGATCGAATTGCCGGAAACACAAATACGGCTACGCGTAAATAACGGACAAGCGCCGGCAATACTTACCGACGATGAAAAACTAGCCAAGTGGCACGTAAAGCTTGCGGCCAATCCGCCGGCCGCGATCACGACGCTATTACCGACGTTAGAGTTACTTGGCGAACCAGTGTTTCTAGAGCTGTTCGGTGTAGACAGCGTCGAGCCTTATGCTACGTTTAAAAACGTATGGTTTGACCACCCGCTACCGGCGTATCGTATAGCCGGGCTTGTAATGGCCTATATCTACCGCGCCGAAGAAGTCAGGAAGAACTTAAATGCCTGATCCCTACGTTTATACACGTTTTAAGCTCAAAGCGGTGATTGGCGGGCACACGTTTAACGACGTCGTGTCTATGTCGGCTACTTTTCCGTTAAACGATATTCCGACCGCGACACTGCTTGTTGCCGTAGGACATAAAGCCAATACCGGCAAAACAGAACAAGCCACAATCCACAAAGCGCGCAAAACGCTGAAGCCGCGCGACAAAGCCGTAGTTACGCTTACGATTTCGCCGACTGCCGGTAATACAGAAAAAATGGAGAGCGGCGAGTTTATCATATTTGAGGGCATGCTGGCCGGCATTGGTTATCAGCGGTCTAGCAACAATGCCAATTTTACGCTGCAGCTTATCCACTGGCTGGACGACCTTAACAACTCGTCAGCGCTTAACGGCAACTGGTTTCCAAACGCGCCGTACAGCATGGCGACAAACGCGGCGTTCTACGCCCTCGAACTCGGCGAGGGTGGCGGCGCTGGCGGCGACCAATGGTCATCTGTTCCGGCTATCGACATCAACGGCGATTACATAAACAAAGGCAAGATTGAACAGGATATGTGGGGGAACGTAATCAAACCCATCTTTGAAAAAATCGCCAATTATCCGCTGCCAAATGACGGGCCGAATACAGCTGCACAGGCAGCGTTAAAGCGAATACCAGACGGCGCGCCGTTTAATACGCCGTTGCGCCTTGACCTAGAGGGTTTAAACGCAAACGACATCGAGCTGTCGATTCGCACAGCGCTGACAAAGGACTCGCTCGATTCGTTCGCGTACACATCTTTCTGGGGCAAGCTCGTCGGCGAATACGCATCGTCTTTTTTCTTTGCAGTGTCGCCAGCGATCGAGCATGCGTGCGTGATCCCGTTTTTCGGCGGGCTGCGTTGGCAAGAGGGCGCGCCGGGCGCAAAGACCATATATGCAGATGAATACAGCTACGCAAATTTTAACTCGGCAATGCACCAGTTGATGGAAAGCATTATGGTGTTTTGGCCGTCACAAACAGATCCAATGCTTGGCACTGGCGGCGAAACACAGACTATCGACGCGTTTACTTTCCCGGTCGGCGAATATCCCAAGGGGCAAAAAGGCGTCGACAAGCCGGGGTTGAAGATATTTAAAGACCTTCCGCCGTGGCTCGCCAACATTTCGCCGTGGCCCGTTTATACCGGACCGACGACCGGCATTAAAGGCAAGCAGCCGGGCGACTGCTTGGCGCCGCAAACTGGCGAAGAAGAACCGCCACCTAACTGGCTGCCACCGCCGCAAGCCGCGGACGAAATGACCGACAAAGTCGCGGAACGGTTTGCACATCACTGGTACAAGATGGAACTACTTGGGCAACGCTACGGAGAAATGTCCGGCAAGTTGCGTTTTGACATCGCGCCCGGGAGCATCGTGCGGATTGAGTTACCGAAAACAGAGATTGAATCCGACGGGCACATGGTGGCAGCAGTAACGTCAGTGACATACATGATTAACGCTGAACGCGCTGCTGCCGGCACGTCATTTACGCTCGGCTACATTCGGACCTTAGAGGAAGACCAAGACGAATTAATTAGCCACGATTTTGCGCCGCTATACAAAGAAGGCACAAAGTGGCATGGCGGCCCGTTAAAGAAGCAGGCATAACATGGCAGACAAGTTATCACCACAACCGACCGGTATGCCGTCCATTCTGGGTGACGTACCCGCACCGTTTTCCAGCAAAAAGCCTACGGGCGTTGCCGACGACTTTGACACTGTTTATTCGCAGTGGCAAACGGCTAAGACGCCGCAAAACAATAGCGCAGTCATCAAAAGCTTACAGCCGGTTATAGACACCGCTGTTATGAGCTACGCCGGGCAAGCCGCCAGCCCGACTATAAAGTCGCGGGCAAAAATAATGGCATTAAAAGCGCTAGACACGTATGACCCGGCAAAGGGTAACGTACGCACTCATTTGTTGTCGCAGTTGCAGAGTCTGCGTCGTGTGTCGGCGCAAACGCAAAACATCATATCAATTCCTGAGCAGGTTAGTTTAGATTTCTCACGATTGAACGAAAGCGAAAATGAACTGCGAGACCAGCTCGGCAGAGATCCTTCTGACGACGAGCTAGCAGATGCAACAGGTTTGTCTGTTCGGCGCATCAGAAAAGTTCGCGCGTTCAATCAGCCAGTAGCGGAGGGTATGACTACCCGCGACGTGGGCCCAGAAGAAAATTACGGCGGCGACACCGCGAGTATGATTCCGGGCAGTACACGCGCGGACGACGCGTGGTTTAACTTCGTGTACGACGACCTCAGCCCTGTCGACAAGCTGATTGCCGATATGACTCTTGGGCGTAATGGGCGTAGAAAAGCCAGCACGCAAGACATTGCGCGCCGGTTAAACATAACGCCCGGCGCAGTCAGTCAGCGCGCCGCAAAGATACAGGCATTGCTCGATAAAAAGTACACGTATGGCGGATTTTAAGGAGTAACCAATGGCACCCGGCACTGGCACATCTAAAGGGCAGTTAGACGGCAAGTTCGTCGCTCGAATTAACGAGCTTGAACAAAAAGCGCAAAAAATGTCCGAATCGTTTCGGAACACTGCCAAGCGCCCGTGGCACACGCCAGAAGAAATGAAAAGTTATGACCTGCTAGATGTTCCCGGCCTGCACGAGCCGTCGTGGAATCGCGACGCAATTAACCAGCTGTACTCGGAGTCAATTTTAGCCGGACCGGGAAAACAAGGCGGCACGACGGGGGATCTGGTTGCTATGAAGTGGCAGGCAGATTTTATGGCGGCCGAAGAGCGAGCGTGGCGTACACGGCATGCAAGTTATGTGCGTTGTGCCTGTTTTATGCACGGCCGCCTAGACGGTCACGGTAAATCAGGTGTAAGTGTGTTCTCGTTCCTCAAGGATGGTGTAAACTCATTTATCAAAGCAGGGCAATCTTAACTGGTGTTTAAATGAGCATAGCGGACTACGCCAACCGAAAATACGATTTTCTTGCTTTTCAAAACGTCAATACGGCGCGCGAAAGCAAGTTGGGGCTCGAATTATACAACGAGGACACCGCTGGAAAACTTTGCGTCGGTATACAGAAACTGGCGCAACGATGGGCGCTGGAGTTTTTAACAGAAAAAGGCTCTATGCCGGGACTGCCAAACCGCGGCTCTGACTTTATGACCCTCGTTCGACAGGGCAAATTACGCACACAACTCGACGTCGCGCAAAGCTTTTACGCCGCGGCTATTCGGGTACGCGCTACCCTGCGGGCTGAAGAGTACGACGGCATGCCAGACGACGAAAGGTTCTCAGACGCTGATCTCGTGTCCGTCGCTATCCTGCCCGGGTACTTAAACCTGCGCGTCATGATTATTAGCAACGCCGGCGACGAGCGCGCCATCATTCTGCCAATAGAAACAATGCCATAGGTGCAAAATGCCGATTGAAATTTCAAGCCTGTCGCAGCTAGACGACACAAAAGTACAGAGCATGGTTGCGACGTTGTCGCAGTGGATGGCGGAGCGCCACCCGGAGGTTGAACTGACCCGAGGCGTGTTCCACGACCTCGTGCTGTATTTTGATGGTTTGCTCAACGCGGCAATTCAGGAAAACATCGACCGTGTGCGCGCCAGTAACAGTCTGCTGAAAATCACCGAAGACCCGACGCTAGCTGATACCGAAATCGTTGACAATGTTCTGTCAAATTTCAATATTGCGCGCGACAACGGCACGCCCGCGGTCGGTGTTGTGACGGTCATTTTTAACGGTCCTACGCGTACGGCTATTCCGCTGGCCACGCGGTTTACTGAAGAAAACAGCCAAGTAGTCTTTGTGCCAACTGCCGCGTTTGTTGCGCTGCCACCGACGGCTACGACAAGTGCGGCAAATGAACGCAAGATGATCGCAGTGGGTGACGGCACATACGCGGCAAACATTACGGTCCGCGCAGTCGCGGTTGGCGCTTCTGGCAATATTCGCCGCGGCACACCGCTTGTCCCCAGCAGCGTGCTAAACAACGTAGCCAGTGTATACGCAACGTCAGACTTTATCCGCGGCAAAGACCCAAGTACAAACGAAGAGTATCTTGCAAAATTAGCGCCGGCGTTGGCGGCTAAGACAATCGGTAGCCGACAAAGCTATGCTGCGTTTGTGCTTAATCAACCAGAGTTCTCAAACACGCTGCACCTGTCTATTCTCGGCTGCGGCGACGCGGAACAGCAACGAGATCAGCACGGGCTGTTTCCGATCTCTGGCGGCGGAAAAGTTGATGTTTATGCGCAGACAAATAGTTACGCGCAAGAAATTGAGCACTTATTAGAAGCCGTGTATATCGGACCCAACGCAGCCTACACGCGCACCGCTAACAATAATTGCGGGCCGTCTGGCATCGGAATCTCAACGCAGCCGGGCACGATTTGGCAGGTTGTCATTCCGCGGTCGTTAGCGCCCGGCTTTTATGAGGTGTCTCGCGTAGCGCCGCCAAACGCGCCGAACAACAGCGGCTACGGCGTTGTACTAGACACACGCGGTCGCGATTTCAGTGAACTGGATTTCGTGCCCGATATTCTATACACGTACGAAAGCACATACACGCGATATCAGACGGCGGTAATTCAATTCGAGGATACTGATACCCAGCCGGCCGCCAGCCTGATTGCCGGACAAAGCAAAAAGATCTATGCAGTCACAACAAAAGGAATGCCGCTTATTGCAGAAATGCAGGACCTTATATCTGCGCGCGAACATAGGCCGCGTGGCACAGACGTCCTCGTGCGGGCAGCTGTGCCGTGCTTTACAAAAATTTCATTTGAAATCCGCAAGTCGGCAAGCGAGGCAGATCCGGATATCGCGGCAATTCGCGAGGCTGTGAGCATGGCGGTCGCTGCGACTGGCTTCTCCGGTCAATTGCACGCGTCAAACATAAGCAATGTTGTTCACAAATACTTGTCGGGCAAACAGGCGCTCGGCAGTATTGATATGTTTGGGCGTATCCGGCGGCCGGACGGCACAACAACATTTGTGCGCAACAACACAATCTTGCAGCTGCCGGCGGAATACGAAAAGCTTGTCACCGGACGCACGACGGCGTTTTTAACCGCGCCAGAAGACGTGTCTGTATCCATCGTAGCGGTTGACTTTTTGAGCTAACATGCACAAGCGCACATTTACATATCCCGGGTCCGACTTCGACCGTAGCCGCAATTTAATTGCGGCGCTCGGCAGCTTTTGGTCACGCATCTACGAAGCGTCAGATCAAATTGAATCGTATGCAACTGGTACAGCTTTAGTAGCTAATCAAACATATCTAAACCTGCTCGAAGTTGTCGCCGCTACCAGCCGATACGACACGCCGCTTTTCCACACCGAATACATCACGCCGATCGTGCTGCGCCGCTCAGCGCAAAATTCGTCGCGCACGTCGCTTGCGTTATTCGACCGCACTACAGCTGCATTTGATGGAAAGCTATTTTTTGATGTGCCAGAAAACACGGAATTGTTTTCGTTTCCGCTGCCCGACAAGCTGGTAAACGTGCAGCAGTTGTTTAACCGAATTACGTTCCCGACTGCCGTGCTGGTTAAAAATGTTGATTTCACAATCGATCTAGAAAGACGCGCCATCATATTTCGAACAAATCCGTTCGATAACGCCGCGTTTTTAAAGCGACCGGTAACTGACGCAGCCGCCCCTGACGAAGAAATAACGCTGTGGGGGTTTCGCGGACAGTTCGACTATGACTTTGTATTTGAACAGTTCGCGTATACCGTTGGTCTGCGGCTACAAACAAGTCAGGGCTACAAAGATCTTACCAACGCAATCATCAGCGGGCTCGTCGAGGGTGGCGCAACAGCCGCTATCATTGACACCGCTTTAGCTGCCATTTGCGGACTGCCAGTTAGTCTTGAACCGCAAGAAACAGTAGAAGTCGTCACGCACGACGCCGCGGGGCTGCTTATCGTGACCGATAAAAATGTCTACCGCTTTCCAGAAAACGCTGTAGCGAGTGTGGCGCCAGAGCAGCACATTGTGGCGGGAACACCACTTGTAACCGCCATCGAAATCACAGAGTTTTTTATCGGCAACGCCTACATCCCAAACAACAGCGCAAATGACCTTGTGTGTTGTCCGGCGCCTAATGACACGCTGATAACGCATACGTGGGAGGCAGTCACAACAGAAAACAATGACGACATTATTCTAGATCCAAACGCGGAAACATGCCCGACACGCCGACCTATTACGGCGCTAGCGCTGGATAACAGTTTTATCGCAGCCTGCTTCTACTCTGATCTTGTCTTCGAAAATCGTATCGTGCCGCTGGAGATAGACTCTGCGCACCCCAGCGATTACACATACATTAAATTTCGCGTCGGCGGACATCCAGCAGACGTCGAATACTTTTTCGACGAAATTCACGCGCGGGGCATTGCCGCGGCGCAAAGTCCGACAGATCCGTGCCACCCCACTCGGCGGAAAGGTACGCTTGCGCACTTACTGGACCGGCGCGTAAATCCAGAGGGCGAGCCAACGGCGCAACATTTACCGACAACAATAAATCCGCTGCGTTTTCTCGTTGAAAACGTGCTGCGTAACAACGTGTTTACAGTGCGAATTTTAGTTTCGGCGTTGGGGCAAAATAGACTCGGGCTGTACAATATAAGGCATCTGCGCCAACTTTTACCGCCGCAAACGGCTATGCTCGTAATTTTCGAGCTGGATGCCGATAAAGACGTGGTAAACGCCGAAAGCCAACTTAACGAAACAGTTACGTACTTCCGCGGTATGACACCGGTAACAGATACCCTTACAACACCCCAAAATGTGGTCGATTTGGGCGCTACGGCCAGACTAATATCTGGCACATGCCAATAAGGATTTACTATGGCTGCAGACACTATCAATTCAGTATTTGGCGTCAAAGGTCATGTCGCGGTGTGGCGCGTCGACGACCGGACCGGACTTAAACTCCCGGTTTTTTCGCAGCCAAATCAGATCCAGTACACGTGGGGTTACATTGCGGCAAAACAAATCGGCTACAGGCGGCAAGCCGACCGTGCCGATTACCATATCTCAGCGATGTACATCGAGTACGAAAATCTAGCAAATACTGCTAGCGTTATTTCTACGCCAGCGTTTAATCGCGATATCGGAATCGATTATTACAACGGCTTGTCGTCGTCGACGACGAAAAACTATCTGCGCGTGCCGCTGAGCCTTGAGCCGGCGTTGAGCGTATCGAGCGGGTATGACGGCAACTTACCGGTCAATCAGTCCGGTAACCAGTTGACATTCTTTGCGCAGACGGCGGGCGCGAACGCCGTGTATCCGGAATCGTCTCGGGCGTTCGGCACAAGTAGCAAGGTTTACGCCGCGTGCCTTGTCGCAACGCCGGACTTTAGTGACCGCACAAAGGACGTTATTTTTGCCCGCACACAATTCAGCGGCGCGAATCAGGTCACAAAAGAACCGTCGTCGCAAATCGGTATCACTTGGGATATCGCGTTTCTGTAAACACGCATTTAACCGCCGGAGGACAGGATGTCCGGTAACTGGCTACATAATATTAAACACGTAACGCCGGGCGAGCCGGTGCAGGCTGGCGTTGTATCGCGCCCCGACCGCACGCTTGAAAACCGTACCGACTACCTTCGCGACCGGCTTGACGCCGCTGCGCTCGGACAAGCTATTTTCGACACTGACGCCACCGTAGCGCCTGACGTGCTTGCGGGGCATCCGGTTTACTGGAACTCGACAGAGAAACGCTATGAGCGCGCGCAAGCAGCTGTAGAAACAGACGCGACGTCGCAAACACTCGTCGTGCTTCCGTCGTCTGATTGCGTCGGTATGTGTTTGCGCAAAAAAGGCGAAACGCTGGCTGACGTTGTGCTGCACGGCGTCGTGGACATGCCGGAGCTACAAAACGCGATCACAGGCCCGATCGCTCCCGGGCGCTATTACTTGTCCGGCACAACATGCGGCAAACTGGTGAAGCAGCGCCCCGCGGTGTCGGTATTTGTTTGCCAAGTACTCGGCCCAAAAGATGCGTGCTCTACTGTGCCGCGCGTTGTTGTCATGCCGCACGTGCGCGACTTTATCGACGAACACACGCACTACCGGTTCGATTTGGTTTGTCGCCCCGCCGGCCCGCACGAGCCGCCAAACACCGGCGATGAGCACGTAATAACAGTCAACGAAGAAAGTGAAAGCGATACAAGCGCTACTACGCCCGGTTGGTTGCCGGTGTCGCACAGCGTTTTTAATAACAAGGCGCCGGCTGGCGCGTTGTTCGGTTACAACTTAAACGCGCATCCGGCGCTATCTAACGTATGGCCGCCGCTACCCATTCAGTCGGTGGCGGTTCTCTGGGACAAAGGCGAAAACCATGTAGGCGCCACGGAAGTTCCGCTAGGCGCGCAAGGTCTCGTCGTATGCGACACAAATGGCATCTGGTGGATGAGCAACTGCTACGGCGATGTTCCGTGGCCGGCGACGTTAGATACAACTGTCGCAGAGACGCCAGTTACGCCGGGTGTTGAAGAGTGCCCGCGTGAAGAAACAATGCGGCTGTCTGTCGTGTTTTTACGGATGTTACTGGGCAACGACAGAAATGTCGTAACCAGCATCGAGCCGGATATCGACGAAAGCCCGATTGTGGTCACAAACTGCGCAGGCGCGCCGGCCACAACAGGCGATCTTCGGCTTGACCTCAATATGCAATACGCCGCCGGCGAGGCGCTGGGCGGTCAGGCAGTCAAACAAATTGTAGCCGGTAAGAAATTAAAACGCGGCTGGGTTGCCGAAGGCGCGTTCACGGTATCGAATCAGATCAGCATCAAGGGCGTACAAGAACGCGCGCTGACTACAGCTGAAAAAGAAGCGTTAGAGCTGAGCACGACTAATACGATCATGCTGCAGCAAGGCGTGTTGCAGATCGACTATACAGATCAATTAGTCGAGCGCGAGTTGTCGCCGCAGATTATCAGGCTTAGCGACACCGTAGAGCGCTTATACATGGATATTCCGTACATCGGTTTTCCGTACGGGCAGGCGTCTCTGTTGCGCGTGCGTTTCAATGTGCCGGGGCAAAACATCGGCGACAATTTGAACATGAAAGTTCGCGTTCAGTATTTCGGGCGCGGCGGCTCGGCGCAGCAGGCGGCGTTATTGCCGTCGCTGTACATGTCTTACCGCGTACTGCCCGCGCCAGCGCTGACTAATAACACGGGTATTGGTTTAATTTCAGCTGATACACCAATCGCGCCGCTGCCGGCAATCTCGCTGCTGATGGACAAAGTCATCCAGCGAGAAAGCGCGCCGTTTGGAGTCAGCCAAGGCGATACGGTGCTGTTTACAATAGGCCGCGATGAAAATCCTGCGGACGTATACGGAGAGGTCGGCGTACTGAGGATTACTGGAATTGTTTACAGCACAACTTAAGCACTGTGTGAGCCGCCATGCCTATTGGAAACTGGAACCTACAGTGGCTCAACCACAATTCGCAGCGCTCCTATCCGCTGACAGAACGGGCCACAAAGAAAAGCACTGAAGCTACCGGAGCTATACGGCTGCCGGATAGTTTTATTGTTGCTTTGTATTTACCAATTCACTCGGGGTTATCATTCGCTCCCAGCAATTTTTTTATCAGTAGTGTACTGATAGCCCCGACTGGTTTTAACATCACCGTTGGCTATTACAACGGAACATCTAGCGTAGACGTCGCCGCGGCAAATATTGTCCGCAGCAACTATCAAGCTAACCGCTCGTACGCGCTGGGCGGCATCGGCGACTTTGACGATTGCGTCGGGCACGTCGCGCTCGGCAATCTTGACGAAATCGATCAGATTGCGCCCGGGCTATACACGTTTGATTACGCCGGGACAGCGCTGGAGCCAGACGCTATCCGACCAATGATCCGCGGCGTATCGCGCCTGCGTATTTTTAACAACACAGAGTACAGCGACGCGATTTACGGCGACGTCACGCTTGTGGCTGGAAATAACATCAGAATTACCGCAGCGACAGTAGCCGGCGAAACACATATCCGATTTGACGCGATCTCCGGGCTAAACCTGAACGAAGATTGCTACTGCGACGTGCCTGACACCGGAGAGTGCATTCGCTGCATTAACGGCGTGTGCACCAGCGACGGCAATTTTGTACTGTCGCAAGACGATTGCGTAACAATTACGCCGATACCGAACGGGCTCAAGATCGCTGACACGTGCGCACAGCCCTGCTGCGGTTGCACGGAGTTGGACGCTATTATCGACCAGCTCAATCGGTTCGGCGACGGCGTTACAACGTTGCAAAACTTTGTCACGCGACTCGGATCAGAAGTAACGCAAATGAGTCTCGTTGTGCTGGGCAGCCGGCTCGGCGACTCAGGCTGCACAACATCGGGGTGACCAATGACTTGCCCCGACTTTACGCTATCAAAAAACGGTCGCGCCGGAATCGGCGTCGTGCAGCCTCAAAGCGGTTTGAATTTTCCGCTTGTGGCGCCGTCCGCGGATATCAAATATCTGCTGGCGGATTTCTATCTCAGCTACGACGATGACGGCGAGTATTCGGAGACTATTCCGGCCGCTGTGCATCCGCTGCGCATCAAGTATCTGTACGGCGTAGGCTGCGTAGACAATCCCCCAATCAGCTCGTTTCCCGCAAATGTACACGCTGCCGATATCGTAATCGTCGACGCCACAGACCGCGTCATCTTAAATACGAATACCGCGGACGCAACTTTTTTCGTCCAAAACTGGAGCGACGATTACAAGATTTACGAGTGGAAAACAGCACGCGCAGTGTGCCGGTTGGTGGCATATACAACATGGCCAGACGACGACAACGAGCTTAGCGACGAGGACACGCCGCGGAACTACAACAAATATCTTGCCCCGTTAAATGCGCGGCTAGACGAGCGCGCGGTGTATAAAATGCCGCGGCGGCTGCTGTCGCTGCGGGTGAACAACGGCGGCGCGCTTAGCTCGCGTTACCGAAACAACGTAGTCTTTACCAACGGATTCAATACCGAGATCAGCGCCGGCCCGCAAACAGTTACAAATTTCCGTAATGTAACGACTACAACGTTTAGCGCTGTGGCAGGTAGCGGACGAGGTAAATACGGCAACTGCGGCACCACGCTACCCGTCATATCAAAAATAAATGGCGTCACGGCCAACAACGGCGATTTCTTGCTCGGTGGCGCAGACTGCCTGTGGGCGCGACGCCCTGTGTCTAGTGTGCTGCTCTACCCGAAACTGCTCACAGAGGCGACAGAGTTTGTAATCACAGACGACACGATCTTCTCTTACGTAACAATGGAAAATCAGGTCGACGGTGAGGAGCTTGAATACGCGACAAACCCGTCAGCTACGGCGCAACAACAAATCGGCGCGGATTGTCAGCCGTGCTGCGCGTGCGAAGATTATGTCGATACAGCAAAGTATCTAAACGAAACCAGCAATCAATATCGACTCATTGGGCGCCGCGCTGAGCGCGTCCGCACAGAGCACGAAAACAATATTGCGCGATGGCTCGATCAGCGGTCCTGTAGCGTCCAAAAGCCGTTACGGCTTTTGATGGTGCCGCAACGGTGCCCGTTTATGGACATCGTAATGATGCTGTGCAATCCGTGCGAAACGTGCGTGCCGCCAACGCAGCTAACAGTAGATCTGAGTATCAGCGGCACCAGTGGTACCGCCGTAACGCCAACGTTAGAGTGCGGCTACACCGAAATTTTCGCGCCCGGTGTAAACGGCGCCGCTGTGGGTATTGCCGTGAGCAACAACGGCACACGTTATTCAGCGCCGCTGCCACAATTAAAAGCTGGCGATTCAGCATATGTGCGCTTTCGGGTAAAATTTACGCAACTGGACAATGCGACCTCGCCGCCGACGCCAATCAAAGCTCGCGGTGCGTACGCAGTTTCTGGCGTATTAACCGGAACGTATTTAAGCAGCGGACTGCCGATACTGCCGAATTGCGGACAAAATCTTGCCGACGGTTCTCCGCCGCCGCCGGCGATCGCCGAAGCTACGCGCACGCTCAACTGCGACAGCGAGGGCCGCACAACACTGCCGTGCTAAATCATGCCTATTCGTAATCAAAATTGGTACAACCTCCAGTCGACGCGGCGCTACCCGCTGGACGATATCAGTACCGGTGTAGACGACGTGGGCGCGTTCATTCGCGACGACATTCTTGTTGATTGCCACATTAGGTTCCCAAGCACGCTGGGTAAGTATTTATACGTGCAGGGGCTAACTGTTTCGCCCGGACTAGTCACCGCAGTATTCGGCGTTGCAAACGACATTGACGCCATCACCGGTACGACAATATGCGCAATCTCGGTGATGAAGCCGGTCACGCCGTACGTGCACTACAGCGTTAAAGACATTGTTCCCGGCGTATTCGGTTGGGTTGTGTTCGGGCCCGGTGTATCCGACAACTTTTCCGGCCGGTATACCACGCCTAAACAGACGCTGCTGCAACCGCGGTCAGCGCGCGCATATCGCCCGCTGCCAATTCCGACTATAGGCAAGCTAGGCGTCGGGTCAGCGCTTGAAGGCATTGTACGGCTAGTTGGCGCAGAGCCGGTCAGCGCCACGTACGAAGTCATAGACGCAGACGGCGACGGTAACCCTGACAGCCCCGCGATAGTATTTAGGCTATCAAGCTTAGATATCTCTGCAGACTATAACCCGCTCGCAAGCTTTCTAGGTCCTTGCGGGCAGCGGCCAGAAAGCGGTACGTGCGCAAAGACGCCAATTGAAACAATCAACGGCGTGTCGCCCGACTGTAACGGCAACATCGACATTACGTTTGCAGATTTCTCATATCGCCCATTTGAAACGTGCGGCGGCGCAGACATTGTTACAGACGTAAGTCTCGCCGCCGTGTGCGAAGCGAACAAACCAAAAAAGCCGCAAGAGTACAACGATCTTTGCTGCGATTTAACGGGCGAGTCTGTTTTAACGTTTGCCAGCTTAAGCGCGTTTCCAGTAGCCGGCGAGACGGGCAAACTATATCGCGCATACGACAACAACAAAATTTATCGTTGGGAAAACAACAACTACGAAGAAACCGACATTGTAATTGATGAATACTGCTGGACTGACCCGACACAGATAATTGACGAGATTGTCGACCAAACGCTCGAAGACGCCAACTATCCGTGTTTAACGCTACCGCTTTGCGTAGATTTTTTGGCCTGCCCGCCCGGCTACTATTTCGTAACTGCGACGGGGCTGTTCTCTGGGCAAAACACGTTAGCGCCCACGCCGTGCAACAACTGCAATGACGGCACATTTAATCCAGAAACAATTTTAAGCCCATTTACAGAGCACGGAACATACGTATCAACAGGCATCGGCGGGCTCAATATTGCACTGCTAAAAAACTGCGCGACAGACTGGGCAATTGGGCGCACGGTCACAGCGCAGTTAAAAGTCGGCACTAACGGCGTCGCCCGAAATGGCGGGCTCGTGCTGAACTACACCCAAACATTAGACACCGCCACAAACATTGTCACGACTCGATATGTCGCTGTAGTCGTCGACGTTACGCGGGCAAAACTGCGCGTGCTGCACTACACAAACGATACGTTCACAGAAGAAACAAGCATTCCAATCCCGGTCGGCGTTAACGCGTGGTATCAGTTGTCAGCAGGTTTAAATCTCAGCGGTAGCGCGCTCACAGTGAATTTCTCGCTAGCCGAGATGCGAAATGACACAATGATTCAACTCGCTGACGGTTTTACATCTATCGCCAATCCGGGCGAAGTCACTGGCGGTGTTGGTTTGTTCGCCAATCAATCGTATACATTTTTCAATAAGCTAACGGTGGTCTAATGGCCGGCGAACGTATTTTATATCCGCAGTTTCGCGACGAGCAATCGGCGTCACGCTACCCGTTTGCTGACGCTGTTACGCTCCGTAGCGCCACAGACGCTAATGTCGTCATACCCGTTGATATGTTTGTTGACGCGGCGCTATTTACAATAGGCGCCAATCGACGACCGTACATTTCGTCAATCGTTGTTGCAACGCAGCGCGTAACGATAGTGATTGGCGACGCGGGCGCAACAAATCGCGCATCTGCGAGCTACGACCCGCTCAAGCCGCCGACCGACGGGTTACTCGCAGTAGAGGACAGCTACGGCCGTCCGGCCGGTGTTTTATTATCAACAGAAGATAATCTTGCGCTGTTTTCTTCGTGGGCCGTTGGCACATACACATTTACAGTTGCCGCCACAGAGTTTGTCGCTAGCGTCGCTGGGCCGGCGCTAGAGCCGGGCGTCAGAGCTATACAACCTGCTACCGCGCAGCTAATGACGGGCGACATCTGGCTCATTGGCGATCAGGGCGTTGTTCTGCGCCGCGAAAACGTAAACACAATTCGCGTCGACATAGTTGGTGTGCCGCTGTTTAAACGCGCGCTTTGCGAACCACAAACGGCGAATTTTCCAGCGCCAAATTACCTTAAAACGATCAACGGCTGCGGCCCAGACGATTACGGTAATTTCACGTTCACAGCAACGAATCAAGAAGTCGCCGACAGTGTGTTGCGCATTTACCCGGATAACGGAACAATTGTTATCGACACTGCCGGCAGGAGTCTTGTGTAATGCCACGTCCCGGTTTTTACAACGACAACGAATACCGCGCATGCCCGTTTGTTTATCGAACAAGCTGGCCGACACCTGCCTTACCCGCAAGCGCAATTGTAGACTGCGGCATAATCATGGGTCTTGACGCGTATTTTGACGACGCGATAGACACCGTTTGGCTGTCGTCAGTGCAGCGCATTAGTAACATTTTTCGGTTTACGCTCAGCACCGGCGCCGTCCCAAACGCGCTTGTATTTGAGCAGTCGGCGTTACTGAACGAGTGGGCAATTGTGCACAGTGAAAGTGTTGTCGCGGATCTGGAGTGCGCTGAAGAACCAATTTGGGAGGGTTTTCTTGTCACCGGACCATTAACAGATTTGCGCGCCATGCTGCCCGGCAATGGCACAATATCATTTGCCCAAGACGAGTACCAATTAGAACCCGCCCGTATTCAAAATCTGCACAAAGCGTATTTACGTTCCATCAGCGTAGGCAACTACGATCGCATTCGCGTCCCCGGGTGCAACCAAACCAGCAACAACGATGACCGCGCAATCATAGTGAACGCGCGTTGTTTGAAGGGCGACGTCAAACTTAAAGAAGGTTACAATTGCCAAATTACGCAAGTTAATCGCGCAAACGAGATTGTTGTGTCGGCAGCCAAGGGCGCAGGTGCCTCGTACGACTCGGCGCTGTGCGCCGCCGGCAGCGAGATCCCGCTTTACAACGGAGAAGCAATTCCTGCCGGCAGCAAGTTTTACAGCGGCGGTCCGGCGTGCGACGAACTCATTTCGACGATCAACGGTCTCGGCGGGCCGAACGTTACGATCATCGGCGGCGCGGGTATAGACGTGCGCGTAGAGGACGGACAAATCACCGTACAGAAAAGACCGAATACTCAAGTCACGTGCACGTAAACGATGGTCAATGAAAACCTATTTAAGGACTCGAACTGTCCTGTAGAGCCGGTACCGAAAGTCGATTTCGACTTCGTAACGGACGTCTGTAATATCGTCCCACCGCCGCCGCCGATCTACGGATGCACGGTCCCGGTAATTCCGCGTGACGTGCCGGACGACGTAGGCGTCGAGTGTCCGACGATCGACACCGTATCGACCGTGAGCGTCGGTTTTGCCGGGCCAAGCTGCGACGAGTCTAGCAGTGTATTGCGTATTGAGCGCAAAGACGTAGATCCATGCAAATACGATTTGTCGCTGGATCTAAATATTGCTGTGCCGCAGACCCCGTGTACAGCTATCACGGCCGGCGCGTTTGACGTCGAGGTTGGTTATCAGGGCTGCATTACGCCAACGAACACCATCACGATTATCCCGAATATCACGCCGGGTGATTGTGGCGCCGCAGACCAATGTTCGTTTGAAGTTAATCTTGATTTAAAGATACCAATTCCGAAACCGCCGTGCCCGTCTATATCTGTCACGTCGTTTGGCGTTAGCTCCGGCTTCGCAGACGACCCGTGTATGGCAGATAAGCAAAACAAGTTTTCTATTACGTCGACAATCACGCCCGGCGACTGCGACACGCCAGACCAGTGCGATTTCGCGGTTGAGCTGGAGATCGCAATTCCTATTCCGCGTCCGCCGTGCCCGCTGATCAACGTCACAGACTTTGTGGTCACTAGCGGCTTTTCGGATTCTACGTGTGTCGCTGACGGGCAAAACTATTTTTCAATCACGTCGACAACAACGCCCGGCGACTGCAACACACCAGAGCGCTGCGAATTTGACGTCGCGCTGGAGATATTGGTGCCGATTCCGCGCACCCCGTGCCCGGCGATTAACGTCAGCAAATTTTCCGTAGTTTCTGGATACGCAGACGAAGGCTGCGTAACGGGCGACAACCGCCTTGAAATCAGCACGCGGCATACACCCGGCGATTGCAATAGCCCCGATCAGTGCGAGTTCGACGTCGAGCTTGAAATACTGATCCCGATTCCGCGCGTCCCGTGTCCGATCATTAACTCGCCGACCCTCAAGGTCACGACAGGTTACGACGATCAAAACTGCTTAGTCGGCGAAAACAAGTTTGAAATCACAACTAAACACACGCCGGGTGATTGCGGTAGTCCGGGGCAGTGCGAATTTGATGTCGCGCTTGAAATTCTTATCCCGATCCCGCGTCCGCCGTGCCCAATCATCAACTCGCCGAACTTTTCGGTTAAGACGGCTTACAACAACGAAACCTGTCTAACCGGCGACAACAAGTTTGAAATCACAACTAAACACACGCCCGGCGACTGCAACAGCCCGGGCCAGTGTGAGTTCGATGTCACGCTTGAGATTCTTATTCCAATTCCGCAACCGCCCTGCCCGGTCATCAACACAAAAACGTTTACCGTTACAACCGGCTACAGCGATCAGCCGTGCGCACAGGGTGGAAGTAAGTTTGAAATCACGCCGCGCGTTATCCCGGGCACCTGCGACACGCCGGATCAGTGCGAGTTTGATATTGAACTGGAAATCCTCGTTCCAATTCCGCGTGTCCCGTGCCCAACCATCAATACAAAAACATTTACGGTTGGCACGTACATTCAAAACGAAACGTGCTCTACGGCGCCAGAATCTAAGTTTGTCATCAGCACAAACCACACGCCCGGCGACTGCGACACGCCAGACCAGTGTGAGTTTAATTTTGAGCTAGAAATTTATGTGCCTATTCCGGCGGTTCCATGCCCAACGTTCAACGTAAATACGTTTACGGTAAACACCGGCTACGAAAACTCAGAGTGTGTCGTCGGAAAAGAAAACAAGTTTGAAATTGTGCCGCGGGTTATCCCCGGCAACTGCGATACGCCGGACCAGTGCGAGTTCGACATCGACGTTGAAATCGTTGTACCTATTCCGCAGCCGCCTTGCATTTCGATTAATGCAAAGTCTTTCACGGTGCGCTCTGGCTATGCTGGTCAGTCGTGTGTCGCTGGTAGCTCGAAGCTGTTGATTGAAAAAACAGTTACGCCAGCCTCCGGTTGCGATCAACCGGAGATCTGCGACTTTGACATCACGCTCGACATTGTCGTGCCGCTCCCGATCCCGCCGTGCCCCAATATTCTCAAGTTCTTAACCGTCAACAGCCACTACGAAGATGCGCCGTCCGGCCGGTTAAATAACACGGCAAGCTTTTTCAATCTAACAAAAGTTCAAACACCGCCGTCGTGCAATAGCCCGGGCACGTGCAATTATCTTTTAGACATTCACATCGACGTGCCGACGCCACGGCCATTATGCCCAGAATTCACAATTCAACAGCGTACGCTAGAAGTTGGTTATGACGCGCCGGCAACAGAGCTTGTCTTCGAGGTGCAAAAATGCAGCTCGTACAACGAAAACACCGGCACGAACGAACCGCCGAAATGCTGCTTTGATTTCATTCTAGATATCTACATCAAGCTTCCGCGCCCGCCGTGCACAACATGGAACGGCACGGTCAACATTACAGAATTACCAGAGCAGGCATCTGCGTACGGCTACTTCAACGTCACGCCGAATTTCTATCCGGGCGAGTACTGCGAAGTCCAAGCCGATTTGATGCTGTATCTGCCGAAACCGTGCGTCGTCGAGTTGGAGGGCGAGCAGGGTACGGTTTACGCCGGTCCCAATCTCGATAACTATGGCGAGATCATCGTCAATCAGGTCGGCCCGTGCCGGTTCTTGCTGCGGCCATACATCAAACTCAAAGCGCTTACCGATTGCCCGACGTTTCAAAGCGGCACAATATCGGTCAGCGGCGGCACAACATACCAGCCCGGGTACGGCGAAGTCGCAAACTGGACGCCCGTCACCGGCGGAACAATTTCGATTATTAATGTCGGCGGCGGCGCAGAGTGCATTTACAGAGTAGAAGCGTCCTTAACGCAAACAGGTCTTGCGACAGAAAGCGGCACTGTATACGGCAGCGGAACAGGCGCGTCTATCGGTTACACAGAAACAAAGATAAATGGCAACTCGCTCAAGGTCGACGTATACATTGAAACAGTCGACTGCGATAGCGCGAGTGGCGGAAGCGGTGGCGGAACACCGGGGCCGAAAGGTGAAAAAGGCGACACCGGCAATACTGGCCCCAAGGGCGACAAAGGAGATAAAGGCGACAAGGGCGATCAGGGCGTTGCTGGTGTCGCCGGCCCGATAGGTCCGATGGGGCCGATGGGTCCGATGGGTATGCCCGGGCAGCAGGGCCTACAGGGTTTAAAAGGCGACAAAGGCGACAAAGGCGATCAGGGAGATCGCGGCTTTCAGGGTTTTCCGGGCCTCAGCATTATCGGCCCGCAAGGACCGGAAGGGCCGACAGGCTGCACCGGCGACAAAGGCGCTACTGGCGCTACTGGCGTAACCGGACCTACCGGACCCACCGGCGCGACAGGCCCAACAGGTCCAACAGGCGCAACAGGTCTAAAAGGCGATAAAGGCGTTACCGGCCCGACTGGCTTAACAGGTTTAACTGGCGCCGTAGGTCCGACAGGCCCAACAGGCGCAAAGGGCGACAAGGGCGACAAGGGCATAACTGGGCCCACTGGTCCGACAGGCGCGTCTGGCGTAAAAGGCGCTACTGGCCCGACAGGTCCGACGGGTCCAACCGGGCCGACTGGACCTAGCGGCCCGACAGGTGCCAGCGGCGCCTCTGGCGCAAAAGGAACAACCGGCCCGACAGGTCCGACTGGGCCGACCGGACCAACAGGTCCAAACGGCGCTTCCGGGGCGCGCGGGCCGACGGGTCCAACAGGTGTTACCGGACCTACAGGGCCTACAGGTGCAGCTGGGCTTACCGGCGCGAGCGGTCCGTCCGGCCTTCGCGGTCCAACAGGTGTTACTGGACCTACAGGGCCTATCGGTCCTGCAGGGCCGACAGGTCTTCGCGGCCCGACGGGTGTAACGGGTCCTACCGGTCCGTCTGGGACGCGCGGTCAAACTGGTCCGATCGGTCCGACCGGCGCAACAGGCCCAACAGGCCCCGCTGGTTTAACAGGGCCGGCGGGTGCTACGGGTCCGTGCGGTAACCCGGGCGCAACAGGACCGACAGGCCCGTCTGGACCGGCGGGTCAGATACCAGCCGGCGGTATAATTACATTTACGCCTACGGCTATCGGCAGCGGCACCATCTCCGCCAATAGTTCGGCGATAAACGGCGCGATAACGATTAACCCGGCAGAGCTTGTAAAAAACGCCGCGTTCTTAACTGAGTTCATCGCACAACTACAAACAAACACAAATTTGCGCGAAGCACTGCGCGCCGTACTAAACGACTAATAGCATGGATGACACAACACAAAATCAGTCGCCCGACTTTGAGCCCGTTGTCGTACCGTACGACGGCCCAATACTCGCCGCGACTACCGGCGGCTGTGGAATTTGCCCGGAAGGTCCGCCGGGGCCAGCAGGCCCAGCCGGGCCGCAAGGACCTACAGGACCAGCCGGCGCACGCGGGCCACAAGGTGCGCGCGGACTGCAGGGCCTTAAAGGCGACAAAGGCGCTACAGGCCCGACAGGACCAGCTGGGCCACGCGGTCCTACCGGACCTACGGGGCCTACCGGTCCAACGGGATTAACAGGCGATAGAGGCCCAACCGGCCCGACTGGTCCGACCGGCCCAACAGGTCTTCGCGGACCTACGGGGCCAACAGGCCCTACAGGCCCAACCGGCCCGACCGGCCCAACAGGTCCACGCGGCCCGACAGGTCCCACTGGGCCAAGTGGCGCTAAAGGTGCCACAGGCCCTACAGGCCCCACTGGGCCGTCTGGGACGCGCGGACAGACCGGTCCAACAGGTTTACGTGGTCCGGTAGGTCCCGCAGGCCCGCAGGGCTTACAGGGCTTAATAGGGCCGCAGGGCCTTGCCGGCCCGCAAGGCGCGCAAGGACCGCAAGGCCAGCAGGGGCCACAAGGCGCGTCCGGACCAACTGGTTTACGCGGTTTCCGCGGCGACCAAGGCCCGAGCGGCGCAAAAGGCGCCACTGGCCCGACAGGACCAGCTGGGCCACAGGGCCCAATCGGTCCAACGGGGGCGTCAGGTGTCGGCCAGATGGGGCCGACGGGGCCATGCGGTAATCCCGGCGCAATAGGCCCGGCAGGCCCACAAGGCCCGACCGGTCCAGCTGGCGCGACAGGCCCGACAGGTCCGTCCGGGCCAGCCGGCGAGTTAACGCTTGCGCAATTGATTATCGCGGTACAGACCAACGCAACTCTTCGCGCCGCTATCCGCGAAGCTGCATCTGCGTCTGTCTGAGATCGCGCATTGTCATTAGAATGCGCCTGTCACCAACGAGGTAACCAATGGCTACTCGCATTACGCGAATGATATCGCTAAGCCGCGATAACATAATGCAAATTACCCAACAAGCAGATTTTTTTGATAGTTTTCCTGAACTCGCGCATTTAAAACCGACGTTCAACGATTGCCGTGCCGCGTTTAACGAATCGGCCAAAAAGAATGGCTGCCGTTGCCGCGCTGACACAAACGTGCTTTACCCGTGCGTGTCTGCGTTTTTAACAGCGCTAGAGGGTTTCAAAACAGAAAACCCAGACGTTGTGCAGCGCTTTATTCGACTCGTGGCAAAAGACGATAAAGTCGAATCTACAGGTGTTACAATATACTATTCGCCGCCAAATACGTCCGCGCCAACACGGTATACATTTCCATGAGTTATGTCAGCCCGGAAAACTCAAAGATCCTGTATGCCACAAAACCACACGTGGCGGCAGATGGGGTTGCGTCAGCGGCTATACGAGTCCGGCTGCGCGACCACAATGATTTACCCGTCGCCGGAAGACAGGTAGAGCTACTCGTAACGTCAGGCACGGCGACCATCACCCAGCCCGGCGTTACAGATATCAATGGCGCGGCGCTGGGTTACGTACGCTCAACAACGCCCGGACAAGTAACAATTGCAGGCCGAGTGCTGCCGGAGGAATAACATGCCGTCTAATTGCGACCCAACACCCATCGAAGGCGTCATTGAGCTTCCAGATACGCTGGGGCTTAATTTCTATGACCCCGTAATCGCCACGCCACCGCCCCAACCATCGAACGGGCGGCACGTGCGTTTAACGTGGCAGGTAAGCCGGTATAACTTCAACAGCGTAGACGGCATTCGGGTGCGCATCACGGCCAGCGACGCAATGCTGATGCCCGAAAAGATCTTTGCGTACCTGCTGCTCCCCATGAAACCGGGCGAAGACGAGCGTGTAGGCGCGTTTGATCACGTTTGCTCGCCGACCGATCTCGAAGAGTACCCTGAAGACGACCCCATTCCGAATTACCGGCCAGAATGGTTTCGCCTGAACTATGTCGACGTTTTACTCCGGTCTCGCGCGGAAGTCGAGTCATTTATTGAAAACGTGCTGGAAGACGTACAGCGCCTAAAAGACACGCTCGATCTCGCCGACGATCTACTTCCGGGTGGGCAGTCGTGGGTTGGCGTGCCTCCTGTAGCACCGGCCGCTCCAACTAACCTTGTTGCCACGCCGGGTAATCAACAGGTCGCGCTGTCTTGGACTGCCCCGACAAATAATGGCGGCGCGGTTATCACGGATTATCAGGTACAAAAAACACTAGCCGCTGGTACGCCTAGCTGGACAACCGTGTCACGCCCCATATCGACCAGCACAGCGTTTACGGTCACAGGTTTGACAAACGGCACAGCCTACAAATTTCGCGTGGCTGCCGTAAATGTGAGCGGCTACGGCGATTATGCGACCACAGGTAACGTCACTCCCGTTCTCGTAACATAGCGTGCCGTATGCGTGATTTAGTTGTTTTAGAAGACAGCACAATTCTGTCGTTGCTGGCTGACCCCGCATACGCAGAAACAATTCCGTGCTTCATAAACAAAAAAGATCTGTTTAAAACCGGAAATGTCGGCTGCGGCGCATGTGCTAAAAAGCGGCAAGACAAACAACGTGCCGCTATGGCGCAAATCAAATCTTGTCTGGCCGGCATGAGCGATCAGAAAAAGAAAGAACTAAAGACGCTGCTCAACACGGCGAAGGTTCGCGTTGTTTACGCCAGCAATAGCGGCTCCGTCGTGCAGTTAACCTTCTAGCCGCACCTGCCACGTGTAGGCTGCGATCTTCCGCCGCCCTGCGGTCTGCTGAAGGGTCACGTACCACGTGGCCCGCGGGCTCCATGCTCTTAGGCAGCGCGGGGCGGCGGTTGCACTATGTCAAGTTTTTTTGCAACAAAACTTGACAGTCGCGACACAGCCGGCGCTAAATTTTCGCCAAAATCGCGGCATATTAATTGTCGCTGCTGTGTCGTATCAGTGGCTCTTCTGAAACGCGTTACAACGGAGTTAACGCATGTCTCTTGTCGCCGCAACTGACGGCGTCCGCTTAGCGGTCACTAAACGGTGCCGCAAGCAGCCGCCTCAGTTTCAACTCGTCTCAGACAAAGTCCAAAAGCTTTTCGACAATACGGCCGAAAAGCATGCAGACGAGTTGAGTAGGATTAATGGCTTTTGGGAAAAAGCCGCGTATCTGAAAGAAAGAGTCCTTGCCCGCACAGCAAAGAGTCTGCGCGGTCACATGGCACGACTGTATCACGAATGGCAAGCGGCGTTACTTCGTGGTGAACTGGCATCAATGGATGATGCTGTCGTGATAAGGGACGTTGATCCCAATATTGAGCGAGTCGCGCAGTATCATGCGTGGCTTGCTTGTACCGCCAGCCTAGATTAGGCTGCGGATCGTTGTCTGGCTGTGTAGCCGGGACACATTCTGGTTTCTGTCGATGGCAGACCGAATGTGATCTCGGCTACGCAGCCAACACTAACCATGCCCGATTTTCCTTAGCTATTGCCTGTTATGGCCCGTAAAAGCAGCAAAACAAAACTGGATAAAAAGCCAGCGGGGCCAAAACCAAAATTTGTGATGGCCGAGCCGAACGATGACGCCGCAGCATTCGGCTGGACGCTTGGCAAGCTTCGATACTTGTCCGAAGAAAAGATCAACGGCGAACAATGGCCGGGCCGCGGCGTGTTTGACGTTCCATACGATTACGCGACGCGCCAAGTGTACGGCCACATAATCGAGTTTGTGAATCCCGCATTCCTACAGATCCAACTCGACAGCAGCCCTGATGTACGCGCAGCAGCCGAAAAGGCGAGAGACGCTGGCTACACGCAGGAAGCGATTGCGAAACTCCGTAAGACGATTGTCAAAGTATTCAACGAGCAAGTGTTGCCAAATATCGCGGCGCAGTTCAACAAAGCGGCCGGAATGGTTGCAGAGTTTTACTGCGCACGACTAGCGCACATCGAGCTTTTCGGTAACGAGGATTGACCCGTGAAAAAACAAAAAACGCAAAAAAAAGGGCGCGCTGCGCGCGCCCTTAGTGGCAAGAAAACAACCGCAACGGGCGCAACACGGTATCTCGTGCTGTGGTCTCAGACCATGGACGACATACCTATTGCGCTAGTAAAAACCGAGCGCGAGGCCCGGGCCGTCGTGGCCGCGCACTCGTCGCCCCGCAGCGCAAAGCCATTGACGGCTCTGGCGGAACATTTAGACTTGCCGCTGTCTACACCGGTGTGCTTCAAAATAATCAAGTTCGCGGGGCAGACGCCGATCGACAACGTTGACGTCATCGACATCTACTGGGAACAGATCAAAAAGAAGCGCCCAAAAATCAAATCGAGGCCAAGATAACAAAATCGCGGCGGTAGCCGGCTACCGGCCCGCGCTTGCCGAGCAGCAAGTCGTCGTCCGTCTTGCCATCCGCGTCAACCGGATACGGACCGCTCGCGCTAGAAACGCCCGGGCGATGCAAGCCGGCTGCCGCAGCTTTCTGTAACGCAATCTCAGCCGTCGATGCGGCCATGAGTTCTTCAATGCCTGACGCGCTGACAACAATCTCGGCGCGGCCGGTGGTAATGTTAGAAAGGTTGTCAATGACGGAAATAGACATAAAGACCTCCGAAGAAAAAAAGGACCTGACGCTGGATATGGTAATGCGGGTCGTAAAACTTAGCAAGTTGCAAATACGCAACCTTTTTACGACCACGCTCCGCCAGCCTGTCCCGGGCGGAGAAGACGTTGTTTCGCCAGACAACCTGTTTTACATCCTACTGGCAGATCTGTTAGAGCGGCTGGACTTCCTAAAAGCCGAGCAGCGCCTGCTAATCCTCGAAGGTGTCTGGGCGCAAAAAAATGCCAACACAGCGGGAGAAGAATCGTGCTGCCTTGACCATCTGGCATTCGCGGACGGGCAGCACTGCACGTGGACCGGGCAAACGGGTTGGCTAGACCTAGAATCAGGCGAAACGACGGCTCTTTTGGCCTGCGCGCCACTTGAGTCCATCGCGTATAATCTGAATGAGCTGTACCGCCGGGGCGTACTGCAGATAGAGCAGAGGGCAGGATTTCATGCCAAAAAATTTGATGCAGGAAGCTTGGATGAGCCGGGAGACGTTCGCGAGCGTACTCCTGACGCTGTTCCTTGACAAATTTGGTACAGAAGCCCTCGACTGGGACCCGGCGACCATCACGCTAGAGGTCGAAGAAGAGTTTAACGTTGAGCTGCCGCAGCTGGCGCTCGACAAGTTGCTGGTCGCCATCCAGATCTTAACTACAGACAGCTTCTTCAAGTCGCTGCCAGATTTCATTGATTTCTGTAACGTGCTTGGCGGCGCAACATATCGGCCCGACATGTGGGACCCCGCGGACGCCGAAGAAGTGGCGTGGGGTATCACAGAGGCGTTGCTGATATCGCCGCCAGAGGAAGAAGACAAAGAGCCGTTCAACGAAGAGATCCGCTCGTACATAGGCGCCGTGCTCGACAGCGAGGGCATTATCAACCCGCCAGATATTTTGCGTGTAGCGTTGCGCGCTGCGCGCGTTTCGCCGAGCATCGAGGATTTCTCAGACGACCCGGCAATGTTTAATGCCGTCTACGATCTAGAAGCTGGAAAAACAGAAGACATCAACCAGTCGATCCGTATGAAAACAGAATTGCTGGTTGCGCAACTAGCCGCATTAAATCTTGAAAACGGCAACACGCAACAGGTAGTCGAGCTGCTACGAAATGCTGCCCAGTAAGGTAAACAACTCCCGTGCTCGTAATTTCACGAAAAAAAGAAGAAGAGGTTGTAATCGGCGACAATGTTGTGCTGAAGATACTGGACATATGCGGTGACCGCGTAAAGATCGGTGTTACCGCGCCGCTTGCCGTGACTGTCATTCGCGGCGAGCTGCGCACTCTAAAAAAGAAGAAGCGCAAAAATGGGCTGGAACGACCATCTGCTTGATAACCCATACGTACCGTACGAAAATCCGCGCGATAGAGAAGATTACGAAAACTGGCAAATGTATCTAGAAGAGTGCCAGCGCCTCGGATTAACATCGCAAAATATTGACCCCGCCGCGCAGCCAGCGCAGCCGCCGGCAACAGAAAAGAGCGGCATTGCCGGCAGGCGTTGCATAGAATTCTTCAACGAAGTTCTTGGCATCGTTGAAGACGGCAACGCAAAAGAAGAATAGTGGCGGTCGGATTCGAACCGACGGCCTCCAGCTTATGAGGCTGGCGAGCTACCAGACTGCTCTACGCCACGTCGATTTGTTCAGCCCTCGCTAGCCAGTTCGTGCAGTCGCGCAAGCGACAGCAGCGTGTCGTTAGCCTCGGCGGCCTTCACAACAGCGCCTGCGCTTTTTTCGGACATAAGCCGATCCAGCATAGACGCCATACCGCGGTCAAGCGTCGGCACAATCGCCGCCAGTTTTTCGCGGTCCATGTAAACGCCGCCCGCGGTCACAGCGTCTGCAAACTCGTCGCCGAGCCACGCGCGAACGTCTTCAACTGCTAGCTTTTCCAAGTCCGTGAGCGCGTACACGTTACCCGTCGTTGTCTCGACGTTTTCTTCCATGAAGTCGCGCGCTACCTTCTCCGTGATGGCAAACAACACTTCTTCGGGTCGGGGCAAACCACCAGCGTCGTACAGCCGGTGCAGGTTAGTACTGCGATCAAAGTCATCGACCGCGCTCGCCAACTTAAGACGCATATCGACTGAGCGAGCCCGTTCCGGGTTCTTGTCGATAGCGGCGGCTAATTTGGACAACTCACTGGCCAGCGCACCATGGCTGCGCTGAGTGAGCCGTACGCGGTCTTTAATCATTTCGCTGGCAACTTTTGCCGCGCACGCGCCCAGACCCGCAGCCAGCTCTAACGAGCCGTCCGCTTCGGACACATCCGCGTCATACTGCGCAGCCTTTTCAAGAATTTTGTTTGCAATCGTGTGACGGTCAGCAAACACAAACTGATCGCGAAAGTTTTTAAAATGCGCTGCCGCAAATTTTACTTCTGTGGCATTACGCAACGGCCAATGCCGCTCCTTGCCGGCGCCGTTCTCGCCGCACCAGACAATGGCAAACTCGCTGTCTGGAAGACTGTTGAGGTCAGTAGAGTTTGCCGCGGCTACCTTCTCTTCCAGCTCCGTCACCGAGCCCAAAATACCAAAGAAACGTGCCGCGCCGTGGATGCGGGCTTGGATCTCGTTTGCGCGCTTTTCAGCAAACTCAGCCTTCTTATCGGCGAAGTACAGCGCGGAGAGCCACGTTGCAGCGGCGGAATGACACGGGTAAAGTTTATTGTATTGATCGGCATAGACGTGCCGCGGCAACTCGTCGGTGCCGTGCGTGCGATCCTGCGACGCAGATTTAACAAAATCCGGGCACGTAAAAAGCGTAGTTAGCCGGTGCAGTTCGCGACCGCTGACGTCGTGTGCCTGATCGAGTGGAATATTTGTCATGGGGTTTCCTACCTGTTTAATCGGCCGACATCACCATATGCACGCCCTATCGGCATTAGGCGTCGCGCCGGAAAATCCGTCATTCCCAAATATTGTTGCGTGTCCAAGCTGTCATCAAAACACGCTGTACTTGTTTGATGACATTGCCGCGAACGGCGTCTGGCTGCACTGTAATACATGCGGGGCCCATGGAGATATCATAACCTTTGCGGCGTCAATATGGAATACAAGCATAGCCGACGCAATCGACAAATTTGTTGATTTACGGCTGATTAGCGCTGCCGATAAAACAACGGCTATTAATGAGTATAGCCGGGCGGTTCAAAAGCAAGCACACCTGCAAGATTTTTGGGCGGATACGGAACCGCAAATTTGGAGCCACGGCGACGACGTAATTGCCTGCCGCCTGCGCGAACTCGGCGTAAGCAGCGAAATAAACGCGCGCGGTTTTGTTGGCGTAGCGCACAAAGAACAGATAGCCAAAGTATGCGCAGAGATAGGGCGGCCGTGCCCTAAAAACTTTCGCCGCGGCGGCGCAAGCATCGTGTTCCCGTTCTACGATCTTCCCGGCCGTTTCGCCGGAGCAATGCTCGTCCAGTACAGCGAAGATTTTGACGCGCGGTACAACTACATTCCCGTTAACGGATACAAACGCAAAAGACCCGAAGCCGGTTACTTTCTCCTTGACGCTATGTTAAAGCCGGCGCCGGAGATACTAAAAAATACGCAATTCGTTGTTGACTCGCCTATGTGGGCGCTGCAAATGCAGTGCGAGCAGTTGAAACGCGGCGTAGAGTTGCTGCCAATTGCCGCGAGCTATACCGGGCCGGAAGCAAACAGTTACGGGCAGAACTGGTTGGCATTTGCGCCGATTACGCGCCTGTTCCAAAGCGCGGCGATTTCGCCGGAGCTGATCAGCCGCGCGGCCACTGCCCGCGGGTATGTGTGCGTCACGCCACCGTTGCACAAAAAAACACGAGAACAAGATAACCCGCTCAAACAACTCACAAACATTCGATACGCGGCGACAACGTGGCAGGTCAGCCTGCATAACGCGCTGAAACCAATGAGCGAAATCGCGGCCCAGTCTTTCGCCACACGGCTGACAGTATCGCCGGACAAGCTGGCGCCGTTTTTGAAAAAAATGAATGACAATTTTTCAGCCGGGTTCGCAGATCGGGTTCTGTCGCATGCGACGTTGGCTGTGCCGCTGGGCTCTATACAGACTGCCCGCCGACGCGTCGTCATTGCGCGCGGTGACGGTTGGTGGAATAGCGCAAATCACAGAATCTGTTCGGCCAATATCGCAATCACAAAAATTGTGCAAGAAGATAACGGGCACAAAACATACAGCGGCGTCATCCACATCGACGGCGAGCAATTTGAATTCTCAGACAGCGCTAAGCGTATTGAAGGTATGGGCTTGCTGGCGTACGCACAAGCATACATGGCGCCAAAAAAGAAGCTTGTCGTTTTTGACAACATGTGGAACAAACGCAGCCACTTGATATCTATTGAGTTAAATAAGCCAGAACTCATTAGCATTTCAAGTCGTCTAGGCTGGGACGACCGCGCAGGCGTATTTCGTTTTGCGCAGTTTGAGCTGACTAATGACGGCGCAGTTACGCCGACAATGCTGCCGAAAACAAAAAAACAATCTGCAGCCTTTCCTGAGCCCACGCCAGTTGCACCGCCGGCCATCAAACAGTTTTTAACGCCCAGCCCGGATAATGCGTTTATATGGACAGTGTTCGCCGCAATTGCCACAGATTTAATCGCGCCGGTTGTACGCAAAGAACCCACCGCGACAGGTATGTCAGGCGCGTCCTTTACGTTGGCGGCAATGCTGGGCAACGAACTAGCCTGCAGTTATAAGCACTCGACAACGTTGCACCGCAGTCACGTTAGTCGCAATCTCGCAGAGCTGGCAGAAAACGCGGACTGGCCGTTATTTGCCGCGAGTACCTTCGACGACGCGAGTTACGGCACCGTAATACCGCGGTGTCACGCGTATCCGATATTTGTCAAAATAACACAGCCCGCAGCAGCCATCGCCCCGAGCTACGGGTGGCAGGTAATTACCGGCAGCGCGTCTGTTGGCGCGGCAGACTTTAGTGTGTTTAGGCACGTTTTGCCAGCCTACATTCAGCGGGCATTAAAACAGCGCATGACGATAGCGGCGGGCAGTGTAAACATGACGCGGGCAGTTTTGTCAGATTTAGCCGGCTGGTTAACAGAAACGTACGGCAGCAGTTTTCAGCTAGATTGTGCGCTAAATCAGTTAGTTACCGACGAAAACGCGCATACCGCCTTGTTACTAGAGTTAGGTCGTGCCGTTAATAACCGCCAGCTAACAATTGTGCCGCACCCAAGAAATCGGTCGCAAGCCGCAAACTACCTTGTAAGAAAAAAAGACTATTGGTGGTTGAATCAGAGGGCGGTAGATCGTTATTTTTATAGCAGCAAAACAGTCATACCTAACTGGTTGCTAATTAAAGAGTTGCTGCTAAAATCAGGCGCACTTATAGCAGAAGAATCAATACGAGGAATGCCGGGAATATCGATCACAACGGACTGGGGCGATCAATTCCTTTTAACCAACAGTGAAGCTCGTGACATCGGATAATCCAATTCGTTATCTAGCGCCTGCGTCGTTTCGTCGCACCCTGTCCGCAAAATACGACGACGGACTCAACGACGATTTTATCGAAGAGGAGTGGCAGTTTGTCGGCGACGACAACGATGACGACGAAGACGACGATAGCGACTTCGAATTACCGAAACCAAATTTCTACATCCCCGACGACGATGATGACGATGAAGACTGGGACGAAGACGACGAGGAGTGGGAGGACGACGACGAGGAGTGGGATGACGAAGAAGACGAAGACGAAGAAGAACCCAGTTATGAAGAAGATTTTGAGGCCGACACAGAGTACGAAGAAGACGAGTACGACGACTAAATACTAACATGCAAACGTTTCTGCCGCTGCCAAGTTTTAGGGCGTCGGCTGCGTGTTTAGATAACAAGCGTTTAGGCAAACAACGCGTCGAGTGCAAGCAAATACTTTTGTGTTTGGGCATTGCAATCGGCGACCACACACCGGGCAGTTCTCGGTGGCGCAATCACCCGGCCGTACGAATGTGGGTGGGCGAAGAGATAGCGCTTATTGCATACAGCGCAATTGTTTGCCGTGAATGGCGCAAACGCGGTTTCCGCGACAGTTTGCACACGCAGTTTATGGACGCGTATCGCCGCGAGCGCGGCGAAGCATTAATAGTGCCTTACCCAAAATGGTTCGGCAATAAAAAGTTTCATGCTAGCCATCGCAGTAATCTGCTGCGCAAAGATCACAATCACTATTCGCGATTTGGTTGGCAAGAACCCGACGATCTGCCATATTATTGGCCGGTCGACAGTGATGTCATTTTGATTTAATGCCGGTGTAGCTCAGTTGGTAGAGCTGCTGATTTGTAATCAGCAGGTCGCCGGTTCGAGTCCGGCCGCCGGCTCTTTGATATAATTTCATGGTTGTCACGGAGGACAACTATGGAATTTGTAATCAAAATCAAAGACATCAATAAACTAGGATGTATCGACGTCGCGGCAATAATGTCGCGGCTTTCGTGGCCGGATTCGGGTAGCGACAGCTCAATACAAAAAGAGCTGACCAAACGTTACCTGCACGTCGAACCCGGTCTGCACCCAGAAATGGCGCTGGCGCTCATTTGGTGCGACGACGTCCTTGCCGGATGGGTAGGCACGCGCCCTTGGACTGAAAAATTCAAGGGACGCCCGGTCGTAGCGCAAACAGTCGAATGCTTTGTAGATCCGGAATATAGACGGCGCGGCATTGCAAAAATGGGGCTGCTCGCTCTGCTCGCAGCCAACAAAATCGACAAAACAAAAATTGTTTCGGTGTATGCGCCAAACGTTGTAAAGCTCGCGCAACAATGCGGCTGTACTTTTGTGATTTACTGCGAAACAGACGGCAGGTAAAACCATGAAACGTTACCACGAAGAAAAACACATCATTGCGCGGCGCATCAAACAGCGAAAGCAAATCAACGCCGGTATGGAAACGTGGCAGCAAAGCCTGCAAAACGGACGACCCGCTCACGTTATTGAAGATGGCCACTACCGAAAAGGGTTACGCTGCGGCGGATGCACCCGTGCGCGATGTCAGGTCTGCCACCCGGAAAAATATCCAAAAAGGCAACCAACCAAACAAGAGCGTCAGGCGTGGGAACACGACAATGACGCAAACAGTTAATTTCCAACCATAGAAAACCGAGAACACAATGGCAGAAAATTTCTCAACGCTGATTCTGTCGGCCACCCAGCAGCTCGCGGATGCAGTCAAGACGGAGATGACGCTGGAGGATAATCGGCACAGCGTTAAGCTTGCCGCGATTACCAGAATCATGAATTCCGGAGACAACCCGCTGACCGGAAAGCCGCACAGCTTTTCGAGCGCCGAGGCCATGGTCCACAGCGACCAGCAGTACGCCGACTATCTCGGCCAGCTGCGCGAGGCTGCGTACAATCGTATCATGGCCCGCGGTGCGTATGACGCCGCACTGGCCGGCGCCCGATTACAGGAGTCAATCTAGGAGCGACTGATGTTTGACGAAGAGTTCAACGAAGAAGAAAACGACGAACGACCTGATTGCCAGCACCACATTATGAATTCTGTCGAGGGATTGCGTGATGAAGTGCTGCGCCTCTTCGGCGCGTTTCTATCCCGCGTAATGGACGATCCCGATGCCGAGCAAATTGTAGAGCACCACAAACAGTTTCTTGAAGTCTGGGAAGTCGAAGGCATCCTCAAGGAACTTAGCGACGTCAAAGAAGACGGACTCTACGGCATCGGCGCTAATTCGTTGGCCGAGTATCAGGAAAAAATGGGCAACCTGTTTCGCGCGCTGGCCACGCGTATTGTGTCCAACATTATGCAGCTTGGCGTACAGGGTGGGTTGCTAGACTCAGAGTACGACTTTGAAAAGGGTTCGTTTGACTTCTCTGTGACCGAAAAGGGTTTGGCTTACATCGCCGGCACCACGCCGCCAACAGCCGAGAACAACTAGTGGCTTTTCAGGGTAAAAACGGAGACCGCGTACAGCTGGTGTTTGCCGCCAGCAAACCAAACTCCGTTTTTGTCGGCGAGACCGGCACTATCACCAGCGCGCAAGACTTGCGCTGGGGACAAGATATCCAAACAGAAATTCACATCGAGCTGGACAGCGGCAAAAAAATAACATGCCTCTGCCCGCCCGATTACGTTGAGCGCCTCGCCGCCAACGATTAGTAGCCGCCAAAGTAAGAGCTGCCAATCGCGTCGTCTGCCCAGTCATCGTCTGGAGGCAATGCAGCGCGAGCTGGTTGCGCATTGAACTTGGCGATACCGGCGATTTCTGCAAAGTTTGGCCACGCGTTGTTGACGTGCCACACGGCTGCGCAACCAATGTTCACAGCCTGCGCAAAGTCGTCGGTAAGTAGCGTGTTGCGAGTAATGGTGTAAATATCACCACCAAGCCGCGACTCAGCTTTGTTTTCTACCAGCGCCAAAAAATCAGACACAAGCCCGGGAGAATCCTGCGACGACCAATCGTACTGGAAAAACCGGACCTGTTTTAGTTTAATCGCTTGGCAGGTGTAAAGCAGTGAGCGCGTCTTGTCCAAACTGTAATGCGCTCGATGATTAATTTCCGTCGGTGGTTTAAATATCATCAGGTCTTGCGCTGCGGAGCGAACAAGCCGCACTGCAAGAACGCGATCAAGGTTAAACCCAGCTTGCACCATGACCGTTTCACGGACCGTGCCAGCTCCGGTGTAATCATGCGCGACAAAATCGCAATTAAACAAGTTAGACCAGCGCATACACTCAATCGCTTCGGCCAAATGATCGCCGCCGATAAGCAGGCGCTTTGCCCAAAGCGTGTCGATTGTCCCGTCGGGCCGGAATCCCAGCACAGCAAGCACGGTGAAACTAATACCTGCTTCTCCGCCGCCGCCCCAGTCGATCGCAAGTATGCGGTGTTTGTATTGCGACAGATTTGCAAAGCATTTGGGGTCTGGATCTTTCTTGTTTTCCCAGTCTAGCACGCACGCAGCCTTCAAATCAGTTTCACTGATGAGCTTCTGACCGGTATCCACACTTTCGCCCATAACCTCGTTGTAGAACTGCGCTTGGGTCATGTTCCCAAAGCCTTCTCTCTTCAACAACAAAGTAGACCACTTTTCTGCGTCGGCGAAATGAAGTGGCAGAATCATCTGCGGTACGTGATACCCGGCAAACTGCCAGCGGCGTTCGGGATATCTGTGCACCCAGCGACCGTGTCGAGGGCTTATAGGCTTTTGACACTTCGCGCAAACGGTGCCCGGATACTTCTCGCTGATATGAGGGTTGTATGGGCCGATCATCTTATCGAGGTCATGTTCAAGCGCCGGTATATTCCAGTGCTTGCACGACTGACACGGTATAAACCATTCGGCCTGTGACGATCGTTTGTATAGCCCGTAAATTAAATTGTCGAGGGTCTTCGGAGTTCCTGTATAGTAACTCGTCGCCCATCGTGAATACGACATGGTCTCCTGAATGATCGGTATAAGATCAGGGTCCATATCTTGCACTTCGTCAATACACACACGATCGGCAGAGACACCACGAACACGGTCGGCGTCTAAGAGCGCAAAACTGAACAACATCATCGAGTTGTTCTTAAACGAGCGCTGCAGCACAGAGTTCTCTGTCGTTGTGCCGCTCCACTGCGCTTTGATTGGCGACTGATCAATAAATGGGCGGACGTAGTTGTTCGAAAATCGCCGTATTTGTTCGTACAGCGGTGTAATAAACAACGTCTTAAAAAACGGAATAGAGTTGGCAACAACAACTCCGTGCGCAGCTAGACTGGTCGATTTTGATACCTGTCGTCCCGTACACCACACTTGACTTTTTGGCGTGAGTAAACGAAATAACGGGGCGAACGGAAAATGGTGCTGAATACTATACGGCTTTCCGTTTAAGTTCAGCACAAGCGGAAGAATAGGCTCCAGCGTTGGAAAAGCATTTAACTTTGCCAGCTGCTGCAGCACCGCCCCGCGTGCATGCACTGATGCCGCGTCGGTCGGGTCAATACTGATTAATTCTTGTATAAGCGATTGAACACCCGCTGAGGGTATTTCAATTGCGCTATTTGCATCATTAGGTTTAACCATGAACCACAGCAACAATTCGGGTGGCGAGTTTGAGTTTCAATGGGTCGAGGAGGCCCTGAAATTTACAGGATACGTTTTTCTCGCCGGTCTCGTGGGATTATCGCAGGCGGTCGTTACCGCATACGATATTGCCCGGGACGCCGCAAAAGAAACCACTCGCAAGTAGAGATCTGTTGTTGGCGGCAGAGTATACTAAACGGTGACTCTGTTGCTTACATAGGAGTATTTATGGCTACTATCGGTCGATCTGCAAAGCTTTACCAAGAACGCAAACAGATTTACACGGAAGGTACGCGTCGCGGCCCGGGGCCGCAGATTTACCTCCCTGACAACGCCGTAAATCATCTTAAACTTGAGGCGCCTTTGCCGCTACCCAAATTTCAAATAAACCCACAAGCGCCGGACGGCGCACTTACACAGGTGTGGCCGCACGGCGACAAGTACATAACATAACGTATGGCCCAGCCTGATCCGGATACAACGTTCGCCGGTTACGCAGCATTGCTCTTAATTGGCGGTATCATTGCCATTCCACAAATCGGTCTTGCGGGATTGTTGGCGGCAGGCGCTGCCATCTATGGCGGCTCATGTTTCATGAGCGGTTATACCTCCGCCCCGGTAAAACGAAAACGACGCTCATGATTTCCCCGTTTGATTTTGTAGCCGTAGCACTTGCAGCCGGCGCCATTATTGAAGTGTGGCACAAAGGTTCTATCTTTGAAACCGCCCGCGCTTACGCGCAGGCGTGGCAAGATATTACCCCGCAAGAAACAGCAAAAGGTCGGTTGCTCGAACTGATCAATTGCCCGTTTTGCAAATCATACCATGTGCCTTTTTACCTGTTTTTAAGCCTATTGGCAGGAGACTGGTTTGGTGGTATTGTGAGCGCTGCAATACGCTTAGTCGTCTACAGCCTCGCGGCTACGCGACTAGGAAATGTAATTAACGGCGTGTTACCGCCCGGTTCTAGATACGATCAGTAATTTTTGAGGAAGCAAATGGATTCCGCTCAGCAAGCGCAGCCGGCAATCGAAGCAGAACGCTTACCGTACGACGCGGAGTTTTTCAAACGCAGCGAAGATTTTTGCGCGTCTATTCTGGCGTCGCTGCCGGAATTGAGCGGCGTTGCAATCGTCCCGCTATGGACAAATCAACCAGAAAAAATGCCAGCAGGTCTGCTGCGTCTGCGCAACTCGCAGCCGCCGTATCTCGCCAGTCTGCTGACACTGCTTGGAAAACTTGCTAGTTTTGGCGTAGACGTACATCGTGACTTAATCAATCAGCTCAAAATGTTTGACCAGTACGCGGCAAACTTGGCTGAACAGATCAAACTGCAAACGGACGAGTTAAACCGACTTGCAGAAACCAATCAAACAACCACAAATGCAGCACAAAGCGAATGACCTAGGCACACAAATACAACTCGACGCAGCGCGGCAGACGCTCATAAACGTCCTTCACGACCAGTTCAAAAACCGCGACATAAACGAGCTGCGACAAATTCTTGAACAGAATTATGGCGAACAGCTGTGGAACGCAGAGCAGCTTCTTGAAGAGTTTGAGGTCTCGCATTTCGATCCGCCGTATGTGCACGTAATTCGGAAGGCTGACGGCGTTGCGGGAACTGTGGCGTTCAATAAAGATCCGCGTTTTTATTTCTCATTCAAACCGATAAAGGTTGAACATGTCAGAGGGACGACATGAATATGACACCGGCGCTGTCCGTAGCGATGACTGCGATCAAGTCCGATACGATTTGATATCGCCAATCGGCTTGCGTGCGCTCGCTAGGACGTATCACGAAGGCGCCGTGAAATTTGGTTCGCACAACTGGGAAAACGGAATGCCAGTCGCGGATCTGCTCAACCACGCCATAGCGCATATCTTTAATTTCTTGGGTGGCGATCGGTCGGAAGATCATCTCGGGCATGCGACGTGGAATCTGATAGGCGCTATCCACTCGCTTGAGAAATGGCCGCACCTAAACGCCGGTACGTTGCGCGAAAAAAATTGCGACGTACCGCCGGCCTACAAAACAGGCAAATAACCCGCGGTTTAGCGGGGATTGCCTTTTGTGCCCAAAGCTGTATTGTTCATTTAGCCGCGCAAAATGCTGAACGGTTTCAGCAGCGGCGCAACAGGGGAGATAATTATGGCTAAAGCTGATGAATTTATCAGCCCCGCAAACTTGTGGGGGCGTCCGTTACCCGGAAAGCCCGCCAAGCCTGCGGCAACCAAGGAAAAGAAACCGGAGACAGGGATGCGCGAGAGTTACGAAGACGAAGACGTTGAGGAAGAAACTGTCGACGTCGAGGCCGAGCTTGAGGCGAACGACGAAGACGCGTATGCCGAGGCGGCTGAGTACGAAGACGAAAGCGGCGAAGATATCCGCGAAACTGCGGATGAGCTAACCGACGATGAAGAAGAGTCTGAGACTGAGTACGCGCCTGAAGAGGGCGACGAAGAAGAAGTCGGCGACGCCGTTGTTGCCGAAGATGATGTGGAAACCGATGAGTCCGTGTCGCCTGTCCGCGGCACAAAACGTAAGGGAGCAGAGAATATGGCTGCCAAGAAGAGTGGTGCTGATCACATCCGTGAGGAGATTGAGCGTCGTCAGGAAGCCGGCGATTCGCTGCGCGGCGTTGATATCGTCGCGGCGCTGGCAAAGAAGCGTGTTACGGTTAGCCCGGCGCAGGTAAGCCAGCTTTTGAAGAAGTCCGGTGTGAAGCCGGCGAAAGCCGGTCGTGCCGTAAAGGCGCCGGAAGAGGAAAAGAGCCGGATTGCTGCTCGCGGCAAGACCGCGGTTGCGCCGGTGACGGCGCCTCGCGCTGCGCCGAAGAAGCCGGTCACCGCTGCGACCGGGTCGGCCGCAATGCCGATGACGCAGCTCAAGGCCGCTGCGACGTTTCTGGAGGCTTGCGACGGCTGCTACGACACGGCCGCCAGCATCCTCAAGACGCACCAGCAGCTGGGCCAGATGTGGGGCCGCTGAGCCTGAAGTAGTCTACCCGCGCGCGGCGACGGTCACGGACGACCGTCTTCGCGGCGGGCTAGATCTTTTCTCTGCGTCCGCTACTCTGGCGGATGCGTTCCAAGGAGCCACAGCGTGACAGCGTGCGGCGTATGCCCGCTGCCGGCAAGGCAGCAGTCTATAGACGGCGTACTCGTCATGCCCGCGGGCACGATCAAACGAGTTCACGTCAATCAACACATTATTCGCGCCAACAAAAAAAATGGCGCCACAGATTCGGTCATCACGGTGCAGTGGAAAAACAAATCCTACACTGCCAAAACACTCAAGATTCTGGGCGAATCAAAAGCTATTTATTCGCCAGACAAACCGTTGAGTTGCGGCGCGCACGTCTGGGTTGAAACGACTGCAACAATCGAAATCGATAACCGATGACACCGTATACAGTGCAAAATGAGATTGCCGATCGCGAGCGCATTATGGCCGCCCTTGACGAGTTAAACGCAATCCGTGAGCGGTATAAGGATGTCATAGCGATACCAGAAGTAGTAACGCTGCATGACATTACAAACTACCGACTAGATACGAGCAAAGGGCCGAGGCAATTCCAAAAAGCGTATGACAGAGCAACCGCAGTTGCGGTGCTAGAGTATTTTGCGGGCACAGATTACATATCGCCCGAACTATTTGAAAACACCATCGTGTGTGCGCTACAGGACTACAAGCAAACCAAACGAGGATAAGATGTCTCACATCGTACAGATTAAGACTGAAGTCAAGGACGCGGCTGCTGTGCAGGCCGCCTGCCGCCGGCTAGGACTCAAGGACCCGGTGAGCGGCAAGTTCCGGGTATTCGCCGTGGAGCGCGAAGGGCTGGGCGTAACTCTGCCCGGCTGGCAGTATCCCGTCGTGTGCAATCTGGAGACGGGCGCCGTTGATTTTGATAACTACAACGGCTCGTGGGGTAAGCAGGAGGAGCTTGATAAGTTCCTGCAGGCTTACGCCGTAGAGAAGGCGATTTATGAGGCGCAGAAGGGCGGCTACTCGGTGTACGAGGAAATGCTGTCGGACGGTTCGATCAAGCTCAACCTTACGGGAGGATTCTGAATATGACCAAGACTATTGAAATCACCATCACCCCCAAGGGCGAGACGAAGATCTCTACGAGCGGCTTCACCGGCAGCTCGTGTCAGGACGCTACGCGCGAGCTTGAAAAGGCGCTGGGCGCCACGATTGATGAGCAGCTGACCGGCGAGTTTTATCAGGCCAGCAACGATCAGCAGATCACCGAGCAGAACTAACTTTAACCAGACCTCACACAACAAAGGTAAACCGTGTCGCTCGAAAAAGAAATCAAGGAACTTGTTTGCGCCGGCTTCTCCGGCATCTGGGTTGAATCGCACGAATGCGACGATGCTGTCGATACGATCCGGCAGGCGGCTGAAGACAAGGATTGGGGTTTTGATATCTGGGATATCGACCGCAAGCTTTACTCCGGCTCATTTGCCGCGCCGGGTCCGATGCAGGCGCTTCAGTTCTTAGACCAGCCGCAGACGAAGCCGACGTCGATTCTGGTCTTGAAGAACTTTCATCGGTTTCTCGGCAACCCCGAGGTGCTGCAGGCGTTGGCCAATCGGGTAGTCAAGGGCAAGGGCGACGGTCAGCACATCGTGATCGTGGCGCCGGTGCTCCAACTGCAGCCCGAGGTTGAGAAGCTGTTTACGGTTGTGCATCACGAGCTGCCCGATCAGGAACAGCTCACCAAGGTCTGCAACAACTTATTCACGGCTGATTCTGCGTTTGCCAAGCCGACGGACGCGGAGATCGCGGTTGTAGTTGACGCTTCTCGCGGTCTTACGCGGCTTGAGGCCGAGAACGCATACGCACTCTCGCTTGTTCACAATAACAAGCTGATTCCAGACACGATCTGGAATATCAAATCGCAGACGCTCGAAAAGAGCGGGACTATGACGCTGTATCGGGGTGATGCCAACTTTGAGAATCTTGGCGGCCTCGAAAACCTGAAGTCATTCTGTCTCCGCGCAATGCGGCGACAGGGCGAGACGAACGTAGACAAGCGCCCCAAGGGTGTGCTGCTGCTGTCGCCGCCGGGCTGCGGAAAGTCGCAGTTTGCCAAGGCGCTGGGTAACGAAGTTGGTCGGCCGACAGTCATGCTCGACTTCGGCAGCCTGATGGGCAAGTTTGTCGGCGAGTCCGAGGGTAACATGCGTCGCGCGCTAAAGCAGGTCGACGCCATGGCGCCATGCGTGCTCTTTGTCGACGAGATCGAGAAGGGCCTGTCTGGCGTGCAGAGTTCTGGGCAGACGGATAGCGGCGTTTCGGCGCGGCTGTTTGGTACGCTGCTTACATGGCTCAATGACCACACCAGCGATGTTTTCTTTATCGGTACCTGCAACGACGCCAGTCAGCTTCCGGCGCCGTTCGCTCGTGCCGAGCGCTTCGACGGCGTGTTCTTCGTGGATCTACCGGGTCCCGAGCAGCGCGCTGCGATCTGGAATATCTATCTAAACCATTTCGGTGTCGATCCGTCGCAGGAAAAGCCGGACGACACCAACTGGACCGGCGCCGAGATCAAGTCGTGCTGCAGGCTGGCAGCGCTGCTTGATGTGCCGCTTACCGAAGCGGCGCAGAACGTCGTACCAGTTGCGGTAACGTCCGCCGAACAGATTGAAAGCCTGCGGCACTGGGCTGAGGGCCGGTGCCTATCGGCCGACAATCGCGGAATTTATACGCGAGTGGGAAAGCAGGCACCCGCTAGCTCGTCGCGCCGCCGTGTGGCGGCCCCGTCGAAGAGCTGAGGCATTGGCAATACTGCGGCTGCGGGGCGCAAGCCCCGCAGCTGCGGATTGCTGATAAACAATGAGTAGCCCCAAGGGAAACACTGAATGTCAACGACAGAAACCACAGAAACCCCGACCGTAGAGCAGACCGCTAACGATCTGCGCCAGACAATGGGCGCAGTCAAGTTATCGTTCTCGTGGTTGGGTACGCAGCGCAAGTTGTCTGACGCGCAGACAAAACAGGCCGCCGATACGTTTGAAGCAGACACATCGCTTGTAACGGCGTCCAAGCGTTTGATTGATACTAAGAATCCGGCCTATCGCGCCGTGACGGCGATCAAGAGCCAAGCACAGGCTTTCTGGCGTGGAATCACGCTACCGTATCCGCAAGAAGGTACGCGCCTGATCAAGCAGGACGACATCGCCCGCTTCGAAGAAACAATGCAGGGTTTTCGCGATCAGCTAGCCGCGGCTGTTGCAAACCTGCAGCTTGAGTACGACGCGATTAAAGATGCTGCGCGGCAGAAGCTTGGCAGCCTGTTTAACCCGAACGATTATCCGGCTACGCTCGATAACGTGTTTGAGATCTCTTGGGAGTATCCGCCCATCGAGCCGCCGCGATATCTTGTTGCGCTAAACCCGGGCGTTTATCGCGCCGAGCAGGACCGCGTGCAGCGGCGGTTTGAGGCAGCTGTGGCTATGGCCGAAAATGCGTTTGCGGAAAACCTACAGGAGCTGGTTGCTCATCTTGTCGAGCGTCTTACAGACGAGCCCGACGGTACGAAGAAAACGTTTCGTGCCAGCGCCATCGAAAACTTCAAGGAGTTTTACGAGAACTTCAAGCATATGAATGTGCGGTCAAACGCGCAGCTTGAAAATTTAATCGAGCAGGCAAACAGTCTTGTTGCGGGCGTTGACGTCAAGGATCTGCGAAAGAACAACACGCTGCAGACGCAGCTGCGCACCTCGATGGCCGAGCTGCAAACGTCACTCGATACCTTGATCACGAATGCGCCGCGTCGGCGCGTTATGCCGCTGGAGTCGTAATGCTGACACTTGATGCTGCACCGTCGGACATTAAGCCCGACGTTGCGCCCGTAAAAATAAAAAAGAAACGGGCGTCAAAGCATGATTTTAAAGATGGACGCGGAAGAGTATTTGCGCATAAGCATGTCAACGGCCTTGGCTGGGTAGAGGATTCGGCCAAAGTAGAAGACTCTGTGTTCGTCAGTCGCATGGCGCAGGTAATGAACGGCGCCACTATCCGCGGCAACGTAAAAATTCAAAACCGCGCCCGTGTGTGCGGATTTGCCGACATTGTGGCCGACAGGACTTGCATTGAAATTTGTAACTTTGCTGTCGTCGGCGGCGTGGCGGTGCTGCGAGATAGTGTGCGTGTGCTAGGTCACGCCGAGGTTTACAACGGTTTGCTTTGTGGTTCAACCGTTGTAAATCACAAAGCAGTGATTTTTCATCACAGCCGCGGTCAGCCGTACATTCGAAACGCCAGCATACGCGATAACGCAAAAGTGTATGACAACGTAACGCTCATTGACACAACGCTTGAAGGCGTGGCCAAAGCCGGCGGTAACGCAAAAATTTCTAACTCCGTGCTGCACGGATGCGTTAGCGTGGGTGGTTTTGCGCGGCTTGTAAATACCACGTTGCGCCAGTTGAATCATTTCTACCCGAACATCCACGAAAACGAACAGAATGATGAGTTAAATCGTCTGCGAGTTGTCGACCACGTTGTGCTGTGCGACTGTGAGATTTCGGGTCTTCTTGAGTTTGCGGGTCATGCCAAGGCGCTAGGCTGCACGCTGCATTTTAGCCCGGTGCACGACGCCGGAAATTACGTGCGCGAACGTACACACGATCAAGCATTGTTTGCAGGGCTACGTATTAATAACGTTGCGACGTTTCAGTCGTACAATGTGAGCCCGCACGAGCGACCGGCAATGGGCAGTCAGCCGGCGAGGCCGCTTAACCGGCCAGTAGATACGCGAGTGCTCGCCCCGGGGCGACGTATCATGGCCACCAGCGGGAGTGCAAACTAATGCAACTATTCATCCGCCCAAACGGGACCGCGCAGTGTTTATACGGCGAAGAAATCAATCTCGCTAAACTGGGCAGTCTTGATATAAAACGCGCCAGTCATGTTGAACCAAACGACACTAAACCCGGAGAGTGGATAGCAGACTTATCGCCTGTCGGTGGTCCGCTGCTCTCTGGGTTTAAGTCTCGCGCTGGTGCGCTTGAAGCTGAAGCAAACTGGTTGCACTCCAAGATGCAGCACTACAACGTTCATGTGGTGCAATAATGAGCGCAACAGTTACGTGGCTAATTGAGGATGAAACAGGCTGCAATCCGACTGGCAAAGCCGGCACGTTGGAGTTTGACGTCGAATTTTTGATAGAAACAGAAAAGCCGGCTGGCGATTATTTCGTCATACCAGCGCGAGCCATTGTAGAAAACGCTGCGTGCGACAGAATACTTCTTGAGGGAGAAGAGCCGCGTAGGCCCACAGCCACAGAGCAGAAAAATTGCGTGTCGTGGTTTTTCGACTGGCTGGAGCAGCATCCCGAAGAAGAAGACGAATTATGCGCACGCGGTCTAGATATAAATTGGCCGACAGAAGACGATTTTGACGATAGTGTTGATGACGGCGATGATTTCTCGTTTTAGCGCTTTTACCCATTTCGCCAAACGGCAAAGGGTTGCATAAAAGCAAAAAGTCGCTACAACGTTGTTTGCGTATGCGCGTGCATACGTGTGTTCAGAGAGTAATGGAGTTTATTTATGAAGTCCCTCCTTGTTGCTGTTTTCTCGTTTGTCACGCTCCTCTCGATCGCTTCGGCCGGCGAAGGCCCGCAGAGCGTTCTGCAGCAGCCGACGCCTGCCGCTGAGCCGGCGGTTGTCGCCGCGCCGGCAGTCGTTGCTGTCGCCGCCGGCGATTGCTGCAACAGCTGCGATTGCGCCAGCAGTCGCGTGGTGGGCGGTCGGTCGCGGACGCGCTATCGCGTCGTGACGGAAGGCTGTGACGCCTGCACAGGGCGTTCGGTGCGTAGCGTTTCCCGCGGTGTTGTGCGCGGCACTGGCGCCGTCGTGCAGGGCGTTGGCGCAGCGGCCTACAATGTGATCACGCTGCCTGTGCGCGCTTGCCGCGCCGGTTGCCGAGGCGGCAGCTGCTGCAACTGAGTAGCTAATTAGTTTCGTCGCCATGGAGGGCGCCGAGGGCTAGTTCCCCCGGCGCCCTCTTTTTTTCACAGGAGGTTTTATGGCTTATTTTTACGTACGTGTTTCAAGCACAGTAAACGAAGATTTTGTTGTGCAGGCTGCCGATCGCGACGCTGCGCAAGCAGCTGCGCTTGACGTGGCGTACAACGAAACGACCAACAAAAACGTGCTACGGACAATGACCAACAGCACGGCAAACATCGACATCACCGATGCTGATCGCGCGGCGTGGACTGACGCGGTTAAGCGAAACAAGGCTAAATAACATGGGCATTGATATCTATCTCGAATGGGACGGCATGGATGAAGAAGAAAAGCAAGCGCAAACGTCCGTTGGCTTCTCTATCACAGATGGCGCCGTTGGCTATTTGCGAGAGGCATATCACGGCGGGCCGTACGCTACACGCATTCTTGTGCGGGAGGCGTTTGAAGCAGAAGACTGCACGGCCAGAATCCCGGCAGCGGTAATGCGCGAACGACTGACGCATCTTACAGAGCCCGCCTACAACGTCGGCGGCGGGCATGACGCTGCAGCTATGATTGCGGCAACGCTGCGTCAAGCCGGCACTATTCCGATAAACGCAACAATAAAAAGCGACACCACACGACCAATGACAGTGGAAGAGGCTGTCCGCGAGCGGCAGATGCGGCTGTACCCAGAAGATGCGCACGAAATGACAGAGCGCGTAGTGAAATCATTTCGCGATTTTGTCGCGTTGGCGGAAACAAAAGAACAGCAAACAGGACAACCGTGCAAAGTAATAGCATCCCACTAAATAACCATGGCTAAAAGCAAACAAGAAAAAACGCCAGTTGACAACATCAAAGACTTCTGCGGCGTGCTGAAAACGCTGGGCGTAAAAAGCGTACTAGCCGCCTACGACGGTCAAGGCGACTCCGGCGATTTTGATTCGATCGATTATCGCTTCGACAACAAGGACACTGGCGATAGCGCTTTTCACGCGGGAGCAGGCGGTTCAAACTACATTACGTCGCACACACTGCGCAAAACTTATATCGCCGACGTGCCGGTCGATAGGCGCATCATCACCGAGCAGCAGATAGACAGATTTGAAGACTATCTGTTTTCAATCCTGCCCGGCGGCTGGGAAATCAACGACGGTAGTTACGGCGAAATCACTATTGATACGGAGACCAAAAAAATCACCGTAGACCACAACGAACGTATTCAGGAAGTCAATTCTTCTAGCTACGAAATGTGAGGTACGCACCGTGAAATGGACAGACTTGCCGCCAACAGTTGTGCTCGCTGCGGCTGACATCTGTGACGGGCACAGCATATTTGCACCGAAAGCGCTGCTAGACGTTGGCGTGCCGCAAGAACTGGTAGAGCGGTACACGCAGATCTTTGAAAGCAATTTTAACGATCCAAAGCAGACAATTTTTGACAACAAAACCGGCGAGCCAGTCAAAGCAATGGAAGGCGTGTACGGCCTGCCGGTGCTGCTCGACATGGTTACAGACTTCAAACTGCAGTGCGAGCACAAGTTTGGTCGCGGGTTTCAGGCGCGTGTGTATCAAGAAGCGCTGCACAAACATTTAGACAAAAATCCAGTAGAAGCTTAAATGGCACGCGAACGCGCACGACCGCAACACCTTGAAGCAAAAAATTGCTACGTCGGCCAAACTGTTTACTGGCTCATGTGGTATGACCCAGAAGGTCCGGTGGACAAAGATGGCATGTACACAGGGTGGCACAACTACCGCCCCGGGTTGCGACCTGAAATTTGGTCAAGAAAAATTGTACGCCTGACGCCAAAAACTATTACGCTTGTTAACGACCGGGGAGACGAAGTCCGGCCAAAAGGGCTCGTTTATTCGTGCCCGCAAGACGCAATCACGGCAGAGTACGAACACTTTTGCCGCTGGCAAGTCGGCGCAGGCTACGGTTATTCAAAACCAAAGGTCAGTCTTGGCAAAGCCAGCGTTTTTTTGCAACTACTTGCTAGGCTCGAATTCGACCTAAATACAGAGCTGCAGCGCATTGAAAAACCGAGCGCAGAACAAACCGACGACACAGGAGATTAAATGGCACATCCCTATCACCACGCGCTGTCGTCAGTGAAAAAATGGGGCGGCGAAGTAGACGATTATTTGCCGATCCACGACTGGTTTGATGGGTCTAAAGCGCACATGGCAGACTTTCGCCACCGAGCCCTTCGGCACCACACCGAAGGTATTTTTATGGCGGAAAAAATCTTTGGCACGGTAATTATCAATTCAGACGGCCGCCGCGTGCCAGTGCGATATATCGGCGAGCAGCACATAACCGAAGATCTCGGTCGCATTCCCACAGTGGCCGACTGGTTCCGCTGCATAAAGCCAGAAACTGAAGAACACCGATGGATGTTTGGCCGCGGCAAAAACTTAGAGAAGGAACTTACCAGTGGGAATCTGCAAATTTCGAACGCAGGAGGTGAAGAGGTGCATTCAGCATGCGCGCCAATCGACGCGCTTCAAAACTAGTCTGCAGTTGCCGGCACTCTACCTAGTGCATAGCGACGGCGTCTTTCTGACCAGTAACGGAGATCCCGCCGATGATTTTTCTGCGTATGCGTTTAATTGCGATCCGCATCGCGACATAAATTGCGAAATAAATAGCAAACTGCTCGTTGGCAATAACGAGTTTGCGCAAGTAATTCCAATCAAGCCGACATGGCTCAACGACTGCGACAGTCACAAACTATTTAATCTGCGCGTGACAGACACCGCAATTTCTGACCGGTTTACTCACCCCATCAAAATCAAAAAGAAACATGGCAAAAGCAAAAGGATTGTCAAAGGCTAACAAGCAGATCATCTCAAACACCGTCGAGCGCTGGGTAGCAACCATAAGCGACGGTAAGCCAAATATTGAAGCGGCAAAACGCCAGCTTACGGCAGCATACGTTTCAGGTGTCGGCGCGTTTAGGCGCGGCATGGCTAAGACTGTAAAAGACATCACGTTCTATGAAGTTGATTCTATTGCCGCGTTTATGATTGCGCTTGGCGTTGTGCGCGGACGAATGCCTAAACGCGTCGCAGTCGATCTATGTCAGCAAATCAATATCTCGGCTGATTTTCTCAAACCGCTGCGCCGCGACACGCTATGCCAGTGGAACGAGCAGATAACGCGTTGGTGGCGCCGTCAGCCCACTGAGTTTGGCCGCACATGGCTCCGCGTCATCCGCGAAGAGTTTGCCGCAAAAGAAAAAATTATTGCAACGCTACCAGACGTGCATCGGCGTTGGTGGCAAAGTCGCGAAACGGCAAATGACAGGCTGATGCACGGCATCAACAGTCTGAACTATTTTTCAGCGCACTTAGACGCGTGGCTTGTAGACGCCATGGGCAATGTGATCGAAACTCGCGTTATTCCGTCGCAGAGCGGTTGGCGCGAGAGAACGATCAACGAGCGCGTAACAGAAAAGCGTCGCCGAGAAATTGAGCATTATTTGCTGCCCGGCAACACCAGCACGCGATCGATCATCGGCAATCTTGCCGACGCTGTAAACGTACGCGATTTAATGAGTCCGCCGGATGTACTCGGCACCGACAACAGCGTGTTTATCGGTGAAATCCCGCTGGCGCTTGACGCAGAAATTCTCTGCAAATTGCTCAACGTCACCGATCCGAGCGTCACGTGGGAGCACGAGGTTTATCATCATCTGACGGCGTTTGCGACGTTCCAAAAGTCGTGCATTCTGCTGGCTAAGCGGCCTACGATCCACGTCAATGAAGAAGGCAACTTGCACAACAGCGCCGGACCTGCGGTTGAATGGACCGACGGCGCAAAAGTTTACTTTAACGACGGGCACTTCTTAAGCGAAGGCGGACGCGACATTGTCGAGCACCCTGATCGACTAACGACGGCAAAAATCCTGCTAATTAGAAATCAGGAAACGCGCCGTATTGCCATTGAACGATTTGGCTGGGACAGGTTTCTTGTTGAAGCCAACTGCCCGATTCTTGATCGGCGTCAAAACGACGTCGACAACACGATTGAAATGCTGGTCGGCCCGCCAGAAGCTGACGCGGCCAATGGAATCACCACGCAGTACATGATGCTGTTTTGTCGGTCCACTGGTCGGCGATATTTTCTTGCGGTACCGCGTGATATAGCTAATTGCGAACAGGCCCAAAATTGGATGGCAAATTCGGGCAACATTTCTTCTCACTTACTACCTCACGCCAACAAGCGCATTCGTCTTGTCGGCGCCTCCTGAAAGGACAAAAATGACTACTGCTACTCTTGAGCGAGCTGAACAGATTACCCGCGTTCTCCGCGACGCCAATGAAGCCGTGGAGCGCGTCAAGAACGACGCGCCGCAGCAGTTCCCTGAAGCCGCCAGCGCAGGCGATGCCGTGCGGCAGGGCGACGTGTACATCCAGCTCATCGACGACGTGACGTCGGCGCCGATGCTGTATGAGCGCGTTCTGCAGCCGGTATTTCCGCTGCAGCTAGCCGAGGGCACGAGCAAGGGCAGCCGCCACTGCCTTGCGCACGGCAACGGCGTGACGGTCTACCAGCCGATGGTTGCAAATTCGTACGGCATGATCGAACAGCTTGCCCGGCAGTATCCGGGCGTTGACGTCAAGTCGCCGAACCTGCGCTCCGAATTGCGCGAGGCGGAGTGGGCCGCTCGCCGCAAGGATCAAAACGCCGACATCCTGACGCTTGCCGCGGCAGCTGAAATGGTCAGCTTCGCCGGGCCGATTCTCGTCCTAACGGAGCCGAATGTTGTTACGCACCCCGAGCACGGTGACTGGATGCTGCCGGCTGGCACGTATCGCATCACCTATCAGCGCACGGTAGCCAAGGACAACACAATCGCTCGCGTTATTGATTGACATACGCGTACACACCCGGGCAGTAGGCTGCGGCGACAGGCGCTCGCCTAATAAGTCCGAACGCCTACTGCCCGGGTCACGCGCGGCAAACACAAGGACACAAATATCAATGAGCCAAAAAGAAGATCTAAGGCTGTTGTATCTTGCGGCCGACAAAGCTCCCGTGACAGCTATCGTAATAGAAGACTTGGTTCTTCGTGCTTTTGCCGCGCATTTCTGTGGCACTGTTGACGACGAGATGACGACTACTACGCTAGAGTACCTCACCAACTGCCTTGCGCAGCTCCGCGTCGACGAGGCCCGGGCAGCCGCGGAAACAGAAGCGCAGCTTGACGACGCCGTGCCGGTATTGCAGGGCCAAAAAGCCGAAGAATTCTACGTCAACACAGTAAAGCAATTGTTGATCGAAAACGGTGACGATCCGCTTTACGCTGAAGAATCCGCAAGCTGGCCGGATGTCATGCCCTATAGCGCGTTATGGTGCCCAGATATCCTGATAAAAATAGCAAAGCTCGAAACGGGGCAGGATCTCATGGTGCGCGACTGTCTGCAGGCAATGGCGCTTCGTCATCGCCGCCACGCACAGGAAAGCAAAAATGGTTAGCTGCAATGACGAATTTGAACTAGATCATCCGGCGGCTAGCGTGCTTTCATGGTGCACAAGTCTGGTGAGCGCACTGACCGACGGCGGAATATGGGGCATCCCGCGGTCTGAAACTGTATTCAAAGTTGATAAGCAAAAAAAGCAACTCATACTGGTGCAACCGGGCAACGACGATGACGCTGATTTTTTCGCGACGCAAAAGGTTTTTAAGCACATAGGGTGGGAGGTAATCCGCCAACATGGAACAGAACAATCATGAATTGCTAGGCTTGATTGTTGCGAGTCAGCGCGCAATTTGCGAAGAGCTGCTGGCTCAAGAAAAAAAGAAAGACGAACAACTTGCGCTGCAGCACGCAGCTTTTATGGACACATGTATCCCGGGTGTCTGGGAAAGCGCCAAAGATATCCTTGTCCCGCACTACGAACAGGATCTTGAAGAGCTAGAAATTCCCGTCAGCAAGTGCGGCAAATACGTCCGCAAAGATGATGTGATCGTAGGCCTTGAGGTTTGGAGCCGCCGATCTGCGTGCCGCTGCGCGTGGAAGTGCCGAATAAATAAAGAAGGCAAGCTGCTTTACCGCGGAGAAATGGTGTATCACAAAGGTTTTATGGGCACCTACTCTGACCTGACAAAGACAGAGTTTGAGCAGACGTTTTTGCGGCACATGGCGGGACTGATTCCGGGTTCACAGCTAAAGCATATCGAACCGGCGGCGCATTCGACTAAAAAGACCAAGCGCCGCTTAGTCGCAATGGCGACATAACATGAAACTTACTGAAAAAGAAACGCTGCTGCTCTATCAGGTTTTACGCGCGGCTAATGCAGCAATTACAAACCACAAGCTAGACGTCATCCGACAATTTCTTGCAAACGGCGAAACAAACCGCAAAGAGCTTGACGCGACGTTTGACTTTCACGACAACCTGACAGCGCTTTTACGCCGAGTAGCCAACGAAGTAGAATCACCGCGCAAAAAACCAACAAAAAAGAAACGCAAAGGACGCAAAAGTGAGCCCGGAACTTGAAGAAAAACTGGTAAAAAAGTTTCCCGACCTTTTCATCGACAAAGACAAGCCGCCTACGCAGTCGCTGATGTGCTTTGGTTGCGAATGCGACAACGGCTGGTTCACGCTGATCCACAATGCGTGCGCACAAATTGCAAATCATCTCAAGCACCGCCCAGAATGCCCGCCAGTCCGCTTTAGCCAGATCAAAGAAAAATTTGGCGGTCTGCGGTTGTACTACTACGGCGGCGATGATTTTGTTTCCGGCGTGTGCAATATGGCCGAGCACATGTCGTATCACATCTGCGAGGTCACAGGCGAAACCGGACAGCTGTGCACAACAGGTCGTTGGCTACGCACGCTCTCGTCGGCTCAGGCAGACAAATACGGATATAGGCCGGTAACCAGAGATAACGACGAAGATGACGAAACAGACAACACATCGGCTGCGGAAAAAAACTGACGTACCCGCGCTGTTTCGGCTTTGGAATACGGAGCTGTCCAAAATTGAAATAGCAAAGCAGCTGGGCATTTCGCCGGGAGCGCTTAGTCGTCTTGCGGCAAAGCACAAGCTGCCGGAAAAAGAAAACGGAAACGTCGGGCGCACACGAGACGTAGATCCAACGCCAGAAGAGCTTGAGGCGCGTATGGCAGAAATAAAAGCCGGCTGGACCGACAAAGATCACGAAGATCGTTTTTGCGGTCCGCGCAAAAAGACTTGGCAGCCGCCAGTTGTCGCCTACGACGCAACCGTCGGCGGATTTGTAGAGCGCCGCATGGAGCAGATTTTATGACGTTACCGTATGAGCGGTTTCGAGCGGTAGAAAACGCGCGCGAGTTTTTGTATGACTTGCTTGACCCAAAGAAAACGCCAAAAGTACCCAAAGCTGTAAGGCAGGCTGCACGCTGGGTTTTGCGTCATTTTCCAATGAGGCACGAGATGGTTATAGCGGCAGAAAAAGCGCCAGATCTTTTCGCCGTGCAATCAGAATTTTTACAGGTTTTACAGCGCAAGCAGGAAATCATGAACGAAGAACGCAAAACCAAAAAATACGGCGGCCATACGCCCTCCGACACCGACATCGTAATTGACGGCTACCGCCTAATCTGCACGTGCCCCGCGTGCCCTGAGCAGTATGACGTATTTAACAACGAAAACGGCTCGCTGGTCGGGTACCTTCGTTTGCGACACGGTACTTTTCGCGCCGACTGCCCAGATGTCGGCGGCGAAACTGTGTACACCGCCAACCCGGTGGGTGACGGCATTTTTGAAGATCACGAGCGGATGGACTATCTGCACGCAGCAGTAACCGCAATTCGTGCGTACTGGGACAAACTCAAAAAGGAGTACGGAAATGAAACAGAGTAATGACAGCAGTCCGTGGCCGCTGATTGTATTTGTATTTGTCGTGTGCATCTTTATAAGCATGCTATTCGGCAACGGCACAAATAGCACGAGCAGCACGAGCAGCACGAGCACAAGCGCGCCGGACAAAAGCTCTTTTGAGTACCGGTACGCCAAGGAACGCGTAAAGCAAGAAGGCTACAGTGATCGCGAAGCTGCGCAGGCGGCCGAAGCGATTATCAAATTTCACAATGCCCAGAAGGCCCGCGGACAATGAAGATTAAATATCTAGACAAAAAGCTGCTGCGGCAAATCAACGGCGTATCAACACGAATTGGCTACAACAGAACGCTGCCAGAAAGCGTCATTGAATCGCTGTCTGATGATTTGTTGTTTGTAGTCATGCCGCTCATGGTGCACGAACACATCATGGGCAAACCAGCAGAACCGCATATGCGCTGCCGGATCTACGCCGGCCCCGCGCATCCGTGGTTAATTCTGGATGTCAACATGTCTGTGTATGAATTCATTCCGGAACACGACGTAGAAGAAAACGTGCCGGATCAATTAGTTACGAATGAAACCTAACCAAGGAGCAAAGTATGGGACACGCAAGCAACCGTCGTATGGCTAAAAAGCGCGCAGCACGTAAGACTGCAGTTGCGCGTCACGACGCCTACGTAGAAGCGCGCGAGGTAGACATGGACGATGAAGATGTAGAAATGACCGGTGAAACAATCCGGCCAAAGCAGCTGGCGTGGAAGCACCGCAAGTCCGGCGAAACGGGCGTGTTTGTTGCGCTGTATGAAGAGATCTTGCACGACGTGCCGGCAACTGTTAGCGCGCCACCGACCGCGAGGATCGCGTTGTTTAACGAGATTACCCGTGCGTTGAGGGCGCAGCCGGCGGACGTTGTAAATACGGGTGGCATCCCGTTTGCAATTCCGTGGACGATGCTCGATTTTCCGGCAGACGGTATCGGGCGTGAAAAACGCGTAGACAAGGGACACATCGGTTACATCGTGCAGCACTATCATGCGCCAAGCATGACGCCGCCGCTTGTAAACATGCGGCCTATCTATGAAAACGGCCGACTAGTCACCGTGCGGTTTGAAGTGCCAGACGGCTGGCATCGCACGCGAATCCAGATGGAGCTTGCCTACGCGGATCGGCCGGACGATCTGCGCACGGGTAAGAACCCCATCAAAATACAGGTGCAGGTTGCGCCGGTAGCGTCGATGGCCGAAGTTGCTACGTCGTTCTCAAAGAACAACGACGACGGCAAGCGACCGATGGCCGGAAGCGACAGCTGGCGTAACATGTACATCGCCGGCGACGAGGAAGTCGTCAAAGCGGTGGAACTGGCTGCTGAGTACGGGCTAGATGCGTCCGCACCGCCAAACAAGCGCGGCTGGCCGCGCTTTGCTAACGGCAAAATCATCATGCACATGTGCGACGGAGCACGATATCATTTTCCGTGGATCACGGAAAAGGACGTGCGCCGCGCGCTGCAGCTGATTACAGATCCGGCGTGCGAAGGTCTGTACAAGCACAAAGAAGCCCTGAAGCAAAACTTCTTTGGCGGACTGTGTCACCTGATCGCTTATTACGAGCGGCCGGGGTACATGCACGACATTGGCCTGAAGCATATGTTCTCGCGCCCCGACGTTCTGTCGCGCATCGAGGAACTTGCTAAGGAAATGTCTCCGGCGCTACTTACGGTGGAAATGCAGATTCCTGAAGCGTCGATCTCGCGAGACGAGTCGAAACGGTATCACAATTACGCTGCCGCGATGCGCCGGCTGTATCTGGCCAGCGTACCGCAGCCAAAAGCGCGAAGTAGCAATTGGGCCGACTGCCCGCCTGAGTTGCGGCAACTGTTTCACGTTGCGCCAAGCATTCAGGATGAAAACGAGCGCAAGCGGTTCATTGCTGAAATGAACGCTGCGCTGGCTAAGCGACTTGGACCGAAACAGCGGTTGAAGTCTGTAAAAGCAGCAGGCAATGCCAAAAGCATTACCCGTTGAACAATAAGATAAACGCGTAGGGGCGGGTTTAATTACCCGCCCCTACCGTTGTCTTTTTTTTTGATATCCAGTGCTTGTCCAGCAGCCTCTTGACCAGTAAAGCTGGACTCACTTGTCTGTTCCACGTGCTGCGTTACCGAACTCCGCAGAAAACAGACTGGTCACCCCAAACGCGTGTCACTAAAGGTTCATGCCCTGTGGTGTAGCCGTGCAATTCGGCTGTTGGGGTCTTTATTACAACGTATTGGGGCGCTATTTGAAAAGGCAGTATTTAACTGCCTAATCAAACAGCCCCCGATCATCTGCTACCAATAAAAAATTCTAAGAAAGAACTACCTTGTAGGCGAAGCCTACACTAGGTCCGCATAAATCGGACAAAATTTGCGTAAAGCGCGCAGCGTAAGTCATGTGGCCTCAACGATTTGCGACAGATTTTGGGGTCATTTTACCCCCCAATGTCGCTGATTTTAGATAGGACAATGACGATCACGAAAAAAGCGCAAAAAGCCCGTAAAAAACGCAAACTTCGGCAGGAGACAGTTTCGGGCTGTGTGCTGTACCGCGGCCGCAGTCCTTGGGCCCCAGAGGGCGCCAGCGACGCTGACAGCCAGATTGTGATCCTGATGACGTTTACCTCTACCAACCGCAAAACGGGCGACACGTGTCAGGTTTGGCTGTTTGCGGACAAGCTCAAGCCGACAGAGGCCCGAGCCGGCGGTTTGCACCGGCTGGTCTGCGGCGACTGCAAGCTCGTGCAGGTTTGCTACGTCAAGCTGCATCAAGCGCCGCGGATGGTCTGGAACGCTTACAAGAACGGAAACTACCCGGACTACGACCCAGACCGCCACGACAGAATTGTGGCGGCAAAGGGCGTACGCTTTGGCGCCTACGGAGATCCGGTTTTGATTCCGCTTGAAATTGTGGAACGACTTGTTACCGTATCGCGTCGCAACTACACCGGTTTCACCGAGCAATGGATGAAACCCGAGTATCAGGCCTATCGGCCGTACTACATGGCCAGCGTGCACCGCGTCGAGGATATGCCCCGTGCAGCGGCGCTTGGCTGGCGCCACTATCGTGTAGGCGTTGACGGTCCCGCGGCAAACGAAGTTTTATGCCCGCATCAAAACGAACAAATAAACAAACTGATTCAATGCAACAAGTGCCGCCTTTGCAATGGCGCAAATCAGCCGGCCAATGTTGCGCAGCGCAAAAGTATATTTGCGTACCCAACAGGCACTAAACATATCAAAACACGCTGGGTGAACAACCTCGCGAGGAGTTAACTATGCACATCGTTTTTGACAACCAGTTTGACGGTAATGCTGTATTGACGACCGATATCGGCAAGGTATGCTGTCGGCTATTCAAATTAGGAGCACCTAACGATGCCAAAGCCGGGTGTTGTGACCATTCCCACGCAGATTCCTGTGAAGGCAACAACGGGTCTAACGCTGGAAGCCGGGACGCCAAAGGTGGTTCTGCGCAGTCCGTATGAAGACGGTAAAACCTGCGTTGTGTGCGCCGGCAAAGTCTATCTCGGCGACACGGTAGCCATTCACGGTCCGGCTACGATCGGCGCAACAGACACACCCGAATATTTTGTGCCAACAGCGCACAGAACAAAAAACGCGTTTCAAGTTCGTACGACCAGCGCGGTAACGATTGACTGATTTCATGGAGGAACAATGACAACGATTCGTCGCAACAGCTTTGTAAAACGTAATGACCGTTGCCCGTGCGGCAGTGGCCAGAAATTTAAACGGTGCTGTTCGCCAGAAGCGTCAAAGCACGCCAACAGCTACATGAAGCCGGTGCGCTATATCGATACCGGCGAAGAAGCCGCTCGTTACGTTATCTGCGACGATACCGGCGTTAAATTCTTTTCCGACAAAGACAACAACATTATTGTGTTCCAAACGCGGCAAGACGCTACGGCTGTGGCGCTGCTGGAAGACTTTGCGGAGGCAGCGCCGGGCGAGATTAATGTTGCCGGCGTAGGCCCGACAAAGTGGGAGCACCTGAAAGAGAAATTACCGTACGTCGAGGTTGCTGATGCCGCACAAGGCATTGCACTTGTACGCGAACGTATGGAACTGCAACGCAACAAATTAGAGAGCATGTCTGACGCGGTTGATCCGCCGGAAGAAACACCCGCGCCCGAGCAAGAAAACGTAAATGAATCTTGAACCAATATGGGCCGGCGACAAGCAAGCTATTCGCTTGCATATGGGCGAGTTGTCAGCGCAGGAAATGCGTAGCGTTTTGGCGCTATTAAATTTGCTGCGTCCAGAGCGTGAGCAATTGCAAAAACAGCTCAGGCTTTACGCACTTGAATTATTGTCAGCGCATGATCAAGCGCTGGAGCATGCCGCAGAAAAACACAAGGAGAAGCACAACATGCACCCATCATTTACCGAGTTGGAAGAAAAAGTCATTCAGTGGGCGCGGGATCGGCACATCATCCCGAACAGCAACCCAAGAGTTCAGCTGCTGAAAACGATGTCAGAGCTGGGCGAATTAGCCGACGCGTTATTGAAAGATGACGGCGACGGTGTTGTCGACGGGATCGGCGACGTACTTGTTACGCTTATTCTGTGCGCAAACCTGTACGACCCCGCGATGAGTTTGCGGCTGTGTCTTGAAGAGGCGTACAAAACGATTAAAGATCGCAAAGGCCGGTTGACGCCCGAAGGCATTTTCGTCAAGGAAACTTGAACCACTATCTGTAGGAGCCGTCATGGATGACGCCGATACGGCAAAATTGCGTTTAGAGGTACTACGGCTTAAAGGCGAACTGAGATATCAAAAAGCAGTTGCGGAGCTGCATGATCACGCGGAAGAACTGCAAGAACTGCGTGCTAAAGTGCGGGATCTGAAAAACGTAAATCAATCGTTGCGCACCGAGATTCGAACGCAGCGTCACGAGATAGCGCTGTTGCGGGAAGAACGGCGCACGTTGTTGGAATGGGACAATCCATTTCCAAAATCTGATATTCCTGCAGACAGTTCAATCACGGAGGCTTCACCAGCATGGAAAACGTGAACGATGCTGTTCCGGCACAGCAATTTACTGAGCTGCAGCAGCGGTTTATTAAACAAAGTCAAACGATCGCGGCGCTGCGAAAAAAAGTCGCGCACTTTGAAAACGTGCGTGATACGGCAGCTGCTTTTCTCGCCGGCACAATGACACGAGAGGAGTTGTTTCAAACAGTGCGCGACGCAATGTTTGAGCAGAAAAATGAACGACTTTAATTGGGCGACAGCTGCAACAGTTTTTGTTGTCTATGTCTTTTTTGACATCCTGTACGCGCTGTACGTCATTTGTGTGAGCCGCCGGCAAGCGGTAGCGGCGAGCGTCATTAGCTCTGTCTTGTATAGCTTAGGCGCGTACGGCGTCATGAATTATCTGCACAACGCGCTCTATCTCATTCCGTTGGCGATAGGCGCATTTTTAGGAACGTACATCGCCGTGCGGTACATGGGCGATTGGCATAAATAGCCAGTGGAGTTTTTGATGGCGCTGTTCGATTTTGTGGCGCATGTCAGCCGCTACGCATTGCGGCCGTGGAAAATTGCGCGAGTCGGGCGCCGGATGTCTCAGACTTTTGCGCAGCAATTTGTATTAAACCTAGACGGCAAGAAAACGCACGGGGCGGTAGTCGGGCGCACGAACACAGTGCGAAATCATTGGGCTCGTCGATTAAAAGAATTGGCCACCCGCAATCTGTGGTTTCCACATTCTCGCGCGCTAGACCCGTACGCGGCCGATTTTGACCTGAAAAATTTTGCGCTATCGTTTCAGCGCTGCCTGTTCTGCCGGCCGTCATACCTCTACTTTCATTGGAAGAAAGAAAAGGTGTTTCGTCCGTGTCACCGGTCGTATTTCTGCCCGTTCTGTTTCGCACGTATCAGTCAAGCGCAGTATGTGAGCGTGCGGCACAAAGTTCGACAGATCGGTAAGCACAACGCTAAAACAAAACTTATTGTCACATGTCGCGTTACTAGCCGCGTTCTTTTGGCGCCCGGATTTGACGCGGTGTTTGGTTGCTCTCATGAGCAGGTCGGGCAATATGAGCGCCTGTTGTGGGGCGAGCTTCGGCGCGAACGTTCGCTGTATCAGCGCTGCACAAAAGCGCTAAATCGAAAAACGCTTGGGTCAATGTGGCGCATAGCTGTTGTGCCGACAGACACCGGCTGGATAATTGAGACGCGACAGTTTTTGCTGCACTACCCTAAAACCAAGCTGCCGCTCGTTCGACCGCATGGCGGGCGGGTAACGTATCTGCGTTCAATTAAAATTGCCGATTGCTACGATTCTCCCGACACAGATTTTTACTTTATGTTGGGGCAATTCAACCGGTATCCCATTGAACTGTTAACTGGTTATGCGGAACTGACTGCGGCGTATTTGCGCGCTGTAGACGGTATGCACACCGTTTCCGGCACCGGCGTGTTTCGACGTGTAGGCCGATCGCTGCTGGAGCAATTTAAAGCGAGGCGCGAACATGTCACAGAAGCCGAAGAGAAGACGGACACAACGCAAGCTACGTCAATCGAATCAGCCATGGCGGCAGAGACTTGAGTACGTATGCGCTGTGTTGTTTGGAAATGATGTCCGCGCTTTCGCCGCGGCGATCCAGCTGGACTCTAAACATGTGGCGCGCATTCTGCTTGGCGAGATTGCTGTTACGCCTGAAGTACTGGCGCAAGTCGTCGCCTTCACCGATGTCCGGTTTGAGTGGTTACTTTTGGGCGACGGCGATATGCGGTCTGCCCACGCAACAGCGGATGTAGATCTGTCGTTACATTTGCCGCTTAGGCTTGAAAGTTCTTTTCCTGTTTTTGAAACCCAGACAGCGGCTTGGCCGTTGACGCAAATAATGCCGCCTGAAGTAGTTGACACGCCGGCTACAGCATCCGAAACGCACGTACTGGCAGCAAAAGCTGTTCATTGCGCTCGCAGCGCAGACAGCAACGTTTTATTGTTTATCGGCGCAGAGGCTATCTACGCCGGCGCCGGCATCGTTGCCGCCGAATGGCTGCGCAAACGGTACGCCACGGCTGCGGCAACGACTGGTGCCGGTTTGCTGGCGGACATTGAGATGACGCGACCAGACACGCCCCCAGATCTGAATCACGTTGCTCGCCTTGCGGCTGCGCAGGGTATAGGATACGGAGAGGCGACAGGCCGATGGGCGTTTGCACCGAAAGACAACAAAGCGCGCAGCCTATTTCATGCCGCGTATTCGTTGGGTCTTCCGGCCACGGCGCATGTCGAGCTGGGAGAATTGCGCGCGCATACAGGTCCGGCTGTGCGTGGCGCCGAGCTGGGCGCGGCTATTGGCGCTGCAACGTATGTTGATCTTTTGATATTTGCTGAGCAAGTTCGTCAGCTATGTGCAACGCAAAACGGCGTAGTGCTGCTTATAGGCAACGCTATGCGCGGCTTGCATATGTTTTTGCAAGCGCGTGCCACAGCCTGCGGCGCCGCTGCAGGTCCGTTTACAGTCGTATCTATCGACAACCATGTTCAATCAGATTTTCACAATTACGTTCGCAGCCACGGCGGCACCAGTTACAAACTTGACGGCGCATATCGCGCAAATTTAATCACACTTCTACACACATGTGACGCAGTATTTAGCGGAACAAATTCATATGACAACTGCACCACGACAGAAAACATCAGTCACGATTAAAAAGTTCTTAGATAGTTTTGACGCACCTGCCCAACAAAAACTCACACTTGCCGCTTGCACGCTTGAGCTATTTCGTCAGTCTCAGATGCCGGCAAAGAATCCAGCGTTTCTAAAAGCACTTGGGCAGTTTGCACAGGCAGCCGGCAGTACAAACTGGGGCGCACTGCCTTTTTCGATTACGCAGGCAACGCTTGGCCGCGGCAAGCAGGTAGCAGCGCAGTACGGCGCAAAACCCGAGCAGGTAGACGCTGTATTGCTGGAAGCGCTGGCTGTATTTTCAGATATGATTGGCGACGGCTTAATGTCGCAGGACATCAATCCTGCCGACCTGTTCGACGCTGTGATCGCAGAGATTGCCGAGCTGGCGCAAAACAAATCGTTTTATGCCGAGCCGGTCGTGGCGCCCGAGGTATACAACGAGCGCATGTTGGCGCGCGTTTTTAAGCCAGCCGCGTTTGGTTTTACTGACACGTTTGCCGCCGAGCTTGAAGCCAGCCTTGTCGTATTTCGTGACGCGCTGCCTAACGGCGACATGGGCCCGTCTTTACGCGGCATCGCATTCGATAACGGTACAAATACGTGGCATATTATTCTTGAGAGCGGCGAGTTTGTGACGCGGGCAAAAGACGACGAATCGGTACGCGTAACAAATACGGCAGAAGACTATGCCGAGGTTTGCCCCGCGTTATTGGCTTTCTGCGGCGCGGCGGCAAAGGATCTCAAAATCCTCGCCGTTCTGAACGACGCAAAAGCCGCAGCGCTGACAGCTGCAGCCACGGTAGCGTTTTCGCGCCAGCTAATGCTTGTGTCTGCGCAGCGTTCGGCCGTGGCGTCATTAGAGACGGTCATTGACGCAGCAACTGAAGCTGCTAATCTTGGAGTCACTGGCGCTACTGGTCCGCACGGCGCATCGGTCCGAATTGCTGTGCCCGGCACAGAGTTTGTCGTTGTGCTTGACGCGCTGACCGCCGTCACAGGGTCGTACGTAGTGGCCCGCCTTATGTACGACGATAACGTTGTGATGCGGCTAGAGTATCCGCGGCAGTTTTCTGCGCGCGGTGTTTACTTATTTCCGCTACCGCAATGCGCGGTAGTGCTCAACATACTGGATTAATTTTCATGACAAATTTTGACTTCGGCGAGTTCCTGAACGACGACAATCTTTATGCCGAGGAAAACGAGGAGGCTGGCTTTGAGGAGTATTTGACGGTCAAAGCTTTACTCTGCCTCAAGTACGGCGAAAAACGCGGCCGCGACATTTATCGGTTTCTAACTAAATACGCACGGCGTGCAACGGCTGACATGCCCGGCGAACCCGGCATATTGTTTGACGGCGAAGGTGGCGAGTTCGTCAGCTTTAACGACAACGTCAACACAATAGACAAAGATTAACGTTTTCGGGGTAACCCGGTTGCCCGATGGTGTAACGGTAGCACAAGGGATTTTGGTTCCCTTTGTCTAGGTTCGAATCCTAGTCGGGCATTTGGAGGGTTTATGAGCGCTGACAACACAGAAGTGCAACTTGTTCAATTTGCTCAAAGGCGAGCAAAACCAGACGGGCTGTTTTATGCGTACTGCAAAGGTTGCAACGACAAAATGACCGTCGATGCCAAAAAACTCATTGAAGAGTTTCGCGGCTCTGGTCCGTGGTGCGATATGTGTTTGCGCGGGGGTTCGCGACGTTCGTATGGCGGTTCTCCGCAAGAATCAACTGATGCGGCGTATCACGGCAGCCGTTTTCATTCTGGTGAGTGGTAGCAAATTAGTGGAGTTTTGAATGCTCTGTTCAATCTGTTTCAACGACATTCCCAGCGTCAACGGCTGGGATTCTGGCAACAACGCGGCGCCGGTTAATCACGGGCGCTGCTGCAACGACTGCGACAACAATATTGTGATTCCGGCGCGTATCAACATGATGGTGCGCAAAGTATCAAACGAGACTTTTATGGCTATGCAACGCGAACAGTTTCGAAGTATGGCGGCAACAATGGGTGCAAATTCTGACTTGCGTTTACAGGGAGTAACGCGCGATGACTGACTGCGAACTTACAAATCTCCGCACAGAGAACAAATTACTGGCGGAAGAATTAGAGAAGCACCGCGAGGCCATCCGCCGCCTCGCCGATCAAGACGCTACGCTGTCAGTGTGCGACGGGAACGTGACGGTGACGATGGACGCCACGCTCACGGACGAGGAGCGGGAGGCGATTGATCGAGTTGCGTTTTGGTTGGATCAACACGGTTGGCGCAAAGATGTTGACACGCTTCTTGCGCTGCTGGAGAGAACAAAATAACATTTTGATCGGCTCTTTAGTGACAGCGACTAAAGCGGCACTTTGGTGTGCCGGTACCCAACAGCCCCGTGCTTGACCTAGCCGGACGCGGCGATATACACAGCGTGGTGGTGAGGTACATAGCGGGTGCAATTCCCGCCCGGTCAATTCGGAGGCTGACGACGGGCTACGTTATTTTTGAGGTTAATCATGGCTGATAGATTTCAATTAGAGACGGACATTACAAATATCTACAACACGGCAGATGATCTTGATCTGCTTGTAGAGCGCATACTAGAAAAAGACGACATTGACATTGATGAAATTGTAAATGCTTTAATTGGTGTTGCAGTAATGACGCGCATTCGTGTTGACAAGACATTTGATACGTTTAAAGCAGCGTTCAACCTTGACGAACACGCCGCGACGACCGATTGCGAACTGTAGCAACATATGGCGGCAAAACAGGACGTAACACCGCTGTACAAAATCGGCGATCGGTTGCTGTTAAAAATAGGCCAAAGACCCGCAATGGCTGTGACGGTACTCGCCATTGCTGTTGCGAAAAAACAAACGCACTATAAAATTGACTGGACAGAGCACGGGTTCAACGAATTGCTGAATACTGTCTCTATTCCTGAAACGTCTTTTTTAGGTCTTGCTGGCGCTTAGGTGCTGCGTGTTCAACCCGCATAAAATCACTCAAGCTGAAATAGCGTTTATTCGGGTATACGTGCGCGCCATGAAGCGCGAGTATCACGTATTGCAGTCTGTTCTGGCGCTGATGAATCCCACAGACCTTGGGATTCGTTGCGTAGTTGATGCAACAAGGGCGGCAAAAGAACTGCAAGAAATGCAAGCTGAGTTTGAGCAATCGCTGCACGCGCTGAGCGTAAAACATCGCGCAAAAGCTAAAAAAATAGCCGAAAGCCCCACCGACGAAGAATTGGCAGATCTGTTCACGCTGTCTTTTTTCAAGGTGGTGTCGCCAACCCCCGCCGGCAAAAAAGACGAGGGTTGGTTTAGCGGCGAGCCAGAAATGCTCGTCGAGATGTTCAAGACGCTGCAAAAAGCAGACAAAACAAAACTGCCCAATCTTTTGAGCAGTTATTTGAATGCAGCGTTTAAACTGTTTTCGCCGCACAACAAAAAATATCCGTTGGCAGACGATCCGTTATCGCATTGGAATCTGCCGCCACAGACGTTCAAATTCAACGCCACTATCGAGTACTATTCTGACGACGACGATTGGGAAGAAGACGACGAGGATGACGACGAGTACTACACCGACGAGTACGGCGAAACGGATTAAACCTATGGCCGTATTTTGTGATAGGAGTATTGTGTGGAGCCTCTTTTTGTGTTTACGGCCGATCTTCATCTTGAAGACGGCGCTTGGTCTACTCGACCGAGCATTTACGGCGACGCGTATTACAGTTTTAACCAGATTATTGATTACTGCGTCCGCCACAAGTTACCGCTGATCCTTGGCGGCGATGTGCTCGAAAAGAAGAGCAACTCAGCCCGCCCGATTGCCAAGTTGTGCGAAGGTCTCAGTCGCATGCAAGCGGCTGATTTGGCCGTGTACTACATTCAAGGCAATCACGAGTATGATCGCAATGCGCCGTGGCTGAGCGTGCACAGCTGGCCGCGGCACATGCACCTGCAGGGTTTGTTTGATATCAATGGCGCCGCGGTCGCCGGGCTGGACTGGTTACCGCGGGGCGACATTCAGCGCGAGCTGGCCAACGTGCACCCGGACACAGAGATTCTGATCACGCATCAGGTGTGGAAAGACTTTATGGGTGAGATCGGCAGAACGGAGTGCGAGCTGACAGACGTACATCACGTTCGCACCGTACTGGCCGGCGACTTTCACGTGACAAAAACTGTGGAAGGTTTAAACGCGCAGGGCAGGCCAATACGAATGCTGTCGCCGGGCTCGATTTGCATGCAGGATTGCGGCGAGAGCAAGGAAAAGTTTTTCTTTGTAATTGGTCGCGAGACTACCGGCGCGTTTGACTTCAGGCCGATTCCGTTAAAGACGCGGCCGTTTTTGAATTACGTTGTGCGCGAGCAGGAACTGCTAGACCGTCTTTGCGCCGGCGATCTGGCGAGAGACATTAAAGACGTAAAAGAGTTTGAGGTTCTTCCGGCTGAAATCGCCAAACCAATTGTGCGCATCAAATTTGACAAGCAGCTGCCCGATGCGTATTTACGGCTCGTCACGTCTATTGGCGAGTCGGCCCACGTGTTTTGCGAGGCCTTGCCGAACAGACTAGATACTGTGCGGCGGCTGGGGCAGAGAGAAAACGCCAAGAACGATTTGTTGTCGGCCATCGCCGATTTGCTTGGAGACGGAACAGAATCGTATGCGCTGGCGGCCGCGCTGTTGACCGCTGAAGATCCGACAAAAGAGCTTGATGTACAGTTTTCTAAGTACATGACCGGAGAACCTAACGATGCAGCTCTTGAGATTAGAAGTGAAGAACTGGGTGCACCATCGACACCGTGTGTGTGAATTTACACGTGGGCTGGTGGCGATCCTAGGCGAGAATGGCTCAGGAAAGAGCAGTCTGTTTGGCGCTATCCGCTGGCTGCTGACCGGCGAGAATCCTAACTTTGGCGTCAAAGCCGACAATATTTCGCAGTACGCGAAAGACGGCGAGCCGGCCTATGCAACGCTTGAGTTTGAACACAACGGGCACATAGCCGTTGTTACGCGACACCTGTTGCCCGAAAAAGAGCAGGCCACGCTTGTTGTAGACGGCAAAGAAGCCGGCCGTGGTGATAAGTCTGTTACCGCTGGCATTGAAAAACTGTTAGGCGTAGACGCCAAGTTTATCAGTCGGTTTATCATTGTCTCGCAGACCGAGATCTTCTCGTT